GCCCACACTGGCACGGAGCGCCGTGTCAAGTGCTACTTCCGCAACAACACCAATCTGCTTATCGCTCTGCAAAAGGCCGCAGGCGCTGAGAATGTCAAGGTCACTGATGGCGGTAATGGTCCTTGGGCCTACGGCCCTGCTATTGTGGTCAAGTGCCTGCTAGATTAACCCTAGTAGTTGACAGGGCTTAGAAGTCCTGCTATAATACACACATCAACAACGCAATTGGAGCACACAATGATCGGCAAAACTATTCCTTCTAGCACTGGCGGCACTATCACTTTCACCAAGACTGGTCTGATCCACAAGGCCGGCAGTGCCTACAGTGGCAAGATTGCTGCCCAGGAAGCCAAGCAGAAGCCCGCCAAAAAGGCCAAGTAATTGGTTGACAGGTTGGTAAAACCACTGTATAATTAGCACATCGACAACGCACTAAGGAGCAACGCAAATGGCAACACGAAGCATGATCGCCCTGGAATACGCAGACGGTACCGTGGGTCAAATCTACTGCCACTGGGATGGCTACCTGGATCACAACGGCAAGATCCTGCTGAATGCCTACACCGATCCGTTCGAAGTCCGCGAACTGCTGGACAACGGCGACATGTCTACGCTGAGCGAGACCGTTGACGGCTGTGAGTTCTACAAGGAACGCGGCGAGGACTGCCCTCAGCGTATGTTTAAGGACTATGCTGACTATCGCAAGAACGGCCAGTTCGAAGAATACAACTATATCCTGCGTCGCGACGGCCGTTGGTACGTGGAGTTCTACGGTGAGTTTGACGGACTGCTGAGCGAGGCTTTTGAGTTTCAAGCAATGGAGAACGAAGAATGAGCAAGGTTGCAGAGCTACTGTACGACATTGAACAACTGTACATTGACGGCCTGAGTGCCAAACGGATTGCCGCAGAACTGAACTGCCCAATCGAAACGGTGCTCGAGGTTCTGGAAAGTTTTGGTGTGGCAGATTCGCCACAGGAGGATGAACTTAGCCCATACAACACACTAAACTCTTGACACATTTTGGTTGACAAACCTGTCCAAAGACGTTAAACTATTATTAATGCGTTAGGTAATGACGCAGACATTCACAGACATACACACAAGGAGATTTTCATGTCTACATTCAAGTTCGCAGGTGTTTCTACTCTCAACGGCAAGATCAAGGCTCGCTTTGCTAATGATCAGATGCGTGTTAAGGTCCTGGCCAAGAACGGCCACAAGGACATTGATATCATCGAGCTCAAGCATCCGATGACCAAAGACGAGGCTGTGGCATTCCTGCTTCAGATCAACTTTGACAACGGCAATGCCGCAGTTCGTGCCGCTATCGAAGCAGAGGTTGAGAAGCGCACCGAGACCCCTAAGGCTGCTAAGGCTGCACCTAAGGCCAAGGCTCCTGCCAAGAAGTCCAAGCCGTCTATGGACGCTATCAAGGCAAAGGCCAAGGCTGCTAAGGCTAAGACCGCTGTCAAAGAAACTGTTGTTTCCAAGGCTGAAGTCGAAGCACAACTGGAAGACGCTCCGTTCTAAGTTACTGCCGTGTGAAGGCGCCCGGCGGGCCAGAGTGCCGTAAGACCGGGTATCTACACAATACAGCGGGATATTCACTGGAGCAAACAGATGAGCAGATTAGCATTCGTTGGTAGACCTTGGGTGGCTTTTGACGAGACGAATCGTCAGCACCGCAAATGGTATTTTGAATTCGTCAAGCACAACACCTGGGGCCGTTGCCCTGTCCGATTCATTGTTTCGGACGATCACGGTGATCTGCTTACGATGATTCAGCGTAGGTTAAACCAATACTACACACAAAAAGAATTTGGCAAGATTGATGCTTGACCTTGACCTTAGACTGCTGTACTATTATATCAACTGCACAGCAGTCTAAAAACAAGGAAAAGAAAATGTTGAAGATCAATCAAGGTACAAAGACATTCAAGATGCTGACCGCATTGAAGAGTGGTGAGAAAGTTACTGCTTCTGAAGCACAGAAGCGTTTCGGTATCAAGAACGTTGCCGCAGAGGCAAGCCGTATCCGTCAAGCAGGTTATGCTGTTTATGCAAACACTCGCAAGGCTGGTAATGGTGTTACTGTTACCGAATATGAAATCGGTATGCCCAGCCGTCGTGTTGTTGCCGCTGGTTACCGTGCCATCCAGTTAGGCCTCGCTTAATTGGTTGCTCCGAAGTCCCGGGGGTAGTGTCCCGGGCCGGTTGAGTTGCTCCCTCAGCCGTGTTAGTGTTGGATAGGGCCGCTCGGGAGAGCCGCCCTATTCTTTTGACTCTATAACCCTAGTGGTTGACGGGTTATCCAAAACGGTGTTATAATACATGCATAGACAGTAAGGAGCACACGATGAACGCAATGGTTGTTTGGGTCATGATTGTAGTAGGCACTGGTAGCAACTGGAACATGGGCCCTGAGTTCACACTACTAAAGAAAAGTGCGAAGCAGCCGCTAAGGTTGTCTACAAGGCCGTTGACGATCTCCGCTGGGGCATGAACATCAAGACCCCCATTTGCGTTAAAATCGAGAAGTAATGATGAAGTACACACTGATCACTCCTACCGGCCGCGTCTATCAGTTCTACCTGCTGGCCACTGCCCAGACATTCCAGCAGGCCTACGGTGGCACATTGTTTGACAATTCGGTTGTCCAAACTGCCAAAGAGACTGTATAATACACACATGAAGACGATTGTTGCTTACCGTGTAGTAGAGTTGGGACTGGTAATCCCCATCCGCGATTGGCAGAGTTTCGATGGACTCTACTATCAGCAAAAGGGCTACACCTTCGAACCCGTTTGGAGCGAATAACCCGTTTGGTTGACGGGTTATCCAAAAGAAGGTATAATACACACATAGACAGCAAGGAGCAGACGATGAAAGTTTCCAAGAAGCAGATCGCAAAGTGGCAGAAGCAGGATCAGAATCGCGGCAACGGCCACTATGCCAACAATCTGGAAACTGAAGCCGAGCGCCTGCTGTGGGAGCGGCAAGAGGCTGCTATGGAGAAGATCAAAAACAACCCCGACCTGCTCAAGGTCATGAAGCGACTGAAGGACCGTTGAAATGACTGTAGCAGAACTGATCAAGATCCTGAAGACCATGCCGCAGGATTGCTTGGTCGAAGTTAATGACAACATGGGCGGAGAGATCTACGATGTAGAGCAGGTGGATCACTTCGAGGCTAACGAATACGACGACGAAACTGTTGTCTTACAGGTGAACGTATGAAAGACCAAGACATCATCCAACGCCTTAGGGCTAACCTGCAACCCAAGGGCACTGCTCCCGTCGTTCTGCTTCGTCCTATGCACAGTGTGGGCATTGAGATGCATGTGGACTTCGTGCAGAAGTGCATCGACGAACTGGAGCGGATTCCTAACCGTGTAGCCATGGGCGACATGCCCTCAAACCTGGAGAAGTTGGCCTATCAACTCTTGCTGGACAGTGCCTACATTGACCCTAAGCACGAAGCAGAGCGCGAGCGCAGATTGCAGGAGAGTTGGGCCGCAAATCCCGACCGTAGCGGCGGGCAATTCACGCAAGAAGAGGTTGACAGGCACTCCAATTGGTGATATAATACATACATCGCAACAAGGAGCAGACTATGGGATACAAGGTGCTTGGTAAGACGGAAGAACTGCTCCAGGGCTACGGCCCACGCAAAGGCCTCGAAGGACCGTTCGTGTTCGCAGGTGGTCGTGTTCTGTACTACGATCCGAAGGAAGGTCGCTACTGGGATCCCCGTACTGACTTCTATGTGGAGCACGAGGAAATGGGCTACCTGCACAATGAACTGATGAGAATGATGGAGCGAGCATGATCCGAATTGACCCTAGCCTAAACGAACTGGAAGTCCTTCTGGTTGCAGAGCACTATGAAAAGCGAGGGATCAAGAGCTACACCCTGGTCCCGGGCAACGACTGCATCTGGGCCTACTACGGCATGATCAACGAATACTTCATCTTCCGCGAAGGCCGCTTGGTTGACATCCAGATCGATTGACCGTATAATACAGTCATGAAGATAATGCTTGAGACCACTACTTGGACTGACGGCTTTGGTCAGAACTGCAACCACGTCTACGTGATGAACGACTCGATGACGCAGGCTGTGGCCTATGTGCCCAGAGGTTCTAAGAAGTTGTTCAAGTTCAAGAACCCCTTGAAGCTCGACACGCGAGGCAGGACCTTTGTTGAGCTTGAAGAAGGCACTCCAACCGTGGACCCGGGCGTGATCACCGTAGAGGGCAGTCGTGGCGAGAAGTATTACCTCACTGAAGAAGATGGCGTTTGGTCCTGTACCTGTCCTGGGTTCAAGTTCCGCGGTCAGTGCAAGCATGTGGCAGAAAAACAACAACCCTAAAGGTTGACAGGTTTTTCCAACGGCCGTATAATACACACATCGACAGCGAAAAAGGAGCTCAAGATGAAAAAGGCAATCGTAGCAGGTTTGATCGCAATCACAGCCACAGGTTCTGCACTGGCTTGGGGTCCCCGTGAACAAGGCGCCCTGGCTGGTGTTGCAGGCTACTGGATCTACCAACAGATGAGCCGCCCGCAGGTTGTTGTTCAGCCTCAGCCGCAGGTTGTCTATCAACAGACGCAGACCCTGCCTGCGCCTGTGTACCAACAGCCCGAAGTTCGCACCCTGCCGCAGTATAGCCCTGCCTACCCTGCGCCCAACGGTTGCTTCCCCCTCTACACCCAGCAAGGTCAGTTCTACGGTCAAGTCTGCCGCTAAGGAGAGCACGATGTTGAAGATCATTGGTTTTTGTACAGTGGTTTGGGCCATGTTCTACTTTGGCATCGCTCAACTGATTGCCATCTGGATTATGGTTGCTCTGTCAGCCATTGCGAGTGTATAATACACACATCACAACAAGGAGCACACGATGCAAGACGAGATCAACAACCTGTACGAAGAACTGATCTACCTGGACGAGATCGCTGGCGAACTGGACCCTGAGTCCAATGCTAAGATTGATGCCCGCCGTGCTGAAATCAAGCAGGAGATCCAGGAACTGCAAAGCCTGGGCACCGTTCATGTTGACACGGTCCTGACGCCCCAGACCAACGACAACTGGTACGACGAACAATACGAGTTTGACGACGTGCCGTTTTGATCGTATAATACACACATAGACACACAAAGGAGCAGAGATGCTGATGCAAGAGATGAACAAAGCGGGCTATGATGAACGCCACGGTGGCCCTTACGATCGTGGCAGTGCCGATTCCTACTACGGCCGTCCTTTCAACCCTCACTTCTATGTGGGTGCAACGATGACCAGCCCGCGGGTTGAGATGGCCTGCATGACCGCAGAAGAAATCGCAGCCTACACCGCAGGCTACCGTGACAACGAACAGTTCGGCGACAAGAAGAACTGGGGTTGACACTGAGGCCAATCGGCCTTATAATACATACATCGCAACAAGGAGCACACAATGGAATTCAAGCAAAAGGTCAAAAACATCGGCGCAGTGGCAGTGGTCCTCTGCATCATCGGGTTCATGGGTGTCGCTGGCGGTGTTGAGAACCTGCCGCCCGAAGCAGGATTCAAAGAGTGGTTCGCCCTTGCTGGTGCCGCAGTGACCTGCGCCATGCTGGGCCTGTTCGGTGTTAGCCTGATCAACGAGGAGTAAGCAATGAGCGTAGAGTTCACCATCGAAGGGCTCAACGCCCAGCAACGAGTCCTGGCTGACATCATCTGGGCCTGCAACGACAAAGCAGATGTTGATCGATTCATCAACGGTCTGCCCACAAAGAAACTTCGCAACGAAGCCAAGAGCATCGTAGACCTCATGATCATGAGCATCGTCGAACAATGCTATGACGGCATCAACTCCGACATGACCGTGGCCAACCAACTGATCAAGAAAGTCAGCAAATGAACGCACTAGGCACCATCATCGCAACTGTGATCGCAGGCATCGCCCTGATCGTACTCCTGAGCTTCCTGCTGGCCTTGCCCGTGATGCTACTGTGGGACGCTGTGATTCCGTCGATCTTCAAGCTCCCGGAGATCACCTGGCTACAGGCCTGGGGTCTTAGCCTGCTCTGCGGCCTGTTGTTTAAAAGCCACATCACCAACAAAAAGGATTAACCTTAGTGGTTGACGGGTCATCCAAAAACCCGTATAATACACACATCAACAACGCACTAAGGAGCACTAGATGACCCAACTGACCCTGACCCAAGAGCAAGTGAACGCAATCGTTGCCGAAGCCATGCAAGAAGCCAACAAGGCTGCTCGTGACGCCCTGGCTAAGTACGGTGATCGTGATGCCTGCGGCTTTGCTTGGACCAACATCTACAAGATCAAAGGCAACACCAAGTTGGGCAAGATGCTGAAAGCCGCTGGTGTGCGTCAAGACTACACCAAGGCCTTCCAACTGTGGAACCCTGCCAAACTGCCCGTCCAATCTGTGGGCATTCTGGAAGCAGGTGCACAGGCCGCGGCTGACGTGTTCCGCAAGTATGGCTTCGAAGCCTACGCTGGTTCGCGTCTGGACTGATTGTAGTGCAGAAGGGCTTGACAGACAGGCCCTTCGACAGTATAATACACACTTCAACAACACACTAAGGAACACAAATGGCACGTACCTCCGCCGCTCGCAAGCCCAGCAAGGCCACTGTTACCAGCAACGTCATTGAGCTGGACACCGATGCAATTGCAGCCAAAGAAGCCAGCATCGCCAAAGAAAGCGACGAAGCAATTCTGGAGCGACTCAACGAGCGCTTTGAGATCCTCACTGAGATGACCAAGGCTGTCAAGCGTGGCGATGTCCGTGCTATGATTGTCAGCGGCCCTCCCGGCGTTGGTAAAAGTCACAATGTGGAGGCAGTACTGCAAAAGGACGGCCTGTTTGATACTCTGGGCGAACGCAAGCCCAAGTTCGAAGTTGTCAAGGGTGCCATGAGCTCCATTGGCCTGTACAGTAAGCTCTACGAGTTCTCGGACTCAAAGCATGTCCTAGTCTTTGACGACTGTGACGACATCCTGCAGGAAGAACTGAGCTTGAACATCCTCAAGGGTGCTCTGGACAGCGGCAACCGTCGCTTCATCTCGTGGAACACGGACAGCCGAATCCTTCGCAGTGAAGGCATTCCGGACCGCTTTGAGTTCAAGGGTGCGGCTATCTTCATCACTAATATTAAGTTCGAGCACGTTCGTAGCAAGAAACTGCGTAGCCACTTGGACGCATTGGAAAGCCGTTGCCACTACATGGACTTGGAAATGGACACCCAGCGTGAAAAGATGCTGTGGATCAAGAACATTGTGGAAAAGGGCATGTTGGACCGCTACGAGTTCGAGCCCGTTGTTGTGCAAGAAGTCCTGGACTTCATCAACAAGAACAAGGACCGCCTGCGTGAGCTCAGCCTGCGTATGGTGCTCAAGATTGCGGATCTGCGTAAGGCATTCCCCAAGGCTTGGACTGCTATGGCACAGACTACCTGCATGAAGCGAGGCTAATATGCTACTGCGTCTAACGCTATACGCTACATTGGGTCTAGTGTTAGACGCAGTTGGGCAGGACTGGAACACTTGGGGCTTTTGGTGTATCTTGGCTCTATTTGTCTGTGTAGAGCACGTGACACGAGCAGAGCTCATTGAGCAGATACAGAAGGAAGTAGCAGAGTACCGCAAGCGTCACCCTGAATTGGACACTAAGGACAACAACAATGATCAACGATAAGCGCACAGCAGTAACAGAGTGTACCTACTTGGGCGAGGGCACACACGCCTGCGGTAAGCCTACACTACCTGGCAAGAGCTACTGTGCCAATCACTACCCACTAGTCTATCAAGCAGGCACAGCACGGGCACGCCGCAAGAAGGACATCCGTGTAGCGGCTGCTGTATGGGACCTTGAGTCAGAGTTCAACGCCGCTGTACAGGAGCTCATAGAAGAAGGCTACGACCCTGCAGACGAACGCTGGGACTGTGAGGTTGTTGAAGAAGATTGAACGGTGGGGGCACCTGGCCAGGGTGGGGAGGGTGGTCAGGTGCTTTTTTAAAAGTAATACTAAAGTAGCATAGCAGCATGCCGTAAAATGTTGGTGTTAGAGTAAAACCTGGTCGGTTGAGATCTCCAAAACCTTCGTTATTTTTGCGCCCAATTTTTTGCTACTATATAGACCGGGCCCTGTAAAACTTCCCTACTCTGCGCTTCCCTGTAGTCAAAAATTTTTTTTAGCAATTTTTTTGCTTACTATATAGGTCTCTGGCTCCGCTATACTCGTAAATAGAGTATATGAGCTTACAGTTATTATCTAGTCACTGGCACGGACTCCAACATGAACCACCATTCTTCTACGGTACGGACAGTAGGGAATTATACGAGCATAATCTACGGGTGCAGAGCTCAGACTGGCCGTGGCGCGATCGTACAGTTCGCTACACTGTAAACAGTCAGGGCTATCGCTGTCCAGAGTTCGATAGTATAGACTGGGCTAACAGCATTGTTATGTTTGGCTGTAGTTATCAGTTTGCACCCGGAGTTGACGACGGTGATACTATGAGTAGCCAGTTACAGCGTATTACGGGCATTCCAGTAGTAAATCTAGGACAGGGTGCTACGGACGATCTTTTTCAGTGGGCTAACACTGTTCGTATTGCTAGTTATGGTATCAAGCCACTAGCCGCTGTATATCTATGGCCCGGAGTACACAGACTCAGTGTGTTTAAGGATTCAGACAGTGTGGACAGTTGGGGACCTTGGAACTGTCACTTAAACCCTTTGGCTGCTCAGTATGCAGTTAACGAGACTCACAGTCGTGCATTATTAGACTATTATGCCCTTAGCGTGGATTCAATGCTGGGCTGTCCAACTCTACACTACTATGCTTATAACTATGGACCTGAGGATTGGGGGCGTATTAGGGCTTGGGGCTGTGTACGTGATCAGGCTCGTGATCTAGGCCTGTCAGGCGCTTATCATCCTGGGCCGGAGACGCTGCTGCATTGGACACAGGACTATATAGTTAGAGATTTGGTTAAGTTGGGTTTTAATGTAGGGTAAAAAATTTTTTACCGCTGGCGGCTTCGCCGTCCTTGGGCCTACTGGTTCCGGAATCCCTGCCCTGGAATTCTGCCTCTATGTGTATTGGGTGTGCCCTGATCCCAAGCGCCTAGGTGATCCACAGTAATGGGTAGGAAACGCTGTTCATTGGGTTTCCACTGCTGTGTAAACTCATCATCGCACCAGTTTGTGTCCAGGCTCTGCTGGTAAAACCTATGCTGTTTGTACAGTTGGAAGAAGCCTATAATACGTGGGTTGCCGTGAAAGTATTCGTGTGCTACTGTGCCTGTGTGGTAATCACTGAGGCTGCGGTAGTCTAATCGGCATTGCGGGCCATATAGGTAATCAGGGCAGAGATTACTGGTATTTAGGTCACGGCTGTTGCGTAAGAGTATGTCCGTATCTAGAACTAGGTACCAATGATCGGGGAATTCCCTGTAGGCCCGCTCCTGTAGCGTTCTAATTGCTCCGCCCTTGTCAAACCAGCGTGTCTGTAGTTCACCGCGCACAGGATCGGTAAATGTGCTAGTAAATGGATAGTGTACTGTGGTAATACGGTCCTGATCGTGATGTGCTATGGCGTTTCCTGTACGCCAGTCGTTCTTGTCCGTGGCTATATACCAATGATCAAACAGATCTAGATTGTTCTTTAGACTGTAGGGCAGTATGTCGTGATAATTGGTGCTAACTGTAATGGCTACGATTCTATTTTTCATTGGCTCTATGGTCTTATTTGTAAATATTTCTACTATGTACTACTTATTTGACGATCTACTACTTGAGTGCTACTGCTGGATTGAGTATCCGGAGACACAGTATGCCTAAACAGTTCTGCCCTGTACCAGAAGGGATACGACCCTCGTTCTGTCTACTCATCGACGGGCAGATCTACTCCACTGAACAGCCCTGTCCGCACCATGACGCTTGCTGTCAGCACATGACCGACGCAGCCTCGGCCTATTTCTACGAACCCAGTATGGCCACAGATGCTGCCTTGGCCAAAGAAAAACCCCAACTATAACTGTTGGGGCTCTATGTGATCTGTTTGAGCTTTAAATTGTAGCAGGACCAAACTGTTGGAATGGTGCTGTCTTGTCTAGTCCGACCTGTGCTGCATTGATACTGTTAATGCAGAGTCCTGTAGCATTATCGTAGACTGCGTAGCCGCTCTGTAGCGTAACACCCGCACGTACTGTTAAGGGTACAACACCCTCCGGATCCCAGTTTTCAAAAATGCTGTTGTATAGTTCATCCAAGGTCGCGAAATCACTGTCGTAGTAGTCGCCGTCTCCGTTGGTCCAAATTCGTAGAGTGTAGTTCATAGGTTTCTTTGCTCCCTTGTCAGTTATTTATACAAGAAAGACAGTAAATAAATGTATGAGAGCACTCTGCGATCACCCGTGGACTCTGCCCTATACAGCGGCTGTTCCTTGGCCATTGGTTGAATACAAGGGTCAACCCGACTGGATTGAAAGCATACATACCGTGGAAAATTGGCTAGAACAGGCCGTAGGTCCTCACTATGTACAGTGGGTTTGGAGTACTTGGACACTGCATCAAACAGACCTTTGTGCTGTGAGTTTTGCCCGAGAAAAGCACCAAACTCTGTTTTTGCTCAAATGGGGTAGTTGAGTACTGTAAATACCCTACAATGAAATATCACACTCTGCTCGATTTGCCTAAAATAGATTACCCTGAACCTAGCGAAAGTCAACTAGGGGAAGTTATATTTGATAATCAGGGAGATGATCGCGGATATCTACGCAACGAATGGCTTAGACGTACAGGTGCTATCGGTCAGCACGGTAAACGCCACAGTCTTGCACGATATCAACGCTATAGGCTAGGCACCGATATCCTAGAATATCTGTTAGCCATGATGCCTGAACTTAGACCCCATGTTAGAGATTGGGGGTATCAGAAGATCTACAATCAGGATGCAGATCCTATGGGTGCAATGATGTTAACACACACCGATGGAGAACGTCGTGGTAAACACTGTATACAGGCACTGTGGAATACTGGCGGCCAGGGCGTAAAAACATCCTGGTGGCAGGAAAAAGGGCATGGCGTAGAAAGACCTACACCTATGATCTGCACAACATCCCATAAGGACATGACGCTGTTAGAGGAAGTCGAATTTGAAGCAGGTTCGTGGGCAATTTTTCGAACAGACCTACTGCACAGCGTATAACCTATACAGACTAAGCGTACTAGTTTCAGTGTTGGATTTACGAACAATGACCTCTATCAATTCTTGATAGAGAAATATGCTGTTAAATCATAGACAGCATCATGAGCTCGTGAAAGATCTTTTCTAGTTCAATCAGAGCCTGACGATATTCCCCGCGACGGACCTGTACAGCAGTACCGCCGGCACTGCGCCACTCTTCGCAGTTTGAAGTACGATCATCAACAAGAATGTCTTCTTTGCCCGAGCAATGGCGTGCCTTGTCTTTACTGTAGGGTCCAAAATGCACACGGAATCCGTACTGTCCGTAGTGTTCGTTGATCCAATCTACCTTATCGTGGAATGCATCGGGCATGTCGTTGCCCTTGGGTATAGCAGTTAGGATCTTAACATCGAAATCAAGATTTTCTCTAAATCTAACGGCCAGTTCTACTAGTTCATCTGCCAGGGGCATCTTTGGCAAAATTCTGTAGAAGTTGCGTTCCTGTACAATTCTGCGCCAGTCTTCTTCGGGCCAATGTCCGTTGTTGGCTGCTCGCTGTGCGTCTGCGTTTGATGCTTTGATCAGGGTCTGTGCGGCCGTATCAAAGTCTGCTAGGACACCATCCATGTCCAGGTATAGAGTAGGTTTTTTCATTTTATCTTATGCTTAATTCTTGACCGTGAAGTCTATCTATTAATCGAGCCATACTGTCAATTACTTGATCGTTACGTAGACTCTTGTAGACTAAGTTTGGAATACTAAACTCGCCTGCAGGTGTGCTCAGACCTTTCTTACGATAGACTCGTAACAATTTTAGTGCCTTTCTGCAGATTTGTAAATCCCCTGTCATGATCGCACGTTGTAGGATTTTTGTCCAAAGTGCTACTTGACGGTCTAATTCAACATGGTCATATTTTGGTATGACCTTACTAGGACGCTTCAACCACTCATCCTGTGCCACACTGAACATCCCTGCGGTAACACCCGGAGTTCTGTGGTCTTCAATGTATAATTCTACAGGCACACCGTGTATTTCGAGACGATGCTGTCTTTTGTAGAGTAGACGTTTGGTGTCAAAGAGTTCAGCAACTTCTCTATCACATTTTACAGTATTGAAGTCTGCAACAATGTGTAGGTCAATATCACTGTCTTTAGTATAGGTAAAGTTAACATTGCCCCCAGTAATGATTATGTCCTTAATGTCAAAAGGTATATCTACAAAATCAATAAAATCTTCAGCCATGCGTAGCAGTGCGCCGCGGACTTCTGGTTTTAGGCGATCGTGATCCCATAGCACAGGATTTAGCACTGTGTTATGGTTAATAGGGGCTGCATACTCTTTTTGAATCATACCATATATTTATACGGTAAATAAAAAGGTATGACAAAGAAAAAATACCCCGGATATCTCTTGGTAGCAAATCCTAACAATCCCAGAGATGAGTTATCTAAGAGCGTGTTACTGTGTGTCAATCATACAGATAATCTAGCCATTGGCCTGCAGGTTAATAATCCCTTAGACGATATTGATCTGCAAACAGTAGCAGCAAACTTAGGTATGGAATTTCCAGTTTCGGCACCCTTGTGGTTCGGCGGAAATGTTGCAACTAACAAAATTCACGTAGTACATAGCAACGACTGGAAAGGAATGACCACAGTTAAAATGAGCGACGAGATCAGTGTTACTAACGATATAAGTGTGCTGGCCGCAATTGCTCGAGGCGAAGGCCCAGAATTTTACAGAGCCTGTGCAGGGTATTGGTTGTGGGAAGATGGACGTCTAGACAGAATGCTAGATCCTAGAGAACACGATGAATTTAAATGGGAAGTTGCACCAGCGACATTAGAAAGCGTGTTTGACGGCGAAGGTCCGGACCAATGGCGTTTGGCCTTAGACAGGGCCGCCAAACACAGAATCAGTGCTTGGTTTTAATCATATTGATGTAACGAGAGTTATGTTCTTGTTCTAACCTAGTAATATACTCTTCTGTTTCTTCCTTTGAGAGATTACTAAAAGGTACATCGTATATTTGACTCAACATCAGGTCTCGGTGCTGTTCCTTAGGTAGCAGGCTTTTAACAAATGCATAATTGTGCTTACCTATTTTACCTTTTAAGATTTTTCGATTATTATATTTTTTATGAATAATTTCGGCATCATGAGATGCCTGAATATAATTATAGTTCGGAGTTTCCCAAGCAATACAGTCATCTTCAACTACAGTTCGTGTCCTATCAGACGTTAACTTTATATCAATATCAGTCATAATAGAATATCCATGATCTTCAAACTCTTTATCTAGTACACTCAACCCAATTTTTGGCATAATATATAGAGGTTTAACAAAAACGGTATGAAGCAATTTTTCTGCATACATTTGTTCTAACCAACGATCTAATTCGGGAGCAGTGGCCGGATTATCGTGTTTAAGTCCTAGAATAAAACTAGCATTAACAAATACTCGATCACCCCACACATTTTTAATGTGGCGTAGAGTCGATTCTATACGATCTTTTCCTAATCCCTTCCCAACTGCCCGGCCGCTTGCATCATTTATAGTCTCAATTCCGAAACTACATGCCTCGAGGCCCCAGTCTAAAAGTTTCTGAGCCATTTCCGGAAATTTCCAAATCAAATCTAATCTTAGAAAGCCGCCGAACGACGGTTTGAAGGGTAATCCTTGAACACTTTCTAATAACATTTCGACTTTTTCTTCGCTGTCATTTATAGTTTCGTCTGCAACATAATAATCAGTAACACCCCAATTCTCATAATTATGCAAAAGTTCTTGTCTAATTAAATCGGCAGGCTTAACAAAATCTCCTAATTTTTTTCCGATTAGATCATAACCGCAAAACTTACATTTGAAAATGCATCCCCGGGCAAGCTCAATTGGTAATGCTTCGCCAAATTGAATGCAATCTTCAGCAGTATAAGTATTAACTGTTTGATTAAAATCGCCAAATGGATACAGTTTATCTGAAATGATTTTAGGTCGAGTAATTGTAATTGTTTTAATTTTAGTTTTTTGAGATAAGTGATTTAGTAATTCGACTATCGCTGTTTCGCCTTGGCCTTTAATTGCATAGTCGAAAAAATTAAATGTAGTTAGATACTCATCAGTTGATCCTGTAACCTGGGCGCCCCCTAGACATGTCGCAATCTGCGGATATGTTTCCTTTAAAGTTAAGAATCTATCTTTTACAATATCTGTAGGCATTCCAAAAAATAAATTTTGTTCTAAGTTTGCCATTACTGTAGCACCTAACCCTACTAAAAGGGTGTGCTCACTGATATGTTCCTTGCAGATATCATAAAAATCTTGATCTTTTAGATTAATAAAGGCATGTATAACTTTTACAGAATAACCTGCAGATCTAATATGATTTGCAAGTCGATAAACACCCATGCCTTTTCCGTGAAAAGGTCTATAGATATCTGAGAATAAAATTACTTGAGACATTAATCTTTTTCTGGATTTAGTTTATCCAGCATACTGCGAATTAAAGGCGCACCACCAGTCTTAGGTTGTAGAGATTTAACACTCGCGCCCTGCTTCGGATCGACTTCCATAATTTCGCCAGTCTCAGGATCAGTTGTAGTGCTTACAGTACTAGTTCGCTTTAGTCCGCTATAAATTCCACCACTAGGACTCTGCGGCTTACCGCCGCCCTGATTATAACTAGGTTGAGAGTCTCCGTCTTCACCAAGGTCGCTGATACGCAAGGTATCTACATTAAATTCAAGATCGACTTTCTGCCCAACACCCGACGACGAACGTGTCTTCATAAACTGGATCTGATAGCGTCCACGTTCCTTCATAGCACGGCTAGTAAAAATACCAATCACGTTATCCGCAGTCATAATCTTTGACAGACCGCCCGAGATATGGCTGTGATCGAATTCAATTTCTTCAACGGCACTACGGTTCAACTGACTTGCTGTTACAGTGATACACTGTGTTTCCATAGCCAAGTTACGAATCTCTTCCGACACATATTTGTCTTTAATAAACAGATCACTGGGACTAACTTTCACCGACAAAGGCATCATCAAATCCAAGTAATCGATGAGTAAAACGTCTGGTTTGCAGCCGGTTTTGACCTGATATTCTTTCAAATAGGCGCGAATATCGTTGCAGTTCTTTCCTGAAGGCATATACTTAATCTGCAGGTGTCCGCTCTTCTTTTCCAACATTTTAACTTTGAGTTCAACGTCGTCAATGTTTCGGAAAATGTCTCTAGTACCAATGCCAGTGGTCATACTGTCTAGACGCATACTAACTAAGTTTTCGCTAAGTTCGAATGTTAGATAGATAACGTTCAATCCCATCAATGCCCAGTTAACGCCTAGGTTAGCCAAGAACAAAGATTTACCACCGCCCGACGCAGCCGCAAAGATATTAAGTTCACCTCGATTGAACCCACCATAAAGTTTCTTATCAACAGTAGGCCAACCTGTGCTAATCTGTCCGTTACTGCTTTTTAATTTTTCAAGTCGGGCTCTAGGATCAGCAAAGTAATCAGTACCCATATCCTTGTTTAAACTGATCTGGATAGCATCCTTGATCAGTTTTTCAACAGGACCGTAGTCACCTTCTTCAAGTAGGTCACTGCTCTTGATAATCGCACGTTCAAGCCCTTTATGCCTACTGAAGTTTTCAAACTCGTCCATCAACCAGTCATAGTTTTCTTTAGGCAGTTGTACTGGTTCAAATTGTTGACTTGTAGACGCATTTACAATCTGCGCCTCGGGCATTACTTTATATTCATCTACGTATTTGGTAATGAACTCTGCTGCCGGCTGTAACCGTTGATCAAAGTTCTCAGGATCAAAAATATTCTGACATCTAATAAACGTCTCTGCATCACTGAGAAACATCTCAATGTACAGTTTTTGCATTTCAAAATTATAATTTGGTTTATTCATCTAAGCTCTCTAGTTTTTTCTTTATTAGATTTATTTTTATCTCGCCGCTGACCCTGTAGTGCAATATTGTGGCTAGAACGTATAGTCTGCCGTATTTCTTCACGGCATCTGCAACGTCCTTAACATCATCACCCCAGGGCGGTAAACTCACAGACCAATTATTTGCTATTGCATGTTTGAGCATCTTAGCACCAGGTCTGTCTTTATCTGGAACACAGATGATTTCCTTTCCAAGTGCTTGTAATCTTGCAACCTGCGTATCGTTAGGTTCGTTGGTCATTATGGCTACGCCATCTATCGCTATAGCATCAAATTGTCCTTCAAGGACTATGACGAACTTCCTATCACGATCCTGACGATCGAGGTTAAAAACATATCCGCTTTGACTTTCGGTAAGATACTTTGGCTTACCGTCTGTTATTTTACGACCTGTGTAGCCTACAACCTTGCCGTCTTGATAGAAAGGTATCAGTATTCTATCTTTGTACCCCGGCTCGGGGCTCCACATCCAATCGTACCAATCTATATCCATACCACGGGCTAAAAGATATTCAACCATAGGCGTAACATCTTCACCTTGGGCTATCCACTCAGTGAGAAGTTTGCTGTCGTTGGGCAGTGCGACTTCGTGTAGGCTGAAGTTCAAGACCTTTTCGGGCTTTGGCATATTTTCTTGATGCTTGAGTGCAACAAGACCTAATTTACCCACATCGATATCATTAAGACCAAGCCACTTGAACAGTTGTTTTGTATTTGAACTTAATGGTTTGCCCGGACTCCATCCTGCTTTGAATCCGCAGTTGAAGCAATGGTAAGTCCAACTATCTGCATCGGTTTTTACACCGCCGCGCTTACGCCTGTCTGGCTTTTCACCTCTATGGTGGCAACAGACTGCATTAAAACTCTCCCATCCTCCGGAGGTGTGTTTACGACCTGAGGGAAGCAGAGCCAAAAGTGTAGACAGTATTTCGTTCACACTTTATTTTAGCATCTATAGAGTACTTTGTCAAAACTTCCGTAGTATTCTGGATTATTATTATTTGATTCTCCGGGTGCAGTGTCCGGAATGAAGGTAAATCTTACGTAACTGAATATTCCGTTAAAATTGAAATAATCAATACCGCTAAAGTTACTGTAAGTTTTGGTTGCAATAGTTACATACCTATTAAAGTTAGAAGGTGTGTTATATAATGTGCCTTCAATTTTAAGCGTACCTTTATAGTTGGTTAGATATGCGGCTGCGGTATGTAATGCGGTGTTACTGTTGTATTCTGGGTAAGCATAAATGTTACCGCTTCTATATTGATACTTTTGAATAATATCATCATATACTGGCTCAAAAGATACAACTTCTTGACTTGGCTGTAACATTGGATAAACATCCTGAGCTACTTTTAAGAAACCGGCTACGCCGTAATATGTATTACTATATGCAGGAAGATATGTACCGTCTGTATCTTGTTTCTTGATGCTAAACTGATAATCGCTTACATCAAGATTCAGGGTATCGCTTTCTGTTAATACAAGTTCTGCCAAACCGCGAGTTGCTAAAGTTGTACCGTCATCTAAAATAGTTAATTGCTTTTCTATCAATAGTCGTTGGTTTGTCGTATCGAACAAGGAAAAAACATAAACATCATCTTGACTAATAGTAATTCTTTTTTGATCGCTATTTTTAAACTGAATTCGGATTTTATTCTTGATACCTTTTTGTACTTTTAGGTCGCGTTGATACATAACTCGATTAACTCCTCTGACTGTAGGGTCCAAATCTAATGTAACATCGAGTGTGTTAGAATATAAATAGATTGGTAAACTTTGCATATAGAGTATTTATCGAACAATGATTTCACCCGGTGCCTTCCAGTCAAATTATCCATTTGTATCATGCATTAAAAGCAATGATATAGAATATGTGGGGATCATTATCAACCTAGATAATTTTGTTACCAGCATTTATGACATATCCACGATCAAAACAGAAGATGAAAAGAAACTGTTTTTAGAAATGGGAGAGACTTGGTGGTGGGAAAGTAATCGAAAGATTCCGATTAATATTTTTCTAAAGAAAGAAATGCAATTATTCAAGTATGCTATTAAGACATTCAATAGCAAAGATGTTGAACTAGTGTTTGGTCCAACTGTAAATCTAAGTGAAATTGCTGAAAAGCGAATCAAAAGAAAGTTAATACAATTAGTACGTAATCCTAGGAATATCCGTAACTAATCTGTTCACAAATCAAATTCATCTGAACCACAATCGCTGCCGCATAAGCAACTGCGTGGGCCTTCTTAAAGTAATACTCATCTCCGGCGGGTTTCTGCCAAACTTCTTTCTTCACGTCTGACCAATCTTGCCCAATCAGATGGCGTTTTGCAGGTCGGATCAAAGCCAATACCATCGCAAGTTCCTCGATGCTTTTCGGCTGCATCTTTCTCAAAATTGTCCCGTGACCGTTCACATGAAACAGTAGATTCACGAATTCGTCTTGTAGCAATAGATCCCATAGCGGTTCCTGATTTAGTAATCTGGATAGATGTTCTTCATCTTTAATATCTTTGTAGATACTAACATTCAAAAAATCTATCTTGAAATATCCCCGCTCTTCTGCTTCTCGATAATCAATACTTGCCGTACCGGTTAGCGGATTTACTGGGATACTACTACAATAAACGCCTGTGTTATGTTTTTTGCTGACATCTTTTTCAATAATTGATGCAGGAACATGTTTTATGATGTCCAAAACTTTAGTTCTATCAGCAAAATCAATATCGATGTCCGGCATTTCGAATCTCGTCGTAAGTTGGTGCGTAGTTTCCGCGATGCTGTACTGTAATTCCTGCCGCGGTGTTAGCAAACATTATACTTTGTTCTATGTTCTTTGTATATAGGTATTGGACGGCCAAAGCAGACAAAAATGTATCTCCGCAACCGCAGACATCAACTACTTCAACCTGTTTGGTTGGAAACAACATCTCCGTTCTTGGATTCTTATACCATGCACCTCTATCACCTAATGTAACAATTAAGTTAGAGGGCAGACTTCTAGAATTTTTATATTCCGAATCATTAATTTTTATGTAGACGTTAGGCGCACTAATGTCTGCAAGTTGTGATTTCTTTGTATCGATAAAGACTGGGCCTCTAGCAGCGGAAATTATATTTGCAATCTGCTCATAGGTTAAGAACCCTTTGTTATAGTCGGACACTATTACAGCATCATACGACTCGATAGGGAAAGGAGTGTGGCCAGACCATGGAACAATCTTAGGCTCGTCGTCAACTCTGAGCATGTGTTGGCCAGAACGTTTATCGATGTATCTAGTCTTTGTTATCACTTCGTCGTTAGTTACAAAGTCGGCATAGACCCCTATATTTTCTAAATTCTTCTTTACGTTAGCAGACATGCCCGGTACAGTTTCGACATCAGTGATCTTAATAACCGGAACAGGTGCTTCGGGACTTAGTCTATCAACTGTTCCGATTTTATATTCGTCAATGCAACTATCACCGATCAGTAATACGTTGAATGAGTCTCGTTGTTGAATGTCCTGTGTGGTCATAAAATCTAATTTCTTTACAATACTGTTCGCCTACAATAGGCTTACCTTTATAGTCGCTACCTTTAACCATAATGTCAGGTTGATAGAGCTCAATAATTTTTTCTAGTTCTTCCTCGTCACTAAAAATCCAGCAACGGTCAACCCACTTGAGGCTGTCTAACATAAATTTTCTATCTTCTTGATTATTGATAGGACGACTATCACCTTTTAATTCTTTTACTCTATGGTCGCTATCAATACATACCATCAATTCGTCACCGAGACTTTTTGCATACCTTAACATTTCAAGATGTCCTCTATGCAAAATATCAAATGTGCCGTTTACAAATATCTTCATATGTTGTAATAACTTTTCAGTAACTTAGTATCAGCACAGGTGTATGTTTGATATTGATGTTTTAAATTTTCAGGCATTGGAATATATTCAATCCTAGCGCCGTACTTGTCAGCAATCATTCTTGCTACATCAGCAAAAGAAGTTGCTCGGCCAGTACCTACATTCCATATCCCTGTATCAGGTACACTAAGGAAGTGCTTGTGAATTTTACAAACTGTCTCGACAGGAATAAAGTCGCGTTTAAATTCTTCACTACCTTCAAACAGTTTAATTACACCTGTTTCTTTAGCCTGCTTCTCAAATTTGAAGTAAGGACTTGCTTGGTCACCTTTGTGATCTTCACCCGGACCGTAGACGTTAAAATATCTAAACCCCTGTACCTTAATTGGCCAGTTTCCTGCTAGATATGTTATATATCTGTCAAATAGAAATTTACTCCAGGCATAAGGACTTCTAGGATCAGCAGGACTGCTTTCATTGAATTCTGTTTTAAGCCCATAGATACTTGCAGAACTTGAGTACTGAAAGTTAACACCGTGTTTTAGGCATTCATTTACTAACCAGCGACTGAAATCATAATTGGCTTCCATTACACGTTCTACATTTGTCTCTGTAGTTGATGTAATTGCACCGAGGTGAATTACCCAGTCTAGTCCATTAACTGACGGTAGATTATCTCCCGGTTCATAGAAACTTAACTCATGGTCCTGCAGGTGTGTTACTAGATTTTTTCCAATAAAGCCTTTATGACCTGTAATTAAGATTTTCATTTCTGGCTGTCTCCCTTGGCAACTCGATAATTGTCTGCAATACTGTCCGGCGTACTGACTTCAATGAGTGTGCCTTCTTCTAAGCAGATTACCTGATGAGGAAACAGCGGCGGGTTATGCCATACATCGCCTTGTTTTAGTTCAACTTCTTTTTGAGTTGCGTCTACTGTGTCAATGTACTTAACAATGAACCGACCATTCAATACAAACCATGTTTCATCTTTAACAGCATGAAAGTGCATACTGAATTTTGCATCTTTGTTAAACTTTAAAAGTTTTCCACAATACTTATCGTTGGTGGCAAAAATAAATTCATGCCCCCAACCTTTTTCTACAAACCCGTTTAATCTTGTCATTCTGGTAACTCACTAAATCTTGATAAGAAACTTTCTAGGTAACAACTATATTCCCTAGGGCTTTCTTTATTTTTGTCATCTCTATAATGAACCCACGTATGTCCTTCTATAGTGATTACATTTATAACAACAAATCTTTTATTATCACCGGCCCACCAACGCGAACCAACTGTTACTGCTTTCATAATTCTCCGCTCTCCGCCAATTTTAACATCAGGCTGTAATGCTCGTATGCCTTCTTAACAGCAGGATACTTATTTCGCAATCTTTGTTCTTCTTCTTTCTGTTCCATTAAAATTTCGAACATTCTGTAATGGCCTGTTTGTTTCATGTTATTAAAAACCTGTTGTTCAAAATCGGCAATTTTTTCTAGTTCGCTTTCTGCAATCTCTACAGTATATAATGGTTCAGTTTCCGTGCGTACTACATCTTCATAGATTCTATTATAATCATTAGAATCATTAAAATATTTCACATTGATTTTGTGATATCTATGTGCTCTTTTATTCGTGTCAATTACACGCACTTGATGCATTTCACAGAATTTTCTTAGTGCATCTTTACTCATTTAATTCCTGCTCCGTTACAAATTTCTTTTACAAGTGCAACATCAGCAGGAACATCACGAAACTTCTTAAGCCAGAACGCTACATCAAATGTAGGTGAGATCATATCTAATTGTTCGTCACTCATTTTTTGTATCATTTCTTTTCCTGATACTGTATTTAAAATGATCCAAGGACTCACATTTCCGTTCCTGATATCACGCACTGCTCTATTCAAACTTACATATAGAAAGTAATGTGCAAAATCTGCATTATGCTCGTCTGCCCATTCCATCATAGTCTGTATAGAACGCTGCATTGCACTTTCAACTGGCTCTACCTTAATCATTTCGATTAAGTATTGGTCGTAGAGCTCGTCCCTGCACCAATGATCTAATTTAACTCCGCTCTTAATAACAAAGTCAATAAATTTTTCCGGGTATATAGGATTGACATTGTTAATAAAACTTCCAAATTTTACAAAGGCGTTGTAGTAAGATGTATCGCAAAATTCATCATAGGTTTTTAGTTTCTTTGCGCCTTGTGCTAATTGCCACCAGCGATTGAATGCCATAAAACCTGCTTGAACACGTTTCTCATCTTTTTGTAGAGCACGCCTTTTTCTTTCACACATATGAGCAACAAGAGTTTTCTCCTGCATAAAACTCTTGCTACAGTGATTGCATTTATAAGGTTGTGCCACTAGGTCTATCACTCGTATTCTTTCCGTTGCTTTTTATCAAAACCCATTTTGTCAAACAATTCCTGTTTGTCTTTTTCGGTCATCATAGATGCTAACAGTTTAATATCTTCCATCTTCCTTGCGGGATAAATTTCTGCCAGCAATTTTTCTATCTTATTTGCTTTTTCTTTTTTGCCTGCTGCAATGTAAGGATGATAACAGTTTACACCAGCACCTGTGGCTGCAAATAGTTTCCACAAAAGTGCTTTATGATTCTTACTTAGATCCCAATGATTTTTATTGACACATTCATTGGTCATCTCAAGGAACCATTCTTGAATATCTCGGTCACCTTGTACATTACTAGTATACCGCATCAAAACATAAGGACTAAATGCTTTCTTTTCTTCATCCGTAAGGTTTTCATAGAAGTCGTAAATTTTACGATCTACTGCATTTAATTCTCTCTTAATATCAAGTTTCGCTGCCATCTTTTTTACTCAGGTAATATAGTAATATACATTCATCAATTGCTTTTTGCAAGGCAGGATTATCTTCAGCAGCCTTATAGATATTTTTCCACAAGTCCTGCCTTTTTAACTCTGCGTCGTGGCTGACTCTTTCCCATGTCCTCCCGATTTCAAATCTTGAACTAACAGGATCACCTGATTTTCTTGCATAGGTAACTCCGTCTACATGTTCGTAAACGTACCGCTGACCTGGCTCAAATCGAGATTCCATATTACCAACACTTAGTATAATCTACCAGTTCGCTTTGACGACTTACTTCTTTAACAAAATATGCACACAGTGGTTTTTCGCCTGCATGTAAAGGTGTACATAGCAATTGACCCGGCTTCATCTTAGGAAAATACCATTTCACATCTTGGTAAACATCTATGATGTCAATTTCTAAAAATTCCGGTCTGAACCCGCTAATAGGATTAAAACAAAATGTTTTAAATCCTCTATCGTTGAGGCTCGTTAACGGTAGTATTTCCATGTCGGGCCCTTCTGGGTCGCCAACGATAGTACACCAATCCAGAGGCATTGTTACTTCATGTGGTCCTACCTTAAGTACAACCGCAGGACCTGTAAAACTTTCTAAGAAAATTAACGGAATGAAAAAATGATCAGGATTGCTGCTGTCTGAATTATCTAATACTGAGAACCGAAGATCGTCTTCAATCTCTTCGGGTAGATCATTAAGATAAAATGTTTTGTTTTCTAGGGTTAAAATTTGCATTATTGGTATTTCACTTTCTCAATCGTAAACGGATACTTGGCTTCTTTATAAAACTTCTTCCTTTCCGTAAGGTGCCGTTTAGCGTACTTGGTTGCCGCTGTGACATCCCAAATCTGGACGAAGTCTTTGTCTTCTGCTTTTCTAATGCCACGCCCAATTGATTGTATAACGCGGACAAAGCTCTTTCCGGGCTCCAAAAGAACCAAATTAAAAATACGAGGAATATTAATACCCACAGCGGCCACACCATAAGTCGCCACAATAATCTTGTTATCAGCAGTTGCCACTTCACGGTATTCTTCCTTTCTGTCTTTGGTTTTTACAGCACCTGATATGAATACGCTATCAGTGAGTCTGTCGGTTAAAAATTTTCCGCTTTCAATTCGGTCAACTAACACCAGCGTGTTGCCAGATTCGGCAATGCCTGTAATTAGATTTGCAATGTAACTCATGCGTTCTTCGTTTGTAACCAGGTATTTTAGCTCTTCGGCATACCCGCCAAACTCTTTCCACTCTGCGGTCTGTATGACCTGTACGTGGCAATTACTGAGAACGCCTTTCTCTTGTAATTCATGTGCCTTAACTTGATGAACTACTTCTCCAAGTGCGGCACGAATACTTTGAAATTCGTGATCTGCCTTAGGTACAGTGCCAGTAAGCCCCCAACGAATGGGTGCATTTGCTAAATTTCTTGTTAATAGGTTTTTAAGAACTTCTGCCTTAGCCATGTGTACTTCGTCAACCATAACAGTCTGCACACCTTCTAGTAACTCGGCTAATGTTAGCAGTTCTTCGTCGCTAATTTCCTTGGATTTTTTGTCTAAAATATTCAAACTTTGCCAAGTGCAGATAGTATGTGTTTTATTAAGATCTTTTCTGTCGCCGTAGTAAACTCCGACGTCAAGGCCAACGTTAATAAAATCTTCTTCTGTTTGCTCGACAAGTGACTTGTTCGGGACAATAGTGACTGTTCTACCATATTTTTCACAAATTTTTGCCAAAGTTGCGGTGGTAATGGTCTTACCAAAACCAGTTGCAATTTCTTGTATGCACTGCGGATTCTCTAAAAATTTATTGATAACTTCAACTTGATCATCACGCAGTCTAATAGGTTCTCCTGCAAACCTGTGTCCTTCGGGCCAGCATTTTTCACCCCAAAAATCTTCAGAAATTTCCTCAAATTTTAGGTCTGTAGGATTCCTATGATCTTCAAGTTCAATGTAATAATTTGCTGCCTCGAGATATTCTAATACCTGAGGCAACATTGACAGATAAGTTGTTCCTCCAAGACCGAAAAAACTCACAGTACCGTCCCAACGCCCCAGTTTGTAGGCCGGACGATACCGTGCAGTAGGGTCTTCGTACTTAAATTTACGGACTAATGCCTTTCTCGTGTCAAGATCTAAATTTTCTATCTTAACATTGACTTCGTCTTTAATAATAATTTTACAGGAAGCCATATTTTAAATTTTTTATTTCTTTTGCTTTACTATACATTATAGCATTTTCGTGATTTTTTAAAAAATTCTGCATAGTATAGTGAACATTGCTATACCCAAGATTCAAAATGCAGTTGAATTTTATTTTTGACTTAAAAATTGGTTTAGGAATTTTACTGCTGACAAAGACAACCTTAGTTTTTTCTGAGATAGGTGAATTTAGTTCATTAAGTTTTACATACTCATTGAACAATCCGTGAGTATTTGAGGGCAATCTAAACATTACACTCATTTCTTCATTTTCAATTCCCAAATCTTTAAAAAAATCTCGGGCCAGTGTCATTTTATCTAACTCGTCACCACCGGGGATCACTACCATTACAGGCAGTAGGTTTGCAACAACTGTAGATAGGCTAAAAATTTGGTGAATTTCGCTGTCCACACCGAATTTTTCGCCTGGATCGGTTTTTAAGAACTCTCGTGTAATAGGATCGACTTCGTCACTATCAATGAATCTATTGATAGTATCGTCCCAAGTACACACACCTCTTTTTCTGGCTTCAAAAATTGCAGAAATGAAGTCGTTTTGGTTCAAATCAGGCATATTTTTGTCACAATTTTTAAGTTTTGGCTTCAAATCTTCAACAATTAACATCGGGACATAATTTTCAATGTCATTATGTATGTCCTTGATTTGATTAATGAACAATTCCACGGTCTCGTCGTATTCGAACTGTTCCAGTGTTGACAAAAATTGGAGCGAATTTTCATTTAAACTGAAAAACCAGCATTTTTCGTCTTTGTCCCATTGTGCTTGTCCAAGCGAGTCACGATTTTTTCGGATATTTTCCACAGTTTTTTCGTTATATGGAAAAACTGCCTTAATTACCCGACCCATGGTACTATGGGTAGCAATGGTTAGTCTTCTATCATTGCTTATTTTACGGATAGGCAAGCGAAATGCCGGACTTTGAAGAAACGACGACACATCTTTGTTCAAAAATTGACTCAACTGCTGACTGTAACGCTTTAAAATTCTAACTGCCAAAACACTTTGCTTTTCTGTCAGGCCGCTTCCTCGAGAAATTTGGTCATAAAAACTATAAACCAAATTGGTGTCGTAGGTTTGCAGACTAATTCTAGCAAATACCAGTTCAGAGATGAGGTCTTCGATGTTCATAGCAATATTATACACTCAAAGTGAAATATCTTCAAGACCGGCGGCTCTTAATTTGATGATGTTACTCAATTGCCACTGCTTGATATCCAAACCTTTAATGATTCCTAACCATTGGTTACGCAACATAGCAAATTCGTTGATAATTTTTTCCATATCAACAACATCTGCCTCTCCTTCAACGTATTTTTCACAATCTCGACTGCTCAATGCCCGTTGATAATTTTCTAAGTATTTTTTAAATGCCTTAGATTTGATTCTTCTCAGTTCAATGTTGAGATATTCTAGGATAGCCTCAATTTCCTGGAGTTGATTAAATCTATGCTCTACAATGCCAGGAAGCAAGGCAGAGGCCTTCTCTACGTTTCCGTAGATTTTGACCTCTGATCTTGCTGATTCTAACTCTGTGTAAAAGTGATCTAAACAACCGGGAAGGTGTGCTATGTCCTTAGAGACTTTAGCATACCAGGACATGAGTTATTCCTCGTCTTCGTCATAGTCCCAGCCGTCTTCGTCGTAGGATTCGTCATCCTCTTCGAATTCATCTTGTGTAGCAAGAGTGATTGCATCGTCAAGATGAGGATCATACCCCATCATGCCTTTGAGCACACTGATTTCTACATCTTTGCCGATAAGCATATCGACAAAGTGATTTGCGGCTGTTTCTTTGTTTTTGTCGGAGATGTATTCTTTGAAAACATCCCAAATTTCAATGATTAGATCTTCTTCCATTTTATTCCTCTGACTCAGCGGGTTCGTCTACAGCCGTTGGTTGTACTGTTGATTCGTCCCATTGCTTCATAATTAGCATTAGTTTATCTTCAGTCCAGTTCTTGCGGAACTCGGCTACAATTTCTCCACTTTCCTTATCTGTATAAGCAAGTTTATTACCTACTTTAGATAATACACCCATCTTCTCAAATAAGTCAACAAGTCCGGAGGTAGGAGCCATGCCAGTTGAGTAAGGAATCTTAACCTGAACGCTTTCGAATGGCTTGGCATAACGTGTTTTCATAACCTTGCAGGCAGAACGAATACCAAGAACATCACTAACCTTGTTGCCATCCTCATCCTCTTTAAGTTTGAGTTTTTTCATAGCGACAACAATGGAACTTGCGTAGATAAAGCCTTGACCACCACTGATCTTATCATCTGGATCAAACATGTCCTGGCTTGCGTATGTGTGATTAGTACAAACTAATCCAACATTCCATGAACCAAACATATTAACACAGTTACGAACAAGTGCTGTCAGTGCCTTGGGTTTACGACCCATGTCACCTTTTAGGTCGCCTGCTTCAAACTGATTTAGATCAGTTGGAGTCAAAAGCATACCCAAAGAGTCGATAACAAACAATACCTTTGGACGCTCGTCCTCTGGCATAGATTTGTATTCTTTCATAAACTCGCTGATAGTTTTAGCAACGTCATCGATCATTGCCATATTGAGTTTAAGAAGTTTTTGTTCACTTGTATCCACGCCTAGTGCGTGTAACCAAGTTTCATCGAGAGCGTTTTCTGAGTCAACTAGAATAACATAAATGCCCTGTTCCTGTGCATGACGGATGATGTTTCCGGAGCAGATATATGATTTACCTGCTCCGGATTCTCCGGCAAATACAGTTACCTTACCTAGCGGTACTCCTTTGAAGAAGTCACCGCTGATAAGATAGTTAAGGGCATAGTTACCTGTTGACACCCAGTCTGTAGGATCGTTAAATCCTAGTCCAAGTCCATCAATAGACTTAGTCAAAGTTTTACGAAACTTTGAAATATCAAAGGCCTTTGCCATTATTTTTCCCCTTTAAATTATTGCTTTTGACGATTACGAATCATCGCGATAATGTCTGCGGCACGACTACCTGCATCACCAGATGCGGCAGGAGCGGCTACTGGGGTTGCGGCAGGTGCCGCTGTTTCAAAAGGGGGATCGTCTTCCTCTACCGCAGGTTTCTGTGCAACCGGAGCAGGTGCTGCCTGGCGTGCAGGAGCAGAACCAGCAGTATTACTAGACATACCTGCAGGCTTGTAGTATTGACCCCAACGTTCCATGTCAAATGCTTCGCCGTCAACAGACGCTTCGAACATTTCCTTGATAACCTTGAGTTCAACTTCAGTTGGCTTCTTCGGCAGGAAGTCGCTCAACTTAAACAGACCGTATTGGTCAATTGCAGCCTTTTCTGCATCGCTAAGAGCACGTTCGCGACGAGCCCAATTAGATGTAGAATAGTCAGCATAGCCACCTTTGCTAGTCTTGGTAATCTTGAAATCAAGACCACGGACATAGTCGGTAGGCAGTTCTTCGATCTCACTATCCATCAGCGCATTCTTAACAATGTTAAAAATCTGGCTACCGATAATGAATCGGCGGATAGGATTCTCAGGAGTTTTGTCTTCGGACAATTTGCTATCAACAACAAAGCCCTGGAACAGATAAGACTTCTTCTTCCAGTACTTACGACCCATTTCTTCGAGACTCTTATCCTTGAACCAAGGACGAACTTCTGTTAGAATTGGGCAAGACTCTCCCCACATTTCCATACAAGGAACTTGAACAGTTGTTGGTTTGCTGTTAGTTTCACCTTTGATACCGGCGAAAGGCAATTTGATCATTGCACGTTCAATCCAGAAAAAGGTGTTGTTAGGATCGCCATCGGGAAGGAATCGTACAGTAGCACTAGTGCCTTCTTGAATGTTCCAATGGGGGTAAATTGCGTTGTCTCCACCAGTTGCGCCACCGGTGTTATTTTGAGATGCTTGTTGAAGTTTTGCGCGAATTTCTGCTAGAGTTGCCATAATGTTTTTCCTTAATAAAATGTTTTATGTGCCATTCTTTTAAAGCCCACTGACTAAAAAAGAAAAAGTGCATAACGTTATGTTACGCACTTTTATTTATCATTGCAACCTATCTGGCTGCGATAAAGTGATTTATTTTGCCAAACCTGCTAGTTTCAAAATGCTTTCCATTTCTGCAGATTCTTTTGGTCGATTGCCGCCTTGGGCCGCAGCCTTACGTTGATATGCAGGAATATTAACTGGATTTTTCGGATCTAGGTCTTTTAAGCGATCTTCAATGCCTTCATCTTGAGCAGGCATAATATTTTTACCAGGATGGCCGCCTACGTCCCCGATGCTCTCTACTTTGCCTTTAATGTTTTGAACAAGTTCTTTCAATCTTGCTAATCCGTCATCGCCGACATTGCCGTGTTTCTGTTGCCATTCCATTGTTAATTTTTCAATAAACTTACCGGCAATCTGCTCTGCAAACTCGCCAGCCTCGTCGCCAAATTTTTCAGCAACTTGTTTTTTGCAGTCAAGGGCTATGCCTTCGCCACCGCGGAATGGTCCTACGTTAGGATTATCTGCGTTATAGAAACTCTTGACAATTTTAGCAACTTCTTTAACAATGCCTTCACGAGTAGGCATTACTTTTTCCATGCCCTTTTCTTCTTCGTTTTCTGCTGTAGGTTGTTCTGGTGCAGGTGCTGCGCCAGCCTCGGGTGCTGGTGGTTCAGCGGGTGCAGCAGGAGGTTGTTCTGCTGTACCGCTAACACCTAGTGCAACTAGAATTTCAGGATAGTTTTCTTGAGCCCATAATTGGAATACTTCAAGTGGATCTGTTTTAGGGTCTAATTCTGCCGCTGCTTTAAATTTGTTTTCTAAGTCTTCATCATCTAAACCAAACTGACTAAAGAATTGGAATGCAGTTTGTCCGTCGGGTCCTAGATCTAATTGTTGTGTATCTTGAATTGCCTGTTTAAGTGATTGGATTTCATCGTCGGCAAGTTTGCCTTGCTCAACTGCTTCTGCCCATTGTTCAAATGCATTAAACGCATCTTCTTTAAAATCGGTATCGTCTTTAACAGTATCGTCTTCGCCTTCTTCGCTAACGTAATCTTCAAGATCAACTGTGTTTGTCTCACTCATGATCTTGTGTAATAACGGGAAGTACCCTGCTAGTTCTTCTTGGAAACTAGTTTGTGTAAATGCTTGCTTATACTGTTCCATTGTAACAGCATCTAATTCCATAATGTCATCACCTGCTGCCTCTTGGCCGCCAAATTCTTCCATCCAGCATTCATAGTGATGACGCTTGCCTAATGCTTCCACCTGTGCTTTTAGTTGTTGTAAACGGCCTACGGCCTTCTCTGTAATTCCTGTGGCATCGTCGTGCAGGGTGGAGCGACTTACTTTACGTTGAAATTCTTGTAGTTGAGCAATCTGCTCACTCATTCTAATAATTGCTTTGCCTGCTGCGTCATGTGGTACACCGCCATGGTCAACGTGCTGTGCCATTGCGAACGCACCTGCTGGATGAATAAACGGATACTTAAAACGCTCGCCGTCCTTGTTTTGAATAAAAATTGCCTTGATATTTTTACGTTGACTACGTGCGCCAGGGTACATTTCATCAACTGCTTTACTGTGTCGAACAATAACTTCTGTTGTTCCTCGCACAGCGCGGCTAGTTTTCTTTGTGCTTTTATGGTTCCACATAGATTCGTTCATAGTTTCTGGCATATCTTGTTCCTTAGGCGCCTGCGTTGCGGCTAAATGTTGAAAATCGTTTTTGTCAAGATTTGTTTTACTAATATCTCTAGTGTCAAATCTTAATAGTCTACGCATAGCAAAGAATCGCATTTCTTTTAGAAACTTATACCAACTCTGTTTAGCAGGATCATCCTGATTCTCAGTAATGCCTTGACTGTAGTAAACTTTTAATGCGCCCAATTCGTTTAAACTGATACTAACACGGCCTAGGTTGTTACCTTCGATAACAAAATCAAAATCAAAGAAACGTGCTAGGGCAGGGTCAATAGTAACTGCTCCTGTTTCGTCGCCCATTTCTAAGTTTTGGAAACGGCTACGTACTTTGTCGAACAGGTCTTGGCTGATTATTTGAATTGGTTGCATAATATGTTATTTAGTTAAAACGAGCTCACATACACTGGCATGGGCATAACCCATTCGTCCTCGCGTTCTTCGCGCATTTTGTCATAAACAGCAGGATCCCAGTCCTGTAGTACCATAGCCATACGTATTGCTAGAAGCATAGCACTTACAAGGTCGTCGTGCTGCCCTGTTTTTGCTTCAAACCCTAGCCCTTTAGCAATGTAGGCCTTTAGTTCGGAAATCAGTGCTTTAGAGTTAATCTGCATACGATTGCTTTCGATTAAGTGTTTTAACTTAGCACATGCAGATATTTTTGCCGTATGTGTTGAGTAAAATCCTTTTCTATAGCGGCGTACATGTCCTTTACGTATGGGTTCGCTTAGGAACAAACCTGGTATAGTTTCTTCGCCCACTTCGTTAATAACTACTAGACCTGCTTCGCCCACACTGTTGTTTTCTATGCTATAATACAGGCTAGGTGTTGCGCCTCGCTTTGTAACTTCATCAGAAATGTATTGGCAGATATCTCTTAAGATACGTATCTGTCCCTGTATCGGTGTTAGGTTATGATGCCATTCTCCTACTTGTGTAAAACTAGGCAATTCAATGATCTGTATACCTGCAGGGTCGCCGCCTGTACCTAAACTAGGATCTAGTGCAACAATATAGGTATACTTCGGATTAATCTTTTTATACCAGCGGCATTGACCCATTTTAATAATAGGCTCAGTACCTTCAAGATCGGCAAGTTTTAAACTACTAATTAACGTTTCGTCAAATACCAAGAATTCACATTCGTGTTCACGACGGAATCTTTCTTCGCCTACACGACTACGTTCTTCATTGGCCCACTTTTCATCACGCTCAGGGTGCTGGCTCCACACAGCCATATACGGGAAGAAACCGTTCTTTCCTAATTCTGTACTGTTGCCGAACTCGTCTAAACGCTTGTTTGCTTCTTTCCAAATTAAGGCAAACTGGTCTTCGTCGCTGTTTGGTGTAGAAGTGATAATGGCTTTACCACCAGTTGCTAGAGTAGGCGAAATAGAAGTCCAGAACTCAGTTGCAATATTAGGTTCAACGAATGCAAATTCGTCTAGGTATAGTAGTGATATAGACATACCACGACCTGTTGTTTCTGTAGTTGTTTGTGCAACTATACGACTGCCGTTTTCAAATTCGATACTCTGCTTGTTATAACTTACGACCCCGGCCCTAATCATATCAGGACACATTTCATATGCATAACGTAAACGCTGCATAATTTCTTGTGCGCCTGTATATTTGTGCGCGGCAATAAGAATAGTACTGTTAGGTACAAACATTCCGTACCATAACAAAAACCCCACCGCAGTAGTAGTTTTACCCATCTGTCGACCTAGCATGTTAACGCTAAAGCGATGTGAGTTATAACTGTTTAATAGTTCCTTTTGATATTCAAAAGCCTGATACTTCATCTTACCCTTAGTAGGGTGCTGAATATAGAAAAAGTTTTCAAGGAAGTAGGTCGCACCTGTTTGAAGATCCTGACACTTCATCAGGTTTTCGATATCTTCTTCTGTAAATCTCTGCGTTTGGTGCGCGGTCTTTACTAGTTTATTATCTGCTGCCATATCCGTATTTACTGAAAAGAATAGCCCCCGAAGGGGCTATTATGGTTAAAGTAACTTACTTTAGACCTGCTAACTTAAGGATATCTAATGTTCCTTCGTCAACTTTGTCGTCGCAAGCACAAGGATCTTTGTGGCATGTAGAGCAAGTACCTTCATCTAGTTCTTCCTCTTTCTTTGCTTCTTCAACTTCCTCGTCACCTTCAGATTCGCCAATAAACTTTTTGTATTCGTTCATTAAGTTTTCAAACGTTGCTGTTGGTAAATTGTTTTGACGTTTTTCACCATCACTGGTATTGCCGCTACCTGGTTGATTTTCTTGGTGTGCAAATCTATTTGCATCAGCAGAAGTTTTTTCGTTAGGGTCAGCAGGTTCGTTATCGAACTCGTCTACCTTCTCTTTCTTTTCTGCTTCGTGGTCGTCCATGTCATGGTCGCCGTCATTATCTACGTCGCCGTGATCTTTTGAAACATCGTCGCCGCTGTCGCCCTGGAAAGGACCTAATTCTTTTTCATCATCACCGGCTTCTGGATTTAGTTTATCTAGAACACTACGCATACTATCGGCAGCACTTGGCATTGGCTCAGCAGCCATAGGACCAACAGCCATTGTAGGTTCTGCTGTTACTAATGCGCCTTGAGGTTCATTGCCTAGGTCGTCTGCGCTAACGGACTTCATACCTGCTAGGGTAAGAATCTGCGACATCATGTCTGCAACTTCATTGCCTGATGCAGCAGAAGCATTAATACTGAAGTTTGCAGGAACAGAAGGCTTGTCCATTCCCATACCAGGCATACTGTCCATCATTCCCATTGGACCGCACTCTTGTACCTGTGCGCCTTCTTTAATTACATTTGGGTTCTTAGCATCTAGTTGGGCTAAACGCTTTAATACGTCGATCATTTGCATAATTATTTCCTTGGATCCTTAGCAGCCTGCATTGGGCTAGTTGTGTTAGCCGGACTATCTGTATTGAACTTAGCAGCACTTTCTGTAGGAATTTCTTCGCCACGTGCCTTACGCTCTAGTTTTAATAGATCGTTAAGTTCTTTCACAAAGCCGCTGTTATATTTGTCGCCAAAGTAATCTTCAAATTGAGGGTTACCTGCTTCTTTATAATCCGGATCGTTTAATAGAGCACCTTCACGCTTTGGTTCTTCGTGTTGGTATTCTTCACTCGGTTCACCTGGTCGACGAACAACTAAACGTTGCTTGCTGACTTCTAGACCAGATGTTAAGTATTCTGTTAGTTCCTGCTGTGTAGTAGGATAATCTAATGTAACTTCGTAGATGTTAACTTCACAATTTTTAACTTGCGGAAAGTCTAATGGAAGTGCTTGAATAGGAGTAACTCCTACTTTTTTAAATGCGTTAACTTGAAAACGCTCAAGCATAGACTTTAACTTTGTCTCTTGCTCGGTAGTAAAGTCACCAGCAACCTTAACACGAAATTCGTATTTTTTCTGCTGAGCACTTTCTTGAAGGTATTCTTTGAAGTTTTTCATAGTGTATTATTTATTCAAATTCTTTAGTTTTTCTAGGATGCTATTCCTATCTGTTAGGATATAACCTTCACCCTCAACAGTTTCGTTAGATCCGCCGTTTTTCTTATCAATGGCTAGTTTCTTTAATTGCAGATCGACCATTTTTAACTTTTTATCAATCTTATTAGTTTTAGCAACAATTGCGGCATTCATCATCTGTGCTGCAACTTCGAACATTCTTGCACCATATCGTGCATCTACGTTCATGCCTAAATCCATTAAGTTGTCATAGGCTTCTTCTGCTTTCGCTGCTAGTGCATCTAACTCTGCATCGGCTAGATCCCCTAACCCCTTTACCTTAGGTAGTGCTGCTGCAATCTTATCAAATTCTTCTAGTTTTTCTTGAAGGTCTATTACAGGAATAGGTGCAGTAGTATCTTCAACAGAAGGCTCGATTACGGGTTCTTGTGGCAGGTTAAAAACTTCTTCTAACTTTTTAGTCATAACTTTACTTATCGCTTTTTACCTTGATTCTGGAAAATATCAGACTCATTAATTACACGAAAGCGAATACCTCTGCTTCTACACCAAGCCGTTGCACTTTCCCATTTGGCCATGTTCTTTACGTACTGTGCTTGATCATAGGGATTTTTACCAACTTTTTCTAGGATCTGTTGTTTTGCCGGTTTAATTTCAACCATTTCAACATGTGCTTTTTGATTGCGATCAATGTACTTAATTAAGAAATCAGGAACATATACTGTCTGTCGTCCTGTTAGCGGATCTCTGTAAGGTATTTTGACCGGCTCACTAGCCCATTCCTGTATACCGGGATTGTTATCGCAGAACATCATAAATGTGTGTTCCCATCCGCTGCGATAGATAGGCTGTTTTGTTCCTATATATTTTTCGGGGTGGCGCAATTGATACACGCCCTTAGCGTATTTTAAACTCATACCACTATATTTCTTGATACTGGTTCGAAGGGTTGAAGACCTTTTGTGCTTCCTAAATAACTGCTTTTGAATCTGTTGTAATTTAATACTTCTGTTACAACAGAATTTAGTTTAGGAGCATCAAATGTTTTTAATGTATCTATAATTTCTAAAGGATTGTAACTATCCATTTGTGCCTGTTTAATGAATGTTACAGCAATGCTTTCGGCTGATAGTTTGTCAAAGCCCCTTGCTTCAAAAAATCCCTTCATTATGTTAAAGGTATTTGTTTCAAGCTCAGTAGGCCTTTCATAAGAATTCGAATAGGCAACAGCCGCTGGAGACTTCGAAGGTGATGGAATGTTATTGTACATTTTATTTCTTTAATACAAGTCTTACAGGCCCCGCATTTACAGTTGCTCGGCCGTGTAATCCGCCATAACCGTACCATACATCAATGCTAAATGGCTTAGGTGGTCTAATAGACGAAAGGCCAAATGTTCCTGCGCCAATTGGTCTCGGTGGTCTATATGTTGGGACCTGAGTTGATAGTTTGTCAAGTTGGCTCTGTGACAGACCCGGCGGGGACGGTGTAGGGTATTGTGGTACAAATGGTTTGATTACCTGTTTTAGAGGATCGTTATAACCGAAAGGTAGGTTAGCATCCTTATCGTACCAGACGGCTTCGAACGATCCAGTAACTGCTTGATTCTCGCTACCCCTAATGAATCCCTGTGAATACACAACACTGTCGTAGGTTAAAGACATCTTGTTTTGAAGAACTTTTGTACCGTTAGACTGCTCTAATGTATCGTGGTCCCAAGAAGTAATTAACGGATTAGAAATACTGTATTGACTAAATCTGCCTTGATTTAATACAAAAATATCTATAGAACTAAAGAAAGAAGTTGGGCCACTACCTTTGCTGTAACCATACGAATTGTTTGTAGAATCAAGTTTAGTATCGCCCGAAAATGCTGTACTAAATTGTCCGTCGGGTTGTCGACCGTCAGCATAATAAAAGTCGTAGTAGGCTCTCCATAATGCTGAAGTTATCTCGCTAGTATCATCATGAAAGTCGATACTAATCGGGTCATATGCTAGTTTTGTCTGGACGTTGGTTTTTCTGTTGTACTGATTAACGGTTTGTGTAGTAATCTTAAACTTAGGAAGATCAACTTTCTTAGCAAGGAACCCCAAATCTTTTCTAACGTGATCTGCAAATTTTACTCCTACTTCTTGTGCTAAATTAAAGGATATAAAATATATAAACCCTAATTTAGGTACTTTCGTGAGGGCTCTACCTTGAGCATAAAAGTTAGTCGCATGAGCGTAACTTTTATATGTTCGTTTTTCAGTTGAGGTAGTAGGGCCACCACTCAAGAAATTATTAAATGCGTCTGACATGAAATTATTTATCCAATAAAAAAGCCCGGTGTTTGCCGGGCTTTCTTTGTGTTAGTGTTGGATTAACTACCGATTGCGGTTGTACCAACTGTTCTACCAACTGGGCTACCGATACCGATTAGGCCACCGTTAATTCCCACTGTCTGTAGAGCGTTATCGTAACATAGTGTTAGTTCGATACCTAGTGCTTCGTTGCTCTTGGCATAGTCACCGCCGTCATAACTTACAGCCTTGATCCAGCAACCTTGTAGTTCGAATGTTTCTAAAGGAACTGGAGCATAGCCGCCGTTACCGCCGTCTAGTAGTTCGATATAAGTTGTAAACTTATAGTCTAGACCAGATGCAGCAGAACTCTGTTCGAAGAAGTCGAACTGCTTCTGCATCTGTTCGCCTACCTTGTTAGTAACAAGGTTGGTCATATCATCACGTAGTTTCAACTTGATGTCTTCCCACTTAGGCTTACCTGCTAGTTTTACGACGCTGTTATAAACGTGTAAAGAGATTTCTTCAAAACTTGGTTTTGGTCGATCTACTGTTACAACCTGTTTAGTCAATTCGGTGGCAGGAGCCCCGCCTACGCCGAAATCAACTAGTGTTACACGGAAGCGGTACGGTAACTTAGGCATTAGTAAGCCTTGGTTACTTGCGCTTTGATCTGTGGCTAACGGCACAGAGAATCTTGATAAACTTGCGATTGGCATTTAATGCTCCTTAATTATGCGGATATTTCACCGGTGTTCAATATACGTAAAGGAATGTAGATAAACTCTACAGCCTTCACTGGTTCGATAGCGATATCAACCCATAGTTCGCTACGATCAATTCTTGCCGGTGTGTTGTTTGTTCCGTCACAGACAACCAAGAAGTCGTATAGAGCACGTTGACTTACTAATTCTGTCATTAGAGCATCACATGCTGCCTTGATTTCTTGTCTTGTTTGAGAATCGTTTGGTTCAAACAAGTATGGTTTAGCAAGGATAGAAAGTTGTCTACGTAGGTGAGCAATTAAACGACTTACGTTAACTCGATCTAATGCGCTGGCTACGCTTGCACGAGTGTACTGACCCATGGTAACAATGCCAACACCTGGAATTGTTGCGATTGGGTTAATCTTAACACCTGCACAAACATCGCGTAGTCCTTGGTGTAGACTTGCAGTCTGGAATTCGCCCTCGCCAGTAATGTAACCTACACTACTTACGTTGTCAGCAACACCTCGACGTGTACCTGCTGGTGCAAACCATAGATAGCTCTTGTTGTCGCTGTTTAGATATGTACGTAGCATAACGTGACTTGGCGGAACAACAATAGCATTGCCTAGGTTGTCATTTGTATAACCGCTTGGGTAGTACATTGCTAGGCTAGTATCGTATGTAACAGCACCTTCGTCGTTGTTGTCAACAACACCTGCGGTGTTCATACCGTAGTTTGTTAATGCTGTTCCAGTTGCTGGTAGACGGAATGGTGTATCACCAATGACAAACGCTGTTAAGCCTCGGTCAATGTTAAATGCAACCATGTTCTGAATTACTTCAGGGTAACCTGGGGTAGTAATCAAGTTGAATACTAGTGTATCAGTATCTCTAATTGTAGTATTGCTTGCAATTTCTTCTTTTAGAGCCTTAACAACTACACTACGCTGTGCAAGACGACCAAACTGGCCTGCACCGTCTGGTGCATTTGGACTTGCACTTACCCAGCGACCTAGGAAGTAACCGGCCATACCTTCGTCATTATAACGTGTATTTTCTACATCTGGATCGATGTAGTTTGCAAAATAACGCTTGACGTTGTTACCGCTACGGCGTGTGTTGAATAGTCGTGTGCCACGTGGATATAGGCGTGGATCTGGACAATCAGGATCAACATAGTCACTTAGTAATAGGTCCTCGATATCTGCTCTTAGGTCAGTTTCACCGTTGACGGACCAACGTGCGTCTTCAAATACCCAACCGTCTGGGCTAGATTGATCGGTTACGTCAGCCATTTCCCAAGCACCGCTATTGTAAACATAAATGTTTCTACCGTACTTGTCTGGATCGCTAGTGTCAATCCAAATATCACCGTCAACTAAAGGTGTAACACCGTCTTGTTGTGTAGTTGGCTTGGTTGCGCTGATTGTAGGACCTTTTGGATCGGATCCTGGGAATGCGTTTAGGTAACCAACCCACTGTAGCCCATCATTGTACATGATGTCTGCGGATAGGTCACTGTCGAACCATAGTTGGCCATCATCTGGTGCTGTAGTTGGTGCAGTTTCCTGTGCTTCGTAGACTAGAGGTTTCCAGTTAGAAGCAAGGACGTCCCAATATGCGCCGCTGTAGGTATATAGGTTTGCAATGTTGCCTTCGATTTCAGGAACGTTGCCACCTACAAATCCGATATCAACTAAAGGCTGACCAACGGTATTTGCAAATAGAATGTCGCCACCTAAACTATGTGTAATAGTTAGTTTGTTTGTAACAGTGTTATGGCTTGCCTTAGTGTACTTTAGGTTTAGGTTACTGTTAATTGCTTCAGCAATTTTCTGTACTAAAACAACAGGAGATGCAACACCAGAGAATGTGGCAGTGGAACTCTTGTTACCAAATTCGTCAGTTTCTACAAGGTCAAATGCCCAGTTTCCTGAGGCTACGAAGTCGCTTTCGACTGATACAGAAGTAGGACCGGACTTATAACGAATCCACTTTCTGAAATCTGCCATGTTTGTTTCTTGTGGATCGTACTGTACAAATACAGATCCTAATGGAATGTTTGATCCACCACCTACACCGTCTAGGTCTGCTAGTGCAGCCTGTGTGCTTGGATATAGAGGAGCACTTACACGATCCCAGTTGTCTGTGCTTGCATTGTACTTTCTAATGTCCCAGTTTGCGCCCATGCCCGGTGCAGTAGTCTTGATCCAAACGCTGCCTGTAGGTGCATTTAGTGCGCCAGGACCTGCGTTTGTGTAGTTAGGATAATTAAAGTGTTCGCTTAGTCTAACAACCTTACCTCCGTCAAATCCGTCTAACACATCTACCCATCCATTTGTAGGAGACTTGAAGTATACACCTTCTGGGTGTTGGGTACCGTTGTCGCTGGTTACTAAAACTGCGTAGTCGCCAACAGTTCCAAACGCTGTTCTTGGTAGACCTATTGTACCTGCTGGGCTAACAGCCTGGTGATCAAAATCTAGCTCAACGTTTGTGTTATCAATGATTAAAGGAGTCTTAGTAACGAAACGCTTAGTGCTTGCGTTCCACTCGTTGATACCGAAATCTGTGTTTGAAGTAACTACCCAGTATGTTCCGTTAACAGGAGTACCGCCAGGAATAGAAGGGTTAGGTGCTAGTTCAGAAGTGTTAATGTCTGCTCTAACGATGTAAGCCTTGGAACTAACTCCAAGTGCGCTGTATGCGGCTTGTAGACCGTATTCGTTTAGTTCTCCGCCGTGTACAGGGTTGCCACTTGAATCTGTTTCAAAGTAAGGTACACCGAATGTATCGGACAAGTCACGTTGACTTGTAATTACCCAAACTTTACCAGCGTTCGCTGCTGTTGTTCCCTGCGCTATGCCAGTTCCGGATGCATTTGGTTTATCTTGACCAGTTGCTACGAAGATCATCGGAACTGTACCGGCGCCTGCGGGTGTATAGAAACTCTCATCTATAACTGATACGCTTACGCCTGGTGATTGTAATGTTGCCATATTAAACTCCTTAAAGGATTCACTTTGATATATTTAGCAACAAGTGGTAAAAAGTACCGGTTAAATACAAGGGTAAAAGGGCAGAAAAAGGGCGGGGTAATGCGTAAACTATGTAAAAAATGTCAAAAAAGACCAGTGGCTATTAATTACTACAAAGAAGGCAAGCCGTTCTACAGGTCTGTCTGCGACCACTGCTCAAGAAATAGGGAAGAAGGGCAACCTCTTTGGGCATTGAGAGGTTATGTAAAAAAGAAAATTTGCGACAAGTGCGGAGCGAAATCGCCGCATGAAGAAGTGTTCAACGTCTATCACGTAGACGGTAATTTAACGAATTGTCGCTTTACAAATCTCAAAACAGTCTGTGCAAACTGCCAACGTACTCTACAACGGGAAGGTATAAAATGGAAACAGGGCGACCTGCGCCCTGATTTTTAAATTAGATCGAGCACTACCTGTTGTTCAAACGGTAACTCGTTAGGTAACAGATTTCTAATCTGAGTGAACAGATCGTCAATAGAACTGTCATTGGTGATAACATGATCAATATCGCCACCAACCCATGCTGTTTCACTAGCATGAATTCCTAGGCTTTCCATCCTTGTTTTACTCATCAACCAACTCATGTTTGATCGTCCAGCATTCATGTTAACAGCATCTTCATACCATTCTGGTTCAGGGCCTCGCTTAATACGAACAACAAGCCCGCCTGCATTATGAATCGCACGAATCTCGTTAGGAAAGCGAACATCACTGATAACAATGTTGTCAGTTGTTTTTCGCATCTTATTTTCTACACTGGCAATCCAGATATCGTCGTGAAAGCCCTTACGACAAACTTCGGTACCCCAACGTTGTAAAATCCAGCGAGGAGTTAGTTCTGGAATTCCTAGCCTGTTTGCCCACCACTCGTCTACTTGTTCTCTCCACTCTCGCGCTTCTTTTGTGCGCCCTTCCAAGAGAACGCGGTCCCAACCAAATACGGCTGCAACCGCGTCTTTAAGTGTGTTAGCAAAACTGTCTCGTCGAAATCCGTGAAAATTAACCAAATAATCTGCGGCTGTGTCTTTGCCGCTGCCGATAAAACCAACGAAACCAATAATCATAGCATCCCCTAGCGTGATACTATAATTTATTATCTTAGACTGAGGGTGTCAAGATTTTTTTCTTAAAGTGGACGATTTTTAAACCCGGGTCCGTAACATACACACCATCGTCGGATTTTAAATCAGTTATAGATACTACATAAAACCCCTCTGGGCCATAAATTTCTTCTTCCATCATCAAGAACATAGTGTCATGCATGGATAAAAATATATCTGCATCATCTGTTATATAGTCGCTTATATTTTTAAAAAAATCTTTATGTGCTTCCCAGTCTTGGTCTACAGTAATCCTTATTGCTAGATTTACTAATTCTTGAGGCTGTCCTGCTGTGTCTTGTTGCTTTAAGAACCCAGTAGCATCACCAGAATTAGGAGGGTTACCTACAACTAAGTCCCATTTTTCTGTTTTAGGAATTCCTGTAATTGTAGGAGTTACATATCCTCTAACTACATTTTGGTACCCTAGTTTTACTGCATTTTTTAAACAGGTATCTATTGCTAGGTCGTAGCAATCTGAAAATGTCAATTCATTGCACAGATTTCTTGTAAGGATTTCCCAACCTATAATGCCATGGCCGCTACACCACTCAAAACATCTGTTATACTGAGATTTTCCTGTGCCGGCTATTGCTTTTAAAAAATACGGATAGTGATCGTTGCCGCCGCCCTTTAGATACCACTTGTGATCTATAACCTGCCCGTTTGATAACGTTGAAGACGTTGGCTCAGTTGGATTAATCGTATCAAGTACGACACTGTCTTCTTTAAAATTTGTCATTGTTATCCAATTACAAAAGTAAGTGGGGTTCCGCCGTCTTTGTAGTTGATCAATTCTTGTTCTAGTGCTTCGAGCTCGGCCTTGCCTTCTCCCTTGAGTGCTGCACCGTTTAGACTTGTACTGCCTTGTGGGCTAGAAATACTGTTGAACTTTTCGCGGGCTTCGCCTAGCATTAACTTGCAGGTTGCAAGACTGTAGTCTTTTAACCATTGCCCTGCTTGAGGATCTTGTAAAAGATTAAAGTCGGGCCTGTGATTATACATCCATAACAACAGTTCTTCTTCAGCGCGGGGGCGCTGCATTATTGTTAAGACCTTTGTAGTTTTATTGAATGTAAAATTAATATCGCTACCGAACATCTTTCCTACCTGCTTTTGATAACTTGCAAAAGCATAATAAGTTGCAAGGCCGCCCATGTTAGAACTGGCCAGCAAATAGGTGTTGGAATATGCTAGATTAAACGGTTCAAATAGCGTACCGCCTTCTCCGCCGCCGCTTCTGCTACCAATACTTCTACGGAAAAGTTGGCGCACATTCATGACTTCTTTTGGAAGAACGTACTCGTTTATGTCAACTTGTATAGTTAAAAAGCCGAAACTTTCTTCTACTGCGTTGCTGCTACGCTGTCTAAACTTTGCTAATGCTCTGTCTATAGCAGTGTTGTAATGTGCAGGGTCGAGCTCAACATCAACCATGCCATCACCTAGCATAGTTCTGCAATAGTCAATAACTCGTTGGCGTTCTAGTTCGTTCTCAGTCATAACACTATTTAGCGAATAAATACAAGACTATGCCAAGACTTTCTCTTTACCGTCCCGAAAAGGGCAATGATTTCAAGTTTCTCGACCGTGTAATTAACGAAGAATTTCAGGTCGGCGGAACTGATATCTTTATTCACAAATATGCAGGTACTACAGCGCCTGCTGAAGGAGAAAGCACTCCTAGCACTCCTAATAACAGCACTAACCCTATACCCGAAGTAGGTATTCAGGACTTATTGTTTATGGAGAACAGAGATAGAATTTATGAACCAGATGTGTATGTTTTAAGAGGTATCTATCAAATGCAGGACTTAGATTTTAACCTAAGTCAGTTTGGTTTATTTCTTAATAATGACAACATCATGGTGCATTTTCATTTAAGAAATTGTGTAGATACTATCGGCCGTAAAATTATGCCTGGCGATGTATTTGAGTTACCGCATCTAAAGGACGAGTATGCCTTAGATGATGCACAGGTCGCATTGAAAAGATTTTATGTTGTAACTGATGTGAGCAGACCCGCTAACGGTTTTAGTCAAACATGGTATCCTCACTTACTACGTGCTAAGTGTCAACCTCTAGTTGATACACAGGAATTTGCACAGATTCTTGATGCCGACAGCGGTGCGGGCGACGGAAGTACTCTACGGGATCTATTGTCTACTTATCAGAAGAGTATCGATATTAACAATCAAATTATTGAGCAAGCACAAGCAGATGCACCATTAAGCGGTTATACTGACAAACACTTATTTGTTATTCCTACAGATGATCGCGGCCTAGTTGATATTGCTGCAACTGATAACATGGACCTCGATGCTAGTATTGATGTTGATGCTAAAGTAGATGCAAGTTTTGTATTGAATACGCCTACCAAAAAGATATATGTTGGATTAGGTGGCGGTGATGGTGTTCCACCTAATGGTGCGCCATTTGGTTCCGGAATTCAGTTTCCTAGTAATCCTGCTAAAGGTCAATATTATTTAAGAACAGATTATCTGCCAAATGCATTGTTCAAATATGACGGCAAGCGTTGGGTAATGCACGAGCAAGGTGTCAGAATGACTATGAACCAGTTTGGTGCTCAAGATGTTGCACCAGGCACGGCATTCGAAGGCGCTGCGATTAGGCAAACACAAAAAGCAGGATTTGTTAACAATACAAATACTGGAACTATTTCAGGTAAGGTTGTTCCTGAACGACAGGCACTAAGCAAGGCACTAAAACCAAGGGCGGATAATTAATATGGATTGGTTCTACGACGGTCAAATAAGACGATATCTAACTCAGTTTATGAGAGTTATGAGTAACTTTAGTTACAAGGATGGCTCTGGAAAAATTAAGCAGGTACCTGTTATGTACGGCGATCCTAACAGACAGGCCTCTGCTATTCTAAAGAAGAACAGCGAGAATACTATACCTAGTGCTCCGTTTATTGCCTGCTATATTAAAGGACTTGACTATGAGCAGGCAAGATTACAAGATCCAACATTTGTTAGTAAGGTACAGATTAGAGAGCGTGTCTACGACGACCAGTCCGGTGAATATGTAAACACTCAAGGTTTAGGATATACTGTAGAACGTATTATGCCTGCGCCTTATAAATTAACGTTCAACGCAGATATATGGACCACTAACACAGATATGAAGTTGCAAATATTTGAGCAATTGAGCTACTTCTTTAATCCTGCTATGGAATTACAGACTACAGACAACTATGTCGATTGGACTAGTCTAACTGTGTTGTATCTAAAACAAACTAACTGGACCAGTCGACAAGTTCCTCAAGGTGCTAATCAAGACATCGATATCCTAACACTTACCTTTGAAACACCTATCTGGATCACACCGCCTGCTAAAGTTAAGAAGATGGGTGTCATTACAAAAATTATTGCCAATGTCTTTAATAACGAACCGGGAACTATCTCTTCAGAATACGAAAGTATCGAAGCAGTATATTCAGGACTAGGCGATCATGCAGCCAAAGTAGTGGTTACTCCCGGCAACTATGAACTAATGGTATTAGATAACGTTGCTAGTATTGTTACAAATCATATTGCGACTGATGCTAATTTAGATGAGATGCCCGACTACACTGTTACATGGAGAAAGTTATTAGATTTATATCCTGGCCAGTTTAGAGCCAACTTATCTCAACTACGTTTAATGAAGGCAGACGGTAATGAAATTGTTGCCTATATTAGCCTCGATCCGTTCGACGAACGTAGAATGGTGTTAAACGTTGATCCTGATACTATTCCGACTAACACAATTATATCAGGACGTGGTACTGTAGATGCAATTATTAATCCTGAAACATTTAACCCTGAGTCTCCCGCGCCGGGCACAAGGTATCTTATCTTAGAAAATATACGTGCAACCTTCGGTGATGGTCCGAGAGCATGGTTAAATGGAAACCTTAGCGACTTTAGTGCAAATGCTAACGATATTATCGAGTGGGACGGATTACAATGGTCTGTGGTCTTCAATTCTCAAGGGGTCTCTACGGTGACTTATATAACTAACATTTATACAGGAGTTCAGTATAAATGGGATGGAGAAACTTGGAGCAAGAGTTTTGAAGGCATTTACGATAAAGACGCATGGAGAATCATTCTTTAAACCCAAAACAGGTCATTGCCAGCGGTGGCCTTATTCTTGCTAAGGACACAAAACGCTTTTTGTTTTTGCTTAGAACACAGGGCAGGACATCAGGTACCTGGGGATTAGTTGGCGGTAAAAAAGAACCTTCAGACCATACTCCGTTTGAAACTCTTAAAAGAGAAGCCGACGAAGAAGTTGGCAAAATTCCTGGAGTAAAGAAAACAGTTCCTCTTGAATTGTTTACCAGCAACGATCAAAATTTTCAATACAACACCTATGTTGTAATTGTTGAGAACGAATTTGTCCCTAAGTTAAATGACGAGCACTGCGGATATGCTTGGTGTAGTTATGATAATTGGCCAAAGCCATTACATCAGGGCCTAAGAACAAGCCTCGGTAACAAAGTTATCCGAGGCAAGTTAGAATTAATTTTAGAATTACTTGATTAAGTCTGGGCCAAATGCCCAAGTACCCATGTGCCGTGTTTCCATGCTCAGGGTAGTATCAACATAGATCTTGTGCCCTGCTTCGGCAATCTTTTGACAGAAGTGCATGTCTTCGCCCAACCAATCATCGCTTTCGGGTGTCCAACCAAATTCAAAATAAGGTCTAGAAATTTCATCTAGTATGCTAGTCTTAACCAGCATACAGCCCATGCCAATGCCTTCAACTTCTACTAGATCATCTTGTGGTTCGTAGGGCAAAGGATTCTGCCAGTCGCCGATTTTTTCGTAGGCTACTCCTTTGAATGGAGGCTGGCGGCGCACATAGTTTGCAGCAACTACAGATTTTTTATGCCCCAAAAGTCTTAGAGCAGTTGTTGACGGGAATGCCATATCGCTATCCAACCATAGCATATATTCTGCACCGATATTCTTTGCTTCTAGTGCAAGACGCTCTCGCTGCGTGAGCAAGATAGTACTTGCATCGTAGACTACGTGCGTGTCAATATTATTTTGGGTGTTTAGTTTAATCAGTTCGCCGAGACATTGTGCAAATGCTGTATGCAACATATCTCTACAGGGAACTAAAACTGCCAGTTTAGATTTTTTTAGGCTCCACTGGCTGGAGGCAAATACACTTTTACTCATGCGCCTGCTACGTCGTTACTTAATGTTTCGCCTTGGATCACCAGTTCTTGAATAGAATTGATAAGATCTTGGCTACGCTTTGCTGTAAGTATAAAGTCATTAGGGCTTAATTTACACATCTTTTCCATAGTATCAATACTAATTGCATTGTTACACAGTGTTTCTAATGCGCCCTGACGTGCTAGGTTTTCGATAAATCTATGTTTTGCAGGTTCGTCTTCAGTAATGAATAAATCTTCGCAGTCGCCCTGATCCATTTCTGACGCAAGTTCTTTAAGAATTCGAAGTTCTTCTTGTTCGCTGTTATCCAATGTACTTAATGATTGTAGATACTGGATGCGTTTTAAAAATTTAAGTAAGACATCGGGGTTAGAAGTTCGTTCGTTCCAAACTATGTTATCTAATTCCCATTTGCTTACTTGAGATGATTCTGCTAGAGAAATCAATCGTTCAATGTCTAAACTCATTTCAAACCTATATTAGTATGTGTATGGTGCTGTCTTACCACCAAACGTCGAGGAGAAACTAATTTGTGCGCCGGCAACTTTACCACCATAGTTCGCACCCAACGTTGCACTTAGCCTAACGTTGGTACCAGCAGTAGGGGTAGCGTTTGTATAAGCAGTATACACTCTACCCATTGTTATTGCTGATCCTGTTGCTGGTAAAACTGACGGCACCGTTAATCTCCTTGATATTTATTGGCCTGTAAAACACACATATCTAATATTGACGCTGTGTTATTTACCCAATTGTTTTTTGATATCATCTAGCTCAGATTTTAGAGACTGAATAGTGCGTTCTTGTTCTTTAATTGCTTCAATTAACAACGGAACTAACTTTTCATACTGAATAGTCTTATAGTTTTCACCGGATTTGCTATTGCCGTGTTCGTCTTGGTCAAACGGTGCCGGTCTAGTTGCTTCTGGTAGTACTGCTTCAACTTCGTCTGCAAATAGACCGACAAGTTTAACATTCTTATCGTAGCCAAAACTCGCAGCAAGATCGTTCGGTGTGTATGTAATACCATTTAGAGATAGAACTTTTGTTACAGCATTATCGATTACTTGTACATTTTCTTTTAATCTACGATCAGAATAGTATGCAGTAATTTCGTTTGTTGCACGAATTTCACCTGCTGTTCCGCTAGGTGCAGTTCCTACTCCTAAAGAAGGAATTTGAGAACCACTTGCAGATCCAGTTATAAATGTTGTGCCAACTGCTCTAAAGATAACACTACTAGAACCAAAATCATTATTAAAGTAGTAATCCCCGCCCTGGGTGTTAAACACCATGTTGGTAGAATCTGCTCTAATACTTGCCCTAGGAGCACCATTAAACGTGAATCCGATAATAGTCTGGCCAGATGTACCTGGCTGTGCTAGTGTTAGATGTGAGCCTGCTGTGTTTACCGCCGATGTAGTATTAGTAATCGACACTAATCCAGTGCCCGGATTAATTGCAAACGAGCTGGTTGTATAAACAGTTTCTGCTGTCGCGCTCGCATTGTTACTATCAACAAAGGCCGGGTAGTAAGTTCCGCTAACTGGCTGTGCTGTTGTTCGTACTTGAGTTGCGGCACCGGCAGTAACACTGCTTGCATTAACCCAAGTAGGCGATGCATTACCGTTACTTTGTAAAATTTGTCCTGAAGACCCGTAATTGCTTGAACCACCGAACGCAACAGCACCGGTGTTACTAACTTCAAACATCGATCCTACAAAAGTTCCGTTACCTGTACCTGATGCTACTGGAGAATATGTATGGAATACTAGTTTACCGCCTCCGGCATTTCCTGTACCTAATCCGCCAGAAAGAATAATATTACCACCGGCGAGGTTAGTCGAACCGCTTGCAGCACTACCACTTTGCAGAGTCACAGCGCCGCCAGGCTGAGTTGAACCAGAGTTATTGCTCGGAACTGTGATGTTGATCGCACCAGACGCATACGGGCCGGTACCGGATTGAATGTTAACAGCGCCGCCGATGCCACCATATGATAGTCCACCGGAGATGTTTACTGATCCACCTGCACCACTTGACGTTCCGCCAAGGCCGCCTTGTAGATATGTGTTACCGCCGTTACCAATTCCGTTCGCAGTACTTCCTTGACCAGCCATTAAGTATAAGTACTGACCGTCACCGAATGTATTCGTATAATCCGGTGCTCTAATAGTTAGATTAGTATTAGGTATTGCGGTTAGTGTGTTTGCAATACTTACTAGACCGCTTGATGCATTAATTCTAAACGAGCTAGTTGTGTATAGTGCTTCATATGCTGCTGTACTGTTGTTAGAATCAACAAACGCAGGGTAGTAAGTTGCACTAACAGGTTGTTGAACAGTTCTTACATTGTCGGCATTTGTTGCTGTAGTTGCTGTTCCTGCACTCAGGCCACTTAGTGCTGTCCATGTAGGAGCACTACCGTTACTGGTTAATACAAATCCGCTGGTACCAATACCTAAGAAAGTAGTTGTACCTGCCGCACTTTGATACGGTAGACTTCCTGCTGCGCCTGCTGCTAAGTTATTAGCAGTTACAGCACTAGCCATGTAAGTGGCTGTGTTTAAAGTCCATGTTACCGCAGTACTACCGTTGAATGTAGATCCGCTTAGACCTGCGCCAGCGGTGTGTGCCGCAATGGTTGCATAGGCAGTACCTGCGGCAGTTGCAGTGCTAGCAGTACCAGTTAAGTTACCTGTTACATTGCCTGTTAAGTTTCCAACAAATGTTGTTGCAGTAACAATACCAGATACACGTAGGTTACCGGCGCTTGGATTTACGTAGATGCTACTGGTTGTATAAACACTTTCTGCTGCTGCACTTGCGTTATTTGTATCAACAAAAGTTAAGAAGTAATCAGCACTTAGAGGTTGTGCAACAGTATTGACCTGAGCACTACCACCACTTGCACTGTCGGCAATTACAGCACGACCAACATACATACTGCCAGTTGATGCAAAAGATGTAGCGCCAGCGCCTGTCTGGAACGCAAATTGACCTGCACTACCACCTGCTAGGTTGTTAGCAGTTACGGCACTGGCCATATAGGTAGCAGTGTTCAAGGTCCAGGTTACGTTTGCACTTCCATTGAATGTGGTTCCACTTAGGCCTGTGCCGGCGGTATGTGTACCGATAGTTGCGTAAGCAGTAGCGGCACTAGTTGCTGTTGTTGCGTTACTTGCTGTACCTGTTAAGTTACCTGTTACGTTACCGACAAATGTTGTTGCAGTAACAATACCAGATACACGTAGGTTACCAGCACTTGGGTTTACATAGATGCTGCTAGTTGTGTAGACAAATTCTGCCGCTGCACTTGCATTGTTTGCATCAACAAATGTTAAGAAATAATCAAAGTTTGTTGGCTGTGCTACAGTATTGACCTGAGCACTACCGCCACTTGCACTGTCGGCAATTACAGCACGACCAACATACATACTGCCTGTCGATGTCCATACAGGTGCGCCGTTGGTTGTTGCTTGCCAGAACTGACCACTAGTACCTGAGTTAGCAAACGCAGTAGTATTTGCAGCACTCTGATACGGAATTTGCCAATTGGTGCCGCCTCGAATATTTGTACTGACTACGGCGTTAGCCACATAGATGTTAGCAGTTGTGGTCCATGTAGGTGCGCCGTTGAAGTTTGCTTGTAAGAAGTTACCAGTGGTTGCAGTGCTTACAAATGCTGTAGTGTCAACTGCACTTTGATACTGTAACTGGCCGCCTACACCGCCTCGTTGGTGCGTAGAGAGAACAGAATTTTGAACGTAGATGTTAGCCGTTGTTGTCCATACAGGTGCACCATTGGTTGTTGCTTGCCAGAACTGGCCGGTTGTTCCCGAACTTGCAAACAGTGTGGTGTTAGCCGCACTTTGATATGGTATTTGATACGGTGTTCCGCCTGCTAAGTTATTAGCAGTTACAGCACTGCCCATATAAGTGGCTGTGTTCAATGTCCAGGTTTGGTTTGCGCTACCGTTGAATGCAGTACCTGTTAGGCCTGTACCGGCAGTTAATGTACCAATTGTTGCATAAGCAGTACCCGCACTTGTTGCTGTTGTTGCAGCAGTAGCACTGTCTGCCAGTGTTGCACGATTAACGTAGATGTTAGCCGTCGATGTCCAAGTAGGAGCACCATTGAAGTTGGCCTGTAGGAAGTTACCGGTAGTAGCCGTAGTAATGAACGATGTAACACCTGCGGCACTTTGATACGGTAACTGGCCCGCCAGTCCACCTGCTAAGTTTGTTGCTGTTGTAGAAATACCTGTAATACTTGCGTTAATTGTTCCCGCTACAGTAATGTTGCCGCCGACATAAACGCTACCGCCGACACCAACGCCACCTAGAACAGTTAGGTCGCCGGTAGATGTGTTTCCTGCATTAGCAGTACCACCTACCAGTTTGATCGCAGCAGTCTTAAATGTACCGTAGTTTGTACCTGTAAATATACCGCCGCTTTCTGTGCCGTTTTCATACCATTCTAAGTAACCAGAGTCGTTACCTAATCCTAAGAATCCGTTTTTGTCAACGCTCTTATAGTAGTGGAAAACAAACCCAATGTCTTTACCGTCATCTAAGGTCCATGCAGTTCCTACACCACCTGGGGGTGTGTGTAAGTTTAAGATGTTGTCAGTATATACAGTGTTGGTACTGTATGCGTATGTCGCAGTACCGGCAAAGGTCACAGGGCCCTTGAATAGTACAGGAGCATCTGTTGCAACGGTTAGGCCGCCGTTAATAAATGCGCCGCCGGCAACGTATAATGCGTTACTAACACCGGATGATGTGCTATAGGCTGTATTGTTAACGGACAGGCTGTTTAAATTTACAAGACCAGACTGAGCATTAACGTAGAAACTGCCAGTTGTGTAAAGTCCTTCTGGAGATAGCGAGGGATTGTTACCAAACACAAAAGTAGGATAACGATTAACGTTGTCGCTTCTAGATAAAGTTTTTACTTCGTCTGCAACTTGGGCAGAGATAGCCAATGTAGCATTATCGGCATTTACAGCACGATTAACATACATGCTGCCTGTTGAGGTCCATACGGGTGCGCCATTGGTTGTTGCTTGCCAGAATTGACCGCTTGTACCTGAGTTAGCAAATGCTGTTGTGTTCGCAGCAGTTTGATAAGGAATCTGATATGGTGTACCACCGCGTAGGTTTGTGCTAACCGCAGCATTGGCTACATAGATGTTAGCAGTTGTGGTCCAAGTAGGAGCACCATTGAAGTTGGCCTGTAGAAAGTTACCTGTTGTAGCAGTTGAAATATAACCGCTTGTGTTAGCACCAGTCTGGTAATGTACTTGGCCTGCAACACCACCACGTAGGTTTGTGCTTACGTTAGCGTCTTGAATATAGATGCTGCTAGTATTTGTGTATGTTGGTGCGCTAGTACCGCCGCTGACTAATAATTGTCCAGCAGTGCCCGGTCCAGCAAATCCTGTTACGCCTGTAGAAATTTGATAGACTAACTGTCCGTCTGTGCCACCAACAATCTTACTTGCAGTAACCGCAGCACCGACATGCATAGATGCTGTTGTTGTCCAAGTTGGTGCATTAGTACCATTTGCCTGTAAGAAGTTGCCTGCGGTTGCTGTAGTTACAAAAGCAGTTGTGTTAAGATTGCTTTGATAGACTAACTGTCCAGAGCTTCCTCCATACAGATCTTCTGCAAATACCGCACTGTTAACATACATGGTACCGCTAGATGTCCATAGCGGTGCGCCATTAAAGTTGGCTTGTAAGAAGTTACCTGTTGTTGCAGTTCCTAAGAATGTTGTCGAACCTGCTCCAGATTGATAAGGAATCTGCCCTGCAAGACCGTTGGCTAAGTTTGTTGCTGTAGTTGCGTTACCGGCACTTAATCCGCTTAATGCACTCCATGTAGGAGCAGTACCGTTACTGGTTAATACATATCCGCTAGTACCGATACCGAGGAAAGTAGTTGCGCCAGCAGATGTCTGGTAAGGCAGACTACCTGCTGCGCCTGCTGCTAAGTTGTTAGCAGTTACGGCACTGGCCATATAGGTAGCAGTGTTCAATGTCCAAGTTTGGTTTGCACTACCATTGAACGCAGTACCTGTTAGACCTGTACCGGCAGTTAGTGTACCGATAGTTGCATAAGCAGTACCCGCACTTGTTGCTGTTGTAGCACTGTCTGCCAATGTTGCACGGTTAACATACATACTACTTGTGCTAGTCCATGTAGGTGCACCGTTGAAGTTGGCCTGTAAGAAGTTACCTGTTGTAGCGGTTGTGATGTAACCACTTGTATCTGCGGCTGTTTGATAGTGTAATTGTCCTGCAACTCCACCACGTAGATTTGTACTTACGTTAGAGTTTTGTACATACATCGTTGCAGTTGTAGTCCATACCGGAGCAGAACCAGAACCTGCACTGCCTAAGAAAGTACCTGCGGCACCTGTTGCTAAGAAACTTGGAGTTCCTCCACCGCCACTAATGAAGAGGTTACCTGTTGTGCCAGGACCGACAAAACCAGTATTACCTGCTGAGATTTGATAAACAATTTGTCCGTTTGTCCCGCCACGAATATCTTCTGCAAATACGGAACTACCTACATACATGCTACCTGTGCTAGTCCAAGTAGGAGCACCGTTAAAGTTACCTTGTAGGAAGTTACCAGTCGTGGATGTACTTAAGAATGCTGTAGTATTTGCAGCACTTTGATATACAATCGCCCCGCCTGTACCACCGCTTAAAGAACCAGAGAAGTTAGTTGCAGTTACAACAGTAGCAACAACAAGGCCGCCAGCAATACCAACGCCGCCCCGGACTTGTAACGCACCCGTGTTAGTAGAACTTGCTGCGGTAGTCTTTGTAATTAATGTGTCGCCGCCAATAGATACTCCGTCAGCAACGGTTAATCCAGTACCGGTACCTTCAATGCTTACGTAATCAAATGTACCTGTACTACCTGTAATCTGGTCAAGGCCGGCGCCCTTTAGGTACAGGTTACCCTGTAGGTTAATATCACCACCTACAAATAAGTCTTTAGCGATTGCAGCACCGCCAGTGACTAATAGTGCGCCCTGTGTGCTGGTATTAGATAATGAATTTGTTGTACCGCTTACGACAATATTTGTTGTGGTAAATGTTGTTCCGTTGAAACGAAGTGCTGCGTTAAATGTTGTTTGTCCAGGAGCACTTTGATAAGGAATTTGATCTGCTAATCCACCTGCAATGTTGCTTGCCGTTGTGGCAAGACCTGCACTAAGTCCGCTCAATGCTGTCCATGTAGGAGCACTGCCGTTACTGGTTAATACAAATCCGCTAGTACCGATTCCTAGGAATGTTGTTGCGCCTGCTGCGCTTTGATATGGTAAACTACCTGCTGCGCCGCCGTTTAGGTTAACGGCTGTCTGCATTAGTGTAGCAGTGTTCAATGTCCAGGTAACGTTTGCACTGCCGTTGAAAGTAGTACCACTTAGACCTGTACCAGCAGTATGTGTGCCAATTGTCGAGTAAGCAGTTGCCGCAGCAGTTGCGGTGCTGGCTGTACCAGTTAAGTTTCCAAAGAATGTAGTAGCGGTTACATTACCTGCAACAAAAATACTTCCGCCGACACCTATGCCACCGGCAATTTGTAGGGCACCAGTAGTAGCGTTATGTGCCGCGGTTGTGTTGGATGTTTTAATGACATCGTCGGTTTGAATTAATGTTGTAGTTACAGTAGTAAGTTGAATTTCTAATTGTTGAGAAACAATTTTACCGCCGACATACACATCGCCCGCAACACCGATGCCGCCTGCAACAATTAACGCACCGGTACTAGTTGAAGTAGCATTAGCAGTACCGTCGACTCTAATGCTACCGTTAGAATATGTTAAGGTATTTGTAAATGCAGGCGCACTTGTTCCGTTGCTTAGTAAAAACTGTCCAGCAGATCCCGGACCAAAGAAACTGGTTGCACCGGGTCCTGTTTGATAAGGAATCTGACCAGCGGTACCTGCTGATAAATTACTTGCTGTAGATGCGGCTGATACAACACCGCCCGCTGCAACTACGCCACCTGCTGTTACTCCATCGCCTACCCATGTTGGCGCAACTCCCGCCGATACGTTATCAGTGACGTATATAAATTGACCTACTTGTGCAGTTGTTGTTAATCTTTCTGCGTTGGTTAAACGCAGTGTTGGCATAATAAATGTACCGCCCGGTGTAACTGCGTTATGAACACGTAAGGTATTAGTACTTGTATCGATACTAATTTCTGCTACAGCACCTGTGAACGCATCGTTCTGTGCTGTGTTTCCTCTTCTAAATTGTAATACAGATGTCATTATTGTTTCTCTTACATGTTAATTTACAACGAGCCTAGATCCACTGATCCTGCTACTGGTGTGTCCCAAACATAGCCTAAATCAATATAGGGGTATCCGCCACCACCACCGCCGCCAAAGGTACCTACTAAAGTACCGTTCATATAAATGTTGCGGGCATAAAGATCGCCCTGAATACCAACGCCACCTACGACCTGTAGTGCGCCAGTTGTTGTATTTGTTGCTGAGGTAGTGTTGAGGATGTTTACAGTTCCACCGATGTAAACATCTTTGGCAATGCCAACACCGCCGGATAGAATTACACCACCTGTTGTAGTGCTAGTTGAAGTTACTGTTGACAAGAACGTCGCTGTGGTATTGACCACAAGGCCGTGCTTGACTTTAAAGTCGGCGTTTATAGGCATGCCTTTTAGTTTCCCTTTCCACCAAAATGGCTATAATAGTGTTATTTATATAAAAAGGAAAAATCAGATTTACAAAACAAAATAGGGCTCAATGAGCCCTATTTTTAGTGTGTTACATTTATAATGTAATTGTCTGCCTACTTACTTTGATAGTCATCTGTGTAGGTGTATAGTTTGCTTGGAACTTAACTGTTATTGTTCCACCGCTTAGAGTAGCGTCAAATGTTCCTAGTTCACCCTGGCTTGTTGCAACAGCATATTCTGTCATGTAAACTGTAGTTCCATCGTGGAATACTAACATTTCTTGTACGTGGATCTTAGTACCATCGACAACTTGAACTAGGTATTTTGCAGTTCTGTAAGCGGTTGCACTCCATGTATCTAGACTGATTAAACTGTTAGTTACAATATGAGCACTGGTATAGTTACCGTATAAGGTGTTATTGCTGTAGAAACTGTTGAATACTGTTTGAGTTGTAGCAGTTCCAACGGTAATGTCTTCACCTACCACTAGACTCTTAGCAATACCAACGCCGCCGCTGACTACTAATGCGCCGTTGTTTACAGCATTGCTGTCAGTTGCGTTAGTAATACTGGTAATACCGGAAATACTTACAGTGTTACCGAATGTAGATGCGCCAGTTGCTGTGAATAATCCAGTTACCTGTAAGTTACCGCCTACAGTTTCGTTGCCAATAATGTTGGCACTAGTTGCAGTGAATACAGTTGCAGTTAATAGACCGACAGTACTGTAGCCCGTAACCGCAACGTTGCCGCCCACTGTTAAATTATTTGTAACTGTAGCAGCACTGATTGTTGCACCACCACTTAGGCTACTAAATCCTGTTACTCCTAAACTTGTACCAACTGTGACTGCGTTGGTTACGGTTAGAGCGCTAATTGTACCACCACCGTTAACTGTTAGATAACCTGTGATAGTTTCGTTGCCACCAACTGCTAAGTTATTTGTGACTGTTGCGGCACTAATTACTGCACCGCCATTTAGACTTGAGAAACCAGTTACTGCTAGGCTTGTGCCAACTGTTGCAGCATTAGTTACTGTCAATGCGCTGGCTGTTGCACCGCCATTTAGACTGCTGAATCCAGTAACTGCTAAACTTGTACCAACAGTTGCAGCATTAGTTACTGTTAGCGCACTGATTGTAGCGCCACCGTTAATAGTTTCGTAACCAGTGACTGTTAAATTACCACCAATCGACTGATTGCCGGTAATTGTTGCAGAAGAACCTGTAATTGCACCGCCAACAAATAATCCGCCAGCAATACCTACGCCGCCACGAACTTGTAGAGCACCGGTGTTAGTAGAGCTTACTGCGGTTGTGTTTGTAACAGTTGTTACACCACCAATTCTAACACCATCAAATACTGTTAAACTTGTGCCAGTACCTTCAATGCTTATGAAGTCGAATGTACCTGTACTACCTGTGATTTGGTCTAGACCAGCGCCTTTTAAGTACAAGTTACCTTGTAAGTTAATATCGCCGCCAACCCACAAGTCGTTATTAATTGCAGCACCACCTGCTACCTGCAATGCGCCTGTACCGTTGTTATATCCAGTAGCATTACCTGTACCGCTAACAATTACGTTTGTAGTGGTAAATGTTGTTCCATTAAATCTTAATGCACTACTGAATACTGTTTGACCAGGAGCACTTTGATAAGGAATTTGATCTGCTAGACCGCCTGCAAGGTTACTTGCAGTTGTAGCGTTACCAGCACTTAACCCACTAACTGGCGCCCATGCAGGGTTTCCACCGGATACTGTTAAGATGTATCCGTTTGTACCAATTGGTAATAGAGCAGTTGTATTAGGAGCACTTTGATAAGGTAAACTGCCTGCTGCGCCGCCAATAATGTTAGTTGCAAATGTAGCAGTTCCAGATAGTGCGCCAACGAATGTTGTTGCAGTTACAATACTATCTGAGTAAATGCCGCCAAATACTGTAAGTTTTTCACCTGCTACGCTGGCTGTAGTGCTAGCAAACGATCCGATTCGCATTCCGCGACCGGCAATCATATTGCCAGTTTTAAACGTACCGTAACTACTTCCTGCAAATGTGCTAGTACCTTCTGCACCTGCTGCGTACCATTCTAGGTACTTACTATCGTTGGCTAGAACAAGAGCAGCGTTTGTATCTGTGCTGTTTGTATAATAGTGGAATCTAAAGCCGATATCTTTACCGTCATCTAAGGTCCATTGATTATCAATGCCGCCTGGTGGAACGTGTAAGTTTAAGATGTTGTCTGTATAAACTGTTTGCGTAGAGAATACATACGTCGATGTACCGCTAAATGTAACTGGTCCTTTGAACAGTACAGGACCGTTTGAGCCAACAGTTAATCCACCATCTGCATAGATACCGCCTGCTACATATAAAGCGTTTGCGGTATTAGTTGTAGTGTTGTATGCAGTACTTTCGACAACTAAATTGTTCTGTGTTAAAATGCCACCAGTTACTACAAGAGCACCAGTATTACCAGCAGAATCGGCTGCTGTATTATTTGTAATGCTAGTTACACCTGCAACGTTTAAGGTTCCACCTAAGTTCGTTGCACCTGTGTCAACAGTTAAAATGTTTGTACCAGTAATGAATAGCGAACCGCTAAATGTGTTTACTGCGCCTGTGAATAGTGTCTGGCCTTGAAATAAACTTGGTCCAGTAACCTGCAAAGAAGTTAATGTCGAAGTACCTGCGGTTAATCCTGCAAGCGAAGTTAGCCCGTTAACTGTTAGGGGACCGTAGTTTGTTTGTGCGCCCCAAATAGAAGCAGTTGTGCCTACGATTAAGTTCTTGGCAATTGCAACTCCGCCATTAACTTGAAGCGTTGCCGTCTGGCCTGTTGACGATGTTACCGCCTGCGTTCCCTGAACGAGCGCACCGGATTTGACTACGAAGTCTTTACTTATTGCTGTAATTGCCATGTTAGTGTTTCCTAAATTAGACGGTCATCCCAGTCCTAAATATCTTTACCTCTTTGCTAGTAGCGTAATGTGCAGTAAAATACAGTCTAACCATATCATCTCCTTGAACGTCTGCGGCAAATTCTCCAAGGTCACCATGTGAAGTTAACACAGCGTATTCGGTTGCATATACCGTTTGATCATTATCTACTAACAATAAAATCTCAATAGTTTCAAAACTTGCCCCAGATCCAGTCCCCTCTGTTATCTGAATTAAGTATTTTGCCGACCTATACTGTGTTACCGGGTATGAGTCGACTACTATCGTATCTGTAGTATTTACCAAAATTTTCGCAGAATCCATGATTGTATCTGCAATCTGTAAACTTTCAGAATTTATGCGTTTTGCTACTCCTAGTCCGCCACTAATTATAACCGCTCCTGTAGTGCTAGACGTAGATTCTGTGGCATTAGAGAAGATTACCTGCTGATCTGTAGTGTTTCCTCTAGTGGTTACAGTTTGTAGTGTACTGGTATTAGAGATTAAGATCGACGTTGTTCCAGTAATTAAGTACGATGATGTTGATTCGACCTTAATGTCAGGTCCTGCAAGAATATCACTAATTAAAGAACTAGTTGTAATAACAGGAACACCGGCGCTGTAAATAGTTCCGCCGATCCATAAATCTTGACCTATGCCTACACCACCGTTGATGACTAGAGCACCCGAGCCTGTGCTTATTGCATTTGAAGGATTTAAAACTTGTATAGCATTGGTTGTAGAATTACCCCTGTCTGTTACAGTCTGTAATGTGCTAGTGTTCCAAATTGTTACATACTGAAATCCGGAAGTAGTTACTGCGCCGACTGCCGTATCGGTTCCTGCGTAGACTACTGTTTGTTTAACAAAGGTATCTAATGTAGATGTTGTAATAATTTCAGCGCCGGCAATTGTACTTGTTGAGCCAATATTAACAGATCCGCCAACTCCTAGACCGCCTGTAATTACTACACTGCCGGTTACAGTTGATAAACTTTGGCTAATTGTGTTAATAATAATAGGCGAGCTAGTGCTACTGGTTAGTCGTATCCATGCACTGCCGGTCCATTGATAAGTTATGTTTCCTATAACATAGGTATCATTTACTGAAGGACTTGTAGGAAAGTTTAATAATGCCATAGTTTAGAATCCTGTAAATTGTACCCAAATAAAATTGCCACCGTCATCGATATATTGGCACTCAACTCCGTAAGTCGGGTCAATCCAAAAATCACCAAGTCTAGGTGAGGCCGGCGGTGTTGTTGATATTGTAACTTTTGGTGTGTACAATAAATTATTGTAGTAGGCAATGCCGTCCTGACTATACACACTACCGCCGACCCATGCAGTATTTGTTACGGTCAAATCACCGGCATCTACAGTCTGAAAATATCCATCCTGTGCGTTAGACTGGCCGATGATCATGTTATCCATGGTGCCTGCTACACTAGGTTGTATTGTAATAGAGCCCCCAATCGAAGGCTGTATATTAACGTTGGCAGCAGACGGACTTAAATTAACAGCATCGTTACCTGTTACATTTAATTCGCCTGTAATATTAACAGAATTAATAACGTTTACATCTGTGTTGAATGTTGCGGTGTTTAACGAAATAAGATTTTTAGTCGTTGTAGTTTTTAGTACATTTATATCACTATCGAATGTTGCTGTACTGACTACGTCTAACTTTCTGTTAACTATAACATCTGTGCTAAAAGATGCGGTGCTTAACACACCTAATCTGCCAAAGACGTTTAAGTTTTCTCCGATACCAGCACCTCCAACTACTTGGAATGCTCCTGTAAACGGATCAGTAGAAGTTAGTGTACTATTAACTTTTAAAGTTAGGAAGGTAGATGTACTAGCATCAAAGTATCCGCCTACAAATAGGTCTCCGTCTATTCCTGCACCACCTTGTACACGTAAGGTACTAGTGCTCGATACTGGACTGTTTGCCTTAATAACAACCGCAGTTGTTCCTGTACCTATTATAGTTAAGGTCTGAGTGTTTATATTGCTATAAATCTGGCCGCCATTAAACTCAACATTACCTAAACTGCTGGCGTATGTTGTCACTAATTTATCGTTAGTTACTACAGTATAGCCGGTACTAGTTGTAGGACTTTGCGGAAGTTGAGGCATAGCGTTTTGAAGTTTGATAAACTCCCCGCTACCTCCTGTTCTTAATTTTGATCCGCTTAATAAACTTGGCATTGCTATGTCCTATTAACTATTTGCTGTCTGCAGAATGCTTAATACTAACTGAAGTGTTCCTGTTGTATCGGCGTGTGCTCGTATACTATCTAATTCTTCAACAATTAATTTTCCAAAGATTGGCGATCCAGCATCATTAGCAGGAATCGCATAGTCTTTGATCAATGTACTAGGAGTGTTTCCTGTTTGACCGCCGAAGCCTTGAGCATCAGGCAATACAGTTTTATAACGGAAGTGTTCGAAAGTTAGATAGTGTGTGCTTGTATCTAAGTTTGAAACTTGTGCCATTAACACAATAGAAGTTACACCGATCGGACTGGTATAGACCGTTGCTGTGGTATTTGTTGTAAGTACCGCAGTCTTTGTTAAAAATTTGTTTAATGGTAACTGTGCCATATCATCTCTCTTTATTCAATTGCTAATATGAATGGAGTCATATTTGCGTATAAACTTTGAACGAATGTTCTACCGCTTAGAACACCCGTTGCCTGACTAATTACTAATCCTGGACCAATTCTAAAGTCACCGTTCTGGTCGGTGCTGGTAAAGAATACCTTACCTGCGTTTAACTGAACTGTTTCTTTACTCTGTACAGGATCTGCTACGCCACGTTGAGGTAATGCGCCATAGTTAGTACCTGCTCCTACATATTCAAATAGGTATCCGCTGGCACTGATATAACTTCTTTGATAGAAATTAATAATAGCACCGTCTGGGAAGTATTCAGGTCTTGCAACCGCTTCGCCTAGTTCAACAATGTGATGTGTGCCTGGACGACTCCAGTAACTTAGACCAGAGTAAATGCTATTATAGTTTCCGCCACTTTGTAGATCATAAATTAGTTGTCGTAAGATTAGTTTAATGTCTCTAATACATTTTGTTTTATCGTAACTGCCTATGCCGCCCGATAACCAAAAATCAACATAGGCCGCAACTTCTTGTGCGATAAATTCTATATTTGATTCAATCAAGATTATACAACTACCCGCGCCATTGGGTATAGTACCAGATTCTAGTATTTGACTTTGCGGAACCACTGCGGTTGCTGCTGCGTAATTAGGTGCATTGACTATATCAATAATGTATTCGATGTGTAAGTCAACAAAGGCCTGAGCTTGTACGCCGCCAACGATAGACGGAGTAATAACCTGCGTAGCAGTATTTCCTGCGGTAGGCGTAACAGGTATATTATCAATAACTGCATCAACAACACTTCTCATATGTTGAAGTGCGGTTACGTGAGCCGCAATCTGGCTTGTTGGTGGGCCTTGATAGTACGGATCACTGTTTGCTGCTAATATGTTTGTATTAGGAGCATAAGGTTGGTTTGCTACTGCGCTAGTAAGGACTGTGTAATAACTATTTCCGCAGAAATATAGTGTAAAGTATGTCGGGTTAGTCGGATCCCCGCCGCCACTAGTTAGTGCATTGCTGAGGCTAATTGAATTATAGTTAACATCTGTAACTACAGTACCGGTAGCAACATAGTAGACGCCGTTGTCGTCATACTGTCTACCAAATTGATCTCTAACAATTAATTCGTTACCAATAAACACATCAGTTGTACTGATGCCTGTTAGGTTGATTGTGCCAGTTGTTAGTGTGCTGGTGCTAGGTGTAGCATTTAAGAACCCTGGTAAACTTTGTTCGTTTAGATAGCCTAGTGGGGGCTCAACTTCCATTACTAGGCCAATGTGAGGTCTGTTTGCTGTGTCTGGGACAAACACTTCAACACGACCGCCATTGTTAGGCCAGTAACCCTCTGGATAGAATTGATCAAGGTAAGGCAATCCCGGGCCGTTAGGACTGAAAGGATATGCTCTAAACTTTGGATTGAATACTGTACCGCTAAACTCTCTCTTACCGTAGCCTTTTGCTAGCAACGATATGTCACCGAAGTTACAGTTAGAGTTAGTAATAGAAGCAATACCTCCGTTATCGCATTGAACACCCACGGAACAGAAAATTGTAAACACAGAAACTAACTGTGCGTAGCCGTTGTTAGTAACTTTGATACCAACACCGCCCTGGTTAAGTTGAGTAAACGCATCGTAAACAAACGACTGGATCGGGCTTCGATCACTAATTACTCCACCGTCAACAAGACTACCGCCCATAGAACCGTTAGGATCTACTTTTCTTTCATCCCAGGTAGTTGCATTGCCTGTGTATTCTAAGCTCTTTGCAGAAACTTGTGCATCTTGTAACGGATAAACCGCAGTTTCTCCGAAATACAATGTTGCATTTTTTCCAAATCCGATTGTTGCTGTGTTCAAACCGATCAAATATGTACCAGTACTGACTTCGTTAACGCTAGTTACCTTTGGTGCGATCTTTACAGAACTGCCATTCAGACCTGTTAGGCTAAACAGACCACCGCCTGCATATATAGGAGGTGCTACCGCAGGTCCGTTCTCAATAATATCTGTAATGATATTAAAGTTTCTAGACACTGCTTCCTGCGGCATGTAGTCGCCGCCATACTGGAAGAAGGTATTAATTACTTGTTTTGTAACTGTATTTGTTATTCCAGTTACTGTAGTGTTAGCAATTACCTGTAACGCAACATCGCGAACATAGTTAATTGCAGCCGTTGTTGTAGAGACTTGGCCAGAAACGTAATTGTATCCGGCGCTCCAATAACTTAGACCTGCTTCGAGAGACTTTTGATTTCCGCCTAATAGAATGTCCTGGCTAACTGCGTCGATAATCAGGCCAACATCTCGATAGCACAATTCTTGGTCGTAGTTAAAACTTCCAGGATTATATGTATTATCAAGATATGCAATCATTTCAGCAACAATAAAATTCTTGTTTGCTTTAATAATATCAAATGCATTGATTACCGTTGTACTAGTGGACCTAGTTAAATTAATTGGTTCAAGAGGAGCAGCAATACTAGGACCAGATAAGATAATATCTGTGATTGTGCTAAAGATCTTAGTAATCTCTGTTGCAGCAGATGCATCACTTAACGGTAATCCTGTTACTGGTTTTACTCTAGTCTGAATTGGTGTGTATGCGTTACCTTGAATAAGATCAACTGCAACATCTTTCATAAATGTAAATGCATCTATTGTTGCTGTTGTTTCATTTGGTATAACAGTTACGCCTGTTAGATTAGAATAATAACTTAGACCTGCCTGAATGCTTTGACGATTTCCTCCGTAGAGTAAATCAAACGCAAGGCTCTGTAGAATATACTCTACATCTCGTTCGCATTTTGCCTGATCGTAGACCAGTGTTGGATAGTTTGCAGTTACAAATCCAATAATTTCTCCTTGGATGTAACTGGTATTTGCTAATAATAAATCGTAGGCATTTTTTACACTAGTAAACGGACTAGGTTCACCGCCGTTTGGTACAATCAAGTCAGTCCATCCGGTAGATTTACCACCTAAGATTGTTAGGATGTTATTAAATCCAGATTTTAGAGTAGCCACTTCGGAGGCTGTTGCATAGTTACTAGCAGTAGTTTGTGCGCCAACAGTATATCGATAGATACCTAACACTGCATCCATCTCTGCTGTAATGTTCTGTACAATTTCTAAACTTAAATCTCTTAGGTATGTAATTGCTGCGATAGTTGCAGTAATTTCAGCCGGTATACTTCCGGTGTATCCGCCTTGGGAGAAATACTGAATACCTGCAAAGGTACTCTGACTGTTTCCTGTTGTTGGAAATAACAGGTCTGAACTAACACTGTCAAGAATAATTAATGCATCTCTCTTGCATCTAATTTGGTTATAAGGTAAACTCTTTGGAGGCACACACAGGTTAGTGTTAATATGATCAAGAGTAATTTCTTGAATAAACTTTCTGTTTGCCTGCATTAAAATTTCTGCACTGACAAAGGCTGCGTCAGGTCCAGGACCAATATACAGATCAGGAGCAGCATCGGGACCATTGTTAATAATATCAATAACGATGTCAAATAAATTGTCAATTGAATCTAATGCAATAGCACCGCCTGTGCAGTTAAGGTTAATGACCTGAGAATTTACAGGAATATTTGCCGGAGGTGTAAGGACAGGGCAAGTGTTGTTTTCGACAATTAGGCTGCATAGATACTTAATGTATTCGATTGCCCCTACAGTCTGTGTTTCTTGTCCTGCAATAACACTAGTTACACCTCTGTAATATGAAAGCCCGCTTTCAACACTCTTCTCATTTCCGCCGAAGGCCATGTCATAAGACATGTTTTCAACTAAAATGCCGGCATCTCTAAAGCATAGTTGTTCATTATAAACAAAGCCAGGGAAGTTTGTGTTTACCCAAGCAACGGTTTGACTTTGAATGAAGGGCTTGTTTGCTAGCAGTAATGTTCTTGCGTTGAAGAATCCTGGATTTTGTTTACCTGGATTGATACTCTGGCCAATTACAATATCGCCTTGCTGTACATTAACTAGTAATGTTGTAGTATTTGCTTCCCAAGATCCTACTGCTACTGCTTGAGGTACTTGAACGGTTTGGTTAGGTACAAACATTGTACCGTCAATTAACCATGGCCCGCTTTGGTTAGTACAGTTTTGAATATATGGACTCTGGAACAGGTCAATTCTGTTATCACCTGTCTGAGGAGGGAACGCTGTTGCAAACGCACCTCTGTTGAATCGTTCGTTGTATTGGCCAGGTAACTTGCCGCTACGGCCATTCAAGAAGTTCATATAGTTTAAATAGCAACCGCTATTCATATGGAACAAGTCTTGAGTTTTGTTAATTGGTTCAACAAACGTTGTACGAATATCGCTGCCTCTTACCGAAGTATAAGGCTTCATGACTAAGGGGTTGTCTTCTAAATAACGACCAGGACTTACTAGAATCTGTGTGCCTGGTTGATAGTACGGACTGTTCATTGCACCGCCAATTGTACGGCAAGCACGGCTCGGATCCATTGCACGGCCGTCGTTAGTGTCGTTACCGTCCATGGTTACATACAGTGTATTTGTAACAACTGGTGCAGTACCTACTGGGTTATTACCTCTTACGCGAATGTCTCCGAACAATTCAACAATGCCTTCTCCGCCCGCTGGACTTAGTGTGATGTTGCTGTTCGTATTACCTAAAAATTTTGTATAGATATTAGTTAGATATGCATCTCTCCAACTAACTTCTTCAGTACCAATTGCGCTACCGTCACTTTCTGGTATGATATTTTGTCCAACCATTAAGTTGAGTTTAACACCGGCGCCACCATCTACAGACAATGCAGCACTTTCTACACTAGATGCATCATCTGTAGATTTAATCTTAACTCGCTCAGTAGTAATTTTACCAAGGTATGGGTTATAGGTCAGGCCACCTTCGCTGCCGTCTTGATTTAAAATATCACCGTAGATCTGTGCGCCTTGCACAATCATACCATCTTCGTCAGTGAATAATGGGAAGTATCTCTTATCTTCGTTAGTTTCTAAGACAGCAATGTTAGATGCCGTGGTTGCTGTGTTGGCAGCAGCAATACGACCGTAGATAAATCCGCCTACGGCTAAGTCCTTTTCGATACCGACACCACCGGCAAAGTATGCACCTGCCGTTTGTCTCTGAGCCGTAGTACTAAACAACGATTGATCTATAGGAGCAAGTGGATCATTTCCTGTAGGATTGTTTACACTTCCAACGTTTTGTGCGTTATTCTTAATAACAGCAAAGGAAAGACCGGTCCCTGCATTTACAACTCTTAAAAATCCGCCTATGTTAGTAGACGATGATAATACCAGCGTTACACCGTTATCATTTTGTGAAATAAAAGATGAATTAGGAGATTGAACTGACCCGCTCTTTGGGGCTAGTGACCTTGTTCCTGATTGTCTATTTCCCGCCATTATTTTAGATTCCTTTAGGGTATTTATTCGTTTAGTAGATCTGAAGTTCCAAGCCTCTTAAAATTGGAGTGGTAGAATGAGGCCAGTCTGGATGACTTTTAAATCTAACTACTATACCAAATGAAGGATCATGTATTATGCTTGTTAAATTTTCAACACCCCAGGCATCTGATTCGCTGCCGTAGACATTTACAGGGTTAACTGATCTTGAACACTTATTTTCTCCTATTAGTTCTCCGTTATGCACTAATTGAACAGTGTCGTCTGTAACACGACCTTGTCTAGTTGCAGTTATTTTGAGAGAAATTCCGTTTACAATAGATGGGAGATTTTGAAAATTAAAATTTGTTGCACTTAAAAACCAAGACTTTGATTTAATATCATTCTTTGGTTGTCGAGCTATATGAAACAAAGGTTTAGAAAGTGCAAGACCGCCATTTAAGGTTATCACGGTATCGAAGTCGGTGTTCCATTCAATGTGTGAAGGATCTTCAGCGTACTGTGTTATTAGAGTAGGAGAATGCCATTGTGTGCTCATCCTGTATTTACCAGAATAAAAAAGGACTCCGAAGAGTCCTTTGAATTAGATTAGATCTAATTAGTTGTTTGTAATACTTACATAACCTGCAGAAGGAGAACCTAAAGTCCATCCTGCAACAGATTCGTTAGCAAATACGAAACTTCCGCTTGCTGTGCTTTGTACAAGAACAGCCTTGCGAGCAGTTAACTTACGAACATAGTATGTGCTACCGTTTGTATCTGTAGCAACTAAGTTCATTTGACCTTCTGCTAGTGTGCTAGAAGTTACTAAACGGCAAATACCAGTACCTTGGCTGTTTTTAACTAGGTATGCTCTAGAACCAGACTGTCTGATAATGTCACCTGCGCCAACAGCAGAGCTACCGCCGGGAACAAAACTATCAAACTTAATAGCGTTTTGACGGTTAGTAGACATGCTGATTGTAAATGTCGCTACAGTACCTGTTGTGCCACTAGTTACAGTTGCAGTAGGTGTGCTGGTATAACCACTACCACCGTCTAACAATGTTACTGTTGCTACGTTACCTAATTCGTTAGTTGTTACTTCGCCTAATGCAGTTTGACCGCCGGCGATCTGAGGTGCAGTAAATGTTAGGCTTAGAGTTGTGCTAGTTGTATATAGTGTACCAGTATTGTTTTTAGCAATAGTAGCAACTGCTTCACCGCCTACACCTTCGCCGTCGATGGCAATGTTTGTATTACCGAAAAATTTCTTTTTAATTGGACGTCCCATTTTGTTTCTCCTTAATATGACGTTCTAGGTCTACGCAGATGGAACTGCATAATACTTAGAATAGTATTTAACAAAAAACCCGCTTGCGCGGGTTCTTTGTACTCTTTCAAATTCAAGCAGTTGATTACTTGAAACTTGTGTTTGTAGAGTTGATGCTTACCTTACCTAGGTAGTCAGCAGCGTTACCAAGGCTGGATGCTGTGTTTGTTAACTCAACATAGCCGTAACGTGTTAGGAAGCCAACTACTGGCTCGAATGTTGCTGGGTCTAGAACAACACCAGAGCTCATTAGAGGAATGTAAGGGCAGTAGAACGCAGCAGCGTCTGCTTCGCTAGAACCCTTATAACCAACTAGAACTTGGTTGTCTTCGATAGACTGGCTACCGCTGTCTGGTAGATATGCGTCAACATAGATACGCATAGAACCGTTTAGTGTACCAACAAACTTGGTGTTTGTAGGTGCTTCGAATGTACCTTCTGTAGTACGTGCAAATGCGCTAGTTGTAGCAGACTGAAGGATTGTTAGAGCCTGGTTAGATACAACTGCCCAGTTAGCAGCACCACGACGTGTACGCTGAGCGATCAAGTTTGCAACACGGTTGATCTGAATTGCTAGAGCAGCATGTTCGTCACCAACGAATGTAGCAGTACCGGATACTAGAGCCTGGTCATATGTTTCTTCAACACTTGCTAGACCACGTAGGCTTGCTAGGATTTCTTGGTCGATTTCAGCAGTAATTTCTTGTGCTAGAGCAGCCATGATTTCTGCTTCGATATCGATACCTTGTTGTGCTTGTGCGTCTTGAGCGGCTTCGAATGTCCAACGAGCGCTTAGTTTGCGGCTCTTGGCTTCGACTGGTGCCTTCAAGATTTGAATGCTCATACGCTTGCCTGGTGTACCTTCTAGAGTAGAAGTAGCAGCCGCACGTGGTGTGGATGCATTGTCGTTACCAGAATACGCTTGAGCGATCTTGAATGGGCTTAGTGCCTCTTCGCCTGCTGTAACTTCGTTAGAAGAGTCAGCATAACGAACACGTAGGGTATGGATCTGACCAACTGGACCGGTCATAGGCTGAACGCCGATGATTTCGTTAGCAATAACAGTTGGCATAACGCGACGAATTACTGGAAGAATAACGCGGTTTAGAGTTGCGATATTTCCAGCACTTGTTGCGCCAGAAGTTGCGCTTTCAGCCAAGTACTTACGTGTGTTCTCTAAGCAAACTGCCATAGAAGAACGACGGGTACCTTGTAGGCCTTCAAGCAGAGCGTCCTTGGTTTCGGACCATCTTTCATTTAATAATTGTGACATTTCCGTTGTCTCCTTGAATATTTTTATTTTAGACCCGCTAACTTGCGGATATCTAAGATGTTATCTAAGCCTACCTCTGGCTTAATTTCTCTATTTCCTGTTACTTCTGCACCTTCAGTGAGGACTGCTGCTTTTTTGGCAGGAGCCTTCTTCTGGCCTTCCATAACTGCTGGTAGGTATTTGTCAAAAGATTCTGTAAGTTTCTGAGTCGGGGTAGACTCTAGAAGTTCTTTCATAACCTCTCTCTTGTCAGCACTTAAAGGTGCTAGCAACTCAGCCATAACTTGTTTGCGTTCCATTAGATCTTTTGTAATACGAATTTCACGTTGTACAGATTCTACTAGATTCGCCTTTTCTGCTACGACCTGTTGTGCTTCTGCAAGTTCTTGGTCTTTCTTCTGAATAATCTTTAACAATTTACTTGTTTCGGATTTTTCATTTAGATAGGAACCGGCAAACTCTTGTGCAAATGCTTCATAAATTCTGCGACCAAAATCGTTGTTACGGGCACCGTCGATGTCTTCTTTCAATTGCTTGATTTCAGATGTCAACTTGTTAGTGACTGTACTTTCAACAACCTTAGCGGCGTGTTTAATGAAGTTTTGCTTGATATCTTCAAACTTGCTCTTTGCTTCACGAACTAACTTAACTTTGGTTTCGGCTAGATCTTTCTTATCAGTAGCAAATTCTTGGATTTCTTTTGCTAGAGCGTGTACTACAAATTGCTCTAACTTTTGGAAGTTCTCAGCGACTTTCTTACGATCGCCCTGGAACTCAACTAACTCTCTGCCTAGTTGATTGATAACAAATCCCTCTAACTTCTTAGCATCTTCACTAATACGTTGTGTATAACGTGCTTTTGCTTCTGCTAGAGATTTTTTGTCAGCATACAATTCGGACATCTCTGCGGTCAAGCGGTCGCTTAACATCTTGTCGATTGCTTCAACCATCATGCTTTTATCATGTTGATATTTTTGTGCAAATTCTTCACGAAGTTCAGCGGTCACAAGTTCGCGAGTTTCTTGAATCTTAGCAGCAAGAGCAGCCTCGACAACTGTACGTGTCTCCTCTGTCATCACGCCGGACTCAACTAACTGTTTGAATGCGTCCATTTATTTTTCTCCTCGGGCTTATTTCAGACCTTTAATAACATTCAAGAGTGCTTCTTGAAGATATTTCTGGGCCTTTGGATCTTCTTTTACTTCGGTAGCGACCCTGTATGCCTTCATACCCCCGCGTGTGTTCATTAAATGTTCATACACAGGAGTAGGATAGGCACCAGGTGCGCTGGGTTGAGCTACTATGTCCACCGTGATAATCTCGAAATCGGATACATGGCCGTTCATGTCGTTGACATTGCCACTACCACGAGAACTAACACCAAGTTTTACACCGCTTTCAAGCATGGTGCGGACTAAGTTTCCCATTGGCGTAGGAAGGATTTTCATCTTTCCATAGCCATTTGGACCCTCCATCCACATCTGAGTAATCATATGGGATACACGATCCAAATTAACTTTTAAATCATCAGGATGGTCGACTTCTCCTAATACGCTATATCCGTTTTGAATTTGATCATTAAGTGTTTTCACAGCACGTTCAATTTCGTCTACAGGATAGACACGCTGATTAGCGTTGCGAATACCACCCTGAATAGCAATACCCTTTAGATAAAGGTTCTTACCATCCTTGTCGTCAGACTCAAGCACCGCTTGAGCCTGATCAAAACTTAAATGTTCGCGTAAGTAAGAAATCTGTTTCATCCAGGTTCTCTAATTAAGCGTTACGGTTAGGTGCACCGTTTAGCGGGCTAGGTGTGTTGTGAACGTTGGTCTGACCTGCTTTGTCGCCTGTTCCAGCACCTACTGGGCCCGGACCAGAACCTTTCTTCTCAGCACCGTGACCACCAGCAACTTTGCTTAGTGTCTTAACACCAGACTTAGCACCGTCAACGTTATGAATGCCCTTAGCAAACTTCTCGCCGCTTACTTGAGCGATACCTTTGTTTAGGCTGTCAGGACGATCGCCTGTGTTCTTACCTTGACCTGTTTTAGCATCGCCAAGGATGTTATGAGCAGTTGCGCCAGTAGATGGCTTGCCCTTACCAGAGCTAATTGGGCTCTTTGTGTCGGAAACACTAGTTTGACCTGCTAGTTCACCTTTACCAGAACCTACTGGGCCTGGAGTCTTCTGGCTGTTCTTTTCCCAGTCGTTACCAACTTTTTCAGTGTACTCGCGTGTAATACGACGACCTTCTTGGAAGCCCATCTTTGCAGGCTCTTCGTCGCCCATATCGTCACCGCCTTCTTCGTCACCGAAGTCAGCATCCATTTCACCACCTTGTGCTTTTTCTAGTTGAGCAAACGCGGCTTCTAGTTCTTCAATGGCGTTCTTGATATCAAAAATTGCTTGATCTTCAGAACCTTCGCCACCTTCTTCGTCGCCCATGTCGGCACCAATGTCACCGCCTAGGTCGTCTGTGGCATCTCCGCCCATTTCGTCGTCGCCGTCCATCATGTAAGAATCTTCTAGATCCATACTTTCGTCGGCTTCTTCGTCTTCGGCTTCATCTAATTCTTCGTCATCAGCAGACTCGTCCATTTCTTCGTCATCTGCAGATTCATCTAATTCTTCGTCATCAGCAGACTCGTCCATTTCTTCGTCGTCGGCTGCTTCATCCATTTCCTCATCTTCTTCTTCGGCGATAAGGTTTTCATAAATTTCACGAGACTTTTCAACAACGATTTCATGGAAAAGCTCTTGAGCTTTATCGTGTTCTTCGTTGATTAATAAGTCTAGCAATTGTTCAAATTTTGTAGACATGTTTTTAATTCTCCTAATAGGGTAGCGGCAAGGCTTGATGTATTTACAGCACAGTTAATATATCGGCTTGAAATAGGCCAAAAATGAACCTTTTTGACCGTGCAGACGCAGAATTTCTTCTGGTTTTGACAATTTTTATGCTGCTGCGGCCGCTTCAGGCGGTGGTGCAGCGTACATTTTTCGTACCAAGCCTAATTCTTCACGCTTTTCTTTATCGTGTGCTTCGGCTGCTCTGCGTATTTCGTTAATCATTTTTAGTGTTAAACGAGTTTTACGTAGGTCAGAACTCTTAAGAACACTGGTATCATTTTTACTAATGTACCTATTGTCCTTTTGAGGATCAGCATGATCGCGATCAAAGTATATGAATTCTCTTAGTATCATATGAATATTTATGCCGCTGGCGGTGGTGTTGCGCCGGCCGCAGGAGCGGCTGCTCCGCCTTCTGCAGGTGTTTCTACTGCTTCGGGCGGTGGTGTTGCTGCACCACTTAGCGTTGATGTGTCAGATGCTATACCGTTTGCTGTGATTCCAGCACCTCGAAGTTCACTACTTGCGCTTAGATATTGATCTTCATCAATGTTTTCTTCGCGCCATAGACGTTCGTTTTCTGCAACTTCTTCTGTAGTCATACCTAAGAAACGCTTCATAGCAAATCTCTTGCTTACAAACGGGACTGCAACCATGGTATTAAATGTATTAACACGAGCAGTATCCATTTCTGCCTGTCGATATGCGGCAAAATTTTGCGGAGGATTGAATTTAATTTCAAAAACATTGTTATCTACATTAATACCTTGGGTATGTAGATACATCTTAAATTCAGTATCGAACGGTTCGTTTAGGAGACTTTGTAGTCGTTCGCAGTATTTGTTGAATCTAAGTTCTTGAATGTAGGCTGTTCCAACTCTACCATCATTGAAGTTAGATCCTCCGTCGTCAGAGCCGGTAGGTAGATAACTGCTAGGTATGCGTAAAGCACGAAACAACTTATTAGTAAAATATCTAAGATCATCGATCTCTCCTAGATTTTGTCCGCCTTGCAGAATTTCAACCTTACTACCTCGACCTTCTGCGGTTTGTGGGAAGAAATAATCTTCGTTAATGCTTAATGGGTTATATGCAGCATCTACGACGCTCTGGGCTCCACCTGTTACGCTAGGAATTCTGCGTTGATTAACTTCGTTTTTTACACGCTCAACAAAACTCATAGCCAAGTGGCTTGGCATATTACCGACGTCAATATAAAATACTCTGCGCTCAGGAGCACGTTGTATTCTATAGATTAAGATAGCATCTTCTAATAGTTCTTTTTGTTTAAAAACTTTAAAGATACTTTCCATTAGACTATTTCCAAATGGGAAATTGTTGTCTAAACCTTCGCTCATGCTAATATGAATGACATGTCGTGCATCAATAGCATATTGATTTTGATTTTCACTGAATCTTGTACCAGATGCGCCAGTAGGATAACTACCAGTCATACCCCTGCTACCACCTGCGCCGCCTAGACCAGAGTTATATGCTCCGCCGAACTGGCTTCCGCCGCCATGTACGTTTGTTGGCTGAATCGCAGTTGTTGCCAGTGCTTCTAAGTTAGGATTAAAATCTCTAATGAAATACTGTTCAGGCTTTTTGCCTTCACTTTCATTAACAATAATTTTATCTACTTTTGCTGGATCAATATACAACCACTTCTGTGTTTCCGGATCTCGGACAAAGAAACTGTCACCATACTTAAATGCATTCCGAACAATTTTGAACATACGAATTTGAAACTTGTTCATTCGTGTCCATTGTTGTAGATACTTCTTAATGATCTTGATTTCAGTTTGTGTTGCTTGATCTTTGAAGAAAATTTGGAACGGGGTTCCGTTTTCTTCATTGGCCTGTGTGCAGAATTCTGCAAGAATATCAAAGGCAGCGTTAACTTCGCTGTCTGTATCCATAGTATCATATTGACCATAACGCTCTAGACGGTTAGGATGTCCAGCGTAAATGTCGGGTAAGTAACTAGAATAGTTTGAACGGCTAGGATTTGCACCCGACCCCATATTCATAGCACCGCTAATAGGGCTAAGTTTACCACTTGTGTCAACGGGTGTAAAATATTTTTTCCAAGACATAATCTTATCCGAAGTGATTTCCGTTTAATTTTTTGGTTGCTTCAACCGTTTGTTTAGTATAATCGGAAATTTCACGAGAATACTTTACTAATTCTTTCATAACATTATTTAAGGCTGCAAGCTCTGAATTGCTTTTTTCTTGCCCTCCGCTCTGTCCAGAAACGAGTTTCGCAGTTGCAGCACCAACATCCTTGATTGCTGAACCGATACCTTCTAGAACTCCTGGTCCTTTCATTACTTCTTTTAGTCGTTCTGCTTTAGCAATATCAACAGTACTAACTGCTTTACCAAACGCTACAATACCGCTAGCGTAGTTGTTTAGTGCAGGGCCTAAGCCTTGCATTTGAGGTAATAAAGGACTTAATTCAGTAATGGCTTCTTTGATCTGTGCAATCGGTCCACCACCTGAGAAGAAATTAGTAATTTTTGTACCTACTGCACCGAGTCCTGCAATAATACTGCCCCCAGTGAATAACACAAGAGCAGGGCCCAATGCCGCAATACCTAGTGCTACCTTTGCTAGATTCAATCCGTCAATTTTTGATATTTCACCAAGGCCTTTTGCAAATATAGGTAAACTTACTCCAATAACTGCGATTGCTGCCGCCACGCCAACGCCTACTATTGCTATAGTTGCTGCAACAGCACTGGCACCAATAATCATAGGCACAGCAATAGGTGCTAGACTTGCTAGACCTCTACCTAATGATTTAATAAACCCAACAAATCCGCTACCTGCGGCGCCGCCGCCAGGTGCAGATGGTACTGGAGGCGTAGGTACTGGACCTTTAGGAACATTTGCGCCAGGACCTCCACGACCAGTAATAGTGTCCACCATGCCGCCGACGGTTGACTTTAGTGTTCTTACGGAAGCAACGGTCATTGCCGCTACCTTCAATGCTACCAGTGCCGCTGCAACAGTTCCGATAACTGGTGCTAAGAAACTTAATTTTTCAATAATCGGAGTTAAGAATGCTACAAATGGTTGTACAAAACTTAACAGGGCAACACTAAACGACTTAATGTTCTGTTCAGCAACCATTAATTGTTTTGCTTCCGATTCTTGACGAGCCTTTTGTTCTCTAGCAATTTTTTCGCGAAGTTCTAATTCTTGAGCAGTTGTTTGTCGACCTTGTTTTTCGGCCTGCACCGCTGCCATACCTAGAGAATTGATTGCTTGTGCTGCACCGTCTGTTCTAAAACTCATCGCAGCCTTAACACCGTCGCCGAATTTCTTACTTGCTTCAACTGCTCCCTGTGTAGCCTGTGCAGAGTATCTTAATGTTTCAGCAGCCGTGCCGCCTCGATTTGCTACATCAGCCATTCCCTTACTTGCTCTTGCAACTTCAGGCGATAGTGCTGCTAAGTTACGGGCGGCTTCTGTTTGTGGAGGAATACCTAACATCTGAGCTTGATACAGTTCTACGCCTGCTTTGCCAAATTTAGCATTCATTTCAGCAAGGCCTCGAGTGTATGCCGCTTTTTGATTCTCATCCATGCCTGCTAATTTCTGCTGAATCGCGGCATTTTGCTGTGCTTCTTTTAAGGCCTTTTCTTGTTCTTGTCTCGATTTACCCGTTAACTGTGAAAGACCGTCTAACTGTGTTAAGTACTCTGTTGAACTTGCAAGTAAAGCCTTAGAATTTTTTAACTCTTCTTGACTTCTACCGCCGGTCATTTGGATATAATCCATCATGCCTTGGTTAACTTCTTCGGTTGTATAACCCAATGCTTTTAAATTAACACCTGCAGGGCTTGACATTAGTTCTGCACTTAACATTCTAAATGCTTTTGCACCGTCATTTGTTGAGCCACCTAGACGTGCAAGAGATTCTCCGTTTACTTTCATGAAGTTCGCAAACTGTTGCAACGTCATGTGAGTTTGGGCAGCGGCTACACGCATATCGGATAGGCTACCGCTAAAACTAACGCCGGCGCCCGACATTGTTCGATAAGATTCCATAGCCTGTTCTTGGAATCCTGCAAGGGCACTTAGACCTTTGAACACTAATCCAATAGGGCCAGGTAATGAGCCCATTGCACCGAACATCTGACTAGATGTTGCAGTGCCCTGTATAAATGCGCCAGTTAAGTTTTGTGCAGCACCTACAATATTTCCAAGGTTTGCACCAAAGTCTTGAACTTGTTTACCTGCTACCCCGGAGGCATTGGCTAGTTTTTGTACCTGCATGGCGGCGCTGGCACCGCTCGACCCACTGACGGCATTTAATAATGCCTGTAAAGTTGCTTCAGATGCTATCTGTTGACCACCACTAATTACTTCGTCTGCCATTGTTTTTCCGGAGTTTTGTGCGTATATAAATACTTAGAAAGAATTCTATCTATTATTTATTCGGAGACAAAACCGTTATGACCAGTAACCCATTAGCCATGTATATGAGACAGCCTAAAATCTATATTAGGTTGCCCAGTAACGGAGAATTTTGGCCGGAAGGCAGTTTAGAAATATCTGAAACAGGAGAATATGCTGTTTATTCTATGACTGCTAAGGATGAACTTGCACTTAAAGTTCCTGATGCATTAATGAATGGGCAGGCCGTTGTCGATGTAATTCAACACTGTATTCCAAATATTAAAAATGCGTGGGCTTGCCCAAACATTGATTTAGATATTATTCTTATTGCTATTCGCCTAGCAACATATGGCGAAATGATGACTACTCCTGTAAAAATTGGAGATCTAGAACTTGAATATCAAGTCGACCTGCGACTTATTATGGACGGTCTTCAACATCAAATTAGATGGGATCCGGTTGTTCCTATTAATGACGAGTTAACTGTATTTGTTAAGCCACTCACATATAAGAACATTGCTCATGCAGCAATACAGGCATTTGAAACACAAAAAATTATGGAAGTTGTAAATGATAAAACAATGACCGATGAACAAAAGATTGAATTGTTCAAAGATAGTTTCAATAAGATGACACAGGTAACTTTAGGTACTATTATCGATAGTATAGATAGAGTCGAAAGTGCGGTAGGTAGCACTAGCGATCCAGCACATATCAAAGAATTTGTTGATAATATCGATAAAGAAATTTACAAAAAAATCGAAGATCATCTAACCGCACTGCGCGAAAACAACAATGTCAAGCCTATGAGAGTTGCAGTTACTGACGAAATGCGGGATAAAGGATTCTTAGGCGATACAATCGAAGTACCAGTTACGTTTGATCCATCAAATTTTTTCGTATGAGGCTTTTGTCTCTCAGCCTTGAAGAAATTGACAAGGTTGTAAAAGAATACGAAGAAGAGTCAAAAGCCTTAAAAGACGAAATTTTTAGAATTTGTTGGCACATGCGCGGTACTAGCATTGCCGAAGGCTACCTTCTATCGTACGAAGATAGAGTCCTTATAGGAAAAATTATCCAAAATAATTTAGAGATTACAAAAGAAACCGGACAACCGTTCTTTTAAATATCCATTCCTAAGAACTTACTATTAAACTTAACTACTTTACTTTCGTTTGCGCCACCATTGTCTGGACCCATTAGTCTTGCACGGTCGGCATCAATCTCAGCCTGGCTTGGACTTGCTGCCGGTGCGGCCGCAGGTGCAGCAGGTTTAGCAGCAGTTTTCTTAGCAATAGTAGCATCTACAGTTTTCTTAACACTTTGAAGATCTCTTGTTCTTAGTGTAGGAATTAATTTGTTAATCTGTCCAACACCAACTTTGCTCTGCTGATCAGCAGCAGGAGCAGCAGCAGGTTCTTGCCCTGCTTGAGTAGCCGCAGGTGCTTGAGTAGCCGCAGGTGCTGGTGTTGCAGGCGCCGCAGCAGGAGCAGCATTAGGATCTTGTGTTGTACCTTGTTTTGCCCTTGCAAGTATGTTAGATGCTGCTACTTCACCAGAACCACCAGTTGTATCTGCCGGAGCAGCCGCAGGAGCAGTTGCAGCAGGTGCTGTACCGCTAGTTGCTGCGGGTGTAGTACCTGCATCATCCGGAGCCATTGCTTGTTGAGCGCCTGCATATCCTTGTTTCATTCCGGACCAGATATTTTTTGCTCCTTGAACTACTCCACCAGCAGCGCCGCCGATTGCTTTACCAAGGCCAGTTCCAAGACCTTTTAGATTTAGTTCGTCAAGTTGTTCGTTCTCAACTAACAGTTCATTAATTTTCATATCTGTTCCTTAAATTTCTTTATCTAAAAACTTGCTGTAAAACACTACACTTTCGTTAGTAGGTTGTGTAGATGTTGTACGTTTAGCAAGAGCCGCATCTACTGTCTTTTGTACACTCTTCAAATCTCGAAGACGGAGTGTTGGGATAATTTTATTAATTTGTCCAACACCAACTTTGCTTTGTTGAGCAGCAGGTGCAGTAGCGGCCGGCTCAGCAGTTGCAGGTTTAGTATCTGTAGGTGCAGTAGCATCTACGGGCGCTGCATTGTCAGGTGCGGCTGCACTGTCTTTAGCAGGTGCTACACTTGCTGTACTTGTAGGTTCTGGTAACGACATATCAGTAAATGCTTTCGAAATTACTGAAGATTCGACTCCTGCCGCTTGAAGTATTTTTGCAATTTCTTCGCTGTCAGTAGGACTACCTGCTTTTACCCAAGCCTTTTGTAATTTGGCAGCATCAACTTTATTTCCAGTAATGCCAAATAGTTCGTTAACCTGTGTTCTGCTTAATGACTCCGCTGTCGGCTTAGGCTGTTGACCACCAGACGCTGTCGCAGCACTAGCGGCGCCACCGGAAGCGGCTGCTGCTCCTTGAGTAACAGTATTGATGAATTGCAATAAACTGTCGTTATTCTTTGCTGCGGCAAATGCTCCGTCAACCGCAGTCTGCATGTTGGCTATGTAATCCTTACTAGCAACCATTCTTCCTAGTCGTTGTAACTCTTCAAAACCACCAGTTCCTGGATTGGTACTGATTTGATTCATTGCTGCACGAATTGCGGAAGCGTCTTCTGCTTTAACTAATGCTTGGAATCCTTGTGTTCGTTGTGTCCACTCCATGCCCGGAGCAGTTAATGTCTTTTTAGCATCCCAACTGATTCTTTCTAGGCCCGCATCCTCTGGGCCGAACGGAATAGATTTTTCTCTCATGGAGCCTAGCCATGATCCAACTTTTGAAAGTACACCGGCAGTAACGCCTGCTATTGCTCCAGTAGTTGCTCCACGACCGATAGCAGTTGACGCCTTTTGTCCTTGTAATAATCTATCTGCAATATTAAGAATACCTGTTGCAACACCAACACCTGTACCTATTGCTAGAGCACCTGCTCCAACACCTCCTGCGGCAGCAACGCCAACAGCAGAAGCAACTGATCCTGCAATCGCTAATAGAAATTTGTGCCAGTTTGGATGTTCTTTAGCAAATTCACCGTACTTGGCTAATTTTGCTGCAAGGTCTGGATGCTTTGCAGCAATCTTGCTCTTAATATCTTCATATTTCTGATCGAAAGCCTGTACTGGTGTACTGTTCTGTAGCATTCCACCGAATTTGTTAAACCATGCATCGCTAACTTTATCTGTAGCGCCTTTAACTGCATCAAGGCCTTTACCTAAGGTACTTCTTCCTGCACCTGCTTCAACTCCTTTGAATAGTTGTTGAATTTGTTCAGGGCTCATTGCTACTTCACATAGTACAGGATGTATGTCTCGTTCCCATGTACGGAAATATTGATCTCCTTGGCCAATACTCTCAAAGATACTTTGTCTTGGGCTATTCTCAAGAGAGTCAATTTTCGATAATAAAGAGGAAAGATTCATTTTTTTTCCAGAAATATGTTGTGTTATTTATACACGAACTGCGTTCGTGTTCTTCTTCGTCTTCGACTCGAAGCATTTTTCAACACGAAGTGTTTTAAATATTATCTAGATAGAACGGTCACACTAAGCCCGTTAAGGGCAAAGTTTGACATTATCTGAGTATCGCAGTCACACAGCGTTAGGGTATTTAACAGAGGCGGTTGTCCGGTACCTCCATCCCAGTCTTCACAACGGCGGGTCATTATACAAACGCTATCTTGTATAAGAACCGTGGAGTTATTGTTAATTCTCCATCCTTGGGCCTTATTTCACTCTATTCAAACAGCAAAACCGCGGCATTTCGCGATCGTGGTCCTGTTAAGGATACTTGCTGAGTACTCTTGAACGGCGAGAGATTTCCTTACCCTGCGACATCACCAAGGATTTCGGGCGCACGAAGTTAGCCTGCGCTGAGCTTTAACCGTTTAATTTGCCTTTGATATGGGAGCCATGTACACGGACTTGTATATGTCCGTTATAATATTCGTCAGATTCTAAAACTTTACGAGTAAATTGTTCTCTTGCTTCGATATAACTGCATTCTGATTTAGATTTGCAATAGTAAAGTATTTCTCTTGTGAATTTTTCTTTGCCTAAGGTGTTGACATCTTCTGTTAGATTTGGACTGGACCCGTAATATTCCTGCCAGTCGCTGTCAATTTTGCTACGAATTTTCTTTTTCTTTTTGTTGCCGTTTTTTAATTTTACTGTTTTATAGGTTGTTTTGCTAAATTTTGCTAGTTTTTTGCCAATGTATTTTTTATTATTTGTTGTGTTCGTAATGAGATAGACAAATCCTACACAGTCATCTGGTAGTTCATTTACTATTTCCCCTTGATACGTCCACATTCTTTAGTGATCTTTTCTTTCGACGCTGTAACTTGTCTGCAAGTTTCGCAGCCTTATCTAGTTCTTTTTGTTCTTTTATAGCCGCTCTTGCAGTTTTAAGTAGTTCTTGTTCGATCTTTGGCAACTTGCGTATGCATTCACCTAACCTGTAGTAGGATTCTCTACCTACATATTCAGTAAACCTTACATGGTAGTTATGCACACCTACTCTTGCCTTAACATATTCTGAGTAAAGCTCTAGATATCGAGCCAAATTTTTATTGTTCGACATAGTCTACATCGTTTGAATAACTGGTAAAACCGTTTTCTTTGACTACTCGTAGCACATTGTTAACGCGGCCTACAAGTTCGTCCTTGTGACTGATCAGATAAATGTTCTTGTTGCGTTCACGAGCCATCTTCTTTAGTACTGCTAATGCCGCTTCAACACCTGCACTATCCATACCAGCATCTACAAGTTCATCGATGAACAGCAGGTTAATGCTTTGATATAGGCCTTCCCATACATCGCGGAAAGCAAAGCTCATGCTCAAGATTAGTCGGTTACGTTCACCACGCGATAAGTTATCAAAGTCTAAGTCTTGTCCTAATTGAGTGATTTGAACTGACAAATCGTTTTGGAAAACAACAGTGTGTGGTAGACCCAATTTATCGATATAATAAGTTAGTCGCTTGTTTAGGTAAGTTAAGTTTTGGTCAATGATCTTCTTACGGATAAAACTATCTTTGTTTGTTAACAACTTCAGTAAGAATTCTTGATGGTCTCGATACTTTGTTAGAGTATTGATAATAGTCCAATCAATTTCTTGAATGGCAGTTTTCTTTAAATCTTCAATCTGTTCAGCATAGGGATTCTTTTCTTCTGCTTTACCCATCAAGGACTTTTCTAAATTATCTAGATTATTTTTATGACCTAATGCTTCTGCTTCGGTTTCATAGAAAGTCGTAGGCTTGCGAGGCATATCGCCTGTGCCTATTTCTAGCAAGATCTTTTTAAGATCGCCTGATACTTTGTCAAAGTAAGTCTGAGCTTCTGCAAGATGTAATGCAGCGGCAGCAGTCATTTCTTCGTGTTTATGGTCATGAAGTTCTTGTTCACAAGCAGGGCATGTCTTATTAGACAGTGTTTCTACTTCGCGAGCATACTTATCCAGTGTCTTTTGGGCCTGAGTAACAGCAGATTCTAGAGTAGCCCGTTGTTTATTCAGACTTCTAAGTTTAGTATCGAGTTCTTCCCATGCTTTTAAATTTGTATGAGCAGTTAGTTCCGCTTCGATGTCTACTGCTTCTAAATTAAGAATAGCCCGCCCGAGATTTTCTAACTCTTGTTGATGTTTATTATCCCACGCACTGCTTTTAAGTTGTAGACTGTCAATGCTCTTTTGCACATTTTCATTTGCAGTTTTAATGGCTGTAATTTTAACTTCTTCTGCTTGTATAGCATCTTTAGTTTCTTTAACAGCCTGCTTGAGTGCTTCTGCTTTTACGCTCAGTAAGGTGATGCCTAACAGTTGTTCGATTACTTCGCGCTGATCTGCCGCCCTCATACTCAGGAACGGTTCTGTGTAAGTGTTAAGTGCAACAAGATGCTTGAACATGGTATGACTCATTTCAAGCATTTCTTCAATTGATTTTTGTGTTTCTCTACTGTCGCCTTGACTTTCGTCTTCGTCTTTACTTTCTACAGCCTGATCATTGACGTAGAGTTTAAGTACATTGGGCTTACGGCCTCGTTCGATCTTATATTTGTTGCCGCCTTTTTCAAACTCAACAGTGACTAACATGTTCTTACCGTTAATTTTATTGATAAGATTTTCTTTACGAATGTTAGTCAGCGCCTGTCCGTAGAGTGCATAACTTAATGCATTGATAATTGTAGTCTTACCCGTGCCATTACGACTACCTGTGTCGTCTCCACCGAGGTCGAGGTTAGCACCTAATACAAGAGTTAGGTGTTCTTTATCAAAATCTACAGCCTGGGTCTGGTTGCCCACGCTCATGAAATTTTTAACGGTAAGATTTTTTAATTTAAAACTCATAGATTATTATAGATTTCTAGCAGGGTGTTCTTATCAAATTCTTTGCTGTCGATATTAACTAGTTGTTCTGTTACAATCTGGTCAACACTTTCAAACTTAGCATCAGGGTTATCGTCAACAGTACCGTCTAAATTAGTTTTATCTTGGATTAGACTAATCTCTCGAATGTCGTGTTTTTCTGTAAACGTTTCTTTAATAAAGTTTGCTTCTTCGAAACTAATATCAATATCGAGGTGAACTTTAAGATGCATCTTGCTTTTCATGATGCTGTCTTCTTTGTCAATTAAATCTGACAGTTTGATAACACGGAACTTAGGGCAGTTTTCCCAGTTAATAAACTTAGGCTCACCGCCCCACTCTAAGGTCATCATACCCCGTTCGTCATCCCATGCATCTGCAAAGTTATGTGGGAAGGCGTTACCTATATAGATAACTTTGTTATTGGTCTGGCGTTTGTGGAAGTGCCCAGAAAAGATGTAGTCGGGCTTCTGAAAGTCTTCTGCTCTCAGTTCCCCGTGATCTGGCATTTGTACCATTGCGTTCATAAAGAACTTAGGAAGTTCAAAATGTCCAAATACATATTTGCACTCTAATTCGGGCATCTTCTTCCATTCGTCACCTACCAACCACGGTACTAAGGCTACATCGTCTATGACTTCAATTTTTTCAACCACAGTGACGCCGGGAATGTGCCTGCCAAATGCAGAACTGTGTACATCTCGCTTGTCTTTATAGAACAAGTCGTGGTTTCCAGGAAACCAGTAAAACTTATCAAATGCAGCACCTAACTTTTCTAGACACCTAATACTAGTATCAAGGGTCATCAAATTGAGACTGTTTCGATTGTGACTCCAGTCGCCTAAGAAGATTGCAGTTTCGCAACCTTCTTTTTTGGCTGTATCAATAAACCAATCTACAAATTCTTCGCAGTCCCTTAGATGAGTTGAACTGTTTGATTTGAGCCCAAAGTGTATGTCTGTAAAACATGCTACCTTTTTAAACATAGGCATTATTATAATTCTCCTAACTTAAACAGTGTAGCGATCAGAACGGGCAAAGTCAAGCCTCAGTTCCTTCATCCTCAAACTCTTCTTCAATATCAACTTCTTCGCTTTTTGGCATACGCATGTTCTTGTATAGTTCTGCCTGGCGTGCTGTTTCTTCGGCGTATTCGTGCTGGTTTTGTCTAGTAAGACTTGGAGTTAGGCCGTTTTCTTCGAGTAAATCGTCACGAATGTTTTGATTTTTCTTCTCTAGATTTAGAATCCTAGTAAAACTATTAGTGACTGCGGCTGTGTAATAAGCAAATGGATTCTCTGATTTAGACTCGTCAAATTGAAGACCGATCTGACTTAACTGTAAAATAGCCTGTCCCTTCATCTCATCTACATAGGTGTATCCACGCCAGTTGCTTCTCTGTGCATAGCGTTCACTTAGTTTGATAAACATCTTACCTAAGTTTTCAGTAATGCGTCCGTGGTCTTTGCTGAACTGTCCTTTATCAACAGGGCCCTTCCAATGACTTTTACCTACACAGACTAGTTCTTCAGTTTCTTCGTCTAGTTTCCAGTGTTGGAAAGGAGGAAAATTTACCTTTTCGTGACTATCTGCTGTAGTCTTGGTAGTCTTTTTACGGCCCGGAGCAAGGGGAATATGATCAAATGTCATTATTCTGATAATAACATCTGTCTTAGGTATAGACTTATAATCCGGAGTTAAGTCTGCTAGTTTTACCTTTTTATCGCCTGAGAGTCTTGCTTCAGTAAATGCTTGCAAGCCTATACGTTTTGCTTTATTTCTTCTGGCATCGGCAAGAGTGCGTTGATTAACTTTATCTGTGCTTGGTAGAATAATATCGTATGTACTGTATTCTGGCTTAGTAAAACTTGAAAAGGAGCATTTGCTCCTATGAATTTCTGCTAGCAGGTCTCTGTTGTTTAGGTATTTGGCTTTTCTTATTGTAGTTCCTAAAGTCATGGTAATGTTGTAGTCCTTTTTAGAAAGTATAGCACAAAATTACTACCTGTCAACCAATAATATTGGCACTTTATCTAATGGTTAAATAGTAATTATAAGGAAACGATTATGGCAGGGAATATTTTAGGCGAACCAGGTATTTATTCACAAAATGGCTTCACGGGCGTTAATAATTCAGCCGGTGGTACTGTAGTTTATAGGAACCCTAGGAGACGTGGTACTGCAACTGATACAGGAGATGAGACTGCTCGTCTAGCAAATAGGTATCCTGCTCCAGCATCTGGTCCTATTAGAGATACTGGCAATGCAACACAGGGTGCAGAAAAACCCGTCGAAGTCGCGCCTGAGGTTACAGTTCAAAAAGTTAATTCTGATAATTCCGCTGTAGATGCCGGCGGCCAAGACGAGTTAAGGACTATTATTAAAGTTCCTGGCAGTTATATTCAGGGAGATTTTGCAAGAGATTTCGCTAGATTTGGCGGCGTCTTGTTTCCATATACACCTCAGATTACATTAGAAAGCAGAGCAGAATACAGCTCGAATACTCCTTTGCATTCTAACTATGCAATTAATTTTTATAAAAATAGTGGTGTAAGCGACATTACTATTACATCAACTTTTACAGTTCAAAACGAAGACGATGCATACTATTACATCGGTGCTATTAGAATTTTATCTTCTTTAACAAAAATGCAATTTGGTAACGACAGCAAGGCAGGAAGTCCCCCACCTATCTGCAGATTGTTTTCCTACGGTGAATGGGTACTAAAGAATGTACCGGTTGTTGTTACAAGTGTAAGACACGATTTGCCCGACGATGTTGATTTTTATACCTGCTGGGTTCGAGGTCAACGTGTTAGCGTTCCTACAAAGGCGTCAGTTACTGTCACATGCAAGCCAACATACAGTAGAAGAGAAATGTCGGTAGCAACAGTTGATTCTTATATTAAGAACTCATTAGTTGGAAAAGGATATCTATAATGGCAAATTACAGTAATACTAGTCCGTATGCTAGCACAGGTCAGGAGAACGGTTACCTTGATGTTATGGTATGGAGACAAATTCCTGCCGAACCCGACGATATCTTGTTCACAGTAACAGCCAGTTATACGCATAGGCCTGATTTATTAGCCTATGACCTTTATAGCGATAGTAAGTTATGGTGGGTATTTGCTGCTAGAAATCCATCGGTTCTTAAAGATCCTGTTTTTGATCTAGAGCCGGGAGTTAAAATATTTCTTCCTAAACAAAGCTCAATGAAACAAACATTAGGAATTTAATATGAGTGAGGTAGATAGAAAGACCGTAAACGTAGGCTCGTCCGCAGCACCAGCACCGTCTGGAAATAAACCACCAGAATTAAATGTGTTGCACAAATATAGAAGTTTTACATATTTGTTTACTCTAGCGGCGTTATCTAGCGAGGAAGTAAATGATCCTAATACTTACAGGTCTAGAGAATTAAACTATGTAATTTTACGTTCCGGCGGCAAAGGCCCTCAAGGCATGAAGTCTGCAACAACGTCGGCAAATCAGGCACTGGTAGATGGATTTAATGAAAATAGTCCCGGCCGATTTGATATGTTCATTGACAATCTCGAAATCGAAACAATCATGCAGCGTGATAAAAACTCTGCATCAACACAGCCTACGAATATTTCGTTCGACGTATACGAGCCCTTTAGCATAAATGGATTTATTGAAGCATTACAGGTAGCGGCTCAAGCCGCAGGACACCCAACGTATGCAAATGCGGCTTTTGTACTAAAAATGGAGTTCATTGGTTATCCCGACACGAGTGATATGCCCGATCCTGTAATAGAACAATTTGGTACACGATATTTTCCTATCCAAATTACTAACGTTGAAGTTAACCTCGACGAAAAGGGAACAAAGTATCAAATTAAAGCCGTCCCACTTAACGAAGTACACTTTGGTAATCCTAGCACTATTAAAAAGTCAGTGAAAATTAAAGGAGCGACTGTTAAAGACATCGTGGAAGATTTAGTTAGGTCTGTTTCTGAGCAAATTAAAAAAGAAGCAGACGATGCTAAAGAGAAACCGCTCGACTATGACGAGTACAAAGTTAAGTTTCCTTCTTGGGATAATAGCAAAGGATGGGTTGATACACCTAATGAGATATCTTTATCGAAAGTAACTGAAATTACAGAAGATAAGAATCTTTTTACAATGCCCGATCCTGGCAATACTCAACAGAAATATAGAGACCCGCAGGGCAATGTTGTATACCTTGCCCCTTCGTCTGCTTCAAATGCACCTGCCGGAGCCAGCAGAGTCGTTGCATTAGAACCTCGCGATCCTGTTATTCAGTTTAACGAAGGGCGTAGTATTCAAGAATGTATTGAGGCAATCATTAGAGACAGTCACTATCTACGAAGCCGCCTTGAAAAATTAATGGGCAGTAATTGGAAAGAAGTTGTAAAAGATAATATGTTTGACTACTTCTTGATAAAATTAGAAGTTACAGAAAAGCCTAAGATTGATAAACTTAAAAATAAACATTATTACATATACACCTATGTAGTAACTCCTTACAAGATTTTATATACTAAGGTTCCTGGATTTGCAAATCAAACAGTTGACCAGTCGTTATTATATCAGTCCTGTGTTAGAAAGTATGATTATATCTATACAGGAAAGAACTTGGATATTACAAACTTCAAGTTAAACTTTAACAATTTATTCTTCGAAGCAATTCCTTCTGGCCTAGGTAATGTCCAAGGTCAACCAGGCCGTGATGCAGTTTCTAAAACAGACGGCACAGATGCAACACGATCAGAACAGAGCGGTAATTCCGGAGACAAGGGACTACCTGCAACAGGCCAGCAGTCTGATGCAACTCTAACAAATACAATGGCCCGAGGCGGAGGACAACCGCAGCAAAGCCCTTACTATGCAATGGCTCAGGCTATGCATAACGCTATTGTTAATTCTCAGGTTAGCATGATCGGCGGAAATATTGATATTTTAGGAGATCCTATCTTTTTAGTAACGGGTGGCTTAGGCAATAACAACCCTAAACCAGTTGAAGGATCACCTAGGGTGTCAGAAGACGGTGAAGCACAATTTACTTACGGAGATGTTTTAATTAATATCAACTTTAAGAATCCAGTCGACATCGGTGCTGACGGTTTTTATCAATTCGACTCGAACCTAATTCCCTTTAGTGGAGTATATCAAGTTCTAAAATGCAAGAGTATGTTTAAAGACGGAATGTTTAAGCAGTCTCTAGAAATTATGCGTATGCCTGGACAGGCAGTTCCTGTCGATAACCCTCAAACGACACCCCAGAGTCAAAAGACACCGATCACAGATCCGTCTAAGACGCAGGCACAAAAGCCAAATCCGGAAGATGTTGCAACTGAGGACTCGGGTCCTCCTACGGCAGAGCAGTCTGGCTTTAGACCTGGTACGCTAAATCTTCTGTCGCAGTTAAATCGTTCTATACCTAGCCCCGGTCTTCCGGGCCAACTTAGCAACTTTACTGCGGCCATTGGCGGTGCCGGAAGCACAGTACCAGTTACTCCGGTCGGCGGTGTCGATCCGAATTTACCAGGCGTGTCAAGAATGATCAGTCCGTTAAAAACACAGGACCAACCTGCATTTGGTATGCCATTACCTGCAAGAGCAGCCGTTGGATTACAACAGCGTGTATATAGTCCGGGCGGCTTTGTTGAACAAGCAGGTATGAACCTCTTAAAATCTTTCGGAGTTTCTGGCCCTGCGGCTCAACTTGCTGGCCAGTATCTAAAACAAGTTGGTAGAAAAATTAACAGTTTGCCCGTGCTAGGATCAGGCATCGGCATAGGTGCGTCTATCAATATTCTTAAAAATAACCCAGCACCGCAGACAGTTAGCGACCTTAACAATCAGCAATTAGCAGAACCTCCTTCTGCTGTTCCTAATGTTCCTGGTATCAGCGGAACTGCGCTAGGTATATTAGGAAATAATTTAACCGCGATTCCGGGAATTACAAACAATGCCGCGCTTCGAGTACAGGCAGCAACACAGGGCAATACAGCCGATCCCCTGGCAATTGCCGCAGCCTATGGAATAAGCCAGGCACAATTGTCTGGTCTAAGTCCGAACATTACTAGCAATTTAATAAATCAGTTAGGCAATCTAACTAAAAAGGTGCCTGCGGATACTGACTTAAATACTGCTGTTAAGAACGGTGTAAACTTAAACGGATTAACACAAAACGAATTAGGAGCATTACCTCCAACACCTCCATTTGCAAGGGCCCCTGATGCTGCTCCTGACCAATCTTTCTTAAACAGATTGGCAACTGCCGGAGGCCAATCCGCAGTTGCAAAAGCGTTCGGAGTTAACTCAATTAACGAAGTTTCTCAATCTCAGTTACCTCCTGATGCAGCAAAACAAGTGAGCGACAACAGTCCTACTATTATTGACAAATATAAGAGTAGATTGGGAATTGACAATGTTAGATCAGTGCAAGATGCTGCCGTTCTTGGATTAAAATTATACGGTAGTAGACAGTCGCTTATGGGCCCAACAGGAATACCTGGATCTCTAGAAGGTAACTTTATAGGAGTTAAGAATCAGTTAGGGCCTGTTAATATTGTAGGCGATTTAGGTAAGTCTGCACCTAGTGTATTCGGAAGTAAATCTTCTAAATCAAGTCCTTTAGATAAAATAATGATAAGGTAAAACATGGCTGTTGAACAAAGAACGCTTAGTAAACTTCCTTCCCCAGGCCCGTTCCTGGCCGAAGTGACTAACCACCTCGATCCTACTTACATGGGTAACCTAGAGGTTTCCTTAATAAAGACAGTACAAAACTCTACCGACCTACAAGAAGATACATTTATTGTACGTTATCTAAATCCATTCTATGGCGTAACATCTATTCGTTACCAAGGAAATAACAGCCAAAATTTCCAGGACGTACAAAAAAGTTATGGTATGTGGTTTGTTCCTCCCGATGTTGGAACAGTGGTTATGGTTATTTTTATCGACGGTGATCCTAACCAAGGGTACTGGATGGGCTGTATTCCTGACCTGTATCAAAATCACATGGTTCCTGGTATTGCTGCGTCTCAAGATACAGCAATGACCGCAGAACAAATAAAACGTTACGGTACAAAATATCTTCCAGTAGCAGAGTTTTTAAAGAGCGGACACTCTAAAGGTGCAACAAACCCTAGTGCAGTTACAAAGCCAGTGCATCCGTTCGCAGATAGGCTTTTAGAACAGGGGCTATTGTTAGATACCATTAGAGGAGTTACATCAAGTTCGTCAAGGAGAGAAGCACCGAGTCAAGTATTTGGTATAAGTACCCCTGGGCCAGTTGATACTAAGGGTAAAAAAGGAGAAGTGGGCTACAGTTCAAAACAAACAGTTCCTGTTTCTCGACTAGGCGGTACTACCTTTGTTATGGACGACGGTGACATCAATGGCGAAAATGAATTAGTTAGAATTAGGACTAGAACAGGTCACCAGATTTTGCTGCATAACAGTCATGATTTAATCTATATTGGAAATGCAAAAGGAACTGCATGGATAGAATTAACCAGTAATGGTAAACTAGATGTCTTTGCGTCTGACAGCGTTAGTATTCATACCGAAGCAGACTTTAATCTAAGAGCCGACAGAGATTTTAATATCGAAGCAGGCAGAAACATTAACATGCGGGCTATCAAGAATATGGAAACCAACGTTGCAGGTTTCTATAACCTTGCTATCGACGATTATGCAAAAATTTCTGTAAGAACAAATGCCGACTTAACAGTCGGAGAAGTATTAAAAACAACTGTAGGCACAGATGCACACCTAAACGTTGGAAACAATATTTTTCAAACAGCGGGCAAGGATGCTAATTTGATTGCAGGCGGCGATTTTAAAATCGGCAACGGTGGTATGTTAACTGTTGATTCTAATGGCGAGATTAGAATGAGAGGATCTAACATCCACCTAAATGGACCTGCTGGTCCAACTCCGTCACCTGCAGAAACAGCATCTACTCCTCCTTTATTGAATATTTTTACCTTGCCTAACAGACAGACAGGTGTAGGCTGGGCTAATGAAAAATATAAAGCAGAAAATATTAGATCGATAATGCAGCGTGTGCCTACACACGAACCGTGGGATCAGCACGAAAACGTTAATCCTACTAAGTTTAGTTCTACAGCAACAGACGTTACTTTAGGACCTAGTCGTGCTGCTGAAGGAGTTCCTGATAGTCCTAACCAAGGAGTTCAAGAACCCGCTAACCAACCAGAAGTTCAACCAGGTACCTGCGATCCGCAATATGCTAAGGATATTAATGCCGCGTCTTCCCAGGCAGGAATTTCTGCAATTAAGGCGGCCTGCACCAAGTACGGGCTAACCAGTCCTTATGCTATCGCTGCGCTATTAGGTATTGCTGGTGGTGAAACTCGTTGGAAAACTGTTGAAGAAAACTTTAACTACAGTGCAGATAGATTATTGCAGGTATTTCCTAGTGTCTTTAAGGGCGATAGAGCTCTAGCACAGCAGTATGCAGGCAATCCTAATAATAGCCTTCCTGAATTCTTATACGGATACCAAACATCTAAAGGCAGAGGCCTGGGTAATACTCAGCCCGGAGATGGCGGAAAATATATCGGTCGTGGCTATATTCAAATTACGGGTAGGGCAAATTATCAAGCCTATACTGATTTAACTGGTTATGACCTTATTAATAAACCTACACTGTTAAACGATCCTGCAATCGCAGCAGAAGTTAGTGTTAAGTATCTGTTACGTAGATGCAAAGCAGATCCAAATAGTCCTGGATACTTTGAAGCAGCCTGCTCTGCTGTTGGGTTTAATACACCAGATATCAAAGCAAGAAAGCGCGGCTACTATGAGTGCTTCTTAGGTCAATTACAGGGCGCATTGGTCAGCACTTCTACTAACGGATTTGTAACAGATAGTCAAGGTAACCCTATCAAAACAGGGAAATAAATATTAGACTATGCCATACAAATCACTTGAAATTACAAATGCATCCTTGGTTTCTGAGCCTTCTACAAAGAAGGTTCAGTTTTATAAAGGATACAGTAGTCGAACTCCTGCTAACGCATCTGTTAAAATTTTTGATCTTGAACTAGTCAAGCAAAACATTATTAATACATTTAACACAAGGCGCGGCGAGCGTGTAATGAATCCTAATTTTGGAACAATAATTTGGGATGTGTTAATGGAGCCAATGACTCCTGATATCCGCGATGCACTAACACAGGACATTAAAAGAATATGTGAAAGCGATCCTAGGGCAATTCCAGTCTCTATGAATCTAACTGAGTACCCTACAGGATACATTGTCGAAGTAACAATGAAACTAAAAGGCACAGATCAAACCAGTGCTATGAGGTTGAGCTTTGATCAGAACATCGGATTAACAGTTCAATAAGTACTCGGTTTATATGAAAAATAAATACGATATAGAAAGAAATTATGACTATTCCATCAACAAACACAAAACTTTTAGTAACAGAGGACTGGACAAAAATCTATCAGTCTTTGAAAAATGCTGACTTTCAAAGTTATGATTTCGAAACTATTCGTCGTGTTTTAATTTCCTATCTTCAAGAAAACTTTCCTGAAGATTTCAACGACTATATCGACAGCAGTGAATTCATTGCACTAATTGATGTAATTTCCTTTCTAGGTCAAAATCTAAGTTTCCGCATTGACCTAAATGCTCGCGAAAACTTTTTAGAAACTGCACAGCGTCGCGAGAGTGTCTTAAGACTAGCCCAATTAATCAGTTACGCACCAAAACGTAACAGACCTGCTTCTGGGCTGCTAAAGATCACAGCAATCAGCACGACTGAAAACATTAGTGATAGCACGGGAGTTAACCTTGCAAATACCACTGTTGAATGGAGTGATCCGACAAACAATTTATGGTATGAGCAGTTCACAACTATCCTTAACTCTGCTATGCCAGGTCAAACAGTCTTTGGCAAGCCAAACGATCGTGCTACTTTAAACGGCATTCTTACAGAACAATATCAACTGAATACCACTAACCAAGACGTTCCTGTATTCAGTTTTAGCAAAAACATTAACGGAACAGGTATGACGTTTGAAGTTGTACCTGCATCCTTTAGCGGAAAATCTTTTATCTACGAAGCAACTCCTAAGCCAGCGGCACCGTTTAGCGTTCTCTATCAAAACGATAATCAAGGATCTGGCAGCAGTAATTCTGGTTTCTTTGCAATGTTTAAGCAAGGAACACTTTCTTTAAGTAACTTTACTATTTCTAATCCTGTACCTAATGAAATTATTGGTATTAATGTTAATGACATTAACGATACTGACGTATGGCTATGGCAGTTAGAACCTAGCGGAAATTATCCTGATGCACCCTGGACTAAGGTGCCTTCTGTTGTTGGAAATAACGTTATCTATAACAGCGTATCTTTTGACAATAAAAATCTTTATAGCATCACTACTAGAGATAACGATCAGATTGATATTAACTTTACAGACGGTAATTTTGGTAACTTACCAAAAGGCTCCTTCCAGTTATTCTATAGACAGAGCAACGGTCTAACATATACTATCCGTCCACAACAGATGGCAGGTATTATTGTTAGAATTCCTTACCTAAGCAAGTCTGGACAGAATCATACATTAACTCTAACATTATCTTTACAATACACTATTAGCAATAGTGCAGGTACAGAGTCTACTACAAGCATTCAACAAAATGCTCCCCAAACCTACTACCTACAAAACAGAATGGTAACAGGCGAGGACTATAACATTGCACCGCTAACATTGACCAGCGGGGTCTTAAAAGTTAAGAGCATGGCAAGAACAGTCAGCGGAGTGAGCAAGTATTTTGATCTAAGCGATGTAAGCGCCAAGTATAGCTCTGCTAATATCTTTGGAACAGACGGTATTGTATATAAAGATGAGAACGAAAAGAATTTTGTATTCTCTTTTAACTCTAGAAATGAAATCTTTTCAGTGTTTAGAACAACACTGTCTTCTGTTATAGGTTCAAATTCTTTACTAACATTCTATCATGACAAGTATAGAACTCTTGCTCCTATTACCTTAAATCCTAATATTAGTGTTCCAACGATTGAATGGAACAGTTCGAACATTGTTACAGGTCAAGGACGGGGCTTCTTTTATTCTAAGAACAGACAATTAAATGTCAACGCTCCTCTAAGCGTGGGAGATTTTACTAGCGGAGTTTTAAGATATATTACTCCTGGTGCTCTAATCAAGTTTGTTCCACCTAAAACAAACCTAGGAGCAGATCAATATTTCTTACCTAATGGAAAGATTGTTTCTCAGAAAACAAATAAGACAGTTGATTATGTATGGAGTACAGTTATGCAAGTTGTCGGAGACGGATCAAACGTCGGCCTCGGCAATTTAAGTGACGGTACAGGTCCTATTATTTTAGGAAACAGACCCGGACAAGGTGCTATCCCTGTAGAGATTATTCCTACATTTGACAACAGTCTAAATTATACATTTGAAAATGATCTAGTAACATTATGTCTAAGCCAAAGAAACTTTGGTCTAAGATTTGACTCCGTTGACAGAATTTGGAAAATTATTGAAGATACAAACCTTGACTTAGTCAGTCCTTTCAGCCTTGACTACGAAGCCGATATTACAAATACAAATAAAGACTCTAGTTGGATAATTGCATTTACATGGGCGGGCACTCAATACAAGGTTCGATACAGAAATACAAGTTACATCTTCCAGAGCAATAAGCAAACAGGATTCTATACTGATAAGAATGATGTAAACTTCGATTATGTTAATAATTCTGTAGTTAGAGATAAAATTACAGTATTGTCTATCAATGAAAAGACCGGAACAAATTCTCCTTTAGGAGTTGATCATGTTTGGCAAATCGACGGACCCATTGTTGAGGTAGACGGATATATTAATCCTGCAAGAGTTGAAGTTAGTTTCTATAATCATCAAGACAGCGGCAGAATCGGTCAAATTATTAATCCAGATATCTTTAATGATGTTGTTGGATCTTATACTAACGGAACTAGTGACGGATATGTATTGTTCAAGTTCACACCCGATGGTATGGATTTTAATTTAGTAGATCCTATGACTTATTTGGTTTTTGGAACTGAGAACGCTGCAAGACAATATTTTAACAACGAGTTAGATTCGGAGTATCTATATTATTTTGTTGATACTGATACTGTTAAGTCTGTGAATAAGTTTAACGAGTTTGTATTCGAAAGTGAGTACATTGCTTATCAAGGCCGAAGTGAAATTAGTTTCCACTATCAACATAATAGTGGCGAAGAATTTAGAATAGATCCTAGCAAGAGTAATCTTGTTGATGTTTACATGCTAACCAAAGAATATGATACTGAGTTTAGAAATTGGTTACTAACTGGATCAGGATCTGAGCCACTACCTCCTTCTAGTTACACACTAGAAAGCAATTATGCTGAAGTGTTAGAACCTATTAAAACAATCAGCGACGAGCTGATCTATCAACCAGTCAAGTATAAAGTTCTGTTCGGTGAAGCAGCAAATATTAACCTACAGGCAAAATTTAAAGCAGTAAAGAGTCCGTCGAGTACATTAAGTGATAATGAGATTATATCAAATATCCTAAGCGGAATTAATAATTTCTTCTCGTTAGAGAATTGGGACTTTGGTAAGAGTTTTCACTTCAGTGAATTATCAACTTATATCATGAACCTCTTAACTCCAGACATAACTAACTTTGTAATTGTTCCTACAATTAATAATTTTGGTAGTCTATATGAAGTTGCATGTCAAAGCAACGAGATTTTTATTAGTGGTGCTAGAGCATCAGACATCGCAGTGATAGATGCTATTACTGCAACACAGTTGAATACAACATTGATTAACGCTGGATAAGTTATGGCAAATAAAAAAGTTAGTTCGGTTAATTTTTTACCTGAGTATTTTAAAACTGTTAAGAATACAAAATTTCTTAGCAGTACTATTGACCAACTAATACAAAAACCTCAGTTAGAAAGTATTGACGGTTATGTAGGTAGCGAACGAACACCTACTTATAAAGCCACGGATGTCTATATTTCTAATGGTAATCCTTATCAACTCGACCCTGCGCTAATTATCCAAGACAAGTTAGGTAATGTAGTTGATACACAAGGATACGATGATTTTGTGAATGAAGTTGCTATCAAGGGCGGGTTCACAAACAACCTTGACAGACTGCTAAGAACAAAATACTATTCTTACAATCCTCATGTAGATTGGGATAAACTTGTAAACTATCAAAATTATTTCTGGATGCCGTTCGGCCCAGAAGTGTTAGAAGTACCTACTTCTAACCTAGATATTGATTATGAAATCGTAGGTAAGGCAACTGCTACCATTGAAGTTTTAACATCAACTGGAGAAACTGAAACTATTAACTTGTCTAACGGCATGTTGATATCATTTGGCGGATTAGAAATTCCTCAAAAATATCATAACAAGTATTTCTTTGTTGAAGGAGTAGGCACATCTATTAAATTAGTTCCTTACGATAGTTTAATTGTTTCTGAAAGTTTCCTATCTCCTTATCCTGACGGATTTGATTCTAACAAGTTTGACGATATTCCTTATGACAATGATCGTGAACTACCTAACTTAAAAGTAGAATATGTTACTATTAACAGAGCAAGCTCTGACTTAAACCCATGGAGCAGATACAATCGTTGGGTTCATAAAGATGTTATAAAACTAAGTGCTATGATCAACGGAGTTACTCCGGATCTTGCTACTGGCAGAGCACAACGACCTATTATTGAATTCAAACCGGACATTAAATTATTCAATTTTGGTTCGAAGGGTATTTTGCCTGTTGATCTTGTAGACAACGTAAACACAGATCCTTTTAGTACTGTCGAAGGTTCTACAACCCCAGTTTATATCGACGGCGTCCTATTAGAAAACGGCCATCGTGTTATTTTTAATGCCGCCGAATTACCAGGCATTCGTGGTAAAGTCTACGAAGTTGTCTACATTATTCAGCAGGGGGTTCCTACACTTACACTACAACAGACCTATGAACCTAGCCTAGAAGATTCTATAACAATTATGCTAGGCGAAGAAAACAATGCCACTGAATGGTGGTATAACGGTGAAGTTTGGGTATTTGCACAGCAGAAAGAAACACTAAACCAAGCACCTTTGTTTGATCTTTTTGACCAAGAAGGAAATAGTTATTCCGACAAGAATTTCTATCTAAGCGACTTTACAGGTAACAAGATTTTTAGTTATGCTACTGGCAATAACCCAGTAGATCCTTACCTAGGATTTTCTTTAGCCTACAGAAATGTTAATACTATTGGTAGCATTCTGTTTGATAACAATCTATGTTCTGAAACACTCGTAATAAGCCAATTGGGTGAACCAACAAAAGAAATTTCAACCAATGCTACTTATATTAGAATAGGAACCGAATTTAAAAACGCATGGACTGACGGAGAGGAATATCCTATTCCGTTATTATCTTCTCCTGCTACTGGTATTTTAAGTTATTACGAAGAGCCGCTAAGTTTAACCAACAATCCGTTGAACGGAAACATTTCTCAATTTACAATTAGTGAGTTAGGACAACATGTAACATCGATGGTTGAACGAATTGTAACTGTTCCTGGATTAGAATTAAGAGACCTTCCTGATGTAACACACCTTGGAACTAGATTAATTTCTAGTGACAATCCTATTGCCTTTGCACAGATGTTCTTAGGACAAAAGGAGCACGATGTAATTAATGCACTTCAGAAGTCTGCAGAAAACTACGGAAACTTTAAGTTAGCATTTTTAAATAAATTACTTTCCGTAACTGAACAACTAACACCAGTTGAGGCTGTTGATGCTGTTCTTACCGCACTAAATGAAAGTAAAGTTTATGAAAACGACTACTATCTATCTGATATGGTCGGCTTCGGCGTACCCGAAGTTACACGTTCTTGGACCGTTAACAATCTAACAATTAATAACCCGTCATTCCCACTACAAGAAGATTTTAACCTTGACAAGTTAAGTCTACGAGCAGTATATGTTTATAGAAACGGCGAACAATTAGTTCACGGAGTTGATTATACATTCAACACTGATACTACTACAGTAGACATTCATTCTGAATTAGAAGTCGGTGACGTTATCGTTATTAACGATTACAAAGACACTACTGCTAGTTATATTCCATTAACACCAAGTAAGTTAGGTCTTTATCCAAAGTTTGCTCCATCTATCTTTGAAGATACAAGTTACACAACACCTCAACAGGTAATTCAAGGACACGACGGAAGTATCACAATCGCCTATGGCGATTACAGAGATGCAATTATTTTAGAATTTGAGAAAAGAATTTATAACAACATAAAGTCGACTTACAATTCTGAATTGCTTGACATTAATTCTTTAATGCCGGGAGCATTTAGAGATACTGACTATTCTAAAGAAGAAGTGTCGCAGATACTCGAAGGTGACTTTGTAAGATGGGCAACTAGGTTTGGCATTGACTATGTCTCTAACAGCACATTTGATCCTTCTAATTCTAAGACTTGGAACTTTAGCGAAACCTATATCGCTGAATTAGATCAGGAGTTTTCCGGATCGTACAAAGCCTTACTATTCTGGTTATATGGAACAGACCGTCCGCATATCCATCCTTGGGAAATGTTAGGCCTGTCTCAAAAGCCTATCTGGTGGGAAAATGCTTACGGCCCTGCTCCATACACAAGCGGTAACTTAATTCTATGGGACGACATTGAGGCTGGACGAATCAACGGAGTAGTAAACACTCTGTATACTCGCCCCGGCTTATTGGGTATTCTGCCAGTTGATGAATTAGGAAATCTTGTAGTCCCTACAACGATTATACCAGATGTTGCAGAATCTAATAAGAAGAAATCTTGGACAGTCGGCGACTTGGGCCCAGCAGAACACGCTTGGAGAAGAAGTAGTTATTATCCTTTTGCAGTTCAACGATTACTGGCGCTGACAAAGCCTACTGAATATTTGACACACTTCTATGATGTTAGTAGAGTAGAAAAGAATATTTCTGGGCAATGGGTCTACACCAATAACAACTATTTCTTTACTTTAAAAGATCTTGCAATCTACGGAGAAAACAATACGTTGACCAGCGGCTTCAGCGCATTCATTTCTGAGATTGGTAAGGCTCGCGATAAAAATTATATTGAAAAACTAAGACAAGATCTAAGTTATGCGACCTACAGACTCTTCTGCAAACTTAACGGATACGCAGACCAAGACACTTTAAGAATAGTAGTTGATGCGTATGATCCTACAAGCTCTGCTCCTGGGTCAATACTACCTGCACAAAACTACAAACTATGGTTCAATACCAGTAATCCTTTAATTAGCCTTGCTATTTCGGGCATGATTGTTCAAAAGGTTGTTGGCGGATATTCTATAAGAGGATACGACAAGCAAGATGCATTCTTCAACGTATTCAAACCGATTCGTAATCTAGGAACTCCATCTATTAATGTTGGCGGCGTCTCTGAAAAATATGTAGTATGGCAACCTTCTGGTACAGGCGGCGGCACAGGATTATCGGCTGCTGATACAACTAGTGCATCGCCTGCACCTACTGGATCTTTCTACCAGAAAGGTCAATATGTTCAGCACAACGGCGCCTATTACAGAACTATTGTAGCACATCGTGCCACTGGTACATTTAATCAAGAATACTTCCAAAGGGTGGGTCAACTTCCTACAAAGGGCGGCGCAGCAGTTCAAGTTGCTTCTACTTTTGAGCAGACTATCACTCGAGTTCCGTACGGCGTTTTCTGTACTAACATCCAGGAAGTATACGACATCATCATTGGCTACGGCCGTTGGCTAGAAAGCCAAGGGTTTAAGTTCGATACATTCAGCGAAGAACTTAATAAGACTCTTGACTGGAACCTAACAGCCGAAGAGTTCTTATTCTGGTCAACACAAAATTGGGATGTTGGCAGCATTATTACATTGAGTCCGTTTGCAGACAGTCTAACACATGTATCTAATCAGACTGTTGTGAATAACCTGTTTGATAGTTTCTATGAATACAGCATTTTAGGCGCTGACGGTACGGCCTATCCAAAGAGCGATCTATCTGTATCTAGAGTAGACGGAACCTGTTTTATTGAAACAGCGCCAAATACAGACGGCATTTATTTTGCAAGATTGAATCTAGTACAAAAAGAACATGCAATTATTTTTGATAACTCGACAATCTTTAATGACGTTATCTACGATATCGAGACCGGCAATAGACAGCGTCGAGTTAAGTTAGTCGGATTCAAAACAGCAAACTGGGATGGCGGCCTAACTAGCCCCGGCTTTGTCTACGATAAAGCAGAGAGCAGTGACTGGGCACCTAATACTCCGTACACTATTGGCGATACTGTTAGATTTAATGGAAAATATTATTCTGCAAATCAAAATGTAGAACGCTCTCAGACATTTGAATTTTCTAAATGGGATGCGCTAAGAGAGAAGCCAGTTCCTGCATTACTACCTAACTTTGATTATAAGATTAGTCAATTTGAGGATTTTTATAGTTTAGATAGTGACAACTTTGATGAAGACCAACAAACGTTGGCCCAACATTTAATCGGTTACACACCTAGAGTATATCTAAACAATATATTCCCCGATCCTATTGCTCAATATAAATTCTATCAAGGATTTATAAGAGAAAAAGGAACAAAGAACGCAGTTAACAAACTTGCAAAGGTTAGTGAGTTAACTAACAAAGGTGCGCTTGACTATAAAGAAGAATGGGCGTTTAGGGTAGGTAACTTTGGTTCATTTAGAACATACGACGAATTAGAGACACCTCTAGTTGAAGGAACCTTCTTAGAAAATCCTCAAATTTTTAGTTTTGTAGATCAAGTCCCACCGCAGAATTCAAAAGACTTAGTTCACTATGTCACTCCTGCGGATTTAACAGTATCGCCTGAAAATTATATTCCAGGTAGTACATTTAAATCTACCACATCTACTGACGCACTTCTTTTACAACATTCCGGTTATGTCAGGTTAGGCGATGTTACTGCAACAGCATACAATGAAAATAGTCTACTTGATATTGCGAACTCGGGTCAGTTGAAAGACGGTGATACAATTTGGTTAGGATTTAAACCAGACGGTGATTGGGACGTCTACAAGTATTCATATGTTCCGGCAGAAGTAGTCGGAGTATTTGTAAGCTCTCCACTGTCTGCTATTACATTTACTACTAAATTCCCACACGGTCTATCAGTTGGACAACTAATCGGTATCAACCAACTAAATGATCAAGTTAACGGTATCTATAAAGTTACTGCAATAAACAATTCTAAACAATTCACTGTTGCTAGTGAGCTAGCGTCTATTGAAAACGCACCGTTACCGACTCCTGGACAATTATATGTGTTTAAGAGTGTAAGAACTAGTTCGTTTGATGCATTACCTTCTGATGAAATTTTGTACAGAGCTCCTTACGGTTCAAAGTATTGGATCGACAATACTGAAGCAGAAGGATGGGAAGTTTATGAAAAGATTGACAACTATTCATCTAAGACATATTTTTCCTTATTCCCTAATGTTAAATTAGGATCGTCGATTAGTAAGCCAAAGAATTCTAATGTATTAGTTGTTGGCTTACCGAACGGATTCTTCCAAACAGGTGGCGTTTCTTTCTATGAAAAAGATCAAGACGGTGTCTACAAGAACTTATTAAGATGGAGAATCGGCGGAAGTTATAACCAAGTTGGCGCTAACTTTGGCGCAGCAGTTTTCTATGATGATAAGCCCTTTGCTGAATCTAAGTTTGGTTTAGTATTTGCTGGCGCTCCTAATGTTGGTGTAGTAAAAGTAAGTTCGATTAATTCTCAATATCTAATTGAGGGAGTATCGACATTTATTACAAATCCGGATATCGGTACAGTAACTAACTTCGGTAAGCATTTATTTGTTGAAAGAAATGCAACAAATAAATTAACTTTAATCGGTGCCGATACTGCGGTATATGCATACGAAGTTAAAGAAAATGCTGGCAATATTGCAACAGCCTTTAAGATTAAAGTTACTTCTGCTAATACTATAACAGGCATTTCTGGTTCCGATGACGCTTCAGTTATTGCTATCGGTGCAGGTAATGTAGTAGAGATCTACAACAAGTCTCTTGTAAAAACACAGACGTTGCGTCTTGAAAATACTTCTGTTAAGGTCAGTGCCGACGGCAACTATATTCTTGTTTCAAATTCTCAGATTGAAAATGAAAACGGATCTTTCGGAAAAGTTATAGTATACAGGAATCTAAATGGTTCATTCGTAATGGATCAAATAGTTGAAAACCCAGTTCCTGGATCTGTACTAAAGTTCGGAACTTCTGTCGATATTGACACTGACAATAAGACAGTAGTAATTTCTGCAACAGGTATTAACTCTACTTTAGCAACCACATTTGATAAAGGTCTGTTTACTTTAGACGGCGGCATTACAACTATTAAGAGTACTGAAGCGGGCACTGGTGCAGTCTATGTCTACTTTAGAAAGACATCGAGATTTGTGTTCACACAAGAACTACTTAACACCTTTGTTGCAAGAAATCCTGGAAACAACTTTGGTAAAGTGGCGTTGATCGACGGACCGTCGATCTTTGTCGGCGTTCCTTGCGAAGACAACGTTTCACTAAAGCCTGGATTTATTGAATTCAAGAAGAAAGATGAAACTGTTAATAGTCTTAAACAAATTGTTAAACAAGATACCTTTGTTGACATTAGCACAATTAACAGAATTGCATTAATTGACACCGAAAAAGATCAGGTTATCAACTATCTTGATATTTTTGATCCTTTGAAGGGTAGAATTCCAGGAATTGCAGAGCAGGAATTATCTTACAAATTAATGAGCGATCCTGCTATCTATAGCATCGGTGTTCAAGGTGTGAACGTTGACACCAATAAGAACTGGTTAGACGAGCATGTTGGCGAACTATGGTGGGATCTAAGCACCGCTAAGTACCAATGGTATGAACAAGGCGAATTAGAATATAGGAAGAACAATTGGGGTAAACTATTCCCGGGCGCAACTATTGATGTTTACGAATGGGTAAGCACACCTTTACTACCAAGCGAGTGGGCGATTGAAGCCGATACAGCCGCAGGCCTTGCAAAGGGCATTAGCGGTCAACCTAGATTTGTTGATAACAGTGTTATCAGTGTTAAACAGGTATATGATCCTGTGACAAACAGTTTCACAAATATCTATTACTACTGGGTTAAGAACAAAACAGTTAAGCCAAATACAAAAAATAGAAGATTAAGTAGTTATGATATTGCAACTGTTATTGCTGATCCAAAAGCATATGGACTTTCTTTTGCTGCAATAATTGATTCTCATGCAGTAATGTTGAGCAATCTAGGCAACCTACCAGTTGATAGCAAGATTAGTATCAATATTGCACAAAATAATTCTACTGAAGTAGTACAGACACCTCGTCATACCCAATGGTACATCTTAGAAGAGGGCAGTTCTACTAAGATGCCTCCTGCACAGTTAGAGAAAAAGATGATTGACAGCCTGTTAGGTAGAGATAAACTAGGTAATCTAGTTCCTGATCCTAGCCTGTCGTTAAGGACTCGTTACGGTATTGGAGTAAGACCTCAACAGACAATGTTTGCTGATAGGTTCTCTGCACTTAGAAATATTATCGAATTTGCAAATGAAGTATTAATTTCTCAACCAGTTAACGGGTATTATAGTTTCAAGAACTTGAACGCTCAAGAAGAAATTCCTAGCCAGTTCGAAAATACATACGACTTCCTAGTTGAAGATAACACTACATTAGAATCTATTGATACAACTGGATTTGAAAGAGCAATTTTAAATTGCTCAATTAACAATAATGGCGAAGTTGATAACATCGTTATTGCTAATCCTGGATTTGGTTACGGAAAATTAAACCCAGTATACAACTCTACAGGTACTGTTATCGGCTACGAAGGGCCTACCTTCACTGTTGATGATGCAAAATACATTACAACTTTTGATAGTAACGCAACTACCTTTGACGGCAACAGAACTAGATTTATTACACGAGATGAGCCTAATACCTTTGCAGAAGGATTAAAAATTACAACCCGTGTTGATGAAACTGGAAGCATTGTTCAAGCAACTATTGTAAATGCTGGTAAGAGATTCGGCGCAAACTTTAGATTAATTGCAAGACCACAGACTGTTATTGTACAAAGTGACGATACCTATAATGGAAAATGGACTCGTTACGAATGGGATTATGTCTTAGGTATCTGGAACAGGGCAAAGACACAGAGCTTTAACACATCTCTGTACTGGGATTATGTTGACTATGCAAGTTCCGAGTATAATCAATTCCAGATCTATTCGTCCGTTGTAGGAAGTCCTTATGAATTAGAAGGCCTTGAGTTACAACAGGATCAATATGTAAAAGTTAACAACGGTGGTGATGGAAACTTTATTGTATTAAAGAAGACTGCCCCTGGCGTGTACGGTACATACGGTGATGGGTATGACCTTGTTTACAAACAAAACGGTACTATTCAATTCAAGGATAGTCTATGGAGAATTAAAGACAACCCTCTAAACTGGGACTTTAAGAACACATGGGATCAAACATTGTGGGATCAGCGTCCTGATATTGAACTAGAGTACATATTTGCTGCACTAAAAAATGACTTATTCATCTATGAACTAAAGTCAAACTGGAATCTAATGTTCTTCAAGGCAGTCAAATATGCAATGTCTGAGCAAAAGATCCTAGACTGGGCATTCAAGACATCGTTTATTAGCCTAACACATACATTAGGTGAACTAGATCAGCCGCCTGTTTATAAGATGCAGGACAGTTCTTACTACGAAGACTATGTAAAGGAAGTCAAGCCTTATCACACGCAAATTAGAAACTTTATTACAAAGTATACCGTTACCGAAATCGAACAACAACCAGTTACTCCGGTTCCTACTCCGTTGTTTAACTCCTTTAGCGTTGATTCGGGCGTAATGAGTTATTCTAACAGTGATGTGTCTGAACTTGATAGAACTGCATCTATTGAATTAAAATTTGATAGAACAAGTTTCAACAATCAGGTAGGAGACTTTGAAGTGTTAGATACTTTTGTAACAGACGGTATCGAGCGAACTTTTGACCTAAGTTGGGTTCCTGCGTTTGATAAAACAGGCATTGTTGTAAAAGTAAACGGAATTATTGCCTTGGGCAGTGAGTGGAATGTTGAATATACAGAAAGAATATACAACGGATTCCATAAAAAGTTTGCTACATTAAACTTCTTTGATCAAGAGCCGATGCCCGCAGGCAATGTCGTAACCGTCAAGTATAGAAAGAATGCTAATGTTCTTAATGGCACCGAAAGAGTTCTTGCATACTATACATCTACTTACGGTGTAGTAGGACTAGATCTAAATGCATTAGTCGAAGGGATTGAGTTCCCTGGCCTAACCGTTGGCGGAGCATACGAAGGACCCGGATTCTCTAATCCGTATGGTGGTCTAACTCCTGACACATATCTGTCTGGCGGCACATGGTTAAACGGAGAAAAGAATACAGCACTAGGACTAAACCCAGAAGACATCATTATTACTGGTGAGGTAGGATTTATTAATACCTTCTCGGGCCATGCTCCTTCAGAAATGTTACCTGGATTTATTATTGATGCACTAGGTGTAAATGTCTACACTGTAGGACCATCGTTATCTCCTACAATTATCAATGGTAATTTTGAAGTATCGACATCAAGTGCAGTTCAAGCATATAGTTTACCAATGCTGCCGGCGTCAAACGATAGCATATCTGTTATTTTAAACAATAACATACTACAGTATACCACCTCTACATTAGAATTATTCGAATACGAGTTTGGTATAGACTGGATTAACTCTAAGTTGTTGATTCCTCCACAAACTGAATCTGGATTATTAGAATATAGTCTAATAGGAGTCGGTGGGGGATCTGCAGATGTTGGTGCAATTGATCATGTAGTAAACGTAGTTAACAGTTGTACCAGTGCAACTATTCAGAGTGAAATTCTTGCCGGCGTTGTGCAAGATGTTTATGTAACAGTTAACGGCGAGTATACAGATAATATTAGCCTCGATGTGTCAGCAGGCGCATCTGGTTATGCACTAGTTACCGTTACTGATCTAGATGAGAATCAGTTTAACACAATTCAGGTATGGTTCTTCACAGAACCTAGTTCTAATTTTAATAAAATTGTAGAACAGATCAGTACAACATCAACCTTTACGTTAAATGCAGTAGGAGTTCATATTGTTGAATTGCTACAAGGTGGTAGAACTGAGCGCCTTATTGACGGTCAATATACAATTATCGGAACCACAGTAACTATCAATCCTGGTATTTTAAACGTAGGCGACGCAGTTCGTGTAATTACCTTTGTTGATAATACCGGATCTCTTGGAGTTACAGAAGAAGAGTTTACGGGCAACCCCGATAGACGTTTTGTAATGACACAACCAGTAAGCAATGTCAATTACATGTGGGTCTCTATTATTGGCCCAGACGGAACTACTAAGACATTGACTAACGGACAAGACTTTATCATCTTAGAAGATAATCTAACAATACAAATTAGTGACGAATGGACAATTAATACTACTGATACAATTGAAGTTATTAGTTTTACAGATCCTATGTACTCGGGCAATGTTCTTGGATATAGAATGTTTAAGGATATATTAGGAAATACTACCTTTACTAGAATAAGTGAAGAACATTCAACATACCTTACACAACCTCTATTACCGACTGATACAGAGATTCATGTCAACGATGCATCTGTATTAACAGCACCTATTGTGGACGAGAACAAACCGGGCGTAATTTTAATTAATTACGAAAGAATTGAGTTCTACCAAATGAACGGAAACACATTAGGACAACTTACAAGGGGAACTTTGGGAACAGGCATTAACCCTGCGTTAGATGCCGGTGTTAAAGTAATAGATCAAGGGTATGAACAAGAGTTTGAAACTTCCGAAAGAACTGATATACAATTAAATTATACAGACGGTTCTGTCTTCTACGAAATTAAGAAGTTTGACCACGATGTTTCTATTCCAAATACTACCGCAACAGTTAGTTCTCAGGGAATAGTACTTGATGAATCTATTAGTCTAAACGACCAAGTCGAAGTATACCTAGGTGGACATCAGTTAAGAAAGGCTCTTCAATTTAGTCATGACACTTCAGTGATGTTAGATCAAGTTTCAATTGATTCGATAAAAGGCACAGTAGAGCAAATATCGGATCTAAACAGCATCAATGCAAGTAAAGGAGACTCGTATATAGATAATTCTTCTGGCAAAGTATGGACATTTACGAGAACTAGAACCGATAATTTAACAGTACCTGGTTGGGTTTACTCCGGATTAACTAGACTTGTACCTGATTATTCTATTGTTATTGATGGTTCTATACAGAAAATTTACTTAAATATAGAAGTTGAAGACAATATAGAACTTACGATCGTTAAAAAGTTTAGCAGAAGTGATGACTTTAATACAGTTGTGGGAACAGGAACTACACTATCGCTGTGGGATAGTACAACAGCGATTTCTAATTTCTTAAAAGAATCGAAGACTGTACTTCCTGTTGAACTTTATGCTAATAACGAAGAAGTTCTATTAGATGAAAGAGCTCGACCTTTAACTGATGAAAACGGCGTAACATTGACAGGAAATACATAATGCCAAATATAAATTTATTGCAGACAATTACAACATCTAGCGAGACTAATGGATACTTTATCATGACTGATAATGGTCTCGCACGTAGATTTCAATACAATGATCTTGTAGAACAACTTAAAAAATCAAATTTTGGCAGAACTAATCAAGATCTGTATAGTTATTCCAATGTTACATTTCAAAGCGTAACTCTGCAAGACAGCGCTTCAAGTACGGGAGATACTGAACCACTTCATGGCCTGCAAAGTAATTACCGAAATACTGACGGCGGAGCGATCCGTTCGGGCGATTTTATTGGGTCTGTTAGATTTGGCGGGTATGACGGTAACAACAATACCTTAATTGGAAACGGTCTTGCTTCTGTTGGTATTACTGCTATTGCTAATGAAGATTGGAAGTTTAGTGGAAATAGAACTACAGCCGCAGGCGCTGGTGTTACTATATTCCATCAACCTATCAACACACAATTATCAAATTCTACAAGAATTAATGCTTTTACAGTTTTAAGTACTGCTACATCTTCGTCATCTCAGGCAGTTACTGTAATTAGGTTAGGAGCAGCAAACTCTAATCCTCTTGTAGTTACCACAAGCACCAATGGTTTAGCATCCTTTGTTGGCCCTGGCAGAGCAGACTTGTTTTTCTCGACTACTAGATTGCACCAACCTGGTATAACTAGTAAAGACACCGCTCCTATAAACAGTACTGTAACTGGAACTAATGCTTTTATGTTCATTACTTCTAGGTATAGCCCCGCACCGGGTCTCCGTCAACCTCTTAAAAACGGCGACGATATCGCAGTATTCACAGTAAGAGCCACAACTGCACCTAACACTATTAACTTCGGTGAAGAAGTTGGTGGAATGGGCTTTGACGCAACATCGGATTATACCCCTCCAGTTCACGGTTCTATGTTCTATGTAAGAACCTGTTCGACTGCAACAGATGCAATTCCTATTAGATCCTTTGTATCTAGCCCCGAGTTTAGCAGATATTCTAGTGATGTTCACATATTCAACGATTCTAATTTTGCAAACCCTGTAACAATTAGTAATGGCAGAATATCTTTTGTGGATAGTACTGTGCAAACTACAGCATATCAAGGGTTCACCTCCGTTCCTCCGAGCTCTACATCAACTGGTGTAACCGGACAAATGGCGTTTGATGCCACTTATTTCTACATCTGTGTTGCTCCAAATACCTGGAAACGGATTCTAGCAGCAGATTTTTAATGGCATAAATAGCATATTGGAACATAAAAAAATGAGTCAAAGTTTTACAGAACCTAAAGATCATGGTACTTTTTCAGTAAAAGGCCATATTAAAATATATGACCCCCTGACCGGTGAAGTCTTTAGAGACAAGCCAAATGCTATTCACTATGAAAATTTTAGCATTGCACTAGCATCAAGCGTTAGTAATCAAGGACATAGCATGATTTCCGAAATGTGTTTCGGAAATGGCGGTACACGAATCGATGATACGGGTATTATTACATACCTAACTCCTAACGTAATTGATAGTTCTGCAAGTTTATATAATCAAACATACATTAAAAGTGTCGATGCAAACAGACCCGGTGCATTAAGTCCTTCTAGAAATTATATGGAAATCCGCCACGTTGCAGGATCTTTCTACACTGATATTTTAGTAAGTTGTTTACTTGATCTTGGAGAACCAGCAGGGCAAGATGCATTTGATACCGCAGCAAACTCTAATGGATCTTACGTATTTGATGAAATTGGTCTTAGAGGATACAGCCCAGATGGTCCGGGTGAAGGCTTATTACTAACTCACGTAATATTCCATCCTGTTCAAAAGAGTTTGAATAGATTAATTCAAATTGATTATACTGTTCGAGTACAGAGTTTAACTAGTTAAGGGAATAGAGAATGTCATACATAATCTATACTAACAGCGGAACGGTACTTACTACAGTACCGACAGGAAAATTAAACACTAACACCGTTAGTCTTACCTTAGTTGGGCGAAATGTTAACAACTACGGACAGTTTTTTAATCAAAATTTTGTAGATCTATTAACAAGTTTTGCAAGTCCTGCATACTTACCACCTCAGCATCCGATCGAAGGACAACTATGGTATGATACTACGGTAGGAAAGTTAAAAGTTTATGACGATGCAGCCGGTTTTAATCTTGTAAATGCAGCAGTGATTTCTGATGTACAACCAGTTGGCCAAGTTCCGGGAGAGTTTTGGTACGACCCTACGGAAGAAAGTATTAATTTTTTAGATGCAAACGGACAGTATGTAAGTTCGTTTATGTTCCCTAAGAACGAACTTAGCGGTTGGTCAAATCCGCACTTTGAAATTTTAGATCAAAATACAAATACAGTACAGGTTACTCTATTAAAGAGCAAGGGAAGTGTTGTTGGTGCTCTAACTACTGCCTCCTTTGTTGCAAGTTTTGAAGATAGCACTGGCGCATTTTCTAGGGCCGGCGAAACAGCCTTTGAAGTAGTTAGCGGTCTAACAATTATCGGCGATGTGAAAGTAACAGGAACTGTCTACGAAAACACAAGTTCGTTAGTTTCGTTGGATACTCTGAAGTCGGTTGTAGCCGCAAGTACAAGTTTTGCAGATTTCCAAACAAGGATTGCTGCTTTATAAAGAATCGAGAACCATGCCATACATTTTAAAGAGAACAAACGGAACAACGCTGACAACTGTACAAGACGCCAGCATAGATAAATCAACAAGTTTGACATTTGTTGGTAGAAATTATTCTGGTTATGGCCAACCTATTGAAGAAAACCTTGTAAGACTGCTTGAAAATTTTGCAAATACCACTGCACCTTTGAAACCTGTACAAGGACAACTATGGTTTAATAACACACCTAACTCTAGAAGACTGTTAGTTTCTTATGACGGTACAAATTTTAGAGATGTAGTAAATGTCCCTTATTCTAATACCGCACCGAAAAATGCAACTACTGGAGATCTATGGTGGGACAGCATTAATAGTCAATTAAAAGTTTATAATAGTGTGTTAGATACATGGACGGCTAGTTCTCCAAACGGTGGTTCTGGTAGTGCTTGGGACTTTGGCAGAATATTAGATACTAACCTAGTTGAACAGAATACAATTAAGGCTGTGTTTCTTGGAACAGCCACTTTAACAATTTCGAATACAAACTTTACTCCTGATAGTTCAGTTCCTAATTTTAGTCAGTTTCCAATTGTAAAGAAGGGAATTAATTTACCCGGAACGAACCCAGTTACTGGAGTAAGTGCAGTAAACACTACATCTGGACACCTGCTATGGGGTACTAGTTCTGATGCCCTAAAAGCACAAAAGGTAGATGTATCTGTTTCGACGTCGACTGCAACGCATTATCTTTCATTGGTAACTTCTGCATCCGGAACACAAACAGTTCATACCAAAACAAATTTAAGTTACAACCCTGTTGACGATGTATTAAACGTTACAGCAGCCAGCGCCCTTTACGCTGACATTGCAGAAAGATACGAAGCAGATGCCGTATATGAACCGGGGACTGTTCTTATGTTGGGCGGAGAAAAAGAGGTTACATTAGCCCGTTTCCGTGCTACTACGTCTGTTGCAGGCATAGTGAGTACAAAACCGGCATATATGTTAAATTCTGAGGCAGGAACCGACGAAACTCACCCCTATATTGCCTTAAAAGGTCGAGTTCCTTGCAAGGTTTGCGGTGTTATTAAAAAGGGCGATCTATTGGTGTCGAGTGGTTATAAGCCCGGCTACGCATCTAAGATGCAAGATGATGACAGTCCTAATGCCGTAATAGGAAAAGCCCTACAAGATTTTGCAGGGCCTTTTGGTATAATCGAAGTTAAAGTTTAAACAGCCATCGGTGCTTTAATTGCATCGTGGCTTGTATAACCGACTAGCTCGATATCTTCCATTGTGAACTTTGTAATGTCCTTAATAGAGGGATTTAGTTTAAGTGTAGGCAACTGTAATGGCTCCCTTCCTAATTGCTCACGTACTTGATCAAAGTGATTTTGGTAAATGTGAGCATCACCAATAGTGATAATTAATTCGCCCACATCTAGATCACAGACCTGTGCAATCATATGTGTAAACAAGGCATACGATGCAATATTAAATGGTACTCCTAAGAACATATCGGCACTACGCTGATACATCTGGCAACTTAACTTTCCATTATTAACATAGAACTGTGCCATCATATGGCAAGGAGGCAAGGCCATGAGCTCTAGTTCTCCGGGATTCCATGCAGTAATAATATGTCTACGGCTATATGGATCTGCTTTGATACCGCTGATTAATTCCATTAACTGATCGTGATTTTGTAGAACAACTTTGTTAATTCGAATTAAAGGTTTACGCCAACGCCTCCATTGTACACCGTATACTCTACCGAGGTCTGCAGGATGTCTACGCAACCTTTTGTTTGCCCAATAGTCAGCACTGGCATTCGCAGTCCATATGGTTGTCTTATCAGTAGTCCTTGAGCCGTGTAAAATTTCTGCTAGTCTACGTTCGTCACCGCTGCCTTCAATAAACCAAAGCAGTTCACTGACCACAGCCTTCCATGCTAATTTTTTAGTTGTAAGAGCAGGGAACCCGTCTTGCAAATTGAATCGCATTTGCATACCAAAGATTCCTTTAGTCCCTACTCCTGTTCTGTCTGGCCGGTCTTCGCCGTTGTCTAAAATATTTTGTAGAGCATCTAGGTAAACTCTATCTGGGTGTGTCATATATTATATTCCTTTATTACATAGGGTATCGGGTCTGTAAATTTAGCATGTTCTGTAACTTTTGTAAAGTTTTCTCGAACGTAATCTAGATCAAAGAATTTATCGCATTTAAAATCTGCATCTATTTCGGTTACGTAAAATCTATCAACAATATGTAAGTAATGTTGATAAATGGCACTTCCGCCGATAATAAAAATTTCTTTATCAGGATATTCTACAGAACAATAATCTAATGCCGCACCACAATCATCAAATGTATGATCCCCTAATAGGCGTTTTCTACTAATGACTACATTTATTCTGTTAGGTAGGGGTTTCCCTAAACTATCAAAAGTTGTTGCACCCATTATAACAACCTGTCCAGTCGTCATCCTTTTGAACCAAGACATATCACCTTTAAGGTGAGGCCAGGGCATCTGACCTTCAAATCCAATGCCCTGGTTCTTTTCTACTGCAACAATACAGTTGATCATTCTACTGCAACAGTATCTTTCTTCTTGCTTTTAGGAGGATCCATTGCATCGGCTTCTTTACGAAGGCGTGCAGCCTCTTTATATAGTGCATCTGCTTTACTACGAAGTTCTGCAGGACTCAAGTTGGCCTGGCTAACTGGCTCTTCATAGTTAACCGAACTCGAAGTTGTTCTGGTTGCATCGTCTCTTGTAGAAACTACAGGATCTTTTGATTCTAATGCTTCTTCAACTTGCTTGTTGGTCTTTGGAGACGCATTTAGGTTGCCGTCCTTGACAGCCAAGTCATCAACACTAATGCCCTTTTGTTCGGCAATAAGTTGATTCAGTTCGCTCAATGGTACAGTAACATTTGGGTTACCAGTAGGAGTCATAAGAACTAAACTAGTTGGTACTTTTTTCAAGAAGCCACCTACGTGTAGTGCTTCTAGAATGTTACGTCCATCAGGGAACTTACGAACACTTAAAATGTCTGCAAGTTCGTTAGCCTGTTGACCGCTCGGATCTTGAATAACACTCATTAGAGTATCGTGCCAAGCATCTGGCAAGTTGCCTGTGCCGATAACCAGGGCACTACCTGAATCGCCGGGCAACGTGCGATATGCAACGGCAACTCTTGCGCCGTTATTTTTCATTTTACCAACGTGTTTCATATCCCCTCCTTATTCTTGGGTTTCTGGTTCTTGAGGAGCAGGTGGTGGTGTAACAGCATTAACGAATGCATTTAGTTTGTCAAAGACTCCTCCCACGCTACTCATTTCTTGAGCGCTGAATGCACCCCTACGAGCAGCCGTGTCAATAATAGCACGAATGTTTTGTAAGTCAACAATGTTTAGTTCTGGTTGGGGAGCCTGTGCAGCCTCGTTCTGTGCGCCAACGTCTTGGCTAACAGTTTGAGCTTGTTCTTGGTTTTCCATGTTTGATATCCTTTTTATTTTTTATGTACATAAGGGCAACCCAATGTAAGCATAGTAATCTCTCTTGGATCTTCTAAGCCTACCTCTATCATCTCTACCATTTTATTATTTTGGTCTAGGGATAAAGTTTTGCGGATCGCATACCTACTATTTAAGTTGTAGTTGATCCAGTGGTCTAAATTTCTGATATCGCCCTGGCTGGCTATCGATATTTTGGTAAAGTGATTAGGGATAAAGGAAAGTTTCCTTACCCCCAATACACTTAACGGATTGACTTCGTTTCTACTTAGGCTCATTTTCCGAGTTCGTAGTATGCTGTCTGACCAAACGGTGCAACGATTTCTTTGTTGCCGTGGACGATGAACAGCGTGTCGCAGTAATCTTCGTCACCCCAACTACCGCAAGGGTAGCCGTCTGTAAACATGATAAACTTCTTGGGCTGAATATCGTTGTCTTTCATGAACTGGAAGTTAACATCGAAGTCAGTTCCGCCACCGCCTTGGCACTCATATTGATTAATGTCGTCGGCAGTGTCGCCAGTGAACTTCTGATAGTTATAGATGTCAGTATCAAAGCACCACAGATCTAGTTTAAAGTCTTTGTATTCTTCCATGATACCTTTAACTTCGCTCAAGAAGTCACGGGCCATTGTGTCGCTGATAGAACCGCTCATGTCAATACAAACACTAACATCGATAGTTTCTTCGTTCATCATACCAGGAAGAATAGCGCCGCAGTGTTGGCTCTTACGGTTAGGACGACTGAAACTAAAGTTGCTCTTGAAGATACTTTGGATGTTCATACGCAACATTTGGCGCCAATCCATTTTAGGCTCAGTAAAGGATTGGATCATACGTTGAATACCTGCAGGCACCTTACCTGCACCAGCACTTTGGGCCGCCGCAACCATCGCTTCCTTAATCTCGTCGCGAATCTGTTTCTTCTCTTCGGGAGTCAACTTAGGACGCTTGCCCTTACCTTCTTTACCGTCCTCGTCACCGTCACCGTCACCTTCGCCTTCATCGCCGTCGAGGTGTTCGTCAAGCAGTTCGCCGAGTTGGCTAAGATCAATTTTGATTGCGTTCTTTTCAATTTCTTCGTAGATCTGTTCATAAGACCAACCGCGATATTTGTTATCTTGGAAGATCTTAATGAAACTAGGAACCTCACCAATGCGTTCATCTTTGAGGATTTGGTTAGCCGCATAGTCAGCGGCAATGTTACTCAATTGAGGATCTCGACTTTCGCGCCGACCCATGTGATCGAACACATTATGTAGAACTTCGTGTGCAAAACCAAACTCACATTCTTTTGGAGTCAGTGCGTTAACGAAGTCATTATTGTAATAGAAATGGCGACCGTCGGTAGCCAAAGTACCACACCAATCGGTAGCATCTACAAGTTTGAGTCGTGTAGCCAAGTTACCGAAAAACGGATGACGAAGCAGAAGACCGATACGAGCAGTGATCAGTTTTTCAACAATTTTGTTTTTTTGATCCTGTGTAAATTCTTGCTTTTGGATAGGCTTTTGTTTGCTGGCAGTGGAGTTTTTTGCAGACATTAAGTGCTCCTGTGTTTAACTGTATATATCTATTATACACTCAAAAAAGAAAAAATGCAAGTAAAAAAGGGCCCCGGAGGGCCCAATTTTAACCTTCCATTGCAGTGATAATGAACTTACCGTACTTGTCGTGGAAGCGATCGAAGTTTGTCAGTTTGGAAGCATCAAACGGCAGTTGATAGTTAGTCAACGCAACCTTTGCACCCATAACAACCAATTCAGTCGGGAAGTTATCCATCATGAAGCCGAAGAAGTTGTCTGCCATCGAATCCCAGTCTTTTACTTTCTTCTCATGTGCAGTTTGGAGTTCGTAGCACATAGAAACAGTTAGCGAATACATCGCAGAGATTTCTTTGATGTCACACTTCTTGACCTTGCCTGCCAGAATGTCTTCGGGCTTAGGCATCTGCTTGGCAACCTTACGGTGAGCCATGAACTTAACAGCAAGACCTTCGCCGATAGCACCAGCGACTAGATCAGTCAGAGTGTTCTCGGGCAGGTCGTCGTCTTGCAGAAGTTCGCTAACAAAGGACCAAGAACGAGGAGTAGCGAATGCCCGGCTTGCAGACTTAGGATCGAAGTCGTAAAGGTCTTGCTTGGCAAAGCCAACGTAACCAACCACTTGTTCGTGAACACGATTGATAGTAGCCCATTGGAGCCAGTCTTCGTAATCCGTTTTAAGTTCAATGTGAACAAAACGGTTAGCCAGCGGAGCAGGCATACGATAAGTAACACCCTTGTCAGTTTCACGGTTACCGGCGGCAACAATTGAAACACCTTTGGGCAGTACATAAGTACCAACACGGCGATTCAGGATAAGTTGATAAGCAGCCGCTTGAGTAGCAGGAGCCGCAGAATTCAGTTCGTCAAGGAACAGAATAGCAGTGCTGTCTTCGTCGGTAGGCAGTTCTGCAGGAGGAGCCCAGCTCATAGTATTGGCCTGGCCGTTGTAATAAGGGATACCTTTGATATCAGTAGGTTCCCAAAGACTGAGTCGAACGTCGACAACTTCGCGTTCGTATTCTTCGCCGATTTGCTTGACGATATCGGACTTACCAATACCCGGAGGACCCCACATAAACACAGGGCGTTGAATTTTGATACACTTACGAAGAGCTCGCTTTGCTTCGTTAGGAGTAACAGTTCGGCTGGTGGAAATTTGCTCTGCCATTTTACACTTTCAAAAAAATTAAGTTTGGGTGAAAGTACTGTGCCTTTTGCATCAGTATGTCACTATTATACGCTTAATTAAGTGTTTTGTCAATAGATCTTGCTTTTGCAGTGGTAAATTTTTCAATGTTGCCAGAAAACAACACTAATTGGACAGCCATTTTATCATCAAAAACCCAAACGGCTCTATGAGTAATATACCATGGGCAGGTAATGAAGTTATCCAAACGCAGAATTAATTGATTGCTAAATTTCATTTTTAGCGCATCTTCAAATTTGACCATGTGTGGTGTGAAGTGTTTGGACATCACTTCGAAACCAGATTCGGTTAATCTAAGCCCACCGTTTTCTTTTAGACGAGGATTCTGCCACCATGCAGACAACCACTTCCTTGGATACGGATCTTCAAGGGAAAGTCCTTCTGCTGTAGCCAGATAGTTTGTTATTTCAATCTTTTGGTTCTTCAAGGAACTTCTCGCCTGTGGTTAGTTTATAAACAGAGAAGTCCTGACTATTGAACATTTTGTTCAATTTTTCGGCTAGATTAAATGCGTGGCCACTATTTGAAAAACTAACCTTCTTGTATTTTGGCCCAACCTGTTGTGCTATAATACTGTTAGTTTTTAAATTGATGGGCTTGTCTTTGTAAAAAACAGCCCAAATGGCCTCGGCATCTAAAACTTGCTCTGTTTTATATGTCTTTTTATTAGTTATCTCTAATAAAACGGTCGGTTTTGGTCTGCTCATAGTATACGCTTGCTCCGATAAGTGCGTATATATTTACCAAAAATTTAAAAAGTTCCGCCGTTGAGTTTAATGGTAATGTCTTCTTGTTTAGACTGTGCTTCACCTGCAAGACGAGTCATAACAACACTAAGACTATTTTGAAGATCAGTTGCTTCTTTTATAGTCAGAGTAAGGCTCTTTTGATTGGTTTTGATAGCCAATCGAGCCTTATTTAGGAAGTCTTCAATAGGGAATGTGTTAAGGTCGCTCATACTGATCTATTTACACTATTTAGAGTCAGTTTCATTTCTGCTTCAGTTTTGAACGGACCGTAATATGGATATCGCTGTAGTGTGATTAGTTTTGGACAAAAACTTTTAACCCAACCTTTACGGAATTTAATTACATAATAACCAGCACAGTACCTACTCTTGCTCTTTGCACTTTTGGCAAATAACGGAAGTTTTTCTTTTACACTGTAAACAGATTCGTAGGGCTTAGAACTGCAAGGGAAGTCATAGATAACATAATTCTTGCTATCTGTTTCTTGCGATTTCTTTTTAATGCTTTCTTCAAAAAGTTCAATACCCAATTGAGCTTTAAGTTCTGCTAGATTTTTAAATCCAACAGTCTTGCCCTTGTGGATAAACTGATAGCCTTTTTTGTCCTTAGTAATTGCGCCGATCTTTTTATGATCTTCAGTAACTACCCATTCTTTATTTGGAATAAGAACTTTTGCTGTATTCATTTGGTCAACCCTGCATCTGTCTGTTTTATGTTGGCAAGAAGTTTCATACGGACATATTTTATGCCGTGTACCTTGCATTGAGTGGTTCTGCATAGCTCTGTACCTGTTCGCTAATTTTCTGCAGATCGTATTCCGCGCAGAATTTCATAAGTCTGATTCCAACTTGCGGAATATTCTTTTCTGCTGTTGTTGCTTTTTCAATTGTTTCTTTAATAATGTATTTAATCTCTTCGGGTTGTGCAGTCAGGTCACAAAGAGTAACATTACGGTTATAATCGTCAAGCACACGATGTTCGACACCTTCGTGATCCATCCAACGCTGAAGCATCAGATTGTTCCACGCCCAACCTTTACTATCGCGATCTGCAAACGCTTCACGGAGACCAACCTTATTCTTTGTGCCTTTCTCACGTACTCCCGGATATGCACTAAAGATGTTGTCGGAGGTGTCGCCACGCATACACTTCTCAAAGAGTAGCCATTTTGGGTCCGGTGCGCCTTTTGCTTCACCAGTTTTCTTATCAACAACAGGTTTACCTTTGGCATCAAAGTATCCTTCGTGAGTAGTTGTGACTTCCATTACACCGTTGTACTGTTTGACATTGGGTGCAATCAGTTGTGCAAAGTCTCCATCTGTACTAATGATGACATGATTATCATTAGGATGACTTTGAATAAACCCTGCAATAAGGTCGTCTGCTTCTAGTTGTTGATGATGCAGAACTGTGCAGTTTGTCTTATTGATTATGAAGTCTTTAAACTGATCGAATGTTTCCCAAAACACACGATCTTCTTCAGCCTCGCGAGGGCTGAGCGCGGCCCGAGCGTCGGAGCGGTTGCGCTTGTACGGAGCGTAATGATCCTTGCGCCAACTGCGACCTTCGAGGCAGAATACAATGTGATCGCCGTTAAAGTCACGCCATGCCTTGCGAATACTGCCCAAAGTGGTATGAATGCTCATACCAACTTTATCTTCTAGTGAACCACGGATAACGTGTCGAGCACGGAAAAAAGTATTAGCGGTATCTACCAGAATATAAGTTTTGTTCATTAACTGACCTCAGTTCGTCCATCATCACGTAGGGCGCGATTTACATAGCCTGCGCCGCGTCGGCTCATATCAATGCCCTCGTCGGCACCAACGTTACGACAAAGTTCATTGAACCATTGATCAACAATTTCTTCATCTGTAGCGCCAGTATATCCAGCACTACGTAATTGTAACACAAAATACTCATTCCAGTCAAGTTCGAAAAAACCATTACGAACATTTTCTTTGTTTACATGAGTTTCCAAAACAGCGATCCACGGCTCTTTCTTTTCTGTAGCCAATTCTTTTGGACTTAATTTTGCCAAACGTTCTGCTTCTTTAGCACGTTCAGCAGCCGCAGTGGCTTCTTCTGCAATACGTTTGGCTTCTTCTGCTGCCTTAATACTTGCTTCGGTCTGTGCCTTTATTTTATCAATACCGAAAATTTTCTCAACTATTTTTTTCATCAATCCTACCCCATTTAATTTTAAGCCATAGTCTTTCGTGTATGTAGTAATCAATACTCAAAAGAATATGTAATGCAGTAGCAAATCCTGTTGCACTTCCAATGTCGCCTGTAAAGAGATACGTCCAAAGAATAGTGAACAGCCAGGCAGTTATTCTATAACTTACCATCCTTGCTATTGTTCGAGTTCGAGTTTCCATTAGGTGCCCCACTCGTTTTTAAACAGTGGCACTTGAAGTCGATCTGAATATCTCCAACCTTTACGCATGGCAATGTCTGCTACGTTCCTATTGTTTAGTGCATACACAGACTCTACACCGCCAACAGGCATAAGGTATACGTGTCCAGTAAACCCACCTGCCCTAAATTCTTCGACTGCTCGTTCAGCGTCCTTTAAATCTTCTTCGTTGGTAATCACAAACTTAAGATAGACGTTGGCACCAATGTCTTGATAAGATTTAACCACGGCCGGTTTGATAGCATCCTTCCACGGTTCGCCACTTACAGGAAGTTTAGCACTGACACTAAATGTAATTTCTCTTGTAAGGTTCTTTTCGTGACTCCATTGCCAGTTTTTTAGATATTCTGTGAATGCAGGCGTTAGGCGCATTGTACCGTTTGTCTCAAATGTAATTTCTCTCAAACTACGCATCTTAGGATGATCGAGTAAATCAGGATACTGCTTCTGCCAACCTAGCAAAGGCTCACCACCTGTAATTACGAGATGTTCGTCCCGCCATTCCTTGTGCGGTAACGTATCCACAATAGCGTCGGCAATCGCAGAAGTATCCAGAAGAGGGGATAGATGCTTAAAGCGAGGATCCCAACTAGCGTAACTGTCACAACCTGTAGAAACCAAAGGAAGCGATTTGTACTCGGTGTACTTAGTAGCGTCAATATTTTCTGCCTCATTGCTTAGTTCTCCTCGTGGCATGCCAAACCCTTGGCATTTAAAATTACACCCAAAGGTGCGAAGAAAGACAGAAGGAACACCCATATAGCGTCCTTCGCCTTGAATAGAATAGAATAATTCTGCGACTTTAATTTTGCTCATATATTTTTGACCATTGTTTAAGTTTTTCTTTTTTCTTTGACTTGGCGTGCATTAACGCAGTGTGGTCTATGATACCCTGTTCTTCTAAGATATCAATCATTGCTAACACATCACCTATTTCAATTTCGAGCATTTTGTTATGCTCTAGGCCTGTTTTGTAATGTGTTGTATTTAGACCAAACCTGCGACACTTGCTAACTTCTACAATTACTTCTCCGCATTCTTCCTGCAGAATGTCTAATGCTTCTTGGTATCTATTTGGGTTAGCCTGCATTTTATAGCCTTGATAAGATAAGTACATTATACAGAGTGTATTTAGACCTGTCAACTATATTATGGATAATTTAAAAACCATTATTTCCTGGACCTTAAACGACTATTGTAAGGCCCAATGTGAATATTGTCCAACGAGCTCTCGAGGGGGTCCAGTTCCTCAAGACATAAACGAGTATCTTAGAATTGCCCAACTGCTAATCGATTCTTACAAGATAAAGCAAAACAGAAGCATTGATTGGATATTTAATGGAGGCGAGCCACTGGATATGGACTATATGCCCCAATTACTCAAACTATGCAGAGCAAATAGTGATAGCATTACCTTACATACTAGCGGCGGCAGATTATGGATGGATTGGTGGGCTATAGAACCTCATGTTGATAATCTAATTCTAACATTTCATTTTTGGCAAAGCCCCTCTTTAATCAAATATATATTTGATACTTTTAAATCAAAAAACAAAAAGATTTCAATTACTGCACCGATAAGAAACACACACGTTGAAGAAGATATTAATAGAGTTCTTGAACTAGAAGAAGAACTTGGTATAGTTATAACTAAAACACAATTATATTTTAATGCAGATCCGTCCGCAGGAATGTTAAAGTATTCTTTTGAAGAACTGCAAAAGATTGATTTTTTTAATCTTACCAAAGAGCATAGGGAACAAGTTTTAATAGAAAGAGCAAGACGCTTAGAAGAACAGAAACGCAGAGAAGAAGAAATGCGCCGCCGCCTTGCTGAAGCACCTCCAGTAGTTGCTCCGCCACCCCCGCCCCCTCCACCGCCTATAATTGAAAAAAGTCCTCTAGTCGAAGAAAAAATATATTTTCAAGAGACTACATGGCAAGAACGATATGAGGAAACGTATAACAAGCATCCTAGTTTCACCGGGCAGTTGTGTAACGCAGGAGTTGAGAAACTAGTTATAGGTGCTCAGGGATGGGTAAGCGGAAGTAACTGTAACAACATTGCACTAGGCAATATTTGGCACCCCGGGTGGATGCCTCCGCAAGGACCTCAAAAGTGCGGAATGAGGTCTTGCATTGATGAGGACGATCAAAAAATTACAAAGTTCCCTCTGACCGACCTTTAAGGTATTGGTCATTGTGCATCCAAGCACCCTTATACCAGAATCCCCATTCTCTCTTCTGAGGACCGGGCATGAACAAAGTCCAGCAGTCTACCCCTGGGTCAAGTTCAATACGATGGTAAGAAGTAGCACTACATACACGGAAATGGCCAGGGCCACGCCACATTCTAACTTCACCAATCTTTTCGCCGTTGGAGTTAAACTTGCCCACCCATTCATAGTAGCCGCCTTTTAAGATAAGCGTTGCGTAACCCCATGGATGATCATGCACATCATCGGGATCTGATTTAAGGAAACGGTGAAGAAACACATTGAAGGGGAAATGCTTTCTATCTTTAAGAAAGAGGTAGTAGCGTTCGAGATAAGGCTCATTGTTAATCCTGTCCATTACAATACGTTTACGACCTAGTCGTTCTAGAATTTTAAGAAACCATTTCATTTAATGTTCTCCAGTAAACCATTTGCACTAAAAAAGTTTGTTGTTAAGTCTTGTGTCTGTTTTCTCAACGTAGGCAAGAACTTTTCGTAATTGTCCATGTATTGAATTATTTTAGCACATAACTCTTGACGGTGCTCTGTGTACGCTGTGTATGACTCAGTCCATTCACTAGGATACTTAAATGTAGCATAGGCCATTTCACTGTAACTTAGTCTGTCTGGCATCATAGGAATAGCATCAACGATAGCGCCTTCATACCAACTAATACCAAGTGTCTCTTGTAAGTTGGCGCTAAACACCATCTTTGCTTCTCCTAGCAAATTATGATATTCATTCTTTGTCAATTCTTGTTCTTGACAAATAACAAATTCATATTGAGGTAAGTGTTCTTTCAAATCTCTAAAAATTTCCACCTGCTTCTCTGGAGCCAGTCTATGCGGAAACAAAATAAGATTTCTCTTGTCCATACCTTTATATGGAGTAAGAGTATCAACCATATATTCCATTGGCCAGCCTGTGCGTACAATTTTAGTGTCGTACAGTTTTTCAGCAGGAGTAAAACCTAATAGAGTTTCGCAGAATAGTTTTATATGAAACTGCGTAGCAAAATAGTTATGGTCAATCGCATGATAAAAACTTTTCTCAGCGTGTCTAACCCACGGAGCATCTCCGATAAGACGTCCTAAGAAGTCTTGGGGGTCGTAACTACCAGCATGCCATAATGCGTGAATCTTAACAGGAATGTTAAGAAGCTCGCTCATATATCGAAGATTAATGATACCAGGATGCCAAGCATCAGTAAAAAGAAAATGATCGCCAGGGCTGACAGTTCCGGCGCAGAATAAACGACCCATCTGCTCCACTTGGGATGCTTTGTAGATATTCGTTCCGCCAAAGTTAAGAAAAGCGCCTGGGGTAGTTGATGCAGGAATATCAGTAGGTCCCGAAATAACTTGAACATTATGTCCTGCCTTTCGTAGTAAGGAAGGTACATGGGCCTTCCATTGACCCGTGTACCTTGTTTCTACGCTTTCTAGATCAACGAGAAAAACGTTCGCCATTCGAATATCTCGGATTCTTACCTTGGTATGGCTTACGCTCGCCATTCCATGGCTTCTTTTCAAAGCCTCGAGACCAATCCTTATATTCCTTGGACCGGTACAGGTCCTTAGGATCAAAGTTGATCAATTCAAAGCGGCAGTGATCGTGCCATTTTTCGAGGTCATCAAAGATCTTGGTAACTTCGGGCTTCATAACGAGAGTTTTTTGAATGTATGCCGGAATCGACATGTTGTGTTTCCTAATTAAAGGGTTGATGGAAATTTAATGAAGCAGCCATTTTCGCCGTCTTCACTTACGTCAATCCAAATCTTACGACCTGGATATCTTGCCTTGATAGTTGCATGAAGTTCTCGTGCAATCATCTCGCAGGATTTGTGGTTGAGCTCGAGTGTGCCGTCGCTATAGCACTTCTCTAGCCAACGCTTAAACTGAATAAACTCAATATCACGATCATCGTGAAATACTTGAATATAGACTTTGAAATGGAAGATATGACGATGTGGAGTACCGAGGAAACTAACGTCATATTCGTCACCTGTTTTAAGATTAGGATCTGTTGCAGCCGCTGGGTACATGTGAATACCTTCCTTGCGAAAAGTAACCCAGATCATATTGCGTTCACTCATTTTCGGCCTTCTTTTTTGTTTTAGAAGCAGTTTCGTTTTTTGCAGGAAGATTGTCTTTCATCATATTATACATTTCCCACAACTTCCAGTCAATACTTTCGAGCAACTTAAACAGTTTTTCTTGGGCATCTTCTTTAGGAACACCCTTGACAATTTTTGAATTAATCATTTCATTACCTTATCGTTTTTATATTTAGACCAGTCAGTAAAGCACTCTCGGTCCATTAATTTATGCAGACTATGACTCCATACACCGGGATTAGTGGCTTTGAAGTCTTTGTCGTCGATTTTAATCATTGTGTTATAATTCCAGAGACGAATGTACGGAATAGGAACACGAATTTGGGGAATAAAGTTATCCGATTCACAAAGGCCACCTTCGTGAAATTCTTCAACAGCACTCATCGGAATGTCGAGACTGCATAGATAATCTTTATCTAAAAAGTGCTGAATCATAGATTCCCAACGTTGCCAATCGAGATTATCTTTTGGATTAAAACTATGATTGGCCCCGAAGAAAATATGCTTTGTTTGGTATGTAGTACCTGATAGGTAATGTTCAATAGTTTCAATTGGTTGGACGCCGACTACGAATAGAGTGTCCATACCATATGCCGGTGTGTGTTCAACTTCTTCTCCAAAGAAGAAGTTTACATCATCTAAATTACCATCAGTGTAATCACGTTTCATATTATTAATATAGCAAAACTTTGGATAATAGTCAACTACTAATTTTACCAAATTACTCAGAAACTTTCTTTTTACGAACCATTTTGGCTTTCACCGCAGGCTTCTTTTGGCTAAGTTCGTATGCGGCTAGTGCTTCTCTTACATCTCTTTGCAGAGCATCCCAATCTGTAACAAAGTCTACGCGACCATCTTCGTATTCGGTTCTAGTGCTATGACTGCCTTGGATCACTTTTGGCCATACTTCTTTTACTTTCTTCTTTTTTGGTTCAGTAGCCTGAAGTGTTTCTTCTGCAATTAGTTTAGATACTTCGGCAATAACTTGCTCTTCAGTTTTCTTTTTCCGTGCCATTTTAGTTTACCTTTTCAATATTAAGGGGTCCAAATAACCACGCCTCGGTTTCGTCATTGACCCAACCGTCGCCTTCCATAAATTCATAACTATCTTCGTCCCATCCTTCGATGATACGTTCTTGTTCTTCCTCGTCCATGCCCTCCGGAAACTCCCAGTCGCCGTAGCAGCCGTCATCCATCATATCTAGTTCAGCACCGTCTTCTGCGTTGTCGCCGAAATAACTGTACATGTCGATACCGTCTTCGTTTTCTTCAGTAATTCCCTCAGGCGGTTCATCGTCGGACGTTTCTACAGTAAATGATCCCCAACGGAATCCTTCAATTCTAGTAATAGTCTGTCCGTCCTTGACCCAGAATTGTCTTTCTTCACAATTCTTTTTGTCTCTATTAGAAATTTTCCACGTTGCCATGTTATTCTCCTGTAATACCTTCTTCAAGCGCTCTTAGATCGTCGTCGTCTGGGTTAGCAAGATCGATTTCGTTTTGATCTGTAACCGTTTCAATTTCAAACAAGTTACCGAATGTATTCTGTGCAGGACCACCTTGCAGTCGGGCACCTTCTAGACTGCGTAAGAAAGGACCTGCTTGCTCGATCATTTCAAATGCTTCTGCTTTTGTTTTGGTGTTGAACAGGTCTTCGATAAAGTTCGAGAAGTATAGGATATTGCGAGGAACCCAATCACTGTATTCGTCACTCATGTCTCCGGACTTTACTTTCTTCCAGTGTTTCCAGTTGATCTTACCCTTGGTCTTTGCAACTTCAATGTCCATTAACTGCTGTGCTCGTTGTACAGCAATAATATGACACTCGACATTATGACCCATCATAAGTGCATAAGCAAAACTATCCCAAGAAGTTTTACCTTCTTTGCCAATCTTGTTAAGCATACCTGGAGCATAGTAACAGATATCACCTAATGTTAACCTGCGACCGAATTCGCTTTCGAATGGGAACGGGATGTCGCTTCCTGAAAGTGCTTTGTTATCTGGGGCTTTGTCCATAATAACACTCCACCTTTTGGGCGTGTGGACTGCGTTTGTGTAGACGAGTCCGTGTGCTGTTGCGATGAACGGTGAGGCGCAGTCAAAAGATATGGTAATTTCTTCATTGATGTGTTTCCTAATTTGACGTTGAATTTGCGTTAGATAGCACGACCAATCTAACTGTGCTGTACCCAGGAAGTGGATCCAGTTTTTGCCTTTCAGCAAACCATCTTCACGCAAGGTCATTAGACGCTTGAGTGTAATATCCATTTTACACATGTTAGCACCACCGAAGGCCCACCCTTCGGCTTCCTTACCGGCATACTTGCCTTTAGGATCGCTGAATTCTTTTACACCGTTATACCATTTTTCGGCAGTATCCCAATCACTGCCTTGTAGAACATTAAGCCACTTAGTAGCACCTAGGCGGTTCTTAAGGAAGTAATCGTTATTGAAGCGTGTCTTGTCTAGACAATCGTCAAATGTTTTTAGTCCAGTCTTTGGACTATGGATGTGATCGCAGGCCCATGTAGGAACGTCGAGCATCATTGACCAATCGGCGGTTGCTTCTAGCCATTCTAAAATCTGTTGACGTGTTTTGTTTGCTTCCTTGCCTTCAAAGTTAAGCCAGTCAAATTTAAGAACGCCTTTACCGATCTGATACCCACCGGAGTCACCTAAGATTAAAGAGTTACCTCTATCGCGTTGTTGGATCATTGACTCTTGCGTTTGTGCCTTAACAATATCTAACTGTGCGTGACCTGCAGAATATAGAGCATACTTGTAGGTAAAGTAGCCCTGTTCGGGGTTAAGAAAGTTCATACCCTCAATTCCTCGATCAAATCCTGCAGGGATACGATCCTTGGGTACAAATTCTTCTAGACGTTGTTTTGCGACATAGGTGCTGTAGAAACTACTAATGGCAGGAAGATATACAGCATAATCTTTCTGCAACGGTGTTAGGTTGCGTGGTGGGTTACTCATCTTTACTCAATATTATTGTTGCTTTTAATTGTTCTGCGGCACGTTTCATATTTTCATATGCTGCCTTTACAGCAGGGTGCTCTGCCGCCATCTTTTCTAACTGTGCTTCTTCTGCCATCTTATTCATAGCCCAAGCAATGGCGGCATTAGCAGCACCAGACAGATCGATATTAACATGATTATTATTCATAGTCAACCAACTATTTCCGTCATACACTTCCATACTTTGGTTACTACCATTGTATCGGACTATGCCAGCACTAGGGTTTGACATGTTTACATACGGCATGAACGAGTTGCCGTTCATAACGACAACATTATTCATGCCTGATATGTTATTGATCATGCTTGTGCAGGAATGATATATTTGTAAGTAGCAATGCCACTGTCTAATTCGATCTGCATAGCACCGTCGTTACTAAAACTCATTTTAGTATTGTTACCGTCTGCGATCTTAAGAATACTTAGAACGCTGTTAACAGGCCATGTCCATGCCTTTGTGATCTTTCCAGTAATGCCAGATGCAAAAACAAACTCGCCACCGTGAGTGCTTTGATCACCAAAAACAAACACAAGTTTATCTCCGTCAGTCTTTGCAAGGAACGTTGTATGTTCTGTATTTGCACCTGCTTGGAATTGGAAACGCTGGATAGCACTAACCGTAGGTTCAACTTCAACATGCCAGTTAACACCACGGAACTTAACAGTCTTAAGTTTCTCGTTAATAATCTCAGTGTTCATAAAACGATAGTCGTTCTTGAAGTCACCGTCTTTGTTTTCAAAGTGTAAGCCTACAGGAATAGTCTCACCGTTTCGATCTGCTGTAACAACTTCGATCTTGGCATCGTCTTGGTATTCTTTACCGTCAACAAGATAACGAAGTTTTTCGAGTTGAGGCATACCGAACACACCCTGCATACTTGGCTGTGGGTCCTTTGTTTCTGCGTACATAATAACGCTACGGTCATCAGCCATACTGTCGACTAGAGTTTTATCTTTAGTACCTGTTACTTTAACGATATTTAAAAACCCTAGTTTGTTTGTATGTGCGACGATGTCTTGTAAGATTGCTTTCATGATTATAATCCTTTTGTTAATTTTATTTAGGCGGTAGTAAAAAGTCAACAGATTTTTTATTCAAAACTGAATAAACTACCAAATGTGTTTGTTTCTTGTGTACTGTTCAAATCCCATTCCAGTACACCAATAAGGTTTTCAACCTTGTTGTTAATAATGGTGGCTTCCATTTCTCCGTGATCAAACGGCAGTTCCATAAACCACTTAGGTAAACGTAGTTCATCTACAGGATATGCAACACTGGTAAATCCTAGAGGATTGGACTTTAACTTGCAGACGATAACCTTCATACCGTCGACAATTTGCATACTGTATTTGTCACCGTTCATTCTGCGGAGAGTATTCCAATTAATACTTGCTCGGACATGACCGGGCATATTTGCCTTGCCTGCTTTCTTTTCTTTTTCCTCGTAGTCTGTAATATTGTTTGCACGTTTTGGACTACCTTTCTCCCAACCAGGTCGAGCCTTAAATTCGGTTCTGAACTCGACAATTCTATCTAGAATTTCTTTTTCTTCGCTGCCATTTAGGACCTTTGTTAGGATCTCAGTTAGGAATTCCTGCATAAATTCAGGTGTGTCGCTACGCTTCAGATCTAGACCCATAGCCTTGATTTCTCCCGGCTTGCCGTCTTTATCTTTACGCTTACCTTCTTTGTCATATACAAGAACTGCATAACGTTTCTTAGTAATAAACAGACCCTTGATAGCAACAATTTCTCGACCTGCTTTGATAACTTCGCCACGGCTCTTTGGGCAGTGGAAAGCATCGAGCATGAACTGCGGGAATGTGCTGTTAACTTCGTTGGCTACAGTGTCATATAGTTGTATAACGGTATCTTTGTCCCAAGGGATTTGTCCTTTTGCAATTTCATTTTTAAGACTGCTATAGGCGCTGAAATAAGCAGAGTCTGTATCACCGTAGATAATTGCTTTACCTACGTGATCATACTCGCCTGTTACAACTTCATTAATTTTTGCAGCCATATGACGTGCAATTTGTCGTCCTGTTAATGTAGTTGATTGTCCGATTCTATCATCAAAGAATCTACAGCCCACATTAAGAATAGCGCCGTACAGACTGTTTAAGTTAATCTTTTTAACCAACTGACGCTTGTCCCAATATTCTTCTTCGATTTTATTTTCGGCCTTAATTGCCTCTTTAAGTTTGGCCTGCATTTCTTTACGTTCAGCGTACCAACGCTTTAGCAATCCGGGAATAACTCCTTCGTGCTCATGTGTAAAGATTGTGCCGTTCGCACTTATCATCCAAGGCTTGCCGCTTTCGAATATTAGTTTATAAATTTCGGCACCACTCATTACATCAGTGCTACCATTCTCCCAGTCAATGATAATATCGTGGGCTTTGTCCTGTGCCATAACAAATTCATATTCGTTACTACCGAACTTGCCTTCCCATGAGCCGGCAAAACTTAATCCCTTAGCAGTTGTTTTTTCTTCAATTTCTGCTTTAGTATAATCTGGCCTTAACTGTCCGACAATAGTTTCTGGACCCATGTTCAATGCACGAATGACAGATGGATACAGACTGTTAATGTCCATAGAGCCAATCCAGTCGTGAAGTCCTTTTTTAGGATATGCAACATACGCACCAGCAGCCGCACTATTAACTGTATCATCTCTACGTGGACGACTTGGAACGATTAGTCCTCTGTGATGTGCTTCATTTACAATAGCCTGTTCCGTAACAGCAACAGCGCCCATTGTAGTCTGTAGCAACACAGTGTTTTCATGTGCAATGGTGTTTGCAAGGTCAATGAATTTTAATTTCTTATCAAGTTTGTTTAACAGCGCACAGTCTTGCCTGTTGTATTCAATAAACTTGCGGAAATCATTATTGTATAGTTGATCAAGTGTGCCTTCATAGACAGTCTTTGATTCACCTATCTCCATTTCCCCAATTGCGTCCAGTCTGTAGGTGTGACGCTCTTCATATGTGTATTTGCGGTACAGCTCGAGACTGTCCAAATGAACACGACCAACCAGGTCATAAGTAACAGCCGCTTTTCCATATTTTTCGTACTCCCGCTTCTTGGGCATTTGGTTCCAAAGGCACAGTCTGCGTGTATCTTCTTTACTTAGAACCTTTATAATTCTATTTACCGTGTACGGCATATCGAAACCTTCACTGTTCCAGCCGCTTAGAATGTCGGCATCCTCAATTAGGTTAAGAAAAGTGTCTAACATTTCGTATTCTGTTTCGAACAGAAACGTGTTAGGAAAGTCTTTAACCTGTTCTTGTGCCTGCTCCATTGTTAGAGTCTTTGGAGGAATAGCAAGACAGACTAATGTATCTAACCATTGTAGGTGAACGGCAATCGCAGTGATTGGCATAAATGCATCATCGGGCGATGCATAGCCGCGCTCTGGATCGAAGTCCACCTCAATATCCCAAAACGCTACATTCAGTTTTGGAGGTTCCTTACCTAGATAGTTTTCTTCGAGACAGCGAAATACAGGGTTGATGTCGCTTTCGTATAGTTTGTAACCGCTATGGATCTTTTGTTCTTTAATGAACTCTTTCCAATTCTTTGCAGTAACTTTTGATAGGCTTTCGCCGTGGATTGATTTATATTTGCCCTTAGCATCTGGATAGTAAAACAGATAGCGGGCTGGGAATGTTTGATAAAGTCTACCCTTTTTAAGATCTCGCTCGACAGCATGAATGATGTCTTTCTCGCGATCCCATATGGCATCAACGTAACTCATTAATTTTCTCCTATGTCATTTGAGGCTGACACATACCAACATGATCATTTGTGGCTGATCTAACCTTACTCTTAACTACTTAGTAGTCTAATATAACCAACAAGATCTATTGTGACTAACAAAATATAATTTGCTACCATGCCCGTACTTTTACGAGTCCAAGACGCCCACCCGAAGATAGCGCATTGGGTAATAAAAATAGGATACAACCAATAGAACAGCGGATCGGTGGCACTAGTTGCTAAAACTATTGAGCAGCCTAGGCTCATCAACCACGCTGTAATCTCTAACACAAATCGAGCAGGCCACTCTTTATAATCGCCTTTTGCCCAATTATAAATGTTAGAGATTGTATTAGTAATTTGGTCCATTAGTCTTCACGACGATTTGCATGACCACTGATGTCAACGATAGTTTCAAGATCGTCGAACTCACGGAACACTTGATCCCATTGATCTTTCATTGCAATACGAATTGCTTTTTTGATGATACTAGGTTTTACTTCTAGTTCTTCTGCCACGGCTTTGATAGTTTCATTTAGACCTTCTGTTAGATCTTGAATCTCTTGCATAACTGTGCAGCCTTCGGCTACGATTTGTTTAATTTTGGCTTGCTCTGGAGCACCAAATGCTTTACCCATAGTAATTCTCCTTGTCCTATAGTATATAGTACGCAAGTGTTGAAGTCAAATTATTTTGCGTTCAGAAAAGTGTCTGCGAATCGTTTGCAGAGTTCTTTGATTTTACCTTCTTGTGTTTCTTCTAAGGTATATTCTTCGTGGTCGTTGTGCTGCGTTGGATCTATATATCCGCAATAGACCTTGCGACAGTTTGACGAGTTTACTAGATCTGTACAACTCTCACCGTATCTACCATCGGCCATTTCAGTATGGTCTTCATTACAAGGACTTAGGGTTGTAATGATAATACTGCCTTTTGGTACTTGGCCATAGTTTTCCTCATATCTATCTATGGCCACACGTTCTGCGTGGCGTCTTTTATTGTCTCCGGCCGCCTCGTTAACACCGTAGACTTTGCGGTTTTCGGGGTCTAAGACACAGGCCGCAACCATCCCGTATTTGTTTGAATCAATACGCTGACCTTCCAAAATATGGTGACAGAGTTCTAGCAAGATCTTATCCAGTTTCGGACGATCATGTATTTCATAATCGCTTGCTTTGAACTCAACGAATCTCATTTTTTCTTACTTGGTTCGTTAGCGGCATAGTGTGCTGCTACCGCCATCTGCGCTTTTTTCTGAGGAGTTTTATTTTTAAATTGTTTGTACTTGTTAGGATCTGCTTTTTGAAAATCCTGCACCCATACGTCTACATCTGCTTGAGGATTTAATTTCTCAAGGACCTGTTGGTTTAGACTGTTCATGTATGCATCTTCCTCGCAGTTCCAACGGCGTAAGGCCTTATTAATTGGACTATCCGGGTTGCGCTTAGTCTTAGCACTGGCATGGGCTTTCTTCATGCCCTTCATGCGAGCACAGAAACTCTTGCGGCGCTTTGCAGCCTTGCCTCCTTTCTTTAGTTTGCTAGGCTTTGTAGTTACAGCGGTCTTTAATTTGCTACCGGGATTCTCTCGACGGTAGGCCTTAACTGCCTTTCGGCTCATGCCATCTGTCTTATCTCGACGATTAACTTTTTGCCAATCTTCGTTGAGCATGTTTTCTAAATGTGTAAAATATGCATCACCTTCTGCTACACCTTGCTTCTGTAAATGGAAGTAATTAGATACAACATCACTTGGGAAGTCTTCATCGTAGTTAAACATATAACGAGCACGTCTTTGTCCTTGCTCGTCGGCCACAATGTGGTATGCTTGATTCAATACTTCGTCTTCAGATGTGATATCCTGACGCTTGTTAAAAATTTGTTGTGCAACTTGTTCGCTATAGTAAGCACCGAACTCTGCGCCTTCTGCTACACCTTGTGATTTTTCTGCACGAGCAATTCTACCAGCCAATTGATTTAATTTTGGCTCTATGCTACGTGCTTCACGTTCGCTATCTGACAAATTCTGCTCACGGTCGGCATACTGCCAGTTTCTGCCACCTAGACTATTATACTTTTTAAACAGTGCATCGTATTCTGCTTTTAGTTCTGGTAATTTAGCAGCATCATCGCTTGCAGATTGTCGATCTTTTTCTTCTCTATCTTTTGCACGTTGCGCCATCATTTGTTGTGTGCGTTCGCGCTCTTGTTCCGGAGTACCGGCAATTCGAGGATTCATTCCTCTAGACCTTGCAAGAGCCATCATCTGTTGTGCAAGCTCGCTGTTTTCGCCTAGTTTATTTTTTAAAGCGGCTAGGCGAGTTTTTAATTCTTCCATGTATGGTTTACGATGCTTTTCTTTGCCTTGCTTTTGTTCTTTCTTTTTGTCACGATGTTGTCCAGCACCAGTTTGAGGACGCAAAGGTCCTTGGCGAGGCTTTTGTGTAACTGGTACTTTAATAGTATCGCTCTCTTGGGCAATTAGATTATCTCTACGACGAACGCCTCCGATACTGCTCGATGCTGTTGCAATTGCGCCTGCACCAGTAGCACCAGCAGATGCACTTTCTAAAGTATAGACAGTTGCGTCTTTATATTTTTTTACTTTGAATTCGTTTGTCATTTTTTGTTCATCCAATTACTTACAGGACTTGTTGTATAAGTATCTTTTGGCTCTTCGCTTTTACTCCAAGAAATAACATTTTTGCTATCTGTAGGAACTGTTGCTTCTGCCTGACGGAACATATTGTATTCTTCTTCGGTATACGGATGTTGCGTATTATATTTTTCGATCCAACTGTAGGCGTCCATGTCTACGGGTTTTTGACTCTTGCCGTCGGCCATGGCAGTAGCCATCCATAGTCTATTCATATGTGCAGTTCTATCATAACCGCCTTTATCTCTTGACTTTTGAACACTTTTCTGAACGGCCGCTTGACGTTTTTTGACGCCGCCGATTACACGATGTGATTCTGTAACAAACTCAGTTGCTCTCATTGTATTCCGCCCTTGCTACTTGCACGTAACATCCAACCGTGTTTTTCGTGTGCATCCATGCGCTCTGCTAAGAAATTGCTAAATCCGTGCTTGCCAGCAGCCTCAGCAGCATCGTAGGTTTTCTTTAAGATAACAATCATACGCTCGTTATCTACAAGTAATTCTTTTACCATCGCTTCAAGTGGAATGATTTCAGTTTCATCGTCAATCCTTGATAGCATACTGAATCGACTTAGACTTGCGGGTGTATAGGTCTTTAATTTACGAATGTTTTCTGCAAAGTCGTCGATAACTCCATAAACTTCGTCATAAATTTTTTCAAATAGTGCGTGGTACTCGAAGAAATCGCTACCTTCTACGTTCCAATGAAAATTCTGTGCCTTTAGTGCAAAACTAAATTCACTAGCAAATGCAATCTTAGCAAGTTGTTGTAACTGTTCCATGATACGTTATTTATTATCTTTTCCAAACCAAAGTTTAAACCACGCTTCGGTTCCGGGCTTTATGCCCTGTTCTCGCTGTATTTGTCCCTTGTTGCTACCTAAATTAGGCTGTCGCATAGTTGCTTTATAATTAGCAAGTGCTTCCATACTGCCTAGCCCGCCCATCATACTAGCAGGCATTAGATCGTGTATAGGGTCATCCGGTGCAAGATAACAATCGTCATCTTGCTTTGGATTTAGATCAGCGCTTGTTATTTTGTATTGCTTCATTTACGATAATCTTATCGATAAGAGCGGCAAAAATGTTTTCAACATCTTCGCTAACTGGAACGCAGTTGTTTACTCGAACACCGCCCTTCATCTTAGTGCCTGCTTTACGATAGCCTTTCCAGCACTTAGGATCTAGGCGTTGCTTTTCTTCTTTCTCAATACTTTCTTCAGCACCACCTACTAGGTCGCCTGCTCTTGCTGGGCGGTTCTTACTAGGGCCTGTGTTCTTCCATTGTCCTGCTGAACCTAATTTGTTTTTGTCGCTGCCAGAAAAAGCACTCTTAGGTAGCATTGCTTCGTTCTTCTTGGCAATATCTCTACTCTTTAATTGATCTTCTCTACGCTTATCTCCAGCAGCACGTAGTTTTGCAACAGCACCGTCTTTAGGATCTGTTAAGCGACGAGCAGTTTGTGCCATTGCTGGACTATCGGACTCTTTAACTTCTTTCTCGCCCGCCTTACGCTTCTCGGCTTCTTTTTCTTTATGTTTTTTAACAGCCTTGTTTATGTTATATACCGCAGTTGCCTGTTGAATTGCCTTGTCGAGTGGAACCTTTGGAGTATTAGCACCGGCACCTGTAGCCACTGCTCCTGCTAATGCGGCGGCTCCGACTTTTTCTTTCCAGCCTTCTGCCAGATCCTTGTCTTTCATTCTATCCCAAGCACGGTCAGCAGTGGCTTTATTCTTTTTTGCGTATGCTGGATCAGTATCTGCTTTCTTAGATACTACTCTATCTACAGCACGTTTCTGGACTTTAGTCAACATCTTCTGACCCTTGGCAGTATCACCGTATTCTTCGATACCTTGCTCTTTCATGTTAGGATTGCGCCATCCCTTTTTCACCTTGTCAGCATCGCTCATCGACTTCATCATAACGTCATGAGCGTGTTTCATCATCTTGTCAGCCGTAGTTGCTTTAGCGGTTCGATCAGGTCCTGTAGAACCGCCTTTGTCTCTTGAACCGTAGGTGCTGTGGCTAATCTTGCCATCACGACCGTGGCTGGGTTGACTCTTGTCCATTTCTGCTACACCCCTACCGTGTCTGGTGCCCGAGTAGGTATCGTATGCACCCTTACCCCATCCACCGACTGTACTGTGGTCTTCATTCAACGAAGGTCGAACTAGTGCATTGAATAGTCTTGTTTCTGCTACCGGAACAGGCGCCGCTGGCTGTGTTGGTTTTTGTGTAATACCCATACCTTTTCTCGTAATGTCCATTAAGTGTAAAATCCAGTCTTTGCCTAATTTTGCTTCGTCGAACCCTTGGCTCCATAAGGCATATTGCTGTTCTGGCGTAGCGTTTGGATCTTTTAACACGTTGCGTAGTTTGGTAAAGCTCATACCTGTACCACGAGGTGTTGGCTCTAGGCTAACTTTAACATGCTCATAGCCCGGAAACTTATTAACGGCCTTCATCAGTGCTTGTGCAATATTCATACCGGCCTGATCCTCGCCAACCATGATAACAATATTATCATAGCGAGGAGGCTTACCTGGTAACGGATTGATCAACTCGTGTTTGATCTTTTGCATCAGTGTACCACCTGCCATTGTGCCACTAATGTTTTTAGCATACTTGGGATACATCTTATGCCAGGTCTGTAGTTTAACATCAACTGGAATAGGATCATCTTTGCCGACAGCATTGCCCATAAACAAATATGGATCTCCGCCCAATTCGGCCGCTTTCTTTACAGTATAATCCCAGAGTTCTTCGTGACCTTTGTGGCCTACGAAACTTCCAATGGCAACCACAGCAGTTTTGTTGGTGTTAGTTCTTCCGGCGTCTGCACGAGCTGCGGCCTTGGCAGCATTTTTCTGTGCAATAATATCTTTTTGTCGTTGACTGGTGACCTTGATAGGACCTAGTCGACTGTTAATAACAATGCCTTCGTAATCTTGTCCTAGTTTGTCCTTGCCAATGATGTTAGGATCTTCATCGATTGCTTTTTCTAGAGCGATCTGCACTGGTTTTAATTTTGCTTCAACTTCCCTACGAAGTTCTAAACTAGCTCGGTCTCTCTTGCCGGCAGTGTCGCTAACAATTTTCTTTAGTTCTTCTAAATTGTCTAACGGGTTGATAATTTCAGTAACATCTAACCCGTCTTTCTGAATAAGTCTATTGCTCATGAACATAACACTACCGTGCTGTCCAAGATTGGCAAGTTGTTGTGCAGCCTCGTCGGGTAAATCTTTACCAGTGCTTGCTTCTACAATACGATATGGTACTAGCACAAGATCAACACCCTGTGGTAATTGATCGTATTCGATACCTACAAATTTTAATTTGCCTTCTTCAGTTTGGGTAGCGAACGGCAAGAACAACACTTCACAGGTTACTTGTTTGTCTGTCAAAAAGTCTGGGCCTAATTTACTGTCTACGATCTTAATCGCATTCATCATTTCTTCAAATAACTTGTCGAAATTAGCCGCACGACCTAAGATTTCGGGATCAGTAGTTCCCTTTTCTTTATGATAATCTAAGAACCCTGCTTTGTATTTTGGTTCAGTTCTGCTGGTTCCCATAAAAGGTCTACCCTGCGAATCCTTACCAAATCTTCCACCAAAGCCGTCGACTTTAACATTAAGAGGGATGTTCTGTAACTTAAAGCGACCGCCTTCTGAACGTAGTTCGTCTACTAAATCTAAGAAGTCTGCAGGTTTAAGATCACGAAGGTGAGGCATACCTTTACGCAGTTGCGCCTTGACTGCTGGTTCGTCTGCTTCTGTAACTGGGCGGTCTAATCCCATAGCACCTTCAGATGCTACTTTATAATTTTTAAGATACTCTTGACGCATCTGCTCAAGGTTCTTAGGAGGAGTTATACCTAATACCTTAAGTGCATAGTTGACTGCGGCATTCTTTTCAGTCATATCTCTTTGAGGGTCGCCTTTGTATAGGCCCTGGGCGCCTGGAGCAAACAGTTTATCGATAAATCCGTCGAACACTTGTTCTTTCTCTTCGGGAGATAATACCATGTTCATGATATCTAATAGCCCGGTGAAACTCCATGTCTTCGGAAGAACCTTCTTTAGTGCAGCGCCGTTTACTTTATTACCAAATACGCTTTGGAAAATTTTTCCAATATCTTTTTCGTATCCACTTGCAGGAAGTGCTCGCATGACCGGAAGCCCGTCAACTACAAGGGGCCTTCCTTTTTCGTCTGTTACTGGCTCATATTTTGGACGTAGACCACCGCCCTCTTTACTGCTAACAGCAAAGGAGAACATGTTATCGGTAGTAGGAACATCTTGTTCGGCACGAGCCTTTCCTCGACCTACCATTTTACGTAGTAAGAATTCTTGAGTTGTTAGTTTTGTAAATGCCTGAATTAAGAACTTATGGAATACACCCTTGATACCCTGGCTTAGGTCGTCCCAACTACTGCTGTGACTGAAGCCTGCCCAGTCAGATGGTTCATCTTTTTCTGTATAGTCAACGAATTCAAAGTCGATTTGTACTTTAATAGGAGGATCTGTTAGTTCCCATAGACTGCTATATTGCTCGTTGCCTCTACTATAGCCTAGGAATGTAGCATTTCCTACAACTTGCCCCTTAACACTATTCAACCATTGTGCTAATTGAGGTTCTGCATCTTTATTAATCTGCGTGTCGATGTCACCTACTTTAGGTTTTACACGCTCAAATTCTGCATCAGGGATATCTGTATTGAAGAAGTGTAGGCTAGACCCGCTAAGATACTTGCGACTCTTTAATACCTTTGCACTCCATAGAGGCCCGCCCTGGCTTTGTTGAAAGCCGTCGTTGATTGCATTTAACAATGTGTTTAGGATAGGTACAATGTATGCTCTATTATGTACCTTGAGTTCGATCTGTTGTGCTTGTGCGCCATCGATCTCTAAGTTACCACCTTCTAACAGTGTACGTTTAAAAAATTCTCTCAGGATCATATTATGCACCTACCTTATATTTGCCTCTAACAATATCATCTTTATAATGATCTAGTAGTCGCTCGCACATATCGCTACGCAATTCTTTAGAAAACACTGTTCCTAATTTGCCCTTCATCTTTTTGTGCTCGTAATATTCTTTGCAGCCTTTTAAGACCATAGGCAGGAATTCTTTGCACATTTCTTTACGGTCTACATCTCCCTTTTTCTTACTAATTTTTGCAGCAATAGGGAAGAAATAATCTTTGTGCAGTTTATCGTGATCAATAATATAGTTAAAAAGGTCGTCGCTGATGTTTTTATCATCGCGACCTTTGTTCATATTCTTGATAGGGTCTATATTTTTTCCGAAGAATTCGTTAAGTAGCATAATTGTTCCAAAAGTATACACATATACTCTAAGTATAGAGTATTTATTATATTTTATTCTTTTGGAAAATTAGTGATTGTAGAGAATACTATCTACTTGGCCTGCTTCGATGGAAACAACACCTCGTACCCAGACGAAGTTGCCAGTAAAGTTATAGTATTTTGACTGTGTTGCAACAGTAAGTCCGTTATAAAAGGGACTAGTTTCTGTTTGTTCCTCGGTAGTTCCGGCAACATCAAACCAATCTGCTTCAACGGGATTAGTTGCCAGGCTAGCCTGCATTGTAATAGTGCCGATGAAATTGCTATCATAGGTGTACATTACAGTATGCAAGCCGTCGCTGTTACCGAAATAGCCATCGCCCTTAGCAGGAATGCTTTTATAGACCAATGTTTCATTGGTACTTGTAAAAAGCGGGTAAGTTACCTGTACACTTGCTGTATTGGTATAAGTAACGAATTCTAATCCTTGGGCTAAACTGGGCATGGCTGTTCCTCTGATATGATATTTATCACAGACCTTGGTACAAATTCTTCTACTTTAGATACCCTATCGCCTAAAAATAACAGCATCATACTTAAACTAGGACCGTCTTCTACGTAGATACTAGGACAAGTTACCCATTGTTTTTGGCCCATTAGCCAAGTGGCTACCCTAACCGGAGTTCTAAACTTTCCGTCATACTTTGCCATCCATGACCAAAGACGTTCTCTAGTTTGAATATCGAGTCGTTCTTTGATGTAGACTTTGTATTGATAGCGTTCGAACGGTAGTCGATTGCAGATCATCTTTCTACGACCGTTTTCTTCGATAAATGCCTGCTCTGCGGCATTTCCGGGTACATGTACTTCAGTGATCCAGCGTTCTAAACGCTTAGTCATTTTGTCAAACAACTTTTCGTCGTTACAATAGATTGTAAAAATACCACCTTCAGTTCGTACCTTAATATCTTTATCTAAGAATTGGTCTACGTCTTGGATAAACTCTATAAGTTTATCTGGCTCGAAGTCTCTACGAAATATTCCGCCTGCTTTTTTCGTCATGCACTCGTTTAAAGCATAAGGAATGCCTAGGCGTGCGATCATATAAGATCCTTTGCAGTAGCATCGAATCTTATATGTCCACTTTCCGTAGAATAACTTATGCGTTGTCAGTTTCCTGAATTTCATCTTCGCTCTTTTTAATAGGCATAATGTCTACTACATTGAGTTTAAGAGATTTATCTTCAACTGTGATTTCTACAATGCCTCCATTTGATAGTTTACCAAACAGAATCTCTTTACTTAGGGGACGCTTGATCATCTCATCAATGCATCTCTGTAGCGGACGAGCTCCCATTTTACTATCAAAGCCTTTTTCGATCAAGTACTCAACTGCTTCAACAGTTGGTTTGACATGAATATTTTTGTCCTTAATCTGAGCATTAAGTTCATCAACAAATTTCTTCACCACCTTGATCATTGTCTGCTGATCGAGTTTGCCAAATCTAATGATACCGTCTAAACGATTTCGGAATTCCGGTGCAAAGAACCTATTGATTGCATCTTTAGGATCGCTATCACGTTCTAGGCTACCAAAACCGACTGCATTCTTTTCAGCATCGGCAGCACCAAGGTTAGAAGTCATAATGATAATTGCATTGCGAGCATCTGCTTTCTTACCATTGCTGCCTGTAACAAAGCCGTTATCCATAACTTGTAGGAGAACGGTTAACACACTTGGGTGTGCTTTTTCAACTTCGTCTAACAACAGCACACAGTTTGGTGTTTCTTGTAGACTTGTGATCAGCAATCCTGCGTTATCCTCGTAGCCTACATAGCCTGGAGGCGCACCGATGAATTTAGCAACACTATGCTGTTCTTGATATTCACTCATATCAAAGCGAACTAATTTGATACCTAGGTTCTGTGCTAGTTGTTTTGCCGCTTCTGTTTTACCGACACCAGTTGGGCCAACAAACAAGAAGTTACCTACAGGCTTATTGGGATTTTTTAGGCCAGCCTGTGCAATAAACACTTTGTCTAACAGATTATCAATAGCAGTTTCTTGACCAAACACCTTGGCCTTCATGTTCTTTTCAAGATTAGGCAAGTTACTTGTTTCTTTGCTGTTAATGGCTTCAATCGGAATGTTAGCAATACGACTAACTTCGAATAGAATTTCATCGTGGTCAACAATACCGCCTTCTTCATTGCGAAGTTTAAAGCGAGCACTTGCACAATCAATTAGGTCGATAGCCTTGTCAGGTAATTTCTTATCACTGAGATACTTAACACTATACTTGACACTATCAATAACTGCTTGATTTGTAATCTTAACGCTGTGATGTTTTTCGTAATACTTCTTAAGACCTTTAATAATCTTAATAGCAGTTACTTCATCGGGCTCGTCAATTACCACACGCTGGAATCGGCGCATTAGCGCACGATCTTTTTCGAAGTGTTTACGATATTCGTCCCAAGTAGTTGAAGCAATTACCTTAATTGTGCCTTTGCCTAGTGTGCTCTTGAGCATATTAGCCATATCATTGCTACTGTTACCGGCAGCGCCTGCACCATTCATCATATGTGCTTCGTCGATAAACAAGATGCACTTGCCTTTTTTCTCTAATGCACTAATAACGGCCTTGAGGCGTTCTTCAAAATCACCGCGGTATTTACTACCGGCTAGCATACCGCTGATATCTAGACTATAAACTGTGTGCTCTTGAATAAACTTAGGAACATTGCCTTCGTAGATCTTACGAGCAAGACCTTCTGCAATAGCGGTCTTACCTACTCCGGGATCTCCGATCATAATAGCATTTGATTTTGTACGGCGTGCAAGCACTAATTGAATTTCTTCAATTTCTTTATCACGACCGATAACCGGATCAATTTTTTTACTCTTAGCCTTTGCGCTCAAGTTAGTGCAGAACTGTAGCAACATTCTTTCGATCTGAGGATTGCTACCTTTGGTTTCTTCTACCTCTTCGTTCTTAGAGACTTCTTTCTTGATAAAGTCGATGAAAATATCTTTATCAATATTGGCTTTCCTTATGAAATAGTTTGCCTGGCTTTTCTTTTCGCCGAATAGGCTAATAAAGCAGTCAACAGGGCTAATAATTTGACGACCGCTAAACAGAACCTGCGTAAATGCACGATTCAACATTCGATCTACACTTACTGTTTTCTTAGGGCGAGTAACAGTTTCACTAGCAATGTCTTTTAGTTCGTTGACAATGTAGTTTTCGATGTCTTCTCTAAAGGTTTTTACATCTGTACCAAATGCCTCTAATACTTTCACGAACGGTTCGTTACTTAACATGCTAAAAAGAAAATGTTCTAGCGTAACGTATTCGTGTTTGTTCATACTTGCTAGTTGAACAGCATGTTCAAAAATTTTCTCTAAGTCTTTATCCGGTTCCAACATTTGGTTTTATTTCCTCTTTTTTGATTTTTTAACGCCCAAGGCCCACTTTAGGGAACTTACGCGGTCTTGAAAAACGATTCCTTCTAGATGATCTAGTTCATGTAGAAAGCACTTACAGTTATATCCTTCGAATTCAGATTCTTCCCATTCTCCTTTTGAGTTTTGCCATCTAGCAAGAATTTTTTTAGGACGTTTAATGTTAACATATATTCCAGGAAAACTCAAACATCCTTCTTCGAGGTCTTCAACCTCGTCTACGGTTGCAACAACTATGGGGTTAAAAAATGCTTTTGCTTCTTCAGGTGCGCCTCTCCATCCCATAACAAATACACGATATAGCAATCCTACCTGCGTTGCTGCCAACCCGATACCGTCGTGGGCTAACATGGTTTCAATTAGTTCTTTTTCTAAGGTCGCAGGATCGACAGGAGGATTACCAAAATCCCATTCTGGAGCCTGAACCCTAAGTAATTCATTTGGAAATTTTAAAACTTGCTTCATAAAAGTATTTACTGAAAATGTTCTTTGAGTATCTGCTTTTGTGCGTCTGACAGATTGTCTGGGATTACGATATTGATATGAATTAGTAATCGTCCCCGAAATCTATTGTCCGACATCTTAGGCATACCATAGCCGGCAGCACTCATTATTTGTCCGTGTTGTGTTCCGGCCTTAACAGCAACTTCGAGTGTTTTCTTATCTACAGTTTCTATCTGGATAGTTTTACCAGTCATTGCATCGATGCAGTTTAAGTTCATTGTGCAATTTAGATCATCGCCTGTTCTATGAAATATTTTATGAGGCTGTATGCTAACAGTTAGATGTATGTCACCTCGTGGGGCATTCTTAACACTGTCATCCCCCATACCTGATAGACGTAGAACGGTACCGTCTTGTATACCGGCAGGAATTTTAATTTGTAAAATTTGATCACGGCCGCTGGGCAGAGTGATGTTCGCCACCATCTCCTTACCAGAGAATGCTTCTTCCAATGTAATTGTAGTCTGGATGTTTAATATTCTGTTTTTAGGTTGAGTCGGATGCGGTCTTCCAAAAATATCATTAAACGGATGATTACCTCCAAACATTTGATTTATAACATCTTCAAACCCGGGAGGCATACCGCCATATTGTCGGAAGCCTTCAAATTGTGGAGTAGGGTTGTCGTACTGCGCCCGTTTTTCTGGATCGCTAAGTGTAGCATACGCAGCCTGTATTTCTTGAAATTTGGCCGTGTCCCCGCCGCGGTCAGGATGATGCTGTGCCGCAAGTTTGCGGAACGCTTTTTTGATATCATCTTGTGAGGCAGTTCGGTCTACGCCGAGTGTTTGATAATGGTCAGCCATAATAGAAAAAGGTATAGTAAATTTTACTATACCTTTTTGGATTTGTCAAGTAGTTACTTCTTAGCAGGAGGAATTTCTGTTCCTTCTAGTTTCTTGCGAACCTTGATCTGCTTGCATTCTTCTACAACTTTTCCGTCTTTACCTTTTACCTCTTTGCCGGCCTTATCTTTTTTTGGATGGCAAACAGTTTTCATTTCACCTTTGCCCGGACCTTCGTCTGCTGCAAATGTTGGGAATGCTAGGCTTAGGGCAAGACCTGCAACAAAAATAATTTTCTTCATAAGTGTTTCCTTAAATTAACGGTTGTGGAGGTTGGATTGGTGCAGGCTTTCCTCCGAAACCTGTGGTAACTTGTCCGAAGCCTGTGTCCGCTGTTGGTGTACTAGATACGCTTCCAAAGCCACCTCCGCCATACGCGGGTACTGTGCTACCGACTGCCCCAAAGCCGCTTGCTGCAACTGGTGTTCCGAAACCGCCTGACGCAGGTACGCTAGATGCTGCAAACCCGCTTGATGGTAATTGTGCGCCGCCATTGTTTGCTCCGTTTAATTTTTCTTGTGTTCTTCCAAATGCTGCAATACCTAGAACTGCACCCATAGCGATATGGAATAGTCCAGCACCCTGTAGAGTTAATGGGTTCCACTGGGTTAGAGGTACTTTTGCGAATGTTTGCAATAGACTCCAAAGAACAGGAAAGATTACCATGTCCATCATACAGACGACCATGTACATCCATCCCATCATAGGACGCCATTTAGCGTTCATCCAATCTTCTTTTTTCTTTTGGCTTTCGCTCATTTTTTCTTCGGACATGTGTTGCTCCATTTTGTGTAGTGTTAATTTATTTATTCAAAATCGCTTTTTGAAACGATCACGTTAGTGATTTCGTTAGTTTCTGTAACCATTACATCTACGTGCTCAAATGTAGATAATTCGTCGTTTGATAGATAACTGAACCCTAATATAACAACTTTGTCGCCCTTTTGAAATAATCTTGCAGGTGGCCCGTTTAGGATAATCTCTCCGTCGTTTCCAGGAATTACATAAGTTTCCCAGTGTTGGGCATTGCTTAGATTGTTAACATGAACGAATTCAAAAGGTCGCAAATTTGCTGCCTTCATTAACTTCCTATCTACTGTTATACTTCCCTTGTATGCAAGATTTCCATCTGTAACTGTTGCCCTGTGAATTTTTGATTTAACCATTAAATTTAACATAAATACCTCTACCCATGAATAATGTAAACTTTACTTATCTACTTAACCAGGACGGCACCTTTAAGATAAATTTCAATCCCATAAGCCGCCCGCTGTTAGATTGGAAAAGTGAATTAATTCAAACAGCAAAAAATATTAGAGCTCTTACTGACAAGCCTTTATTCCTATGTCTAAGCGGCGGGATAGACGGTGAAGTTGCTGCTAGAAGTTTTATTAAAGCAGGTATAGAATTTACAGCATTAACTCTCAGACATAATGCTGGAACTAATGAACACGACATAGTTTATGCTAGAGAATTTTGTAAGGCCTACAATATTCCTCATAAGATTGTAGATTTTGATATTTCTTTCTTTATTAGAAATAATATTCCCTTCTATATAGAACAAGGATATCGGTCGTGGCGCACATTTAGATTTCAACAGATATACCTTTTTGAACTAGCAGAATCTCTTGGAGGAACCACAGTTTTAGGTGGCGGAGAACAGACATACATAACTAAGAATAACGAGATATGTATAAACTTTAAAAGTGATTTTTTTATGTGTGTGGAATGGTTGAAAAATAACAAAAAACTACATTTTCCATTCTTTCATATGCAGAATTCTGAACTTTATGCATCTTATCTAAACGATAAGTTAATACAGTATATGCATAAAGATCCTTCTTATTTTGTTAACGTTTGGGGCAATGATACTAGTTATGATAAAATGTTTGTGTATCATAAAAATTGGCCCGAGATGAAACGACGAAAAAAGTTTAACGGCTTTGAAAATTTAAAAACAGCCGATTTCACTATTAACTATGTACATCCACGAAGGAAAGAATTAGGAGATCCGGTATCTCAATATATACCTGTATCTTTAATTAGAGAACAACTAGGAATTTAAAATGAAAGATATTGTGAATTTTGATTATTCATATACTGCTGATGGAACTTTTGATATTAAGTTCAAGCCAGTAACTCGACCTTTATTAGGCTGGAAACAAGAAGTATATGAAACGGCCAAACAAATACGTTCTCTAACTGATAGACCTTTATTACTGTGTATGAGCGGAGGCATCGATAGCGAAGTAGTTGCTCGTGCATTTATAGAAAACAATATTGAATTCACTGCATTAAGTTTAAGGCACATAAAAGGAACAAACAATCACGATGTAGATTGGGCAATAAAATTTTGCCGAGACAGGAATTTAAAACACATTGTTATCGACTTTGACTTTGAAGATTTTGTTATTAACAAAATTCCTAAATATATCGAACAGGGTTATGTTACTTGGAGAACTTTTAGATTTCAACAGTTGTATCTTTTTGAACTTGCAGAATCTTTAGGATATACTGCGGTACTCGGCGGCGGCCCGTCGCCGTTCTTTACTGTAGACGGTGAAATATGTTTGAATTTTAAAATAGATGAGTTTATGTGTCTTGATTGGTTAAAGAATAATAACCAAAAACACTTTCCATATTTCTATTGGCAAAATTCTGAAATTATGGCTTCCTACTTTAGCCAAGGGTTAATAAATTTTATGTTAACTGATCCTGAATATTTTGTTACAGTGTGGCCAACAACTAGCCCCGAAAAACTAACTGTATATCATAAGTACTGGCCAGAAATGCCACGTAGGATGAAATATGACGGCTTCGAAAAGATAACAGGAACAGACCTAGCTCTAAACTACATTGTTCCCCGAAGACAAAAATTAGGGGAAGTAGTTTCTAGGAATGTTCCTGTGCGACTAATTAAAAGCCAGTTTGGTATAAATTAAAGCCAGAGAAATAGTCCTTGGCTGCTTAATAATAAGCCAATTCCAGCAACTACAAAACTGCCCCAGAATAAAGGCATACTGACAGCAAGAATACTCGCAGACAGTAACACAATCGCTAATTGATATGCAGTATTAGCATAACCAATCCACGGGCTACGTAGTTTTGCTTCGTCGCGTTCTTTTTCTAGTTTGGTAGCCTTTTCTAAGATTTCTTTCTTATCGGCATTCATACGTGCGGCTTCTGCCTCAAACTTTGCTTTGTTCTCAGGAACCTTTGCTTCTAGGGCGCTAGTTGTGTATAGAACTTCTCGGACGTTCTTTGCCTGGTACCAAGACCATTGATTGTTTGCAGCAATAGTATTGTTTAATACCGTGCTCGATAGTTTACCCCCATACCAGGAGTTAATGGCTAACAATAATGCAAAGACGTTGATAACTAGACCTGCTTTATCTTTAATCTTTGCTTCTCGCTCGCTACGACTGCCCACCGGCGGCTTTGGTGCGTCTGGGTCCTTCGGTTCTTTACGAAGTAATCCTAATACTGAATCTACTAATCCTGCCATGTTATGCTCCTAAAATATGTAAGATGTGTTGATAGTGTTTAATACGGTCTTCGAGACCTAGTGTGCCGCCATTGATTCGTTTGGTCAGTGTAACCATATCTCCGCGGTCTGCCCATTGATTTAGATTATTTGTTTCCCAGAACCAACAGGCGCTCTGTACAGCGCCTTCGAAGGTCTGAAGATACTCGGGAATATCGTCAATGGGTGTTTCAATGCTGTCGGCAAATGCTTGATAGTTATTACGGCCAGTTAACTGAATAAGACCTCGTCCACAGAACTTCCAACCGTCACCAGTTTCTTCTGGACCATTGCCCATACGCCCACCGTAGGCTCGATTTGCAATCATTTCCGGTTTCTGTGCATATTGACGTGCAATTTCGATGTTAGGAAAATAGCGAGGCCATACACGCATTAGACTTTCTGCACGATAGTTTAAATTTTCTTTTAGAAATTTAAAGTTACCGCTTTCATGCATACACTGTGCTAAGAATGCAGAAACACGCTGCGGACTATTAATATCGTAATCAGGCAAGCACTGTTCAAGTGCATGATACCAATAATCTACGTATGGGTTTCCTTTTAAAATCTGTGCGAATTGCTCTTTTGGTAAAATAAATGCTGACATTGGTATTTCCTTTAAACTAGTTTTGCTAGACTGATTAGTCCGTTAATTGCAGTGTTCATGTGTATTAACAGTTGTTGATGTTCTACACGTTGATCTATGTTAGCCTGACGCTTAATATCTTCCATTAGTTCTATATATTCATCTCGACTAATTTGTCCGGCCTTTAGTAATTCTGTGTAACTATTTGCTTGTTCAGCAGCACTCTGCATCTTTGGATCTGCGGTGTTTTGATAACAAGTTAATAGTTCTTGTTGATGTTGCTCTACACTCATCTCGGCCTCCCTGATATAACAGTTTGAATTTTATCTGCCGAGGTTTCTATGTTTTGAAATTTTATTCGGCAAAACGCAGGACTTACTTTGTCTGATTTAATGTATTGATCATTAAGTCCTTTGGCAATTTCATATAAACTTTTAGAAGCATCAATCATGTCTTTGTTGCGTGGAATATGTTCGCTATATAACATGAACATCTGTGTGTCGGAATTGATCCTAACGGCGTTCTGTTTGCTTACAGCGGCATCACCACACTGTTCTTTTGCCTGCTGTGCTTGCAAGCGAACATTGGTAATTAGTTGATATTCGTTAGGATCATATTTGGTCATTAGAAAAGCATCAACTACGGCACACCCACTTAATGATAATGCGACTAGGATTAAAAGTAATTTTTTCATCGTTTAATCTTTTCAAAAATCTTCTTTTGATCGTTATACCATTCGATCCAATTTTCTACCTTTATTCCACATTCGTGATAAGTGGTATAGTTTACTGTTACATTTTTTGTAATGTCTATAATGCTTACTTCTTCTTTCTCGATAGTTTGTAAAGGCGGACACTTTTCTAAAAGAACTGACGGTGCCTCTGGAAATTTAACTGTAACAGGTGCAGTAGTTCCACACCCAACTAGTAACATAGGAACTAATAGAAATGCAATGTGCTTCATTTCTTTTCCTCTATTGGTTGATTTTTTGCTGCGGCATTGATAGTGTTAACAACAGCAGGAGGTATAGGACAGCGTTCAACAAACTTAACAACTTCCTTATCTTGTGTTACAACACGATCAACATATTGAACAATTTGATCGCCCTTTTCTTTTACTACCTTAGTCTTGGTTATTACTTTTGTTTCAATCTTTGCATTTGCAGTACGAGCCTGTTCTTCAGCCACTGCAACTTTATTTTCAAGGTCCTTTACCTTTGCTTGCCAACGTTCTTCAACGTCGGCGCCGCCTAACCAATATACGGAAAAGAAAGCAATTACAAGTGCAATCGGTCTAATGATATGTGCGTAGATTGCAAGAGGCTTGATGAATGTAAGAAAATAAGTTGCAGCAAAAGTTGCTAGGCTACCCCAAAGCAATATAGACCATAATGCAGTCGGAATAAAACTAAGCATCCATGACAGTTGCCACACTTTACCACCTACCTTTTTCTATTACAATTGCCTTATCTTTATTACGAATTAAAAATTTATTACCTATCTTATTGATGTCGTAGTTACCTAAGAATTTGTTTAGGAATAGAACTTGTCCTTGACTACTTTCATCTAGGTTTATTCCGCCAGGGACAGTATGTTTTACATCTTCGTAGTCACCGATAGAAATAAATTTTGCAGTTACATCACCTGCGTAAGGCTTCTTGAAAGTTAAATTATTATCCTCATCTAACTCTACATCTACACTACCCTGGTCAAAAAACTCTTTAACATCAGTAGTCTTAAATTCTAAAACTTTTTGTTCGTATTCTTGGGGAGTTAAAGGAATGTGTTCTTTAATAGTTTCTTTCTTATACTCAACACTATTGCTAGACTTCTGATAGCGATATCGCCATTCTCTAATGTCTGTTAATTGTCCGATACCCCTTAACAGTGATTCTAGTTGTTCCGGAAATTCTTCAGTTCTTTCGATCTCAACAAACACTTGATATTTTCCGTCGTGCTCTTCTCCTGCACTCATATCAGCATCTAAAATAAAATTGTATCCGCGTTCCATGAATTCCATTAGGTCAGCAGCAGGGTGTTTTTCGTTTACGCGAAATCCTAAGACAACGATGTCTCGGTCTTCCCCCATCTTGCTACGATATTGGTCAACAGTAAAAAGATCACTTACGTAATCTTTTAGATCTTTCGAGCGTAGACCTTCATCAAGCCGTTGGTGTTTCTGGTTCTGCATTTTCTGGATTCTCCTGAGCAACTTCGTCGGCCTGTGCTGCTGCGCTAGCATCTGAACGATACTTCATGAATTCGGCCATCTGGTTGTTCTCTTGGTTTTCTTTACCTATGTATACATCCTGCATTAGTTTCTTAGGCATTGAAATTTCAACTACCCAAATAGGATGTGCATCAATCTTTCCTTTTTTCGTACCAGGACGATAATCACCGGGACTCTTAATTTTTCTAGGAATCAATATGTTTGTCTTTTTGTAAATTACTTTACACCCGTAATCGCTTAGACGTTCTCCGCCTTCGGGGTCGGGCATTTCATCTCTGTCCCACATAAAGGAACAGGTTACGGTATATCTGTTTACTTCAGGACCTGCAATGAGTTCACCATCTTCCCAGTTTTTAAATACATAGATATCTAGTTCGTCGAGAACACGCTCAAAGTCTTTTAATACCTTGAAAGCATTGTTGTTCTCGCTTAGGGTTTGAACATTTTTAATTACGTCGATAATATCGTGCATAGTAGGTCTCGTTATTGTTTTATTTATACAGAATTACCATGGGAAAAAATTCGTTAATTTGAGGCGGTTTTTTTCTTAAGAGTGTAAATATCTGTGCAGGTCGAGATTACCAAGGAGGTAAAATTGCCTAGAGCCAAACGACGTAACATCAAAGAGCAGGTTCACCATGATCCTCGCTCTCTACAGAATGGAAGTAACTTGATTCAGATCAAGCCTTACCTAAAAAGAAAGCAACAAGTTTTAATCGTTCCACGCAATGTGGCGCAAGAAAACTATTTAGAATTGCTAAAAAATCCCCGTAAATTCATCACTTTTGCTATAGGCCCAGCAGGGACGGGTAAAACTATGCTGGCCGTTCAAATGGCCATCAAGTTATTCAAAGAAGGTGCAATAAGTAAAATTATTGTAACAAGACCTGCTGTTAGTGTTGATGAGGAACATGGATTTCTTCCGGGCACATTAAATCAAAAAATGGAACCTTGGACACGACCGATTTTTGATGTGTTCGAAGAGTATTACCACCCGCGAGAGATCCAGGACATGCTAGAAGATGGTGTAATTGAAATCAGTCCACTAGCATACATGCGTGGTAGAACTTTTAAAAATGCTTTCATTATTGCCGACGAGATGCAGAACGCAACTCCGTCGCAGATGAAAATGTTACTAACTAGACTAGGAGAAAATTCTAGAATGGTAGTAACTGGAGACTTGAATCAGGCTGACCGGCCAAGGGAAAACGGTCTGCTAGAATTTTGCACATTGTACGGAGAAGGAGGTGACTATCGTATGATTGCTATGGCAAGATTTGAGTCTAAGGATGTTGAACGTCATCCTGTGGTAAAAGAGATCTTGAGCATATATAAGGAGACGAGTATCGAGTAAGGCCTACTAATACCCATAAGAAAACCGCATAGAATTCGACCTGCAAACGACTATGCGGTTTTTTGTTGAATTAGTTTTACAAATTGATATCCTAAATCAAACTCCCACCATTTAACTCCGAAGTTTGGATTTGCAGGGTCGTGGTGGTGATTGTTATGCCATCCTTCACCTAAACAGAAGATTCCTGTAATCCAGTTGTTATGGCTGTTATCTTTGGTAGCAAAATTTCTGTAACCAAAATTAATATGGTTAAGTGCGTTTACAGTAGTTCCTGCATATGATTGTATAAAATTTGGAGCAAGCCACGCACATAAAAGTAGCATAGGATCAATTATTAATAATAGTAAGGCAATACTATAACTGATTGCCCAGTGGTATCTAAAAAGCCATGTATAGTAAGGTTGACGAACTAAATCCGGAGCATAAGTTAGATCTATAGGATCGTGGAACTTCATTAATTGAACATCCCAATAAGGGTATATTTGCGGACTATGTAAATCTCCTTGGTGATCAGAAAATCTATGGTGCTGTCGATGAACTGCTACCCATGAAATAGGAGTAGAATTTGTCCCTAACAGAGAAAATCCTCCAAACAATCTCTCAACCAATTTATTCATTTTGAAGGCTCTGTGAGAAAGTCCTCTGTGAATAACCGCAGTACCCATAAGTCCCTTGACTAGATAAACACCTAAAACAACGAGCCAGTGAATTAGTGTTCCGTAATACAGCAATAAGAGAAATCCTGATAACAGAATATATCTGTTGATCAGGACTGATTTTTCAGTTAACCTAAATATATGCTTCATTTAGGTATTTATTGTCTATTATAGCCTTGCTAATTTAACTAAAGTGGCTGATAAATTTATTTCTGGATCCGCGATAAGCGTATGATCTACTAGACCTTGTTTGATAATAAGCAAGGCACTATCTTTCTTCTCTTCAGAGTCTCCGAATAGATCAAGATTATCGTACAGCCAGCGGAAAATATCCTCGATCTCTTCAGGACGAGCCTTTGAGCATACTAGTTTACGTGCTTCGGGGATCTTACCTTTCTTAAACAGTTCAACCATTTCAATTCGATAATCACCGCCGTCTGCTTCTGCTGTCGGAGCAGACAGTTTATCACCTTGCACATTTTGTTGAACCATATTAATACACTTACGCAAATCTGGGTAAGCAGCCTTAACATAAGTGTCAAGCGTATCTAGATCGAAGTCAACTCCCTCGGTAACTAGAATTGTTGCTACTCTAGCAGTGAATTCAGTTTGGTCAGTCTTCTCGACATGATAACCCTGGCACCGGCTGTGAATAGCAGGAATGATTCTGTTAGGATAATTGCAAGTTAGAATAAATCGAGCAGTGCTAGAATATTGTTCCATAACACCACGCAAGATAGCCTGTGCATTAGGTGTTAGATAATCAGCCTCGTCTAACAATACAACCTTAAATGGACCAAACGGAATCATCTGAACAAAGTTCACAATTTTATCACGAACTGTGTCAACATTGTTATCACGGCTAGCGTTGATTTCAAGAATATCATAGTCCTCGATACCTAGTTCGTGGCATAGAACTTTTGCTAAGGTGGTCTTTCCGATGCCAGCAGCGCCACTTAACAGTAAGTGAGGGATGCTTCCCTCTTTGATCCATGAGTCTACTTGACGGCGTTGCGCCTCATCACGAAATACATAGTCGCTTACAGTTTTAGGACGATATTTTTCTGTCCACAGTTCTTTCATTCTTAATATCCTCAATTAATAGTCTAGCCTGCAAAGCACAGGCAGGCAATGGTCCATACATGAACATAGCCGCTTTTGAAATTTTTAGCAAAGTATATTGTAGCATTACAATAATCTGCAAGTAAATCTTAATGAGCAATAATTTCATACTAATTCCTCAACAATGCCTAAAATTTCTGCGGTGATGATTAGAGCACCCGCCCAGTATAGACTACCTGAAATAAGAACAGCCCCTGCAAGAATTCTCAATCCGCTTTTTACAAGGCTAACATAGAAATGTCCTTTGCTTGTGTCTTTAGGCTGAATGTTTAACATAGGCGGATGATGTGGACACCTGCCTTGATTATAATCACAAGATGCAGTATATTCTTTACCGCAGGTAGAACAGGTCATCGCAGTGCTTCCATGGTAATGATCTTGTCAATTTCTTTACCGAAATCTTGATCATTTGTAATAACATACAGACCGTTAGTGGATCGTTCAGTCTTTCTATCCATACGCCGAGTTTCAACAACACGACCCCCGTTGGCCACATGTACAGTAAAATGAATAGCACGTTCGGGTTGATCAATACCACCTCGCTGAATGCCAATTTGGCCGCTACTACTTAATGGGTAGTCTCGTTCTTTACTAATAACTTGACCCCGCTCTTGGTCAACTGCTTCTTTTACAGAATTTAGTAGCCAACGCTTAATAAATCCAATTTTCTTTTTCTTTGTTGCCACAGCCATCGGACGATGATCTGACTCTACTGCGTATGCTGTTTCCATTATTTTTTACCTTTCTCGGCTTCCGCCACACGTTTGCGTAGACTGCTAGAACTGAAACTGTGATCTCTACCGTTGTAGACAATTTCAATTCCTCGCTGTTCACAGATTTTCTTGCCTGTGAATTCTTTGTCTTTATACTCTACACCTAAAATTCTAACATCAATAGGCAGTGTAAGCAAGATGTCTTCGAGATCTTTTTCTGTTTGGTAAACAACTATTTCGTCCACAAATCTGCAGGCGCTAACCTGTATCTGTCTTTCTACAATACTTTGAACAGGCTTGTTTTTTGTATCAGGTCTGTCAATAGTAGGATCAGTTTGAACTGCGGCAATTAGATAATCGCAGTGATTCTTAACTTCGGCTAACATAGCAATATGACCTGCGTGGAGCAGGTCAAATGTACTAAATGTTATTCCAATTTTTAAGCCCTTGGCTTTTAATTCTTTAACTTTGTTGAATATCATGCTTGCCCTTACACAGGATATTAATCATCCTAGTTTTCCACAGTCTGGCTGCTTCTTCATAATCGAACTGTGGACTGAGTTCGATGTCGTGATTGTTTTCTTCAACCCACACCCATACCTCGGCGTACTCGTCGTAGATCAGCGTCATTTTATTTCTCAGAAAGGATTTTAATTACCTGTTTCTTTTCTTGTTCGCGTAACCACTCTTCTTCTCCTGAAAAAGGCGGGCAGCGTTTTAGTGCATCATCTAGAAGCCATTTAAGTCTATAAAGGTCTTGTTTGTAACCCCAGCCAATAAATCCATCGTTATATGGACTATTGGTTTCATAGGCTGCTGCATTAATCTGTGCAGCAATACTGGCCATGTCTAGTTGATACTTGTGTCCCATTTTATGCCACGTTTCTCATAGTAGTACCTTCGGGTTTTTCGTCGGATACTAACATAACACACTTTGGATCGATCGCACGTAGTTCGATCTTCTCACCGTTTTGTTGTTCTAGCTCAATAGTTCTACCCCATCGGCCGTGTTCTACGCAAATCCATTGTCCTACTGTAACATCTTTTTGTTCAGGGCCAACTGCGTATACTCTGCACCACCTAGGATGGATTCCGGTAGTCTTGCCGTTGTCACTATGCAAGATAATACCGGACGCTAGTTTTTCCATTCCAAATTCCATATCGCTACCAATAATCATGTCGCGTAACGGAACAATTTTGCCTTCAACTTTCATTTATTCCTCTGATTGTGTTTTTCTTGTTTTACCTGTAGATGCAGGAGCCGGAGTAGACTGTGCAGGAGCAGAGTCTTCTACGATAGTAGCCCCTGGTGCTCTTTTTTTAGCCTTTGGGTTACTTTCGTAGTATTCAGCAACTACTTCTTCTCTAGTTTTAATAATTTTTCCGCCTGGGCCTAATTTATCGCCCCTTGCATTCATTTTAGCATTACCAACAGCAGGAGTCAACTCGTTCTTCTGCATTAGTTTGTCCATGTCGATAATTTTACCTTGCATTGTTCTGTAGACCATTTATTTCTCCTTTAGAAATTCGTGTATGTCGAGATTGTATTTAATACTGTTAATCTTGTGAACGCCAATTAAATATAGCACAAAACTGGCTACACTGGACCCTCGTCCTACACCCCATACTATGTTATTAGCCCGCATAGTGTCTACTAGATACTTTAGATAAAACAACAGATCAAACATTCCGTGTTGTATAAAAAGTTCTAGTTCTTTAGTTACCCTGTCTTTTTGTTCATCTGTTTCGCACAATCCGTAGAGCATTTCTACGAGATTTGGACAGTAATCTTCGGGCATGAACCAATCGCATTGATTTGACTCGTCAAAAAATTCTATGCTAACATCTTCTAGATCTTCTAGTAGAGCTAGTTCTGGAATTTTATCAGCATTTGTTCGACGGGCCTGATTGTATTGGTTAATGGGGCCATTGATAAAGACACTGTCTAAACTTTTTAGTTTACCAGTGTATAGTCCTTCAAATGCTTCTTGTTCTGTTAGAGATACTCTGCCGTATCTGTCAATTATCACTCTTTTTTCCGCCTTTGATGATCTTAGGCTCAAACTTTGGTGATGACTCTTCTGTAATGTTTCCCCAACCTTCTGCAGGACCATGTCCTGTGTGAGTTGAGTCCGAGTTCCACCAATGTTCACCTTCAAGATCTAAATTGCAGCCGTCTGTGTCTGCTATGTTATAGCATATATTATCACCGACTACGCTGTCAATATTAATCATGTCAATGTGGAAATATTTTTCAGAAATTGATAAAAATTTTGAATAGAGAACGTGCCCAACAAACAAGTCATATGGTTCAGTTGGAAATAGAACCAAATTGTTTGTTGTCTTTGCTAGACTTTCGGCTAGCGGATTTTCTTTTGAAATGAATATACTGTTGTGCAGATATTCGTCAACAAAATATCTGATCTTTTTATATCCTATTGTGATGCTACCCGGTGCAGCATCTATCGGAACTATACTAATATTTAGGGTATATGAGTTTGGTAAAATTCTATTCTCAGTTACTAGTGTGCATACAAAACTAACTGGCCAAACTATTTGAGAACTTTCAATCGACATTTATTAAATCATCTAAACCTTGCTCTTTTTGTTTTTCTTCTATTTTCTTTAGGGCAGCAACCTGTCGATCTCTATACTCGCTTTTATACTGTTCTAGAGCGACTGCAATTTGATGTGCAAGGCTACCTTGGCCTAATCTAAGAGCAACATTATATTTTTGACTTAGATCTAAAATTTTCTTTTCTAGATCCAAGTCTTTTAATTTTCGTGTATCTTCAATTAACGGATTAAACATTCGTTGAGGTTGTTAGAGCACTTACTTGTGCTTCTAACGATGCAACCTTGTTAGACAATTCTTTGATTGCTTCGATGAATACACCGGCAAGTTTTTCGTATTTGACACTTAGGTCGCCATTAGGTTTCATAAACACAATCTCTGGAAATACTTCTTGCATCTCTTGAGCAATAACACCAGTATCGTGTTTAGTTAAGAAGGGAGAAAAGTTAATGTTTTCTAGGTATGCATCAGTCCAATCATACATCACACCTCTCATGGTGTTTACCATTGATAGTGCGTTAGTGATTGTTGATACATTTTCTTTTAATCTTGCATCAGACGGGCTACCTGCAAACGCAGTAATATTACCTGTAGCAACGATGTCGCCGTCTAAGAATAAATTACCAACTGGGCTAGTGTACGGATTGTTGAATGTTAAAACATCGCCTACATTAAAAGAAGGAACTGTGAAAGCGGGAGTTACGGTAATGTAGTTAGTGTTCCTATCGATGTTTGTAACAGTTCGATTCGTTCCGCCGATTACAACCCGTGCTCCGACAATAATATCTGTTGAATCGAGAACTGCAAATGTTGTTGCAGTTGAGTCAGTAACAGAATCAGTAATAGCAAATGCAACAGACGCATCAATTGTTTGACTCAATCCTAGTAAAACCATTGAGCCGGTGTTCACTTGGGCAACAATACCGCTGTCAGTTACGCTCAAGACCGCCGTATTTGTTGTACCGATAGTTACATCTTGTAGTGCAACAATGTGTGTTGCTGTAACATATACACTACCGCCTAGTGTGCTAATTGTATTGTTAATCTGTTCGATCTCACCTTCCTGTGCTAGGAGAGACTGCTGAATAATGCTGAAATTATTCCTGAAACCTTGACTGTCATTGTCCTGACCTGCAACCGGGAAATTGACGTCAATTGTGTTAATTAAATTTGTAATAGTAGATGCCATTAATGGACTCCGTAACTTGCTTTCTTTATTTATTCGATATATTAACTACTTATATTTTAACCGATGGGCTGTCTATTAAATGCTATGTAGGTTGTGCCTGTTTGATCTAAACTGTTTTGCACAATCAAGCGGTCTATAAAGAAGCTCAAGTTGTTGAAGTTAAACTTGGATGCACGTATCCTGTTAAGGATTTTGTTAGATTCTCCTGGCTTAGTATAACATAATACGGCTGCACGAATATAGCCATATGGCTGATCTGGTGCAACAGTAGTCATAAATTTTGGTAAAAATCTTCCGTCGACTTTAATCTCGCCGCCGTCGTCTAGAACAACAGATTGTAAAGAATTTCTTATATTATCAACGCTACCTGGGTAATACGTGACACCGTTTATTTCTATAGACGTTTTTGATCCCTCCAGTTCGTCAACTACATCAACATAGATAGCATCATAAACGTGATTGCCTTTCTTGTCCTTGGCTATAGCAGACTTAACTTTACCAAAGGTTAATCTTCTTTCGTATAGATTTTGATATAGTGCAGAAGCGTACTCACCTATTTCTACACGTTCTATGCCAAATTCTAAAAATACTCTTAAGTCCTTTTGAACACCAAAAATAGGGTCATCTGCACGATATAGTATATCAGGTAAGAATACATTTTCATTATTGATAAATGTTTCCCACACTGCTCGTTGGGAAGGAATTAAGAATGGCTTAGCCCAAATACTGGTAAATTCTCCCGAGATAGGACTTACAGTCAAATTAAATGTATTGAACGAAACAGGGCTCGATAATACAGGCCACAACAATTCGTGTGGTTGGTATGTAGAGGTAGAAGCAGCAATTCTAAATGTAAAGTTTCCGCTGGTAGTAGCGTTTCCGATAATATTGCCTGTGCTAGTAGATAATGTAAGACCGTCTGGTAGTTGACTATCCGGAACTAGATAATAGTTTAAGTCCCAAGTTGCATCCTTTTGTTTAGCAGTTACGGCTAGTTCACTAACTGTACCTTCTAAGATATTACCTAAATTTGATTCAGGCCATACTACATTATTGTAGTATTGATTTACTACTGTTAGATAAAATGTTCCAGTACTTAGAACAAACTCGCCTGACCTGATATTTGATTTTTTCGCTTCTATCGAAAAATTATAAATGTGAGAGAAATCCGCTTGTGGGCTTAGGTTACCATATAGATACCCTATACCTCTGTCTAGCGATAATCCTGGGGGTAAGGGAGTTAGTGCGGTATACACTAACGGGCCCATACCGGGGTTTGGATCATATGCACGAACAGAAAGATATTGTCGATCGTCGGCAAGTGCTATTCCTAGGTTACCATCGGTGACAAATTCTGCAGGCTGTAAATTCGATAAGGTAACTGTACCCGTGTTACCGAGATTAATTAACGAAGTAGTATTTGTTCCTAGAAACAGGGTTGTATTATCTACAGTGAATGTAAAACTGTCTAATACTGAAAAACTAAATGTTTGTCTGTATTCATTGACACCGTCAAATGCTACAACATCGAAAGTAAAATCCTCTACGATACCAGGAGCAAGGATTAATTTCGGACTTCCAGTAATCAATCCATTGGAGTCCATTTTCATTCCAAACGGTAAATTCCCAGTAGTTTTGTCTATTGTAAAGGTTGAGGGAAGTTCGTTGTTAACGGACAGTTGTATTTCTACATAGTCTTTGTTGATTAACAGTTTTCTAAAAACACCACTGCTAACGTTGAACTCGTCGTCGTTCCATAATACTGGAGTAGCATCCCATACTGAAATACTAAATGTTCGGTCTTTTGATGTTGTTGCATCAGTTGCTCTAATTACAAATCTCGAAGTAGTAGTATAATTAACAGGATCTGGGGTTCCTGTAATATTTCCTGCGGTACTCAAACTTAGTCCGCTGGGTAACTTTCCGCATAGGAGAGAATATGACGATGCATTGTTTGCCTGCACCGAACTGCTTATCACAGCACCGGCTGTGCAAGTAAAAAGTGTACCTTCAGGGGTTACCCATGATATTGCCATAACATACTATTTATTGTGTCTGGGTCGGCTGGTCGCCCGGGACACCTGCTTGTATGTCGTAACCGGCATTTACTAGTTCTGTTAGTACAATATTGTAAAGTTCAGAATTTAAACTTTGATAAATTCCGGGAACGTTTAATGTTAATGTATCAGTTACCTTTGTAATAATACCTGTAGTCTCTACAACTTGCAAAGTTACTTTGGTTACCTGATTAGGAAACTCTACAGCAATAGTTTGAATGTTAATTGTTTTCATATGAATCTTCCATAGTATATAGTGTAACTATAGGTAAGACCTAAGTTACCGTTTGTTTCTGCCAGGTCCGTTGCGTATAGACCACCCGGTGGGTTTGTAATATTGTTATTTGCAAAGTTCCATTCTTCTCTAAATCCAATACTACCATTGAATATCATAGGTGTTAGAATATAACTTCCTCGCAACGAACTATTACCGATATAAAATCTTAGCAGAACAGAACCTGTTAAGAAAATTGGATTACCTATGTCTAAGTCTGTTCTGTTTGCGTTTGTAGTTATCTTCATCCAAGCCCATACGAAAGAATCTGCAAATTTATAATTTGCACTGTTAGCAACATAAGTATCTGTCGTTGTATTAACAAATACTCCGCTAGAGCTTGATGTTATTGCAGCATCAGTGGAGTTAAATGTGCCAGAGACAGCGCTGACAATGTGCGGCATTCTTCTGTTAGTACTGAAGATAGTCTGCGTAGCATTGTTAATTTCGATGCTGTTATTATTAGCGTAAAAAGTATTTGCCATTGATTATACCCCTGCTGAGCTTCCTTCGACGTTTGTAACTTCTACAGGTGTAAATGTGCTTGCTGTAATTCCTGGGTTTAGTGCCGTTAGAGGAATTAGGTATGTGTTAAAATCTTGCGCCCCAGCGGGGTAGTAGGTATTTGCAATTGTATGCTGAACGCCGTTAAATTGCCAAGTTAGATTCCCGCCTGCACCTTTCATAGTCTGGCCTACTGGAAATTTAATTGCGCCTGTTGGGTCGTAATAGAGATAGTTGTAGTCGGTGCTGAATATTTTCTCACCGTTTGAAACTCGAGTAACACTGAACACTCCTGGTTCAATGCGAAGTTGAAATGTATCTGCCATAATTTTTTAAGGTAAGATGTAGAAACTTACCACTCCTCCCCAAGAATCTGTAAATGTTTGACCTGTTACGGTATTTGTAAATCTAGCGTACCAACGAGGTGTATAGTACACATATTTGTTCTTTCCAATAGCCACACTGCTTGCTATGTCTTTAATCTCTATACCCATACTAAAACTTGTCTGTTGAGAACCAAAAGAATAAGTTGTCCATGTAAAGTACGGATCAAATGGAGTTACTGCACTACCATTGATTGTTTTAATCTTAAAAGGATTTTTTGCCGGGTCTCCTGGTACTCCGCCCCCAAATCTTAACACCTCTACCTGATTAAATGTTGAGCCCTGTTGGCTTGTAAAAGTTACACTATTGGTATAGACATTGCCTCGCTGACCATTATAAGGAACAACATCGTTAAACGTTAACGGACTATGAAGTACAGACATAGCATTAAGAGCCTGTACGTTAGTTGGATTATTATAGAAGTAAGCAGTGGCCTTTAATGTTATTGCGGCCAATTCTTGTTGATAAACTTGATAGCGTTCTCTAATAACAAGGTAAGTATCGGTTGAATATGCAACAGCCAATCTAAAACTGTTATTGCTTAGATACTGAATAGGAACGCTACCTGCTAAGGCCATACCTGCGTACGATCCGTTAGCCGGATCGTTGTCTAGCACAATACTAAATGCCGGCGGCGGCGAACCGTAGTTGTGTTGATGGATGTACCGATCAGAATAACCATTATAACTAGTTAATTGAGAACCACCCTTCTTTCCTCCCCCAGACGATCTAGTTGATCTTGTTGGTAGCGAAATGTTAAAACTTATCGCAGACTTAATTCTAAGATAATCGAAGTTAGTATGGAAGAACAGTTTATCAAAGTTTGCTGTAGGATTAGCGACGACACTAGCATCTTCGCCACCGTAGATAGCCACCGCAGGTGTAGTTCCTCCGTAATTACCTACATACAAACTCTTTTTTGCAGACGCAGTTGAGCCTGTTGCAAGAGTTGTAGTGTCTAAATTAACGAGATTAGACTGACCCATGCCTAAAGACCCCAACTAAGTTCATTTTATAGGTACCGTCGTAGGGCTCTATACAACTGAAGCGACCTAACATGTGGTGCAACATCATTCCGTCGCCCATATAGATAGCAGTATGGCTAGGAGTACCAGATTCAAATTTAAACAATAGGACATCGTCTTTTCGAATAAAGTCTTTAGTCTCTTTAAATCCGAACTCGGAGTAGTTGTCTACATACAAACTTTGTCCCATAAACCACCATCCGAAAGATCGGTCAATGTTTGACGGTAAGTAGGCGTTGTACTTGTCTCTGAAATAATCTCTTAACAACGTGTAGCAATCATTTACTCCATAGATGTAAAGTCTATTTTCGTAACCAACTTTTTCTAGATATCTATCTGGAAGGTAACTTTTACTGTTATCTTTGTTTTCTCCGATGATAGTGTAAATTAAATTTCTTTCGTTCATCTCTGCACGAATGTCATCTGGTATAGACATATCGTTGTGATTAGTTTTGATAATGGCCACGGTCTTGTTTTCGGTAAAAGTTGGTGAAAACCCTATCTTTCCGAAGTTGTTTACAAGATAACCCTGATTACCGTTAGCGGCACAGGCATCTCTGATTATAGTTGGTATTTCGATTCCGAACATTTTATTCCTTATTAGACACTAATTTGGATGTATTTATTAGCAAAGTCAATGACGAATTTACCGTCTGAAGATTGAATCTTAACTCCGACGCTAATGGTACCAGCCTGAATAGCACTAGCACTAACACCACCGGTGATGTTTACGTTAGACATTGTGACAGTATTACCGCTTACACTGAACGGTGCGGCCGCGCCGGTTGATGTGTAAATCTTAAACTGGTCGGCTTGAACAATAAACGAAGATGTTGTTCCGTTGCTGTTTAACTTAAATCCGCTTACTGCACCGTTGCTATTAACAGTTACACTATAGGTAGCAGTTAATCCGTTAATAGTACTTTGCTGTGTTTGGATTGTAGCACTTAGACCATTGTAGTTGCTGGTTAGTGTTTGAACACTGGTTGCCAGGCTAGCGGTACTACTACTTACAGCAGTATCAACATAGGTAATAGATGCCTTGGTACCTAGGGTGTTATTGATGTTGGTTAACGAACTTGCCTGATTAGTATTAACTGTTTCAATATTGCTAATACGAGTAGCAAACGATCCTGTGCTATTACTTACAGCAGTGTCAACATAACTGATGGTAGCCTTTGTTGTTGTTATTGCAACAATCGAAGTCAACGAGTTATTAATACCGGTCCAAACACCCACGTTGGTTAACGAGTTCGCTTGGTTAGTATTAACAGTTTCGATGTTACTGATACGAGTAGCAAAACTGCCGGTGCTATTGCTTACAGCAGTGTCAACATAACTGATACTTGCCTTGGTTGTAGTTAGAGCAACAATAGATGTTAAACTGTTGTTAATACCAGTCCAAACACCTACGTTAGTTAAACTATTACCGAAGTTAGTTAGAGAACTGGCTTGGTTAGTATTAACAGTTTCGATGTTTGTAACTCGAGTAGCAAAAGACGCAGTGCTGTTACTTACAGCAGTGTCCACATAGGTAATACTTGCCTTGGTATTCAAGGAAGTATTAAAGTTTGTTAAAGAGTTATTGATATTACCAATAGCAGTGTTAAATGTTGTTGCACTACTTTCAATATTTGAAACACGAGTTGCAAAACTACCGGTGCTATTGCTTACAGCAGTGTCAACATAACTGATACTTGCCTTGGTTGTAGTTAGCGAAACAATAGATGTTAAACTGTTGTTGATACCACTCCATACGCCCACGTTGGTTAACGAGTTCGCTTGGTTAGTATTAACAGTTTCGATATTGCTGATTCTGGTTGCAAAAGAAGCAGTGCTATTGCTTACAGCAGTATCGACGTAACTGATCGTGGCCTTAGAAGTTGTTATGGCAACAATAGATGTTAAACTATTATTAATACCAGTCCATACACCTACGTTGGTTAACGAACTATTCAGGTTAGTATAGTTTGTTTCTAGAGTAGATGCTCTAGATGCCAAGCTCGCAGTACTATTACTGATAGCAGTGTTCATTGTAGTAATAGTTGCATAATTGGTTGCAATGTTACTGACAATGTTAGTTAAACTACCACTGATGTTGGTAATAGAAGTCTGTTGATTTGTATAGTTTGTCTGTAAGGTACTTACACTAGATGCTAAACTCGAAGTGCTGCCACTTACCGCATTGTCAACGTAACTGATCGTAGCCTTAGTTGTAGTTAGGTTAACAATGGATGTTAGGCTGTTGTTAATACCAGTCCATACGCCCACGTTGGTCAACGAACTGTTCAAGTTAGTAAAGTTAGTTTCTAGACTTGATGTTCTTGTTGCCAAACTTGCAGTACTGTTACTAATTGCAGTCTGTAGGTTTGTGATTGCAGCATTATTGCTCAGGTTAGCCCAGTTACCAACGTTGGTTAAACTATTGTTGATATTAGTCAACGAGCTCTGTTGATTTGTATACTGAGTCTGTAGTGTGCTCACACTGCTGGCCAAACTTGCAGTACTGTTACTAATTGCAGTCTGTAGGTTCGTAATTGCAGCATTATTGCTCAAGTTAGCCCAGTTACCAACGTTGGTTAAACTATTGTTGATATTAGTTAACGAACTCTGCTGACTTGTATAATTTGTCTGTAGGGTACTTACGCTTGTTGCAAGGCTCGCAGTACTATTGCTAATTGCTGTATCAACGTAACTAATAGAAGCCTTGGTAGTTGTTAAACTTACAATACCAGTTAGACTGTTGTTGATGTTTACAATAGACCCGTTGAAAGAAGTTGCACTAGTTTCAAGACCAGTTACTCTTGTCGCTAAACTTGCAGTGCTATTACTGATAGCAGTCTGTAGGTTAGTAATTGCAGCGTTGGTGCTCAAGTTAGCCCACGAACCGACGTTAGTTAAACTGTTGTTAATGTTTGTAATAGAGCCGTTAATACCAGTCCATGCGCCCACGTTAGTCAAACTATTGTTGATATTGGTTAACGAGCTCTGTTGACTTGTGAAGTTTGTCTGTAGAGTGCTTACACTGCTGGCTAAACTTGCGGTGCTGTTACTGATAGCAGTCTGTAAGTTTGTGATCGCAGCGTTATTACTCAAGTTAGCCCAAGTACCAACCGTGGTTAAACTGTTGTTAACATTTGTAAAGTTTGTTTCAAGGGCAGAAGTTCTGGTAGCCAAACTACCAGTGCTATTGCTGATTGCAGTCTGCAGATTAGTAATAGCAGCATTGGTCGATAGGTTAGCCCAGGTACCAACGTTGGTCAAACTGTTGTTGATATTGGTTATTGTTGCCTGTTGACTGTTATAATTTGTCTGTAGTGTATTAACAGAAGATGCTAAACTGCCTGTGCTGTTACTAATAGAAGTCTGCAGATTAGTAATAGCAGCATTGGTCGATAGGTTAGCCCAGGTACCAACGTTGGTCAAACTGTTGTTGATGTCAGTTAGAGTATTTAGAACATTGGTTAAACTACCTTGAAGACCAGTAATGGTTCCCTGTTGGGTTGAGAAGTTAGTCTGTAGGGTGTTAACAGTTGTAGCCAAACTACCTGTGCTTGCACTAATCGCGTTCTGTAAATTAGTAATCGCAGCATTACTACTGAGGTTAACCCATGTTGCTACGTTAGTCAAACTATTATTCAAATTAGTTAGACTGTTATTAACGTTTGTCAGGGTGTTATTAATTGCATTAATAGTAGTCTGTTGGCTGGTATAGTTTGTCTGTAGTGTGTTAACAGTTGATGCGATACTTGCGGTGCTGTTGCTGATTGCAGTTTGTAGGTTTGTGATCGCAGCATTGCTACTTAAATTGACCCATGTTGCTACATTAGTCAAACTATTATTCAAATTAGTTAGACTGTTATTAACATTGGTTAATGTATTGTTTAGGTCATTAATTGTGCTCTGTTGTGAACTGAAACTTGTCTGTAAAGCGTTAACACTGCTGGCTAAACTACCAGTACTGTTGCTGATTGCAGTTTGTAGGTTTGTAATCGCAGCATTGCTACTTAAATTGACCCAGTTACCGACATTGGTTAAACTGTTGTTAATGCCTAAAATAGCAAGGTTGTTTTGAATATCTGCCCATGTGCCAACATTGGTCAAACTGTTGTTAATACCTGTAATTGCAGAATTGTTAGCAAGATTCGACCAATTGCCAATGTTTGTTAGACTATTGTTAATATTAGTCAGTGTGTTCTGTACGGTATTAAAGTTAGTCTGAAGAGTATTCAGCGTACTAGCAAAACTACCTGTGCTATTACTAATTGCGGTGTCAACATATTCTACAGTTGCACCTGTACCGGTCGATAACGTATTAAACGCAGTCTGCAGATTGTTGATACTGGTTAGAACACTGGTAAAACTGTTGCTGATGCTGATAACTTCTTGAGTGTAAGTCGAGAACGTAGTAACAGAATTAGCCAGGTCATTATATTGGGTCTGTAGGCCGCTTACCTGTGTTGCCAAACTACCAGTACTATTGCTGATTGCAGTTTGTAGGTTTGTAATTGCAGCGTTGGTACTGATATTAGCCCAATCGCCGACGTTGGTCAAACTGTTATTAACATTTGTAAAGTTAGTCTCTAGGCTAGATGTCCTTGACGCCAAACTTGCTGTGCTATTGCTGATAGCAGTTTGAACATCTGTTATGCTGGCCTTAGTACTGACAACAGAAGTTAATCCTGTTAGAGATCCTTCTAACTGAGTAAAGTTAGTCTGTAATCCACTAATCTGTGTAGCAAAACTACCTGTACTACTACTAATAGAATTTTGTAAATTGGTAATTGCAGCATTGCTAGTTAAGTTAATCCAATTTCCTGCATTAGTTAGACTGTTATCAACACTGGTGTAATTGGTCTCTAGACCAGATACCCTAGTTGCAATACTTGCGGTTGCGTTGCTGATAGCAGTTTGAACATCTGTAATGTTAGCCTTGCTGTTAACGACAGAGGTTAATCCTGTTAGAGACCCTTCGAGCTGGGTGAAGTTGGTCTGTAATCCACTAATCTGTGTGGCAAAACTACCTGTACTACTACTAATAGAATTTTGTAAATTGGTGATAGCAGCGTTGCTACCGATATCGATCCAACTGCCTGCATTAGTTAGACTGTTAGATACGTTTGTATAGTTTGTTTCTAGTCCGCTAACTCGAGTTGCGATACTTGCAGTCGCATTACTGATAGCAGTTTGAACATCTGTAATGTTGGCCTTGCTGTTAACAACAGATGTTAGGCCAGTTAACGATCCTTCGAGTTGGGTGAAGTTTGTCTGTAGTCCACTAACCTGTGTGGCGATACTTGCTGTGCTATTACTGATAGCACTTTGTAAATTGGTAATCGCAGCGTTGCTGGTTAGATTAATCCAGGTTCCTGCGTTTGTTAGGCTGTTACTGACTGCATTGAAATTAGTCTGTAGCCCACTGATCTGAGTGGCAATACTTGCTGTGCTATTGCTAATTGCAGTTTGTAAATTGGTAATCGCAGCGTTGCTGGTCAAGTTGGCCCATACGCCGACATTGGTTAAACTGTTGTTGACAGCACTGAAATTAGTTTCAAGACCTGTAACACGAGTTGCGATACTTGCGGTCGCATTACTGATAGCAGTTTGTACGTCCGAAATGCTGGCTTTGCTGTTGATAACTGAAGTTAATCCAGTTAATGAGCCTTGTATTTGTGTAAAATTAGTTTGTAATCCACTGATCTGTGTGGCAATACTTGCTGTGCTATTACTGATAGCACTTTGTAGATTTACGATAGCAGCATTGCTACCAATATTAATCCAGTTACCGACGTTGGTTAAACTATTGTTGACGTTGGTATAATTTGTTTCGAGTCCACTGACTCTAATTGCAATACTAGCGGTTGCATTACTGATAGCGGTCTGCACATCAGTGATACTGGCCTTACTGTTAATTACAGAGGTTAGGTTAGTTAACGAGCCTTGTAATTGAGTAAAGTTAGTTTGTAGGCCACTAATTCTTGTTGCCAAACTTGCTGTGCTATTGCTTACAGCGGTCTGAACATCAGTGATGCTGGCCTTAGTGTTAACAACAGATGTTAAGTTAGTTAATGAACCTTGTAGTTGAGTAAAGTTGGTTTGTAGTCCACTGATTCGTGTGGCTAGACTTGCTGTACTGTTACTGATCGCAATGCTAACGTCGCTTATGCTAGCCTTGGTATTAATTGCATTATTGAGGTTGGTTAACGAATTGTTAAATGTGGTTTCTAACTGGTTAAATCTTAAGGCAATACTACCTGTGCTAGTTGCAATTAATCCCTGGACCTGTGTTAATTGTCCAGAACTCAAAGAGGTTGCAGTAGAAATTGTTGTGCCGGTAATGCCTAACCCGGATAAAAATGTTGCGAATGTAGAGGAATTTAGTTCAAGTAGATCTAATAAGGAATCGTAATTTACATTATCTGCGGTAATTCCGAGACTAGAAAACAGTGAGACAAAGCTCGATGTGTTGTTTAAAATTATAGAAGCCAGGGCATCATAGTTTAGTTCCGAAGGATTTACGGTTCCGTAAATTTGAACGAAGTTATCGTTTACCTTTTGAAACGCAGTTAGGATGCTATCCCCGGTGCCGCTGTTCGCACCTTCTCCTAAATTAATTAGTTGTAAAGACATTGATTTTCCTCAATAAACCACTTTGTAGTGTATTTACCAAAAAGTGGTTTTACTGAAGTCAATGGATAGTTCTATCGTTAAGTTGGTGTATATCTTCTATTCCAAAAAGCCCTAGTATTAGTTGAACTTCTTCGGGAATCTCATCCATTAGATGTTGTGGTACAGAAAATGATTTTAAACTACCGTCTGAATGTAGAACAAAGGTAAAATCTTCTGTGGCGTCTTCGTTTGTTTCTTCGTACTCGTCGATGAGTACATCTGTAGATTGGATGCTGTTGGGCATTATGTTACTCCAAATAAAAATTTTTGGTAGATATCTACCTACTTAATATGGTTAGATTGCCCTCCATTTTTTGTTTCATAGATATTTAGTGAATAGTAAATATAATCACAATTTACGTAAAGGAATCCATATCATGGAATTAATTATTGGACTATTAGTCATTGCCGTAGTTGGCTACTTTGTATTCTTCCGCAAGAAGGATGAGCCAGTTGTTACAGAAACATCTGACGCACCTTATAAGGTTGATGCACCTGTACCTGCTGGTGATGTTGCACCTCAACCCGAGCCTACACCTGTTGCAGTTGTAGAAGGCGCCGGTGTTGTTGAAATTCCTCCTGCTCCTGTAGCAGAGGAAGCACCTGCTAAAAAGACACGCAAACCTCGTGCTCCTAAAGCAGAAAAGCCAGCCGCAAAAAAAGCCGCACCTAAAAAGGCAGCGGCTATGAAAGCAACTAAGAAATCAAAGAAGGCGTAATTTACGTGCCTGCTCTGCAAGTTTTTCGCTTGCAAGATTCTTAGCCTTAGACTCGCACATGATATCATGTGTACCTAAGAAGCTCAGTGCCCATTCGTTAACTGCTGAATTCCAGTAGAAATCAGAATGTGCTCTGAGCTTTTGCTTTTTGTGTCCTTCGGTTAGCAGTTGAGCATGATCAGGAGGAACCATAGGATCGTGGCCTACAAGGATATCTTCTCGACTCACCGAATAGTGCAAAACTGGACGTACACCTCGCCATGAATCTACTACCTGTTGAACACGGCAGTCATTGGCAGAAATATACTCACCTTCGCGAATCCAATGGTGGTGGATATCGAGAACAATCGGAAGAATATCTGCTAGTTCAAGACAGTCGTTAAGACCGTAACTTATTTCTTCGTTTTCGATGGTAAGTGTGTTACGGGCTTCTGGACTGAGTCTCTTATAGGCTTGTCGGATACCTTCTGTACCGGCTCGACCCGAAATGTGGACGTTGATCTTAAAGTCCTGAAACGATTTACCGTATCCCATCCAACGGGCCATATCTGCATGATACTCAAACTCCTCAATACTGCGATTTACAATATCTGGGTTATCAGATGCCAAGACAGTAAACTGGCCAGGATGAAAACTGAGGCGCACATTATTCTCGCGAGCCAGATCTCCGATTTGCCCAAATCCTCTTTCGCAATAGTCTCGCACATCGGATAGCCTGTAAAACTTGCCCCATACTGGCTCAGTGTACACAGGAAGGATATCGCTACTGAGTCGAACCATTCTACGATTTTCATCAAGTTCCCCTACTCTTTTAACTAGAAGTCGAGTAGCCTCGATGTTACCTTTAACTAGGTCCCATAGTTTTTCTTCGGCTACATGCTGACTTTGTCTATTTAGCCAAGCAACAGTTGTAGCGCCGGTGTTGTATTTTTTAGCATCATCTTTGGGTTTGATGCCGTCAACTTGGCCTGCATGATCAATCCACTTGCAGGCAAAGCCAATACGCTTAGTCATAGTGTCTTTCTTTTTTGATACATCCAGTCGAGTCCGTCTCGGTCAAGTCCGACACCCATGTACTCAAAGTTATATTTTTCTAGATGTTGTTTCACAAGCTCTGTCTGACCGCCGAGGTTTGTATACTCAAAACTCAGTTGATCGATGTTGAAAGAGTCCCAATTAGTGTCAATAATAACGTCGCCGTCAATACCTTCAATATCTAATGCTAACACATCGATATAGGTTTTGTCAACTGTTCTGGTTAAAAACTCTGTTAGAGTCTCGCAGGGTGCAATGAACTGGCCCAAATTGCTCTGTCGAGTATGTTCTTTTTTAATGCTTGTGCATTGAAAATGTGGACCATCTGACAAGGCATAATAAAAAGTAATAGTACGCTCTGTGTAAGAACTAGGAACAATACCAATATTGTAAATTTCTGCCTGCGGATAATCTTTCCAACACTCTTGCAAAAAGGGTATGTTTATTGGATTTGGTTCGACAAGTAAAACCCTACCTACAGTAGCAGGATCTAGAGCCTTGACCATTCGTGTAAACCCGTCTACAAAGTTGGCGCTAGGATCTCGATCACCTGCGCCTGCTCCTACTTGAATAAAGGTTTTCATTTGTCTACCTTTTGAAGGCTCCATGAACCATCGTTGTTATCAATCCACTCGAGTGTGTCGCCTTCAACCCACCCTTGCATTTTGAGCATATCTTCTGGTAAAGGCAAGATAAGCTCTCCTGTTTCTGGATCTTCTTCTACAGTGATGGTCCACTTGGTCATTGCAGTCTCACAGCAGTTAGTTTGTAATTAAAGTAGGCAAGAATAAAACTCACAGCCGCCCAAATATAACTACCCGTTGCTAGACTATCAAACCCGGCAAAGGTAAGCCAACCAATAAGAAACCAGGTAATTGCGTCTTGGTTACAAACATACCAGTTACGAAAAGATTCCATAATTAACTCCTATAATGTAATATTTTACACTATTTTGCGGAAATAGTCAATGGTCTTCTTGAGTCCTTCTTCTAGAGGAATTTTTGGCTCCCAACCTAAAATACTCTTAGCGCGGCTGATATTGGGTTTACGCTGTTTTGGATCGTCCTGCGGTAATGGTGGATGTAGCACCTGGCTCTTAGTACCAGTTAGGGCAATAACTTTTTCGGCCAATTCATTCATGGTAAATTCTCCGGGATTGCCTAGGTTAATAGGACCGGGCATACCGTCTGCGGCATCTAAGGCCATGTAAGCAATCATACCATCAATGAGGTCGTCTACATAGCAGAAACTGCGAGTTTGTTCTCCGCTACCATAGACTGTGATATCCTTGCCTTGTAAAGCCTGTACAATAAAGTTACTGACTACACGCCCGTCATTCTGTGCCATACGAGGACCGTAGGTATTAAAAATACGAATGATACGCACATCAACATTGTGCATACGGAAGTAATCCATGCAGAGTGTTTCGGCAGCACGTTTACCTTCGTCGTAGCAACTACGGATTCCAATTGGGTTTACATTTCCCCAATATTCTTCTGGCTGCGGGTGTACTGTGGGATCACCGTATACTTCGCTAGTACTGGCCTGTAGGATCTTAGCACCAGTGCGCTTGGCTAGACCTAGCATATTGTAGGTACCAATCACACTGGTCTTCATTGTTTGAATAGGATCCCATTGATAGTAATAAGGACTTGCCGGGCAGGCAAGATTATAAATCTCATCTACTTCTACATACAATGGAAAGCAGACATCCTGTCGAATGACTTCAAAATTTTTGTTATCTAGTAGGTGTGCAATATTATTTTTACTGCCTGTAAAATAGTTGTCTACACACAGAACGTGGTGACCTTGGTCTACAAGTCTTTCACACAAGTGACTACCTAAAAATCCAGCGCCGCCGGTTACTAAAATCTTTTTCATTCTTTATCCTTTTTTTCTACAATGCCATACTGTTTATACATCCAACTAATAAACGATTCAATATCCTTATTAGGGAATGGATATGCTTTATATGCAATTTTAATTCTTTCTAACCAATCTTTATCAGTCATCTGCATTTTGAATCAACTCCGTTAGTTTTTTAGCCGTTGCCGGGCTCAATGTCCAACCTAGGTGTCCGTGCCCTGCATGATAGAATACTTTCTTATTTTTACCTTTGCGGACAATAGGCATCATATTTGGAGTCATTGGCCTTAGGCAAGCCCAACTTGAATAATTGCTTGTATCAATTTTTGGAAAGTTATCATGCACCCAATTTAACAACGGCTCGATTCTATCTCGTCTAATATCGTAATTTTCCCCGTCTAACTCGGCTGTGCCTGCTACTCTAAATCTATTACCCAATGTGCTGGTTACAATCTTAGCCTGGTCATCGAGTAGACTAATTTTAGGAATATATTTCATATCCTCTTCTTTAACATTAATAGTAATGCTGTAACCTTTTACAGGATAGATAGGCAGCGAGTCACCTAAAAGTTTTGCAAGTTTTATAGAACCAACACCTGCTGATACTACGACATAATCGAACTCTTCAAAAATAGAAGAAATATCTTGTTTTTGAATTTTAAAATCAAACACAAAATCCACGCCGTATTTCTGTACTAGTACTTTAGACAGTTCTTTACAGAATTTATGAATGTCTCCAGTCCAATCTCCTCCAGTCCAAGCGCCTCCGATAACAAATTCTATGTCTTCGAGTGCAGGATCTTTTTTAAGAGTTTCGTTAGCACTGAGTATATCCCATTCGCAACCGTTAGTGTTATACAGTTCCTTTGCCGAAACCGCATTATTCATGTATTGTGAATCTTTGTAAAAATGTAGGATACCGCAGAAACTTTGATCAAATTCTAAATTTTCTTCTTCTATAATTTGTTTATAGAGTTTTCTAGATTCTAAACCTAGACAGATAGTTTCTGATGTGTTCTTTGCATAGGCATTAGAAATAGTATGAAAAAGAAATTTCGTTAACCATGCAATTTTTGAAAGAGAAAAACTTGGTCGAATTAATAATGGAGCGTCTTTTTGAAACATCCATTTGATGCCTTTTTTGACATTACTCCAAGTAGTCCAGACCTCGCTGTTGCTGACGCTAATCTGTCCTCCGTTAGCAAAACTAGTTCTCATAGCAGGATAGTGTTCTTGTTCGAACACAACAACTTTGTATCCCGATTTAGCAAGATAATATGCAGACATGAGTCCAGTAATACCTGCTCCGATAACTGCCACCTGTTTCATTGATGCCCCTTACTTGAAAGCACAATTTTACAGATATGTTCCAGACGTTCGATGTGTTCAAAAGCACGCCAGGGGCTAGTGTCAATGGCTACAACACCGTGCCCTTTGATACCAACGATATCGTATGCGATATTGCCCCGATCGTCTAACTCAAGATGATGATGACACTGATCTGCCAGTTCTTGACTGATAGGAGGAACATCACCTACATTGTAGGCTACCTTGGTATAACGACTAAGTTCTGGGAACTGCTTTGCAATGGAACCTAATTCGATACCGGCGTGCATAGCCGCAACACAGTAAGTAGGATGCAGGTGTACTACTACACGAACATCGTTGCTGTGTTGTCCCATATTCTTTTGTAGGCCAAAGTGTAGTGGAATTTCTCCGCTAGGCTTAAGATTAGAACTGATATCAGTATATGGTAAGTCTACCCAATTATTCCCGTCAATTCCAATCTTCTTAAACTGATCGGGCTGCATTGTCTGCTTACGTACACCGCTTGGTGTAATGTAAAAGTGATCGCGATCGTGGTGTCGTATGCTAACATTACCGTCGCGACTGGTAATCCAATTGCGGCGGTATGCTTCGACTAATGTTTCGCAGATAGTTTCTAACATTAGTGATTTCTCTTTCCATCAAATACGCAGATAAAGTACAGATTTTCAGATTCTGATCCGTTAAAGACTTTATGAAATGCACCATCCGGAATTAGGAAAATATCTCCGGCAGACGCATTGTACAAATCATTGTCGATCTGTATAGAACCCTTTCCGGAGATAAAATGGTAGACTTCTTCTTGACCGGGATGTGAGTGTCCTCTAGTCTGCTGTCCGGGTTTTAGATCTGTAGAGCTTAGAACTAGATTCTTCAAAGTTTTATTGTCTTTGAGAACATAGGTCTCGTTGTCTTTAACAACCTCTCCGCCCACGTCATTGATATTCAATCTCATGCAAACAGGTCCTCATTCCACTCACGATGACCTTCACGGAAAGCCATGTTAGCCTGTGTTTCGCGGACTTCTACACGATAGCACCAGAGACGTTCTGCTTCTCCTGGCCCCCACATTTCGGGGATATAAACACCGTTAACATACTTGTAAAGCATGTCGGCTAGACCTTCACAGCCTAGGCGAGGTAGAACTACGATCTTGGCCATATTCTTTTCTTGTAGCAATTTGAATGTTTCCATTTCTGGATCGTCTTGTGCTACAATCAATGTATGATCGAATTGAGCTTCTAGTTGTTTTTTAAGTTCTTTTAGACCACCGTAGTCAGCAGCCCAGTTACGAACGTCTAAGTCGTTGGTTCCAAAATAGAACTTCATTGAAAAACTGTAACCGTGAATTAGATTACAGTGAGAATCAGCACGCCATTGACGATAAGCACAAGGAAATGCATCAACATATTCCTTAGTACTAGTCCATTTGTATGTGATTGGTTGTAGATTTGCCATCTCTAGTCTCCTTTAAAAAGTAGCAAGTTTGATGACACGCAGAGTATTTAAAGTGGGGTGAATGTCGCAGTCCACTAACAAAGTATAGTATTTAACTGTCTGACTTGTCAACTATTTTTTTCTTAAGATCATCAATATCTTCCTTAAAAAGATTAAGTTCCGATCTTAGCCCCACCATTTCTTTGTTTAGAGAAACAAGAAGTTCTCGTTCTTTTCTAAAATTGTCCAGAGCAAGTTTACCTAGAAACATCAGCCACAGTAGTGTTGTAAAAAATAAAGATGATAAAAGTATTATTCTAATTAGTGCCATAATAAATCTCCCATAAGCAGTAATATTTACACTGCTCGATGGGAGATTTTAGTCAGTAGTTTATCGCTTTGTTACGATTCGATCACAGAGACCGTATGTAAGTGCTTCGTCTGCACTCATAAAAGTATCTCGATCCATGTCCTTTTCAAAGTCGGCATACGTTTTTCCTGCCGTGTTATGCTCGACATACAACTTAGTCAGCATGGTTTTCATTTGCGTGATTTCCTTGTATTGGATCTCGATATCGCTCTGCATACCACGAGCACCACCGCTAGGTTGATGAATCATATGGCGGGCATGTGGTAGCATAAAGCGTTTACCCGGGGTGCCTGCCTGTGCTAGAAATGACCCCATAGAACAAGCCTGACCGAGAACGTAAGTAGCAACATCCGGTTTAACAAATTGCATTACATCGTAGATGGCCATTCCGCTAGTAATAACACCGCCGGGGCTATTGATATAAAAGTTAATGTCCTTTTCGCTATCTTGGCTTTCGAGATGTAGCATCTGTGCTACGATTAAATTTGAACTGGTATCGTCAACTGGTCCGTTAAGGAACACAATACGCTCGTTGAGCAGTCGACTGTAAATGTCAAATGCTCGCTCGCCTTGACCAGTCTTTTCAATAACCATTGGTACTAACATATTAGAAATCATCCTTTAAAATTTTTGTAGATTTGCTCAGACCTGCAACAATCTGAAATTGTTCCCAAGCCTTTTTTACAGCAGGGTTTGATTCGAGTTCTTCGGCGGGCAAACTTGCTTCTAACCAGTAGTAGGGCAAGCGACCTGGATTTGATCCGAACTGTCGAGGCTGATGCAGTTTACCGCTTTCCCAAAGTTCGATACTGACACTGCGGAAACGGTCCTCATCTTCTGCTTCGTAGTCTGCCCATTCCGGACGGCTCCAAATGCTACCTCTCCCGCCATTGCCGCCACCGTAGCCACGCCAAATACTTTCCCATTGTTCATTGTCTCGCGGATCGAAATCCGTTCGAGCAATAATCACAAGGACATCCTGAATGTCTACTTTGCCTTCGACGATGTCTCTAATACATCGACTGTAACTAAGTCCAATTTTCATATATAACCTTTTATTTTTCCGGTTGCACGTTTTCTTCTAGAACGGCAGAATCTCCGTAACCGCTTTCGTCTACTAAATCAATTTTAAATGGAGGTAAGATTCTTAGATGATCGTCTTCCACTTCCCAATTGTGGTCTCCATCATAGATCCAAGCAGTACCCCAGCGACCGTCTTCATCTTCCTTTTCGCCACGAAGAATTGCTTCAATTTCTGCTTTTTCTTCTTCAGTAAATCCGTCTGTAAAGTTTACAAAAACACTGCATAGGTCGTCAAGATCGCAGCCCCAACCTACCTGCGGATTACAATGTACTCCACTCTTAGTTTCGTACTCGTATACTGGGTCGTCTAGTTCTTTAAATCCAAATCCCCAACGCCACGTTTCAGTAACATCAAAGCCTCGAATAGAGCCGTCTGGCAATGTTTCGTAGACATCTACAAAGTACTCAACACTTTTCTTTTCCAAAGGAGTGATTCTGAATAGTTTATTCATTGCCGAACCTTTTCTTATAAAGTGCTTCTCGTTCTTCGTGATGTTCGTCACAAAGTGTTTTGATCCAACCTTTGCTACGGCTTTCTCCGGGCTTGCCGCAAACTTCACAGTGCCTAGATGCCCAACTTTCTGCCATATAGACCATGCCATGAATCATATCATCACCGCCTTGGTAATAGAAACGTAGTCCGCCAAACTTTTCTTTAATTTGTTCTACAACTACTTGAGCGCACCCGTCGCCCTTGTTGTATTCTTCTTTCTGTTTATTTTTCCAGTCGATGTGATGTTGTATTTGACTGCACAGGCTTTCGAGAATAGGCCACCATCCTGCATCAACACAGAAACCTCCGTAGGGCCGTGCAAACATCTTTGGAAACTTTTCTTCCATTCGTTTGGCAAATTCTTCGTATTGCTCTTCAGTTCTCATCTTTCTTGTCCTGTTCGTAGGCTTTTACCATTCTGTATAACGGTTCCATTCGTTCTTGGAATACCTCCGGCGCACCGTTAGAGGCACGTTGCATATCCCAACTACTAGGAAAGTGTCGTAAGATACTATAGGCTTCTCGCCGTACTGTCTTTGGAATCCTAGGGTACTTTTTAGTATCGTGGGCAATATCCTGAAGGAATCTACTAGCCCACATTACAGCACGATATCTTTCGTCGGGTAGAGTCATTTTAATAACCGTGAGGTTCTGATTCTTTTTTAAGAAATACCTGAGCGCGGGCCTTAAAGCCTTCGGGATCTCGCTTATGTTCTTCGATAGCCGCCTTAAGTGCTTCTTCAACAAATTGATTGAAGGTCATGTCTCGCTCATGTGCCATTGTCATGTACTTGAGCAATTCTTCGTCTGTAAAGTCGAGCGGAATACTGACACGAGTGTCGTACTCTTCACCGTCAACAATAGCAGTGGCCTTGTTAAGCCAATCCTCGTCAACTTCGAGATCAGTATAGTCAACATCGTCCCATGCTTGGTTAGCATAGTTGTCGCCTTTGGCTTCCTTATCGTGTGCCTCTTTGTAAAGAGGATTGATCATACGATAGGCACGATCGTTAGAATAATCACAGGCTTCGACCTGATAGACCAGTTGAGTCTCTGTGTCAAACACAATGTTAAGACTCCACCCGCCCGTGCCGTGAACACCGTTCCACGCACTTAGACAGTGTGCATTATGTCCAAATGCTTGTGAATGCCATGCATCACCTTCAGTGATACGATAGTTAACAACTTCCATCCATTGCTTTAGCGTGATCATATTATTCCTCTTTAAAGTGGTTTTTTACAGTTTCAACAGTCTTTTGAATTGTGCATCGAACAGCCCCGAGGTCGTGTGTCGTAAATGCACAGTGAGTCGGTGTTTTTTCAATTGCAACAATAACTTCGTTGAGTACAAGGTCGACCATTTTTTGCATTCTTAATGCAAGTTCAGGCGCCGCATAACCTGCTTCTTTTGCTAGTTCATTGATTCTTTTTCGCATTCCTACATTCTTCTTTTGCTTTTAATGGAATGTCAGGAGAGATTTCAGCCAATGTGCAATCATACCTGACAGTTCCGGTTCGTGGATAATATGTTAGTATAACGAACATTGTAGCACAGAGCAAAAGAATTTGCAAGAATATTATCGATAACCACTTCATATATTAAACAGGGCATCGCCTGCCTCTTTTGGAAACGGCGCACCATGTTCTGCAATATAACTGGTATCAGTTTTTTCATCCTCGCCCCAACCTACTCCAATATAGTATTTGAAGTCGGCAGTGCCTGTTTGACGATATTCTTCTTTCTGATGGTCCTGTACGATTTGTACAATGCCCATACAGTGTTGACTAGTAAACCAACGTACACCTGTAATCATTTAAACACCTTGAGAATAACAGTATCTTCGTTGAATCGACCGTTGAGAGCAACCTCAGTAGTCTTGATTGCCTTGAACCAGGTTTCAACACGCTTCTGCGTATTCTGTTCCTTAAACTCTTTGAGTTGTTCAGGAGGTTTACGCAGAGTTTTTTGAGTACTCTTGTCAGTAAAGTCAGTTAGGCTAGTACCTTTGACGCCCAAGCCTGCCGAAGTCTTACTAACATAGTAGCCGATCTTGCGAGTCTTGACGTTGTAGACTACGACACCCTGAGCACCGATGATGCCCGCCGGCGGCACTGACACAATGCCCAACTTATCGTCCTTGATACAGAACTTGAGTTTAGAAACCAGTTGCTCTGCAGGCTTAACTTTCTTAGCACGAGGCTTCTTGAGAACTTTTTGTTCTGCGGCAATTTGGTCACAAGCGGCCATAATGCTATCGTAGAACTCAATCAACTTCTTAACGTTCTTACGGGGTAGGTGTTTGTATGCTTCTCGCAGTTGTTCGTCTGCGTTGCCACTAGCGAGCTCTTGCAACAGACCATGACTGAAAGAAAAGTAGTTCTTAATAAAACGAGTGTGAGCAGCCTTGGCACCCTTGCCGCGAAGCAGGTTAAGGATCTTGAAAGCCTTGGGATCAAAGGCATCCGGGTCAGTGATAAAACTGTCAATAGCGTAATCTAGTTCTTCACTCATGTCACCTGCGGCTTCACGCAGACGATCTTGAATACTAGGTTGAACCACAACCGGCTTTTCTTCTTTAACCTTGGGTGCATCCTCGTCTTCTTCAAGATCGTTAGCACCTGCTTTAAGCACGTTTTCAATCTCGTTGCGAAGCCAAGCGCCAGAATCCTTGCCACTGTTAAAGCCTTCGTGAATTTCGGGCATACCCTTAACAAGGCAAGCGGCAACACCGACCATAGTGCCGCTAAAATATTTGTCTTTGGTCTTTCGAATGGCATTAATATCACTGCGGTCGTAACCTGCACCGTGCATCCATTCAACGAGTTTGGGTTTGAGGTCCTTAACGGAACTTTCCAAACGATACCATTCCATCGACCGACGGAAATGGTTAGTAAACTGATCGCCAGTCCATTCGTCAGCACCGTCCCACTTCGGGCTCATGTCACGGCCCTTGTTTTGACGAAGTGCGATGCTTGCTTGTTTAAGTTTGGTAGCCATTTTGTGCTCCTTTGCGTTTCAGTATAGTTATATTATAGAGCATTTTTACCAAGATGTCAACTGTCCCGTAGATCAATTTTACCAGATTTATCCAAAAATTCCGAATATTTGAGCATGAACATTGTACGTTTTGGCTCGTTATAAAAATCCAAATGGATTAGATCTATGGGCTGTACACCGCCCATATCGTGACGCCACTCTCTATGGCGTCTGACAGTAAAGCCCAAAACTGCCCGCATCTTGGTCCTAATTAGCATAACACTCGAATGGTTGTCTTGAGACAGCCGTGTATGCAGTTTAGCCCAGGCTTCTTCAGACAGAATTATCGGTTTGCTCATCGAAGTTTTCCCAATCACCACCAGGCGCAACTGCCCAGCCTAATTTCTTGAAGTCTTCTCGAATTTCGTTAGTTATACGACCCTCTGGCACATAGCCAGTTGGAGATTCAACTGCGTCATCTCCGTAATCATTTCGAATACCGCTACAGTACCAATCAATGTAGTCGCCCTCTTGTCGCATATCTGCAACAATACCTCCGGCATAGCGCCAACTGCAACTCCATTCCTTTTCGGTTAGAATTGGAATAACATCCAATTTGATAAACCCGTTGTTGCATAATGCCGCATAGATATTTTGGGCATAGTCTTTACTGGCTCGGGCCTTTTCCAAAATCCAATCAGTTGTAAGTAAATCCCATTCCATATTATCCACACGGCTGGCAGGATCGTCAAACTTGTGGTTGTGCTGTTCCAAAATTTTCTCAAACATGTCAAGATAATCTTGGCTAGGCTCTTCGCCTTTTTCTTTCATGCGCTCTAAGTAACCTTCCTTTTGGAAGGTATGCCTCTGCGGGCTTTTCGACACGCTCATTGTAGGTTTCGGTCGTTGTCGCCGTTGAGGTCTCGATCAATGGATCGTAGGATCTTTGTAGCCAGTGCTTGATCGTCTGGATCGTCACTTTCGATCAGTTCGTCGAGATCAATTTCTTTTGACTTTTCAAACAGGCTACCGTCGAGAATCATTTTTTGAATCTCTGCAACCATCTGGTCGAGTTCTTCTTGAGTTCCATCGAAACTGTCAAAGCACCCAGGTGCAAATTCAATTTTAAGTTCTTTGCGTTCTTCGGGAGTCATATCTTCAGGTTTTTTCTTTGCCATTTTAAGTCCAGAGTGAGTTACGGATTTTAATAAGACGAATCATCATTTCTTCATCTTCCTTTTCATATTCCTGTTCGATGCTGTGGCACAGATCAAGAATTCTACGACTTTCTGCCTTTTCTTCTGCGGTCTCGCTTTCAAAGTCTAGAAAGTGTCGATCATCGTTGCGCCTGCGGTCACAGAATTCGGACCAACCGCTGGCATCGTGAGGATCTGGTCTATTACGATAAACGTCAGTCCACCACTTGTAGAGCGCAAGGATTTCCAGAGCCTTTTCTGCTTGGTATGTTGGCTTGCCAATGTTTGGACTTCCTGGCTCGCATTCATCTTCTTTCCAGACAAGTTCGCTTTGCCACTTGAGGTTGTCAAGTCCTGCTTGCGGACAACGCCATGTTCTCCAACGGAACCATCCAAACGCCCACCAAGGTGCGTCATACTTGTGTCGTTCTTCGCTGTTCCAGGCAAGGTGCCACCATGCAAGCTCTATTTCAACAAAGTCCACGAGCTCGTTAAAAAGACAAGGAAGAAAGCGATTTCCTACATCACACCATTCACCGCGCTTAAGGTCCCTAGGATGGGCAGTAAGAGCATGAGTGCGGGTAACCCAACGATTGTTAATATAGTATTTGACTGCATGGAGTTTATCGGGAATGAAATAAACTACTTTTTGGACATAGTCAAGACCTTCTTCAGCAATCCAGTAACGAATGGGATGAGACTCTTTTGCAGCCTTTTCCCATTCCCACCATCCACGTCCAGTCTTGGCTTCGCCTTTTGGCGTTCCGCGAAGCCAGTCTGCAAACTTTGAGCATGTCCAGTAGTGGTTCATTTATTCTTTCTTACTACCAAAAAGTTGTAAAAGATGGATGAATAGGTTAATAAAGTCTAAGTACAATCTTAGAGCGCCACGGACTTCTGCAGCCTCGCTGGTACTAACGCTTAATTCTTCCCTAATCTGTTGTGTATCATATGCTGTTAGTGCTGTAAAAATTACAATGGCTAATGTCGAAATAACCATTTGAAATACAGAACTACCAACGAACAAGTTAATTATACTAGCAATCACGATAGAAATCAAGCCAACAAGTAACCATTTTCCTAAACTATCTAGACTTTTTTTGGTAAAGTACCCGTAAAAGCTCATTACCCCAAATAGAACTCCTGCTCCTACGAAGGCACTAACAATGCTACCCATTTGGAAAACGGCAAAGATTGTTGCAAAACTTAGGCCCATCAGTCCAGCAAACCCGTGTAGACATAAATGATAAACCGATTTGGGTAGTTTCTCGTTTTCTAGAACAAATCCAATTCCAAATACAGCAACTAGTGGTGCAAAAATTACAACCCACTTTAGGAAACCTGTAAAAAAGAATGCCAACAGTGCAGGACTACTACCTACCAAATAACTAATCAGCATAGATGTAAGAACTGCGAGACCCATGTTAGCATAGACTCTGCCCATTGCGGTGTTGATCTCGCCTGCAGATCTATAAGAAACTGAATCATATGTAGTATCAACCATGTTAATCTCCTTTGGTTATAAAACTATTTAAATCGGGAGGAGTCCAACCTACTGGTTTTAGCACCTTTCCGTCCTCTCTTTTTCTAACCTTGCCCGTTTCTTTATCAATTTTGGCAAAGTTTGTACGCATAACTTCTTTCCAGCCACCTTCGCCGTTGAAACCTGCTGAATGGATAGCGCCAATAGTAACAACCAACATGTCTAGCAGTGCGTCTAGTGTTTCAACTGGATCAGAAGGTCTAACCTGTTCTCCAGTTTCTAGATCAATTCCGTGTGCTTCTTGTAACTCATCAAATTCTTCTTTGATAAGTTTTAGGTACATCTTAAATTGATCATGGTCTGAACCGTCAACTGATTGGTCGCAGGCCCGCATAAATTTTTCTTGGTCTCTAAAAGGGTTTGTCATGTTATCTTCCTGTTGATGTTTTTGTTACCTTCGGTCCGGTAGTAGTAAAGTCCATACCTGCCATACGGCCTTCGTACACACGGCCGTTCCATTTCATTGGCAATTTTACGCTTTTGTTTAAGACTGCAATCAGTCTATCGTGCTCTTTAAATTCTAAAATTTCTGCCCGTACACTTTTAGAATTATTGGCCTGCTTTACTTCGCAGTGATCTTCATGTCTTGTTATTTCCATTGTGGTTTGCCCCATCTTAAATAGAATTCTGATAGTTTTTTCTTTTCTAACTTTGCTGTTATTGCATATTGGTAACTGTAGGTAGAAGCATCTAAATGTTGATGGTATGAGGGAGTCTCTATGGCGTGCTCCATAACAAACTTTCCAGCGTCAGTTTGTTGCCATTCCCATATAGGCTGAGCCGCATAGATATCAGGATCGTCGACATCACTTAGCCTAAATCTATGTACAACAACCTTGTGAATTTCTTCAACACGGTCTTCACCATTTTCGTGGACAACACGAAATCTTACGCCGAGCCCCATTTTAAATTATATAGTGTTTGAAATTTTTCAGCATCGCGTTTGTGTTGAAAGTACCACATATCGTATGCCATACGTTTAACTCCGGACCAATGTAAAAGTTGTTCATCTGTCCAGTTTACTCGTTCGTCAACGGCTCCGGGATCTATCCATACCGGAGTCCATTCTCCCGAATGGTGTCGATCCTGTAGAGTTACTCGCCAGAATCTGCCCTTCCGACTAATATCTACAACAATATCGGGACCGTTATCCAATATATCTTTCCATTTAAAATAATCAGGAGTGATGCCTGTCAGAATCTGCGTCCAACGCTCGGCGCTTGCAGTGTTCATTCTTTAGATTTTTTTCTAAAATTTCTGCGCCGAGGCTTTTCGGTTTTGAGATTCAACGGTGCGTGTGTAACGTCCTTTTGACTTTTCTCAAGAGCGGCATGGATAATGTTAGGATCAATTTCGTCGTCTTCGTCGGCACTAGGATCTAATTCTGGATTATCATCAAATGCAAATCCAATAGTAGAAGCAAATTTAATTGTAGATTCTACATTGCCCATTTCTCTGAAAGATCCAATGGGGCCTTTTTCGTCTTGGCTGATATTGTGCCATGTTCGAACTTCTAAAAGAGGCTCGATATGTGTAGGAACTTCGATAATGTAATGATCACCGATAGAATATCCCGCATCGCTTAGGTCAACGACTTTAATAACTTTACCTTGAGTAGGCTTAACATTACTTCTGCCAATACCGTAGATCCATACGGTATCACCTACCTTATATTTTTTCTTAACTGTCATAGATTATTCAGTCTCTGCGACTGAGACTTTCCCTTTGCTTTCGAGAAGATCTTTTACGAATTTGATAGCCTTTCGGTCGCTATCATATACATATTCTTGATCTTCATCTTCGTCGCTTCGCAGTGTGACGATTACACCGTTACACACTTTGCGAATTTCTATGCTTTCAAATAACATAGGTTGCCTTTCTTTTTAAGATTTAGGAACACTGAGATTATAGTTGTAGTGGAAAATACCAATATGTGCTATTTCTCGGCTAAGTTCCTGGTCACACCATACTTCAAAGCCTGCCTTGTATGCCTGCTGACAGAAGTAGATATCTTCACCGATTTCTAAGTTTTTCTCTGGTAAGAATTCCTGTAGATAATGCGGGTGAGGAATAGTTTCATAGACATGTCGTTTAACCATTACAAGTCCATGTGGAAGAACGTCGATCTTTTCCATTGCGGGACTATTGTCCGTAGTTTGGAATTCAGTGAAGTTTCCGCTGGTACCCATCATTCCTGTGAAGTTAGGGTTAGGGAAACGACGACGACGGTAGTTACAACCTACAATATCTTTGTTTCGTTGCAGTAATCGAACAGGGGCATCGATAGGAAACTTCATATCGCTATCGACCCAGAACATATAATCAAAATCGCTCTTTAAAAAGATTTCGACAAGATTGCGTCGAGCAATAGTAATAACACTACCGATATTAAAAGCACAATTGATTCGAATGCCGTGTGCAACCATATTGGCTGCGGCCATTGCTAGATGTTGTGCAAATTCTGCGTTAACCATTTCCATTGCAGGAACGGCGATCATAACGCTAGGAGGTTTGCCTCCAGCCTGAGGTGCAGGAGCAGGCTGTGCTGTAGGACGCTGTGCAAACTGTTGTCTGTTAGGAATATTGAGCTTTGGTTTTTTCATGAGTTACCTTATAGTTTATTGTAATGTAGTAAATGGAAAAAGTCAATAGTTGATTTTGCCATTATTTTAGAAAGACGTCATTAATTTGACGATTAACCCTAATAAATGTGGTACACTTACTTAATTGTTTAAGTGTAGAAGCACCGACGTAGGTACAGGTACTTCTTAAGCCGCCTAGAATATCTAGAACTGTATTTTTAATAGCGCCTTTGTATGGAATAGTCACAGTTCTTCCTTCGCTACTGCGATATTCGGCAACACCGCCGTGATGTTTTTCCATAGCGGTATCTGAACTCATACCGTAGAAAGTAACCATACCGTTTTCAACAGTTCCGCCACCTTCGTCGTGTCCTGCCAGCATACCGCCTAGCATAACAAAGTCCGCACCTGCACCAAAAGCCTTAGCAACATCGCCAGGACAAGTGCATCCACCATCAGCGATAATATGACCACCCAAACCATGGGCCGCATCTGCACACTCAATGATCGCGGAGAGTTGCGGATAACCCACACCAGTTTGAATACGAGTAGTACAAACACTACCAGGGCCAATACCCACTTTAACAATATCAGCACCACGTAAAATTAACTCCTGTGTCATATCTGCTGTAACAACATTTCCTGCAATGATAGTACAGTGCGGGAAAGTCTGTCGAACTTTTGCAACATAGTCGCCAAATCGTTCTTGATATCCGTTAGCCACGTCGATGCAAATAAAATGTATCTCCGGATAAGCGTTGATAATTCTATTCAATCTTTGAAAATCACTGTCGCTTGTACCAGTACTTACAGCAAAGTAATTTCCGCCAACTTCGTCTACTAGATCTTCAAACTGATCTTCAGTGTACGACTTTGTTAGACATGTAAACAATCGATATTCATAGAGTTCTTTAGCCACAGCAATGGTTCCGACTCCGTCCATGTTTGCAGCCATAATAGGAATACCAGTCCAGTTAGATCCGCTATGTTTGAATCTATAAGTTCTTTTTAGATCAACTTCTTTACGGCTAGACAATGTACTGCGCTTAGGACGAATTAACACATCCTTAAAGTCTAATTTAATTTCGTCTTCGATTCTCATCGCGGAGAAAATTCCTGTTGCATTTTAATGTTGTCAAAGAATTCTTTCTTTGTGCCCATGTCGTCTCTAAACGCACCCTTTAACACTGTGGTCTGTGTTAGACTAGAGTGTGCCATAATGCCGCGATTCTCACAGCACCCATGCGTGGCTTGAATATACACACCTAGGTCCTTGGCTCCTGTTGCTTTGGCGATTTCCCTAGCAATGTCATTAGCCAACTCCTCCTGGAGAGTACCACGTCGGGCACACCACTGGGCGATTCTTGTATATTTCGATAGGCCAATAAGATGTTGAGCGGCAATAATACCAATATAAGCAACGCCAACCACAGGTTGGTGATGATGGCTACACATACTGCGAAGCTCACTGCGAACAACAAGCATACCTTCGTAACGGTCCGCCGAGTCGTTTGGGAAACTGGTTGCGTCTGGTGCTGGGTCATATCTTCCTGCCATTATTTCGTTAAAGTACATTTTAGCAAGCCTGCGGGCTGTACCTTTGCTGTTAGGATCGTCTTCTCGATCAATCAGCAACCGATCGAGCACTAGTTCAAATGCTTCTGTTGCTTCGTCGATTAGACGTTCTTTGTCTCCCTCTTTGAGATAATCGCTGATGTTATCTCCGGCCCAAAAACGTTTTTTATCACGTTTCATTTTAAAGCGAAGATGGTCGCCGAGGTACGCTTCTTCGTATCCGCCGTCTCCGGCCATGGCATCTAGTGCCGTTTCTTTCTTATCTGTCATTATTTTTGTTCTCCGATGTTAAGGCAGAGGATTGCCGTAATAATTTTAGTTACTAACTTTAGATTTGTCAACTAATTTTAGAATTGTATTAACCAAATCTTGAATTGTAACCACGCCCTTAGCGTTCTTTTCTGCTAAGTCGAAATGAAACTCGTCTTCAAGATCGATAACAAGTTCTGTAATATCCAGACTGTCAAATTCTAAATCTTTAACAAATTCAGCAGTTGGTACAATTTTTTCTTTTGGAAGATCTTTTTTAATCTTTCCAACTAAACGAATAACTTCATCAAGGATTTCTTTTTCCATATTTCTCACTTTAAGCGTAGTAGGGTATTCTTTTTCACAGCGGCATCTAATACCATAGGTGTTTGGTTTAGACTTTCTGCATATTTCAGCAATGCACTGGTATCCTTAGGAAAACAGGCCCCGCCAAACCCAAACTGCCCGTCGGGTCCTGGGACCTGCATGTGGGTGCGTCCAATGCGAGGATCTAAAGTTACCATATGCGCGATCTTATCATAGTCCATGTTTGCTGCCTGTGCAATTTCATAAACTTCGTTCATAAACGCAACTTTGGTAGCCAGGAAACTATTGATAGTATATTTTGCTAATGCGGCTTCGCCAATGGTGCAGTGCATAACATCTTTTAAATTAGTTTGAGTAATTTTAATAATGCGTTCTGCTTCTCGGATGTAGGCATTCACTCGACCGCCAATGATTGCAAATTGCCCATTAACGTAGTCTCTGTTTGCGTTTGCGGCAGTTAAAAATTCTGGTGCATGTACAAGGTTGGGATGATCCTTGTTTAACCGTTCGTAAACAGAAGGAGGTGCTGTACATTTGCTGATAATAACGCCTTCATAGTTCACAGACTTTAGATTTTTAAGAACATCTTCTAAATAACTGGTATCGCAGACGCCGTCATCTCCCATAGGAGTAGGCACACAGACAAACACGCCGTCTGTTTTTTCTGCTAGTTCTTGATAGGTTGCATTAAATCCTTTAGCAGGATCAATAACAACCCAAATTTCGTCACCCCAGTCAAGTGATGCTTTAATTGCACCTCCGACGAATCCTAATCCAATAATGCCTAATTTTTTTTCTGTTAATAGTGGTCTCATAGTAATCTTTGCACTTCCGGCTGTCCCTGGCATATTTAATATCATTTTGTCAGGCCCATAAAAATACGTTCACGCTCCGTAATGTTGGCGACCAATTTTAGATAGCCCTTGGCAATGGCAAAATTAATTTGGTCTCTAAGTTCCCAGGGACATTCTGGTAAAATATGTACCATTGCTCGGGGGTGTACGGCAAAGCCGTCTACGATCTTAAACTCTGGATCGTCTTGACGAATTGAGTGTACTTGGCTTTTATGTTCTGTGAAAATCATACCTACATGATAGCAGGTATGTTGTTTTATGTCAACGGCCTATCCAATCTTTATTTCTATAAGGCTTGCCGTTCATTGCATGTGGGATATATCGAATAACTTTGGTTTTTACTTTTTGGATGACTGGGTGGTTATGATCGTGATCAAACGCTTTTAAGTACATCCTCCAACAGTTGTGCCTACGATGTTTTCCTTTTTGGTTTTCGTTCAGGTAATTTATTACCTTCTTTGTGTTGTAATCGAACTTGTCTAGAAGTTCACAAGCAATATTAAAACTGTAGGCATCAATCTCGTCACTGTTACCTAGATATTCTTGTTCTTGTCTTTTTTCTTCTCTAGATGCATTGCTAGCATAATCGGGTAGGTTTTTAAATTTCCTCCTGCGATATTGCCTCATGTGCATTATTTCATGCAGCAGGGTGTCTGCAAGACTGTAACAAACACGTTGATACCTGCGTTTAGTTAGAGTTATAGTGTCGTGAAATAGTTCATAGACTAGATCTAACTCAATGCACTTTTTCTTTTCTTGGTCCCAGTCGCTATAATAGGTACCGCCGACCCAAATCCATCCTTCATCTACTTTCGGATCTCGTTTTTTTGTAATTCTAACTGGTAGTTGCTTTTTAATGTGTCTAGCGATTTTGTTGTGTAACTGAGTAATAGTCATTCTTTTATCGCAGACTTCGGGGTACAACGAGTAAAAATACTCAATCAGACCTTCTCGGTCTAATATTGACCAATTAAATTTTGATCCAGATGTACCCATTTTTGCTCCTCTACAATAGTTAAATTGTAAAACTCAATTTTGGGCAAAGTCAAAATACTTTTACGCCATTTAACTTTTCCCAACGTACAGCATCGCTTAAACTATTTACCAAGGGCTCGCCTTTTACATTTAGACTAGTATTCATAAGCATCGGACAACCGGTTTTTTCGTACCATAATTCCAAAATAGCCCTAAAATTTGGATTATCTGCGTGGTTAACTGTCTGCACCCTACTGGTATTGTCGTAGTGGCAAATACCCGGGAAATTCTTAGGATCCTTGCACCGCATAACAAACTGCATGTATGGACTAGTAGGTACAACCATATCAAAATAATAATGTGCATGTTCCTCTAGGATAGCAGGAGCAAAGGGTCTAAATTCTTCCCTTCGCTTTAACCTATTCATTCTGGCCTTAGCGTCCGGGCCACGAGGATCGCAGAGTAAACTTCTATTACCCAATGCCCTTGGCCCAAATTCTGCCCGACCATTAGCGACTGCAACAACATTACCTGCCATAAGTTCTTTAACAACGCCTTCTATATCTAATACACGATTAATAGAGGTGCCTAGATAAGGATGTCGCCAGTCGAGGTGCTTTCTTTCTAACGCTGCAACCGCACCAATAGAACTGCCTGCATCGCCAGGATTAGGCATTACCCAAATATTTTTAAAATATTTTTGTTTTGCAATGATACTATTTGCAACACAGTTAAGAGCAACACCGCCCATGAATACTAAATTATCACTGGCTACATTTGATCTTAGGGCAGCAACGGTATCTAAGAGATATTCTTCCATTATGTATTGAACACTGGCTGCAATATCAAAATTAGTCACGCCCTTAGGTGCTTCCCACCAACGACAACCTCTATGTAAATTGTGTTTTAATTTAATAAACGGTGGACCAAAACTATCAAAGAAATCTTTTTTAATTTGTTCTACAACTATAGGCTTGCCTAGTGCAGCCATACCCATTAAGATATATTCTTCTTCGTTGGGTTTCAGTCCTAAGAACTGTGTAAATGCTGTGTAGAATAACCCCATGCTGTCTGGATATTTCATATCCCAGATTTTATTAAGACCGTAGGCTGTTCCGTGCCACATACTGGCAGAGTCCCATTCTCCTATTGCATCTACTACAAGAATTGCCGCATCTTGAAACTTACTTGTATAGAATCCTGCGGCTGCATGACTTTCGTGGTGTCCTACTTTTTCTAGGCTTAGATGACCTAGACCGACACGCTTTAGTTCTTCCTTAGGATTGCACCACCAGGGTCGTTCTCCGCTGTAAAGTTTTCTCATAGACTTTGAGAAAGGTTTTTCAAACCATACCGCAACCTTTGGAGCACCGTACTCGTACATTTCCTTAATCATATCAGTATTAAGGAGTTTATCGTTTTTAGTTCTAGAATACCGTTCTGCGTGTGCAGCCCATAAGATAGATTCTTGATCTACCAAGGCCATGCTTGCATCATGATTCTGACCGTTAATACCTAGTATCATGTTAATAGATGAATGGATCTCGTTTTCTAAGTTCGGCCAGGCGTTTTTCTAGTTCTTTGCGCTGCTTTCTTAATTTGTACCAGTTAATGATTCTTTTAAAAATATTCATAGTCTGCTATTTATAGTGGTACTAAATACTTCGAAAAATACTACGGACATGAATTACACTTACAGATTTTTAGAGGCAGGCGACTTTTCGCAGTTTATTAAATTGCATAAGACGAAAAATACGTTTATGAATCATCCCTTGACTGAGGCAGATAAGAAGGAATACATTGACCGCCTTGCTTGGTTATTCTTCCAACCCGACTATCGAGTATCCGGTTGTTTTTTAGAAGATCGACTAGTTGCTGTTAGCGCAGCTCGTTATTTTCGGAACAAGATGGCGGCATGTAGTCATGGTCAGTGTTTCAATATTGAGTATAACGGCTTCAACCATTTTTCTTTATATGCAGAAGTTTTCTATAATATCCTCAGGTTGCTTACTACACAGGCCGAGTCTTTGGGAATATTCCAAATGTACATGGCTAGAGAACTATCTGAAGGGCTCGCAATGGCCCGATATTATAAAAGGCTAGTTGAAAAAAATGTGTATACTTCTGCTGATATTAGGTATATATATATGCTAGATAAGATCTATAAGAAAGGTGATGTTGAAATACTTGAGCCGCATGAATTTTTCTTTAGGCCCGATAATAAGGTAAAACGAGATACCTTAATTTCTTTACTAACACTTAAACCGGAATTCAGGGAAGAACTTATTAGAAAAGATCAGCAACCATAAAGTTCATGGTGTTCATAAGAATCCAGTCAGAAGTGTAAACTTCAATAACAATCGGTCCTCTGGTAATTCCGTGTTGATCGCAGTACTCTTGAAATGCAATGTGCATTTCATAGAAGTTTGGATCAGTTCTGAGAGCAGAGGTAACAATATTAATATCTGACGCCGTTTCGATCTGTGAAGTGAAATAATGGGTCTTGGTCAATTGATCCTCTGACAGATAACTGCCGCGATCGATAATCAATCCCTTTTGCTGCATATCTTCCATGACAGGTCTATTAACCGACCCATCGAAAAATTCTACATCTGTGTTTGGTCGTGTAAATGTTCCTTTTAACATCATATATGGCATGGTGTTCCCCTTTTCAATATTTATGCTTTTACAAAACACCCGCCTATAAATATCACTGCTATGCAATTTATAGAAAATTACCCTCAAGGATATTGGGAAGTCGCTGATCAAAAGTTTATAAACAAATATCAGGCTTTGCTCTATGCAACTAAAACAAACAACACTGTTCAGTATAGATTTTTTGATGATGTGTGGCAAAATTTTGATAGATCATTGATTGGTAAATTTAGTCTCAATGAACTATATAAACAACGTGCTCAGCAGTTGCGAGACAGTTACGATTATCTTATTTTATACTTCTCGGGCGGCGCTGACAGTTATAATGTATTACGTTCATTTTTAGATAACGGAATACATCTAGATGAAATTTGTGTAAAATGGGCGTCGGATGTTATTGACCGAGGTATCTACGTACCTAATACAGAAGAAAAAACCGCGGTAAATTATTTGAGTGAATGGGACTACGCTATCAAACCGGTCCTGGAAGAAGTCGCTCAAAAACACCCTAACATAAAAATTGAAATTGTTGATTGGTTTAAAGATAGAACATCCATCGGTCAAGAAGAAATATTTGGCCTAGTTAATCACTGGCACGATGTAGAAGTTACTTCTTTAGCAGTATGGAGTCCAAATGAAATTAAATTGTCTGAGCAAGGTAAGAAAGTAGCATCGATATACGGTGTTGACAAACCTAAGACCTATTTCGAAGACAATAAAAATTATATGTGGTTCTGTGACTCTGCTGTTACAATGGGAACACCTTATCCTGGTAATATCTACGGCACGGAATATTTTTACTGGACACCGAAATTTCCTATTCTTGCGTTTGAAATGGCCAATGCAGCAATTAAAGTATTCAAGAGAGAAAAAGAATTATCAGAATTAGCATTTACAAGAGATGTAAAGAACAGTCTTGAAATGTTTTACTTCAAACAAAAAGAACAACAAAAGTTTTTACGCCATGTTCTATATACTAATTGGACAGATAGATTCCAGGCAGAGAAACCTCTTAGACTTAATAGATCTGATAAACACTTCTGGTTATGGCAGTACCCTGAACTAAAAGAGTTTAAAGACAGATACGAATATATGGCCGCAGAGCATCTGTCGCAGTTGCGTCCTAACCTAATGTGGTGGAACAAAGGTTATAGATTAATTCCTACCAAGAAAATATTTGTGAGCGAATAATGACTCAAAAAGAAGAACAGTGGAATGCACTGTTAAAATTAAAAAGCCTACCCTTCGGTAGCGTACATTGTGTAAAAAACGAAGAACTAGAACAAGAAGTTGCAGGTATTATTAATACTGTTGTTGCCGAAGGTTGCTTAAATGATGTTGAAGTTCACGATCGGTTCTGCAGAAAATATAAAGAATGGATCTTATCAACAAAGAACAATCAAATTGCAGGACTAGAAAATTTCAATGCCTTTGCTTTCAGTAACGGAACAACGGAAGCATTTGATAAATTTTATCTAAAACATAAAGAACGTCGCCTTCGTTATTTCAAAGGCGAGTACATGTATCACATTGCATCAGGTAAAGCATACTTTGATAGAGTTGCAGTTATCGAAGACGATGCTATCCGTGCAGACGATGTTGTAATTTTTAGTTTACCTTTCGCCGATAACGGAGCAGAAAATCCCTTAATGGAAGATATTTTATCTGTCTGTGAAAAACTAAATGTTCCTGTATTAGTAGACTGTTGCTATTTTGGTGTATGCGGTAATGTAAAATTTGATTTTAATTATCAATGTATTGAAGAAATAGTTTTTAGTCTAAGCAAAAACTTTCCTGTACAACATCTTAGAATAGGAATGAGGTTAACACGACTAGATAATGATGATCCTTTGTTTGTTTACAACAAAAACAAATATGTAAATCGTTTAGGAGCCGCTGTTGGTGAAAAACTAATTGAAAAATACAGTCCCGATTACAACTATAATACCTATAGAAATACTCAGGAAATGTTTAGTGATCAGTTAGGAGTGAATCCGACTAAGTGTGTATTTTTCGCAACTTCTACAGATAAGTTTACAGAGTACAATCGAGGAACAGGATCTAATAGATTGTGCTTTTCTAAATATCTAAAAGACGGCAAACTGCCTTAATAACTCATTGCCAGTTGGTAGTAACGTTTAGCAAAGTCTCGGGCTTGAGTTCTTGCTGCAACGGCTTTAATCATGGACCCAAACTTTTCAGTATTAAGTTGTTCTTTGCTGAATCCTAAGTTTCTTAGTCCTATGTAATCCCATGTGGTAGCATATCTTAAAGACAGATTACTATAGTAGTTAAGTGTTTGCCATTCCTTTGCTCTATAATAGGTCATTGTATCTGTATACCAATTACCTTTGCTATCAAATTTGTAACCGTACTTTTCGGGATTCTTTTCAAAAAGACTTAGGTCAATTTCTTTCCTTAGGACCAGTAGGTTATAGAACCAATCTTTTACACCGGTAGTTTTAAACCACTCCATTGTTTCATTCCAGTCTTTTTCTGTTTCTTTCCCAAGGCCTGCAATTAATGAACATCTTATTGACACAGTATCTTTCCACATTTCTGCGATCTTAGGAATCCATATTTTGTGATTCTTCGCTCCCCAACCTTTGCCTATCTGTTTGCAAGAGTAAGGATCTAGTGATTCTATTCCAAAGTGGCAACTAACCAGTCCCGACTCTGGCAATATCTCTTGCTGCTCGGGCCAAATGTCTAACAGGTCTAATCTTACATACCCTATGTAATTTAATTTGAAAGGTAATGTTTTAGACATTTCGTGCAGATCTTTAGTCCGTTGCCTATGTGAGTTAATTGTATCGTCTGCTATGTAATATTCTGTGGTCCCGAAATTTTCATAATTATGAATCATGGTATCTCGGATATTCTCAATCTTCCTGTTGAAGTCGTCTTTGTCTTTGCCTAAGTTAGGATACTGACAGAATGCACATTTGAAAATACATCCACGACTTAATTCGATTGGTAATGCTTCTCCGGGTAGAATAAAATCTTGAGTAGAAAATCTCATTCTACAGTTTTGTACATCATACTCTACTGAGGATTCGAATACTTTATGGTCATCTATAAGTTTGAATGCCGGGTGTTTATCTGACTTTCCAAAAATGTAGTTACAATAGTCTAGATAAGAATGTTCTCCTGGTCCTTGGAATACTGCATCAACCTTATACTTTAGTCTTGTATAAACTTTTTTCTTTAAAAAATTAGTAGCAAACTGCCCGCCTACAGATATTTTGACCCAAGGAAATTCGTATTTTATGTCTTGGAATAAACTTATAATAGGAGCCAGAGCACTGTCGTGATGCCAGTCCAAGTATGCAAAGGGGGCAACTGAAACTACTTTTGTTTCTTTTGTTATAAATTTTCTTAGGAGATTTATTCTCTCCACCTTAGGAAGAAAAAATAAAAAATCTAGTACCTGAACAGAATATCCATGTTCACGCATCCACCATGCTATTTGATAAGGACCTAAGTACCTTAGAAATCTTCGGTTATCAGTTCCGCCGGTTAAAATTACAATCTGCATAATTTAATTTATCAGGCCTTGTAGTTTTAATTCTTCGACAATTTTAAGATATGTAGAAAAATTTCTATCAGTGGCTTTAATGTTTTCATTAGAAATTTTTTCTGCAAAGTAGGGTGCAATAGAAATTAGATATCTAGGTTTGTCGCTATAATTTGTTATTATGTGAGGAACCTGTGTGTTAAACAAATAAAATCTTCTTGGTTCATATACTAATCTTTTAGTTTTGAAGTATACAAGATTATATTTTTCTAATTCATCGCAAAACAAAGTAAGATAGTTAGAGTCGTCTGTAGTAAGTAGACAATTAAATGCTACGTACCTAAATGCGTCAACATGCCAATTATACGTGGTGTTAGGCAATAGCATAAACACTTTTGACAACATCTTATATTTTTTTATAAGATCAAGTAAGGCAGGAACAGATTCAAACTCTTTCATAGAAAGGCCTGCCCGTTCAAAAGTTTTATCTATTTCATATGCTCCAGTATCTACCTGTCTATATTTTAGATCTTTATATTTTTGATATAGAGGAAGATCTTCGGGCAACCATATATTCAAGGGCTCGTAGGGAGTCATATTTGATATCTTGAATCTTTGTTTGCTGCTGCTAATTTACGGTCAGTGGCCTCAGTTCTAAGACCAGTTATTGTAATATTAGGTCGTGGACTAGTGCTTAGATTAAATGTACCGTGAGGAACGTTTAGTGTATCAAAAATATGAATGTCTCCGGCATGCCATTGCGTTAGCACACTGTTACCGTAAAGAATTACCTGACCAGGTTCATAGTCTGCTAGATTAAGAATAAGTCTTACAATACGGCTAGGATCTTCCGGACACCTATGCCACAATTTGTCAATATGAACACCGAAGCATTGTCCAGGCCATTGAACGTGTGCCCGATAACTTACCTTTTCTAGTTCCCAGTAATCTATCATTTTCTTGATAGTAGGAAATTGATCTAAAAAATCCTCAAGAACTAAATTAGTTTGATCTACCTTATCAAGTCCGTGTTGGGCGCGATCGTATTCTTCCTGCGCTTTCATGGGACTCTGTCCGCCTTTGAATCCCGGTCGAAGTCCTGACTTAGTGCTTTGATCCCAACTTAGTTCTTTACTCTTTTCAATAATTTTTTCAACGTCGGCAGTCCAGTCGCCTTCAAATCGGCCTAATGAATGATACCAGTCGCCGTCGCCTTCAACAACCCATTTGTTAAAATGATAGTTACTGAATGTTTTTGTGTATTCGTAAGAACTTTGAAAGTTTACCCCGTTTTGATGATTAAAGTCCGGGGGTAAACTCTTGTACTTTACACGGTCTGTAAATTTTTTAATTTCCATTCTTTTTAAGTCTATTCATGCTAGACTGAATTGTTTTTTCTAGGTTAGTTGCACCAAACTCGACAGGTACAGTCATGTCTTTGACAAAATCCTTCTTAACAGATTCGTCATTGATATAATCTTTTAAGAAATTAGACCACCAATTAATGGCTTCTTTGTCTGTGCCTTTTTCGGCAACAACTGCAAAGTTATCAAACTCTTCCCATTTTGGATACTTGGCCTTCATTAGCGGAGTAGAATCATAACCTTCTATCTTTGCTCTGCTGGCTAATCCTACTAATTTTACTTTTCCAGAATCGATATGTGCCTTAACAATTGATAACGGTACTGCTGCAACATCAATATGCCCGCCTAGTAGGTCAGTAACAACCGGCCCGCCGCCCTTATAAGGAACCATGGCAACGCCTTTCTTTGCCTTTGCTAATTCAAAGAACTGCTCTAAGAACATCTGCTGCCCTGGTGCACCATATCCTACATTTAGTTTTTTACCTTCTTTAAGATCTTTGTCTAATTGGTCTAGACTTTCAATTTGGCTCTTATTACTAACAACCAAGGCCATGATACTGTCTCGAATACCAGAGATAGCAACTACATCTGTAGACGGATTCTTTAATCGGTAATTGGCAATAACGCCTGCTGTAGTAACACTAACGGTCATTCCGTCTGCAGGTTTGGTAACTAATTCGCTCATTGCGATCAGCCCTTCTGCACCCGGTTTATAAATTGCGACAAGATTAACGCCTTTCTTTGAAGCATAAGTCTGAAGATGTCTAAATGTCTGATCTACTCCGCCGCCTGGCGCAAACGGAATGATAACATTAACCTGTTTACCTACAGGATTAAATTCTGCATTAGCAATGCCGACTTGAAGTGTAAATGCAGTAACTAGTGCTGCAACTAGGGGTTTTAAGTTCATCTATTTTTTCCTTATGTTAGAATGTTATTAAATATTGATATGATCTGTACGCCTATCAAGAAGTTTGAGAATTTCTATAACTTAGTTAGCGAAATAAACGACCTAATCAAAAATTTTCCGTTTAGAGAAAACGTTATGCAGTTAGGCCTGCAGGTGAAAGATCCTAACAATGATAGCATAGAGCAGTTCTACGAGTCAACCGGCAGAATAAGAAAAACCGGAGGAATGATAGTAGAGCCCCAGTATAAATTTATTCACCCTAAACTACGGGGCGGTTTTGTTGATCAATGGTTGCAATCACTTAGTGAGTATAGGATTGTTAGAACAAGATTAATGTACATGAATCCCAGGGCCTGCTACAGCATACATTCTGATCCGTATCCTAGGATACATTTACCAGTGATTACTAATCCCCAATGTTTAATGATTTTTCCGGAACAGAATTCTATAGAGCACATGCCCGCTGACGGCACTAGTTACTATGTAGATACAACAAAGAAGCACACATTTATTAATTGCTCTGAGGTTCCTCGGATTCACCTAGTTGGGGTTGTACTACCTCCACGCCCGACTTCTTGAGGAATTCAATCCCAGCATCGTCGCGATAGTGTTCACCAAAATAAACACGACGAATGCCTGACTGATAAATGAGTTTGGCACACTCGATACAAGGACTGTGAGTAACAAATAAGTCAGCCCCATCACCACTGTCATTAGACTTCGCCAGTTTTGCAATAGCGTTTGATTCTGCATGTAATACCTCTGGTCTGGTTTTAAGACGGTACCGACGAGTATACTCGTAATATGGACCGTGTTCTTCTTCTACAAACGGATATTCTTCTTCCGCCCCTGGAAAATAATTTCCATTGAGATCTTTGCTTAGGCAGTAATCTTTGTATTCACAGTCGTTATCCCAACCGGCAGGCATACCGTTGTAGCCGATGCTGATGATACGGTCGTCTTTGACTACAATAGCACCGACGTGTAATCGTCGTGCATGGCTTAGATTGGCAAACTCTTTTGCCACATTCATATATGCGTTAATAAATTTTGACTTCATTTTTTGGCAGCGCCGTCATAAGTTGATATACTTTTTTATCAATTATATTATAGATGTTGTCACTGAGCAAGTCAAGGATTAAGTGTATGCGTTGGCTGTTTCCGAGATTACCAGCACCGTGCATTATTCTATTATTAATCTCGTATATTTTTGCAAACTCTAAATGAGAAGTTCTATTTTCAAATTGTTGGTAACAGTCCTTGTTAGTTATTATAGGAATGTGTATTCGCCTACAATACTTATGAAACCAAACAATATCAGTATGTAAAGGTAATTCAACCCCCGGTAATAATGTTGCAATTTCTCCGCGAACTTTTACATAACCGGGGAATAGTTTAATAATCTCATCTACTACTGGTTCCACGGCCTTAATTATCATCTGCTGCTCTTCGGTATAAACAGGATGATCATATTTGTATAACAGGTAAGGCAAAGCCAGTAATTTTCCGGCACGCAGTTTAGGTTCTGGACGTCTGTATGAAAAATCATTCCAGTTTATTGTATCAAATAGTTCTATAACCGGATTTAATATTTCCGGATCTATTTTTCCAATTTCTTTAAAATCAACAGGCATCCACATGAATTATTTATAGGGTATACTCGTAAGAAAAGGGCCATATGGCCCTTTACTTGATTAAGTACAGATTACTGTAACTGAATCTTCTGGACTAAGCCGGGAGTGAAATAGTCGGCATACATGTCATAAACCTGACTTGTGATTGCCTTGAACTTGCACTCTTCTTCTGCGCTCATCTTAACAACCTGAACACCTTCTTTTTCGCAAAGTTCTAGGATTTCAGGAATGTTAGCAACACTTTCGCGACGCTCTTGACGTGCTGCATTGAATGCGGCTGTTGCAAGAACTTCTTGAACTTCTTGGCTGAACTGAGCCATGAAATCTTGGTTAACAATAATGCTTGTTAAGAATAGGCTGTGTGCTGTGTCGTTAACAACTTCGAAGCTCTTATGCTGGTCTAGAGGGAATACGCGAACGTATGTGCTCTCGCCTGCTTCAATAATACCTTGGTCAGCAGCCTGATTCATTTCTTCTAAAGCAATACCTTCAAAAGGTTGTGCGCCTAGCAGTTTGAATGTGTCGACTGCAACTGGGCTACGGCTGGTACGAACTTTCTTACCTTGCCATGCTTCTACTGTGTCTGCTGCAAAGTTTGCAGGAACAACACGATAGCCACCGCTATATGTGAAACTCATAGCCTTGATGTTGCTGTTCTTAGAAACACCTGCTAGAAGCTCTGCACCGATTTCGCCTTCTAGAACTGCGTCAGCGTGTGCGTGATCACGGAATAAGAAAGGTAGATCTAATGCGTGTAGATCTTTGTTGTAGTCTGCTAACCATGTTGTGTAGATGTGGCTCATTTCGATTGCGCCAGTATCTACTAACTTCATTAGGTCGTCTTTGGTAATTTTCTTACCATCATTGTACTTTGCAGAATAATCGCTTAGAGAAAGAACTTCGATATCGAACATACCGTTGGTCTGCTCGTTTACTTCCTTAGCAAAACGCTCTGCTACCTTTAGGAATAATCCAATAGGCTCATGGGCGATAACCCATTTTACGTGCTTTTTTGTCATTGTTTAGGCTCCATTTTATAACGTTAAAAATGAGCATGAACCTTTCATGCTCATATATTTAGTTACTTTTTGGATTCTTCAATCTTAGACCTATACTTTTTCTGAAGATTTTTGACAAGATCTGTAGATTTTACATAAAAATCTTCAGCAGTGACACCATCGAACACAGGAGGACGCATTGCAGAGATTTTAAAAATTTCTTCTTCGCCTAGTGCTAGAGTAGCGTCATTTAAGATTTTTGAAATTGCTAACCTACGACCACTGGGCATTTCTCTGTTAGATACAATGATGTTGAAGACATAGGGTGCTTCTATTCCCATTTCCTTGAGTGTTTTTACTTTTGGTGCCTGGGGTAATCTCTTAGGACAACTAGCAGCAATAACTCTTAGATTAGGATTTTTAGTTTTTAATCCTTCGTAACTTTCGTATTTTTCAACAACAAATTCTACACCGTTGTTTCCAGTCATGTTAACCAGTGCATCGTTGTTAGATCTAAAAACAATATAACGAACGTTAAACTTAAACTTCTCGCCTAATGCTAGTGCTGTTAAGTGTGCAGCATTGCCAAATCCAACCCCGCCGACTGTAACTTCCTTAGCACCTTCTAAAGGTCCGTTTGTGATCACAGCCCAGCAGGCATCACCGAGTGCATAAACTGGAACATAGTCAGACTCATTAAGTTTACCCGATTCTACATTCTCAACAAACGCAGGTGCAATAATTGCCAGGCTATTTGCATCTACACTTTTTACAGCGATGATCTGATTTCCGCCCGGTTTAAATTCTGGAACGAATTTATAGATATTTTGATTTGCGTTTGCTTGGTCTAACACTCGTAACAATGCAGGAGTACCGCTGTGGCTCGCACTGTAAGGACTGTATACCTTAATAGTTTCGGCAGCATTGGCCGAAATAGCCAATGCCCCTAGAACTCCAATAATTAATTTCTTAATCATAGTTTAACCGCAGATGCTAACTTCTTCCAATAGTTTGTATGGAACAAGAAGAACTTGTCTAAACCGTCATAGGTAACAGCCTGTGGTTCGCAGTAGTCAACTGCATAGGCAGCACGAACGCTAGGAGCCTGGGCTGCACGAGCAAAAATGGCGTGAAACTCTTTGCGCTTTTCTTCGCTGACTGTTGTTGGTACTAGGAGATGATGTCCAACATTCATGTCGGCAAAACTAGCGTCGAAGCCTTGACGAACCAACGGTTGGTAACCATTAACAACTTTTGATCCAGTAATACCTAAAACATTTACCTTACGATCACTGTTAGAGTTTTCTTTACTCCATTGTTCTGCTTCGCTGATAAATCCAATATGTAGATCAGTTTGACCGCTTACCATACTTAACATACTATCGTTGGTAGATTTAAAAGGAACGATATTTAAATCCGGATAACGTTTCTTTAGTTCTAGTGCTGCTAAGTGTGTAGTAACACCTAGGCCGCTAATACCTACACTAGCGTTGGCAGGTACATCTTTTACAGTTTTATACTTTGTACTAGTCACAGCCATTGGGGCCATGCAGTGAACATATTGTTCTTTGTATTTTGTTAAATCATAACTTTCGTTAGGGAACACTACAGGACGCACAAAAAATGCTGTGCTATGTGCCAATACACTGTTAGGAGTATTAAGTACGTGGTTAGATGCGATTGCACCACCTGCGCCTGGCTTGGTATCAAAGATAAAATTGTATTTGTCTTGAATTTTGTTTGCTTCAGCAGCGATAGTGCGATGATAGTTTGCTACAGAGTCACCTGGACCCCATGCATAGAAAATTGTAATATTTTCTTTAGCATGTGCCACAAATGCTGTAGTTGCTAATAATAAGGTTGCTAAAAATTTTTTCATTTGATGTCTGTCCAATCTATTTTATAATTTGATGCATGATGAGTAAAATACTCAACCACCCCCGGGTCAGTAAGATGCACCAATTCCCAGTTTTCTTTTTTAACTGCTATCCTTGCTACAGGCCTTTTTTCCATCGGAATATTCTGTACATTTTGCAAGTTACTTATATTCCACAGGGACTCTAATTTTGTCTTAAAGGTTCTGTACCAAATATTGTTATCAACGGAGTAGATATATTCTTTAGCCGCCGTTTTATAACTGAGGATACTTTTTTTAATTTTTGTTCCATTGTTATTGTTTGCCATACTCCATCGTTGGTAATCTTCATCATTAAACCAATTATGGATTCTGTGAACGGCTGTGTTGATATCTATAGTATCGTTGATATATATTGCACCCCTAACGGAACAATTGTAATATTTAACGTTGAAAATTAACCACCAGAAAAAATCATGGAGACTATGAACAGGAACTGTTGCAGTTCTTATATTATGATCATATTTGTCGTACAGAATTCTACCAAATGTCGGTGAATGCGGTAAATCCAAAAATTTAATAATTAGGTCTTTAAATGTACTGTAATGAACACTGGGATCGCTAATTTTATCTTTTAGAAGCCTTAGATTTTCTTTTACGGGACCCGATACGTGATCAACTAAGGCATCAAAACTGTTGTACATATTGAGCCCGATAAGTGTTCCAAAAATACAATCTCCTTCATCTGAAATAATAGGAGTCAAACCTAGATTAATCAGGTCATCATATTTGTGTCGTTTAGAATCTAGGGTTTTCATTTTTTCGTGAATGAACTTACTATAGAACACAGGGTTCTCGGCAATGCTTTCTCCACTACAAACTACAGTTACATTTTCTAATTCTTCACTGCTAAGATTTTTAATCAACGATGAAAGAACTAGTGTACTATCAATACCCCCCGAATACATGACGGCAAACTTTTCTCCTTGGAGAATTCTATCCCTTATCCGTAGAGCGTTTTCATCTGTCACCTGTTCGAACGATTTACTAAAGTAAGGATCGTACTCGGGCATCTTAAATTTAGGAATTAGTTCCTGGGGCCACGGAGTAGTCCACTCCCCATTCCTTGTTATTAATCGATTAGGTAAGACCTTTTCGTACACCTTTAGGTACCATTGACCGTCTGGAGGGACGTTTTTGTATACCTTATCCCAAGTATCTCTAGTATACCAATTCACAACATGGCTTGAAAAATAAAGTGTATCGTTTATATTAAGCATTATATGACCCACACTGAATGGTTAAGATAGTGAATATTTGAAGCGTATGGTCTTAGTTTTTCTGGGATTCTTTCTCCGATTACCTTATAATATCCTACCATAATAAATCCTACGTTTCTATAATTTTCGAGCCAGAAATTAGTAATTGCTTCTTCGGCTTCTTCCTTAGAGTTGCACTGGTAAAGTATTTTCTTAATTTCAAATTCAATACCTTTTGAAAAGGAAGGGTCTGCTGAATTTTCTTTATTTTCTACCCAATCATTGTCGATATATTTTTCTATAAATTTCTTTGAGAAATACGGATTATAAAAATTCACTGCAATGCTAATTCCTAAAACTCTTCGATATACATAATCTGCATAGTCTTTCAAACCTATTAGTATAGAACTATCTTCGATAAAGTCTTCTGGAAGAGACTGATGTTCTTCTAATCGATCATCAGGATAAAGCATACCTATAATAGGAGTCTGTCTGGCACCTAGCGCACTGCCGGAACCTATCTTTAATTTTGACTTGTCATAGATGCCCCAATTGAGACAGTTTTGATTATTAATAAGTTCGGTATACTCGGGAACTTTTATGTAACCAGGGGGCAGCACATATAGCATAGTTTGTACTTTGGAACTTAGAATCTCAGCAGTTTCGAGACTCATCCATAAATCTTGTTCTGACACATGCAGGAATCTATCAATAGCAGGCATGTATATTCCGTATCTTCTTCGTATCCCGGTATGATCCCTGTAGAAATAGGACTGTCTAGTATCTAATCTTTCTTGTGTCATTGTAATAAAATTTCCCTTGCTTCTTGATAGGATGCAACCTTGCCTCCTAATAGTCTGATAATGTCAACGGCCATACTAACCAATTCTGCATTAGTTTTTGCTAACACTCCCTTACTGGTGTAGATATTATCTTCCATGCCTACCCTAACATGCCCACCTAACAACATTGTCTGTGCAACAAATGGCATCTGTTCTTTTCCTATGCCAAAGGCACTCCACAACGATCCCGGTGTTAGTTCTCTGTAAGCATATTGTAGTGCATTGGTGCTTGCGCCCCAGCCATATTTAACGCCCATGGCAAATTGCCAAAATGGTTTACCTTTTACCAATCCTTCTGCAACAAACTCTTGTGCTATGCGAAGGTCTCCGCTATCAAAGATCTCTAACTCTGGTTTCGTACCTGCTTCTTGAACTAACCTTAGCATTTCTCTAGTAACACGTTTATGGTTTATTCTGATACCGTCTCCGGCCTGATGCATGGTATTAAAATCTAAACTACAGATATCGGGTTTAATTAACTGAATATGCTCTACACGTTTTGCGGCGCCTAGTAGTAAAGTTCCTGGAGCACCTTGTGCTAGGTTAACACCAAAACTTGGCAAATAAAATGCGCCAGGCCCAGTCGTTAAGTTAATCAAAAGGTCTTTATTTTGTTTACGAATTCTATCAACTGTATCTCTGTAGTACTCTACATTGATACTCGGTTTTCCTGTTTCGGGATCTCGAACATGTATGTGCGCTACTGCCGCGCCGGCTTCTGCTGCTTCAAGTGCGCTAATTGCAATCTCTTCAGGAGTCACTGGAAGATACGGAGTTTGATCTCTACTAGTGACCGCTCCTGTTATAGCACAGGTTATAATTGTAGTCATAGTGTTCTTCCTCCGTCAATGACAATGTTGTTGCCGGTTACAAATCTCACTGTAGTTGCCAGTGCCTCTACAGTTGATGCAACATCTTCTACAGTAACTACTCGTTTTAATGGAGTTCCTAGACCTGCGTTATGGTAATAAGAGTCTGGCATTTGTGTAAAATTAGTTTTTATAAGTGTAGGATTTAAACTTACTACTCTAATTGGAGCAAGGGCCTTTGCTAAATTTCTAGTCAATGAGTCAACCCCTGCTTTTGCGGCTGCATAGGCAACATTGCTGCCGCCTGTTCGTATACTACTAGCCGAACTTATATTAACAACCAGTGCATTCTGACTCTTTCGTAGGAGAGGTAAAAATGCCTTAGTAGTGTAAAATACGCCGTTTAGATTAACCTTTACTACGTTTTCAAAAATTTCGTCCGTCAGCGAGGTTAAATTTTTATGATCGATAGGAGTAGAAGCGCCGGCATTATTAATAAGTATATCGCACTGTGTGATCTGGGCCGCCGCCGATATTAATTGTTCGCTGCTAGTTACATCCGCTAATAGGGCTCTATGACCTGGCCCTAGTTGATCTAACCTTGCCTGCATTTCTTCTACGTTGCGTCTAACTATTCCGATAATCTGAGCACCCGACTTTGCTAGTCTTTCTGCAACAGCAAACCCGACACCGCCGTTGGCTCCGGTAATTACGGCTACCTGACCGTTAAGATTCTCAATTCTGTTGAACAACATTTAATAACTCTTTTGCTTGATTCTTTAGTGCATTTTTATCTATTTTGTTTACGCTGGTTAGTGGCATCGTCATAACCGACCAAATTTTTCTAGGACAATGACTCGGCGGCAACGATTCTAATACATGTCTTTTTAGTTCGTCCTCGCCGGCAGTAGATACCACAAATGCGTACGGTTTCATCCCCTTAATATCATCTTCTAGGCCAATGACTGCCGCTTGTTTGACTAACGGGTGTTCTTCTAATACTGACTCTAATTGACGGGGGTATACATTATTCCCGCCGCTAACAAACATGTCATCGGCGCGGCCTAAGAAAAAGTAAAACCCGTTTTCGTCTATTTTGAACAAATCATTTGTGATAAAAAACCCATCTTCGGTTATGTTTTTTGTTGCTAGGTTATTATATTTTAAGAACATAGATGGACTCTTTACCTGTAGAATTCCGTCTACTAGCCTATATTCAATTCCAGGTATTGGATATCCAACACTCATATCGGGCGTGGGTAGAGTCGGATGCCTTCCAAACATTCCCGGACTAACTTCAGTTATTCCATAAGCATTGTTGATTACTGCTTTTGGAAATGCAGCCTTTAGAGATTCAAATAAATGTCTGCTAACAGGTGCAGAAGCCATTCCAATATGTGTAACACATTTTAGATCTAATTTTTTCATTACATCTTGATGTTGAAGTATCAATGCCAACATCGTAGGAACAGATGTAATAGAATTTACTCGGTGGTAGGCTATTCTTTTTAAGAATTGTATCGGGTCAAATCTTTTTAAAAGAATAAGAGTACCGTGGCCGCTTAGTGTAGTTTCGGTATTGCTTAGGCCATTCATATGATATAATGGTGCGGCAACAATCGCTCTCCTATGAACAGCCGCCGGATAATTTGATTTCTTTTCAATAATCCATTTGTGGCTATGCGGAAGAATGACTCCTTTGGGTTGGCTTGTAGAACCCGATGTATACATTACAATAGCCGGGTCACTGTCCTGAGCTTCGTGTGGAGTAAATTCAACAAACACATCGCTAGGGATTTTTGGATCTTCCCATAAAAATTTAACATTGCTGTCTTTTAAAATAAACTCAACCTGCGATTGTGGAAGTTTTACATTTATGAGAACCGCTACGGCTCCTAGTTTTAAAATTCCTAAATATGCCGCTACATAGCCTATGGTATTAACACCTTTAATGGCTACTCTGTCACCGGGTGCAATACCTTTTGATTTGAGATGAAATGCGGCATAGTTAGACATATTATGCAATTGTCTATAGGTTACGCGAGCATCTTCGTCAATAATAGCGACCTTCGATTGGTTGCGATTGAGCTTGATTAAATTTCCTAAGTTTGCCATGTGCATATTTAACACATGAAAACAGAAGGAGATGGCACTATTGAAATTATTTTAACCAAAAAAATAGGCCCCGAAGGGCCTATTGCAGGATGGTCGG